CATGCAGGGTTTGTTCGACCAACTGGTTGGTGCGGTTGATCGACATGTTCAGCAGGTTAAGACCGCCCAACTGACGACCACCCACTTCCGCCAGCATGTCGACGGTGCTCTGTGCTGCCTCGGCAGTCGCTTCCCGCTGCAGCAATGCATCTGCGGCGCGCTCATCCAACAGGCCTTCAACTTCATCTTCACTGGCATCTTCCATCCCCGGCAAACGTTCGCCTGAAGAACTGCTGGAACCTTCCCAGTCACTGAAATCGTTTTGGCTGAATCCAATCAGACCCGAACCGATTTTATTAGGGGTGAACTTCTGGAGCCGCTCACCGGCTCGCTTAGCCAAGTATTGCAGGTCGACTACTGCACTGTGGCTTTGTTTCTTGAGTTCCTCTACCACTTCACGCCGACGACGGTTGATATCACTGGCGATTGAAAACGCCGAGTTCCAGGTGTTAGGGAGGGCTTTCTTCAGGGTGTCGATACGGGCGTCCGAACTGCCCACAGTGTTGTCAACAATGCCTGACAAGAACCCCGAAGCGACCGAGCGCAGAAAGCCATGTTTCGCGGACTTGTCAAAATCAGTATCGAAGTCAATATCACCCGAGAAGGGGTCATCCCCCCAATCGAAATTATCAGTGTCAGCCATTACAGCAAACTCCTAGAGGTAAACAAATGAGACCTACTAACCTCGCCTTGTTGGATCCCAGGTCCATTGTTCCTGGGATTTATAAACAGGTCACGTCTACTGACACCTTTGAAGGTATGACGCAAAACCTCAACGACGACGGCCTCTATTCATTAGAGATTTTCGGTAAGTTGGGGAGTAAAGAGCGGGATCGTACCGAGGCTTATATTGATCTCAAGCTCCCGATCTTCAACCCCACCTACCTAAAGGCACTTATCCAGATCAAATCACTGTACCAAGGAATTCTCCGTGGTGCGGAATATGGGGTATGGGATAACGAGCTGAAGGATTTCATAAAATCGAACATCCTGGAAGGCGAGACGGGGTTCAGCACCTTTGTTAAGCAGTTCCCCCACATCAAGTTTTCCCTGACCGGCTCCTACCGTCGGGGTCAACGGGTTGAGCTGACCAATCAGAACCGTGGCAAGGCCTTGACTGACAAGATCATTGTGATCCCGGCGGGCTTGCGTGACATTCAATTCCAGGACAGTGGTTCGCCAACAGAATCGGAACTCTCTGAGTTGTACCGTGCGTTGATGTTCCGTGTTCGAGTTATCTTGGCAGGTCGTAATGACCCGAATAATCCCCTGTACGACGATGTGCGTTGGGGAGTTCAGAACGCCTTTAACGAGGTCGATAAATACCTCTTCGGTTTGCTCGAAGGTAAAGGCGGCATGCTCCAGCGCCGTATGTCGACACGCGGTGTCCACGGCGGTACACGAAACGTCATTACTGCACGTAAGGTTTCCCGTGCTCAGCTTGATCTGGATGACGGTGTCGATCCCAACTCGGTGGACATGGGGTTGTATCAAGCCCTGTTGAACTTCCAGTACGTCTGCATCAACGCAATGCTGACCAAATACCTAGACCGCATCTTCACGGCGGGTTCGCAAACTGCTAAGCTGGTGAATACCAAGACCTTGGAGTTTGAATACGTTGAGGTGCAATCGCAGCTGGTCGAGAAATGGACCACCGCGGACGGCATCATGAAGCTGTTCAACGGATTTGGTAACCCAAACCTGCGGGACAAGCCAGTGGTCATTGATTGGCACTACCTGGCCCTTATCTATGATGACGGTAAAGATGTCTGTGTGTTGCATGACATCAACGACCTCCCTAAAGACAAGGACAGGAAGAAGGTCAAGCCTATCACGTACCAAGAACTGTTCTACCTGAGCTGTCATCAGGCAATCAGCGAACAGATCAGTCAGCAGACCCGTTACCCCATCATTGGTATTGGTTCGATCTTCCCTGCCAAGGTCAACTTGATTACCACGGCAGAGTCCTCTGCGCGGGTTATCCGTGAGCCGATCGAATGGCAAGAATTGGAGACCTGCAAAAGGTTCCCGACCCGTGTCGACGTTCCCAGCTTCTTTGACGCCATGTCAGTAGACCCCAGCCGGGAAAGCATGCTCGACTCTGACCACGACGGGGACCAACTGAACAGCAACTCCTCCATGGCCGAGGACAGTAAAAACGAAGCGCATGATCTGTTTGGTCGGCGCGAATACTACATCAGTGGTACAGGACGGTTCCTGTATGACCCCATTAACGAACCCATTCTCTTCATGTTCAAAGCAGCCACGAGTGGGTTAGAGGACTAAGCGAGAAGTCAATGAATGTAATGACGTATCAAGAGTTCTACCGCAATTTCGTACTGCGGAAAAAACAGGAGCTGGTCAATCCCCGGTTCCATGGGGTAGGGGAAGTTATCCTTCCTAAGGCAAGCCTCATCCACTACTTGCCGAAGACCGAAGGCGAAGTCGGCCCCAGCACCAGTGAAGCGTTCATCAGCAACTTCCCGAAAGAAGTCTTTATTGACTTTGCGTTGACCGGTTTTGAACCCATTATGGGGCACGGTCGTGTAGAGAACATTGAAACCCTGAAAGCGATTCAAGCCTACCGGGGGAGCCACTACACGTACAACTGGACCCGTGATGTCAGCACCGTCTACAAGAAGGAAAACGTACTGCTTGTTCGTAGCTACGGACTCCCTCTGCGTACCTTTATTTATCGGCCCAGTGTTTTCATGGGGTACGAGAAGTACTACAACGCCTTGCACATGGTGTTGTCCGGCATTAACCAGGAAACCCTGAAGGGGACGCGCAAGCAGTACCTACGCGTTGACCTCCCGTTGGTGATGCCAGCGTTCGCTGACTTGGCACGTGACTACGGTCGTTTTGTGTCAGGATTCAAGAATGGCAAGGTAGTCCTCACGCGTGACATGCTGGTTGCCACCAAAGCAGAGAACAGTTACTGGCTGCTGGACCTCATGGGGTTCTTGTCGGGTCAGTACGACTACAGCTTGTTTGGGATGCTTTCTGCTGCCGCGTTGAATGACCTGCACATCCTGTTTACCTTCCAGAGCAAGACGCTGGTGGTCAACCTGGGTGTGTTGAAAACCTGGTTGGACGAACTCAATGACAAGAACGCAAAACCGCTGGATGATCCGCACAAGGCTTTCGAAGCATTAAAGACGGGCACCCGTTTCAACGTGGTGAAACGCTTTTACTTGGCATTGATGAGTCTTTCGCGCAATATCCTTCCTGAGAAAGAACTGGCACGTCCAGGGAGTAATAATGAAACGCTCAATCAAAAGGGCTCAACAGATCCCGCAGTGGCTCAAGGAGCGCAAGGAGAAGAAACGGAAGACGGGCAAGCTCGTGGAGCCATCGGCAACAATGCTGGCACGAATGCACGTACTGTTCCTGGTTCTGGTCCTAGCAGTATCCTTGATGTTATCGGCGTCAATGAAACGGGTGGGGAACGACCTGGTGAGGACGAAGGAACAGCAGGAACGGGAAGCGCTGATCAGGGTCTTGAAGAGTGGACCTCGGCCGTAAACGAAGAGCTGCTCGAAGTCGAAACAGTAGCCACCGAGATCGTGACCAACCAGGTGGCCTTCCCTACCCCAGAGTCCGGGGTTGAACAAGCCCTGAACGACCGTGCCAAAGAAGGTGCCTTGACCGTAGCAGAAAAGGAATTCTTCCTGCGTAAGGGGACACGCTACAAACACATCGAGATGGAAAACGGTCAGACTTTCGAGGAGTTCATTCAGATCACCCCTGAAGAGCTCACCGACCTCGGCGGTCACATCGAAGGTAACTTCATCACCATCCTTGATGAGTCGATGAAGCGCAGTCGCACAATGTCGATGAAGCTGGACTACCCCAAACGCTTCTTGCAAAAGGACATTTGCAGCATGTTCCTGGGATTCCAGAACGCCGGCTATGCCATGAACGACTTCAAGCACGAGGTTGTGACCAGCATCGAAGGTTCGTACGACGTCTACAGCGTGCAGTTCCATCACCCGGACGGGGACCAGACCACCATTCATCCCCGCTTCCCTCGAGTCAACACCGATGACGGTTCCTTTGTTATCGACAGTGTTAAGAGTCACCTTCAGCAACAGAAGAAGGAAAAGGTCTTCCGCAAGATCTCAGCCGACACGGTAGCCCTGACCACGTACTACGACCGTAAGCTAATGATCAAGCGGTCCGAGAAGATGGTGGACAACCTGGCGAGTTACATGGGTCGACAAGTCTTGATCCAAGCCAAGGCCAAAGGCTACACTTTCAGCAAGGCGGGCGGGCGTAACCTGAACAACGACTACGTCATGCCACGCATCTACTCGATGCTCGGTCGTCAGTACAAGACGATCACCGTGGGCGATGTCACGCTGGATTTCCAGATCGACCTGCTGTTGGAGAAACACCCTGAGTTCAAGCACCTGGCCACGCAAGAGCGTTTCCTGGTGGGGGTGAAGGATGGGAAGCCGCTGACGATCGACAGCTACGGTAACCTGTTTGACGGCGATGCGGAATTCACCAGCGTAGAGGAACTGTTGGGGATCTCGCTAAGCAAAGCGCCAATCGAACATGCTGTGATCAATGTCAGCGGTTACCCCTTCCCTCTGGGTGTAGTGCTCTGCTACTACTTCGGGATCGACGGGTTGCTGAAAGCGATCAATGCCACCACACGTGTGGTTCCGATTGGTACACGTCCTAAGTTGTCTGATGACGAATACGCCATCAAGTTCAACGACGAGTACCTGATCTTTAACCGTCGGGAAAAACTCACCACGTTGATTTTTGGTGGGATGCCAAAGCTGAACAACATCGGTAACTTCAGCCGGTCTGACCTGAACAGCACCAACATCTGGCATTCGCTGATGGGCGATCCCCGCGTGCGACCTTCGCAGTTCCAGGAAATGGACAACCTGTACAAGCTCTTCATCGACCCGATCTCTCGGGGTGAGTTGAAGCGAATGGGGTTGTCTGAGTCGTTCCATTACCTGCTGATTGACGCGGCGAAGGCATTGGAAACTGACTACGCCCGTCACGAGGTCGAGATCCAGGAACAGCGGATCGTGGGGTACGAGCGCTTTGCAGGTCATCTGTACAGCGAGCTGTGTCGTTCTCACCGGCAGTTCCGTAACAAGGGGCGTGGGCGTAAGCACAAGCTGGACTTCAATCCAGACTCCGTGCTGCTGAACATTGCAACGGACACTTCCGCCAACTTGGTTGAAGAAGTCGGTCCTGTTCACCAGGTAAAGGACCAGGAGGAGGTCACCTACGGCGGTACCGGTGGTCGTTCTGAAATCACGATGCGGAAACAAGCGCGGATGCAGCTACCCACGTTCCAAGGGGTAATCTCCGATGCGAACAAGGACAGCTACAAGGTAGGTTTCGTTACTTACCTGACGTCTGATGCCAACATCGCTGACTTCCGAGGCAACATCGACCTGAAGACTCCACGCACGCCAACCGGTGATGGCTCGGTTACCATGAACCTGATGTACGGTGGTACTCACGACGACAGTAAACGAACCTCGTTTACCTCGACGCAGGCGTCGCAGGCGGTGGCGGGTGTCAACTACCAGATGAACTCCCTTCGCACGGGTTACGGCAACGTTTTGGCACACCGTACCTCAGAACTCTACAGCAAGGTTGCCAAGGAAGCCGGCAAAGTAGTTGGGGTCGAACGGGATTGTTTGACCATCGAGTACACGGATGGCCGACAGGAGAAATACCCACTGGGGTTGGTGATTGGTGAGGCGTCGGGTGAATACCACCGGCATAATCGGGTAACTGATCTCAAGGTGGGTGATGCCTTTAATAAAGGCGATGTGGTGGGTTGGGACGAGATGTGGTTTGCTCGTGATCCATTCTGCCCTGGTCAAGTCGAACCCCTCATGGGCAAGATGGTTACAGTGGCCATGGTGGAAGACCAAGACGTTTATGAAGACTCCATCGCTGTTTCGGCAGAGATTGCACAAGAGTCGCGGACGCCGTATATCAAGCTGAACTCCTTTGCCATCGAGGTTGAAAAGAACTTGGTGATGAAGGTCAAGGTCGGTGATGAAATCGAGCAAGACGCGATTTTATGCAATATCGAAGACCCCTTCTTGGGGGACGACGGTGAAGACAACGCTTTGGTCAAGGATATCAACACCTACGGCATCAAACAGATCCGGGCCAAGCATCACGGAAAAATCATCGACATTCAAATCCGCTACAATTCCCCGTTGGACAAGATGTCTGAAACGATTCGTTCGCTGGCTACCAAGGAAGACAAACGTACCAAACGGAAAGGTGAAGTCACTGGGAGCGGTGTGGTCAATAACGCCATCTCGAACGCCTTCCAGGTAACGCGTCCAACTATCGCACCCGGCAAAGCCTTTGTCATGATCTACATCGAATCCCTGGACGCAAGTACCTGGGCTGATAAGTGGGTCTTGGGCAATCAGATGAAAGCCACCACCGGTCGCATCATGGATCGGGTGTTGCTGACTCAGAACGGTCGGGTTGTGGACATGAAAGCCAGCTTTAAGGGTATGTTTAACCGGATGGTACTGAGCATGCGTAACAAGCTCGTTGCCAACGAATACGGTTATCAGCACACCCAACGGGCTATTGCCATTTATCGAGGTAAATAAACCATGAACTTCCGGACGAAGAACGGTTTCAAGGACTTGCAGGTCATCCTCAAGGAATTGAACCTCTACGCCGGGGCGATCGATGGTTTCTGGGGGCGCAACACGTCCCTGGGAGCCAGCACGTTGCTTCGCACCTATGCAACGCACATTGGCCGCGGTCCTCTGGAAGCGGCCAGCTTGCCGACGAAGGTAAGTGAGGATGGCAAGAACGTGGTCCTGGAACTCCAGAAGCAGTTGGCAGGTCTGGGTTTGTATAAAGGCGGTTGGGACGGCATTTGGGGTAACGGCACCCAAGGTGGTTTGGACCACGCCAAGCTGGTTGCTCAATCAGTGCTGAAGCTGCCTGCCTATGGCGCCTGTTGGAGCGCTTTGGTGCCGAAAGCTTTCGTAGCCAAGATTGAAGCTTGGTGCGCTCGCAAAGGTTATGACCCCCGCGCTGTCTCCTGGCTCATGGCATGCATGCACTTTGAGAGCGACGGGACCTTTTCCCCAAGCATTCAGAACAAGGCGGGGGCTCAGGCCTTTGGTTTGATCCAGTTCATGAAGGGCGCAGCGTCTGATCTGAAGACTACTCTGCCGGAATTGGTAGCAATGGATGCCATGACCCAGCTGGACTATGTCTTCAAGTACTTCGAGTTCTGGGAGCGTGCCGGTAAACGTTATACCCAACTCGAAGACTTTTACCTCACCATCTTCTACCCGGCTGCTGTCGGCAAGAAAGCCGATGAGGTTATCTTCCGGGAAGGGACGAAGGGGTACACCCAGAACGCCGGCTTCGACAAACGAGACCGCAAAGGTTTCATCACGGTTGGGCAGATCTGCTCTACCATTTACGACACGTATTACACCGGTATGGTTCCATCGAATCGCGCCGTCGCGTAACACCTTTCAAAGGAGAGATCCCTCGTGAGCAAACCCATCATCGAAAACACGGTGTCGTTGGCGAATGCCTTTGACTTCATCAAGGAAGTGATCAACGAAGTTGGCCTCGTCTTCATCGCACCGCTTGATCCTTCCATCCAAGATGAAAAGATCAGCAAAGCCCTGGTTAAACGCGTCATCCGCAACGAGGACAAGCAATGATCACCAAACATAGCCTGGCTTTGGCTGAAAACATCGCCGTTGCCATGAACGGTGACACCCGTGTTCGCCAAACCCCTATCCTCACCGCCCTGACCGATGTCAGTTACGGCTACTCGGATTACACCGAGAACTTCCGTAACGAAATCCCCGATGTTACCGCCAACATCACCGAACACACCGACGTCATGCGTCTGGGTGTTGAGCGCATGGGTGAGATCATGCGCGGTGCGCTGGACATGGTCAAGACCTACGGTGTCCCCCTGGCGCAAGCCATCTGTTCGGGCCTGTCGTGCGCATATCGGACATCTGACCTGCCTTACCTGGCCATGCAGAAGACCGAGATCAAGTACACCAACATCGACGATCCGTTCTTCGCCTCGCAGATCTACCCGAACGAAACCCAAGTGCGCAACACGGCGCTGAGTTTCCAAGGGGTTTCCCTGGCCGCCTTGTCGCGTCTGAAGTTCCAGTACCTCACCGACAGTGAACTCTTCGACTTTGTTGGCAGCAACCACCCTGATGTGGTGGCCGTCCTGAAAGACGAAGACGAGAGCCTGGGGATGGCGTTCGAGAAACTGACCAGCCTCCAAGGTTTGGGTGAGTTGCTGGTGATGAACGGTGCTGGTGTCGTCGACTTCACCCAAGTACGTGACATCAACATCAACATGCTGTTGAAGATGTTCGTGTTGATCGGTCGCATGTACCTGAGCGAGAAGCCGCTCGGTCTCGAAGACGGTTCGCTGAAAGACTACCGCGAATTTGTCGAGCTGATGTACAACGGCATGATCGTTTACCTGTCGCGCTTGAAAAAGATGGTCGACATGTATCGCGCCCGAGGTCTCGTACTCCGTAACGAGAAGCAGCCGGAAATCGTCGAACACCTGGACAACAGCACAGGCCAAAAGCTCTTCCTTCTGTCGTTCAAGGCGTACGCGTTCTACACCAACGATACCATCGCACTGGCCGAGGCCAATGGTGTTGGGCTCAACGATGTGGTCTATGCCGCTCAATACAGCACGGCCATGGGGAACCCTGTCGGGACGCTGGACCTGGTCAAGGACAAGGCGCGGGTAGAGGGTCTGCTGAAGGAGTACTACGGCAAGATCGATCTGGTGATGACACGTAAGGCCAAGGAAATCTTCACCAACGTGGCCACCGCCGCTGCCGTGAAGTTCGTGGCTGATCGTCCTGAACTGCGCCAAGCCCTGGATGCCAACCTGAAGACCGAAAATGCCATGACGGCTACCATCATCTCCGAGCACCTCGGGAGTGAGCTGCAGAGCTTCTACGGTCGTTATGCGGCAGCGGCAGGTGGTGCAGGTGGCGGCGCGCCTGTCTCTGAACAGGATCAGGCTTCGGAGGCGATGGAAGTTCTGTTCCAGACCCGTCTCATCCCCGTGTTCCTGCGTATGCTGGGTTGCGAACTGGCGGCGGAGATCATTGAGCACACCTACGTCACTCAATCGGTCGAGGACAACATCACGGACAAACGTGAGCGTTTGCACGTTGCACTGATCGAAGTGTTGGCCAGCAAGCTGATCGAGGTCTAATCCTGTGGATGTGAGCGGACTCAAGCGCGATAAAGCCAAGATCCGCAAAGCGTACACTGTTAATGACGATTTGTCTGTCACGGCGAATCGTCATTTAGAAGTCCATATCCCTAAACGGTTTACCGAAAACGGTATGACCGAATTGGGAGATAAGGTCAGCACGGTGCTGGCAGTGGGCTTGGTGATTCCAGGTGAGTGCTATGCCGCCTGGATTGCGCTGGCGGATGTCATCCTGATACCTTCAGATATTCGGGAAGCGGTGATCGATAAAACCCAGTACTACGTGCTGGAGTTTGAAGAAGGGGACACTCTCATCGAGAACCTGCGTTACATCCAGGATCCGAACCGTAACTACAGCTACTTCATGGAGTTTGACAAGTACGCTAAACTCCCATGGTACATGAACAGCGAAAAACAACTGACCGGACTCTTTGATAACGCTGCTAAGGAAAGTGGCGCGATGCTAGGGAGTACTCCGCAGCACATGCGTATTTACTATTCCATGATGTTGCGGGATCCAGACAACTTGGACAACGCTTACCGCCACAGCCAAGCCATGCTCGATGGGCGCCCGCCCGTCATTGTAGGGTTGAACAACGGCTCCATGTTGATTGACGGCACCCTGCCGAAGATCACAGGTGGTAACCTCCAGGACAACATGGTCGGTGCTATCGTTAACCCAGATACAAAAGTGACTGATCTCGAGAAGATCGTCAAAGGGGTTCCAGAATGAGCGAGATCCTGAGCTTTGAAGGCGTCCTGCTTGCAGGCACTGGAAAGCGCGGCATGTTGAAGCCAATGGATGACAGCGGCTACTACAAGGTAAACGCAGGGGGTTTCAACCTGCCAAACCGTCACGGCATCAAGTACGTGTTGAACGATTACCTGCGCGAGTGTCAACGCCCAGGTTCGGACTTCGATCGCCGTGTAAAAGAAGGGCAGATGTATTGCGAGCTGGATCACCCACCTCAGTACTACAAGGTACTGATCAACGGTGAAGTAGTGCGTAAGCCGATCACTGAGCTCTTCGAGTGGGTGAACCGTTTGCGGACAATTGACATGGACAACGTCTGTGGTCATATCCGCCGAGTGCATTGGTTGAAAACCGGTGGTGATCGTGACCCGATCTACAACGACATCGAAGTGATTCCATTCGGTCCCAAAAAGGCCTGGATGGAAGAAAGCTTGAAGAACCCTGATATCAACTCAGCGTTCTCCATTCGTACGGTAACCAAGTTGCAAGCGTTCGGTCACACTGAGCGTGAAGTAGACTATTGGAGTACCTACGACTTCGTGATCGAACCCGGTTTCCTGCGGGCCTGTAAGCACCTGTCGGCTGGACTGGAAAGTCTGATCGACAGCTACGAACCTGCAGACCAAAACCAGATCCAATTCTCCACCACCCTGGAAGAACTGCTCTTCATCTGCGACAAGAAGATGAAGATGCCGGAAGTCCAGGCGCGCCACGCTGGCACTGAAAGCTTCAATAACGTTCGTTCGATGTTGGACGAAATGATCAAGCACCAGCCGCGCAAAGAGAAGAAGATCGAACTCGTCACCTCGTCGTCGATGGGTGCTTTCTGCTGATAACTAACCTAGGCTCGGGCAACCGGGTCTAGGTTATGTCTTATTTTACAACTGATCCCTATTTTTATAGTCCACCCGACTGTTTCCTTTTCAATGGAGTTATTTCGATGTCCCTGAGCAATCAACTGAATTTCATCACCGCTGTTAGCAACCTCCGTGCTGCTGTTGGCGTCGTAGGCTTGTTGAAAACCATGTACACCACCGGTTCGAGTCGTTGGGACATGTCGTTCGATGCCTTGACTGGCGACCACCTGATCAAAGGTGTGATGCTGTCGAGCGCCAAGACCGATGCGGTGCGGATCTACGTCCAGACCTTGGTGCAGCTGTACATGAACTCGTTGAACGTCACGGCGGGCCCACTGACCAAGTTCTCGCTGAGCAACGAGAACGAAATCACCGTGGCCATCATCGACCGCATTGCGACCAGCAAGCTCGATGATCACCTGACCTTGTTCAAACTCGTGGTTTCCCGTCTGCTGGGTATCGATCCTCTGCTGGCGAGCGCGGCCGTTATGAACAGCGACAGCGATGCGGCCAAGGCGTTGATCATCTATCTGGCGCACCGCAGCGACGAGGTGGGTGACCCTGAGATGATGCAGCATGAGCTGATCGCTCAATTCACCACCTTGTACAGCGAAGGCAAAGTCACTGATGAATGGTTCCTCTCGTTGATCCAGTCTGCCAGCGTTGTCGACCTGTTCGCTTCTCCGCTCGATGGCTTGCTCGAAATCATCAGCCAACGCGCTCCGGCGTAAGTGCGTTAGACCAGGCTAAAAAATCTCAAACCTATATTCTTAGGGTGACCACATCAGGACATACCTGACGAGGGCAGTAACAACTTCCCTTGCTTTCTTCTTATAACGGTCACCTTATTTTACCTAGAAGGGGTTTACATGAAACTGAACAAAGCTTTCAACGATTCGATGACCAAATCCGTCAAGTCGTTGGTAGACAATGCAAACTTCAACACGGCCACCAAGCACGTCACCTACGACGCCAGCAAAGTCGAAATGCCTGAAGGCGTGACCCTCGACTCGCTCAAGGCTCACACCACCTTCATCAACGAACTCTCGGGCCAGGTTGAAACGGCCACCGCCCAGATCGCTCGTGATCGCCGTGCCGAAGACGACACCCTGACCACCCTGGACGGCACCCTCGACATGGGCGCCTTCACCATCAACTCCCAGCACCACCTGCAGCAGAAAGTCGGCGACGAGTACATCTACGGCCAGGGTACCACTGCGGTCGACTACATGCACAGTGAAGAACAAAGCCTGTGGGTACAAACCCAGCGCACGGCCAGTCAAGAACAAGCGGCCAAGCTGTTCGGGTAATCGAGCAACGGCCTGATTAATTGGCGACCGGGGAAACCTGGTCGCCTTTTTACTGCATTATTTTTATTTACTCCTGAAGGAAGGCAACAATGTTCCAAGTACTGGATCTGAAAATGGCCCTCGAGGCTGATCCCACGGTTGAACGGGAATGGACGTATAGCCCTCCCGCTCATTTCGTTTTCCAGGTGGGTGAGAACAAGAACCCCGACTTCTTCATCAAGGACAAGGCGACTGACGAAGTCCATTTGATCGTTCAGCAGCGCCGCACCGAGATCAAGGTTACCCCGACCCCTAAGTCGGAGTTCTCCAAGAATGACACGGTGAACATCATGAAGCAGGTGGCATTAGCCATTGCTGACAAGATTCAAGAAGATATCCCTCCTTCCACCGAACAACATTGATCAAGGACATCCAGAATGATTCTCAAGAAAGTAGCAAAGAACAGCGAATTCACCTACGGCGTTCACAGCGGCAAGCTGGCAGAGCTCGTACCTGACAATACCGCCACCATTCTCTCCGGTGCTGACAGCGAGCGTATCCTGAAAGAACTGGACGGTGCGATGATGGGTTCCGTACGCGCGCTGAATAACGAGCTGGAGCTCCTGCGTCAGGGTATCGCTTACGGTCTGCCGTTCAGCCGTAACGCAGAAGGCGAAGTGGTCTTCCTTACCTACTGCCGTGAAAAGATCAACACCGAAGCTCAGCTGTCGATGAAACTGTCGTTGGCGCCAGGCGGTCACATCGAGCGTTATGATCTGGGTTACTACGGGGTGGTTTCGGAAACCTCGGTTGAATTGAGTGAACCCACGGCGGTCATCGACCATACCACCACCGTTCGCAATAACCTGACCCGGGAATTCCTGGAAGAAGTCGAGTTGCTACGCGAAGAGAAGATCGGCAGTCTATCGTCCTTGGAGCTCGCTCTTTCTACGATCAATGACCACTCTTATCCGTGTGGGTTCGTCATGGACAGCAAGCCGGGCGAGAAGTACGTCGGTAACATCCATTTCGGCGCTCTGTTCCTCATCCCGATCCCGCAGAACACCGGCTTCAAGATGAAGGAAGAAGTCAACAAGGAAGTGGGTTGGCTCACCATTGATCAGCTGAAGCAGACCCTGACCGGTGATCTGGTGCCTTACAAAGAAGGCGCCGACTTCGAGCCTTGGTCTCGCATGGTTATCGAGAAGATCGATGAAGTGGTGGAGATCATCGACACCGTGTGGGGTAAACGCTAAAATCACAAGGGAGTAGGGGAAACCCTACTCTCCTACCTTTGTTATTTTTGGTGGTTGATGATGTATTTTACACAGAGTATTTATCAACCGCCAAGAGCGAATAACAACATGGGCATTATCTCCAACACTCGCATCAAAGAACCAGCAGCAGCCACCTACGATCTCTACACCCGTTTCATGGATCGGGTAGCGTGTCACTCAGTACCTAAGGTGATCGCGGATTGTTCATCCGGACTGACCTTGGCCGTGGTCCCACGTGTTTCGACGAAAGATCACGATTTACTGTTCTATCGCTTCGCCCACATGGATGTTCCTGTTGCCCGTATTACTAACAAGGGCGATTCGTTGACTCTTGAGACTTACACCACTGATATGGCGGCACGGATCTCAGTCAGTGAGGGGGAGATCCAACAACGCTTGGAAAACGTATTGGAGGCTTTGTAATCATGGGCGATACGAACACGCAAAAGAAAAGCCAACCCAACATGGAGTTGTTGAACAAAATGGGTAAAGTGGTCCCCCATGAGCCCACTCCGTTGATCCCCTATAACCCAGCGCGACCGGACGGTGAATTCAATATCGTTCGTTCCGCTAACAAGCCAGTCGAATATGCTTTCGGTTTTGGCCCTGAAGAGTGAGTTGCTGAGAATGGCAGAAGAAGGATTGTTTATCTCCTTTGAAGGGATCGGTGGCTCGGGTAAGTCCTCAGTTTGTAAACGTGTAAGCGCTATGCTGGAGAGCGTGCTTCCTGGCAAGTTCCTGATCACCCGTGAGCCAGGCGGTACACCGCACGCTGAATACCTGCGTGATCTTCTCAGAGGAGGATTCCCAGGTTTGAAAGATCAACAGTTGGATCCCATGGCGGTGGCGCTGTTGTTTAACGTTGCGCGTCAAGACCACGTCGCGAAGTTGATCAAACCTGCCGTTGCTGAAGGCAAACTGGTGGTGACCGATCGCTACTGTGACACCACCTTTACTTATCAACATGTCTACAACGGTATTCCTCTCGAGAAGCTTCGCGAGCTTCATGACGTGGCCATCGGGATGTACCCTTCGATCACATTCCTCATGGACTGTCCCGCCATAGTTGCAGCCGAGCGTGTGTCAGAAGGTGAGAAATCCGCTGACATGTTTGACAGCGCTACACTGCACATGCAGGAACAGATGCGTCAGACTTACCTCAAGCTGGCGCGAGATGAGCCTCTGCGTTACAAGGTTATTGACGCATCGAGGGCTGCTGAAGATGTGCTCAGCGAAGTACTGAATTACCTCCGAGCTATTATCACCGTATGGAAATCCTAAGTTCTCTTACCCAGCATGCCCGCAAAGGGCATGCTGGGTAGGGTTCTTTTTTTTTAAGTTTTGCAAGTATTCAGACCTATATAACCTCCTTGATTAAGCATTAGCTTTCTTAACTATCTCAAGGAGAATCCTCATGTTGAAAGCCATTGATGAAAGCATCGAACTCGCTAAGCGTTTCGAAAACGTTCTGAAACAAATCGCTCGTCCTGTTGCGTTCAACCCCAATTGGAGAAGCGATAACGGCAACTCTTACGACGGCGCTGTTAACGTTAAACTTCCTATGGGGGTGGTTGTTAAATCCGTTGATCCTGAATCGGGTCGCCGGTTGATCCTGATCGGTACTGACATGGACACCGTCGTTATCTTCGAGCAGTATCCGCCTTCTCGGAAGTCCTCTTCGTTCGCACTGCTGTACAACTCGAACGCGGCGTTGGATTTCATGCTGGGCAGCAGTCGGTTGTCGATTGCTCAGTTCTCGTTGGCCATCTGCGATTACGACGTCGGTCGCAACATCGGGACGGCTCTGCACAACCTGAACAGTCGGATGAACTCGCGTTCTAGCAGGACCGTGACCGAGATCGAGGACCTGCCTTCCCCAAAGCTGTAACCCCGAGCGTTAGCAAGCCAAACTGGTTTGGACGGCTGCTCGCTTCGGGGTAATCTGTGTCACCTTACATAAGCAAACAGGGGTAACATGTCATGAATTGGTTGTTGGGTTTACTGCTGTTGTTGTCCACCGCAGCGTTAGCGGATCTTTCCGATAAAGAGGGCGTGATGTTTCATTGCGCCCTGGATGACGGCACTGAGATTAACCTGGAACGTTCGGCGGATGATCGTTGGGCGTTGCAGGTTGGTGTACTCAGTGGGACTGCTACGGTGGTCAAGAACGATGCTGAAGGAATCGGCACAACGTTCTACAACCATCGAGAAGAAAATACCATGGTGCGTGAAGTGTTGATTCCTAATGCTGATCGCTCATGGTTTTATACGGTGGGTGTGGTGGATAAAGGTAGTGAGAAATCAGGCTACCTTCAAATAATGAATAACGGCGAAGAGACCGTTTATCAACCCTGTAAGCCGGGCACCTTGAAAGATGAATTCAGTGATACTGAGCTCTTCAACAAGATGATCCCGGCTGACTAACCCCGCTAAGGGGTAATCCATTCACTTGCTTTATTTTTTTTTGTGTGTCCGGGAGTTGTATGACCATTGAAATGGTTACATTAAAGGATACTGAGCTGCTGGAATCAGTCAAGGCGATTGTTAAGGGTCGGTTGCCAACACTCTTCGTTGAAGCAGTGTTCACGCACATGAAGAATAACAAGGAGGATGAGTACGACCACAAGTACCTAAAAGACTCCTTGTTCGTGGCCAATTTACTGATGCGTCGGGCGGCTGAATTCGACGAGCATGAGAGGAAGGTTGTTTTCGCCCTAGTCATGTTATTGGAGATCGGTCATCCAATCACGAGTGTGTACCCGTATGACGCCGCACCCGGCGTCGCTTGGTATTTCCTGCGCACCTATGCAGATGGTGTCTTCAGCACCGACGATGAACGTTTTATCACCCAGAACTGCCGTCCTCAAAGAACCAGCAGTTTGCGGCTGAACACGTTTATCAAGATGCAGTTAGTGGCCAGTAACACCAAGAAGCTAACAGACATCGTTGGGCAGAACTATGAGAAGGTCTACAATGAGTTCGTGCGCAACCATAACCGGCTGGCGACGGGTAAGAAGCTGGATGAGCTTTTCTGGAGCATCTACGGTCCCACGGGTAATCTATGGGGAGGTATTTCAGATGCAGCTAAAGGTATTTTCGCATCTGAAATATCCCTCTTCAAGAAAAACCTCAATTCAACCCTAACTTTACAGATCGATTAAGAGGACAGTCAAATGCCTGGATCTGAGTTGCTTTCTAAAGCGTTTATGTCTTTCGCCATGGCGGTTGCCTGTATGGCGATCCTGCTCTGGTGGTGGGAACGGAAGCCCATGAAGTTCTCTGTGGATGAAACTCCGACTGGCAAAGTCTTCAGTTTCTCCATCGGGGTGTACAGCGGGAAGATCAGGCTCGTTCGTTCGGCCGACTACCAGGCTCCGGCGTTTATCCGACGGTTTGACGGTTGGGAGATCCGGTTCCCTCTGTGCTACAGTGATGAGCAGATGGATTTCTTCGTGCTGACCCATAACCCCGACTTCTCGAAGAACCGCTCACACTCCAAGGACCTGGACATTTATCGTGAAGTGATCATACGTCAGAACAGTGCACTGGCTTGTGTCGGTGGTGCAGTATTTCGCCGTCGTGAACGGGTCGCGCAGCCTACTTAAAGTTCCATAAAGGTACCCCCTCCAGCCCGCAAGGCTGGAGGGGGTATTCGTTACCTTTTAACTTACAACATGTAACCGTTTTCGCTAGCAATCGGGCCAGTACCGCCAGCACGATCCTGGAATCCGGTCAGACCAGGGTCAACCATGGTAGCTTTCTGCTCAGTCATGCGGTTGATGGTACCCGATGGCGAAGACAGCACAGCAGCAGACGGCTGTTGGAAGCCTTCTGGCGCCGAGATGGCGTTCGGGTTGTACATCGGCAGCAGACGGAGCATCTTGCGTGCGATGGTTTTCACGGCGAGAGTGTCGAACTCGACCAAGCCAGTGAATTCCATGGTGATGGTACGAACCTGGTTCTCTTCCGACTTGTTGCGTTTCAGCTCGATCGGAACGTTCGTCTTCGGCATCATCCCTACAACGAGCGCGGCGTGTGCAACGTCTTGCAGGTTGTGGGTGGTTTCGAAGTAGATCGCCGAGGCCGAGCGGTCGTCGAGAAGCAACGGACCCGGGTTGGGCAGAATGACGATCTTGGGGTACTGGATCTCAGCATCCATGACCAGCCATTCGGACCAGACCTTGAACATCTTGGTGAACGGCTCACCCAGCGCTTCAGGAGCGGTGTGCGAGATGTTGCCCTGCGAACGGGTTGCCCCGGTCGGGATCGACAGCACGTGACCGGTCCAGGAGATTTCAGCAAAGCTGAACTCGATGGACTCACGCAAGCCTTCGAAGCTCTGCGAGCGGTTTTCGAAGAACGACTTGCACAGGGAATGCAAGCCAGTGCCACCACGCAGGCGCGAGAAGCCGGCCGGCGTGCTGAGAACGATACACCACGCTTGTTGGCTGGTGTGCGGTTCGGCACTCAGGTACTCGAAGACGTTACCGGCCCAGCCGAACATCCCACCCTTTTCAGCTTTGACCACTGGACGGTTTTGCAAGTCCAGGGCGACGGCCAACGGGTCAGATGCCGGCAGAAGGGTATCCGCTGACCGGTGCGGATAGTTAGTTTCGTTTGCCATTGCTCAGTCCTCAGGCCGCGGTGGCCAGATCCTGCTGGTTGTACATGAACAGGTCGAATTCCATTTGGTACTTGGCCTTGTTGAACCAAGCATGGACTTTGACCCGGAGTTTGGCGCGGGAACCAAGCGTGCCTTCCTCGTAGTAGGTTTCAGCGGTGATGTTACTCACCATGCCACCCACGGCGTTGCGGCAGGATTCCTCGATGTTGTCTTTCATGATGCTGGCGTAGTTGTCGCTGGTGATGGTGGTATCACCGCACACTTCACGCCATTGGTCAGCAGACAACTTCTCGATGCAGACGCCCAGGAACGGAGTTACCAGGTCCTTCAGCACCGAGTCGGGGTTGGTTTGCACAGTCGGCAGACCCGGACGGTAGGTCTGGGTGAAGCTGTCCCATGGCTTCAGGGTAATGAAGCCCTGCGCGAAGTTCTCGATGGCCACCGTGCTCTCTTCGAAGACGATGTTCGGCGAGTGACCCAGGGTCAGCTTACGGTTTTCACCGTGATCTGGGCAGTTTGCCACCACGATCAGACCGCTGTTCGAGCCAGCGAAGCGCGCGAACTTGTGGGCCAGGTCGATATTGCCCGAGAAGTACCAGCCGGTTTTCTCATCGGTGATTTTCATCTCGATGATGTTCACCGCGGCGCGGGAAGCAGGGGTACCCCACTTTTCCGATTCCGGGGTCAGGCGGAAGCTGGCCGAAGCGAGTTGCGCGCGCGCATACACTTCTTCCAGGTCGTTCATCACACCAGGCGACCAGATGGTACCATCGCCAACCACGATGATGTCCTTCCGGGCAGCGAGGAACTCAGCCTGGATGTCCTTGACCTTTTGGCCGTAGCCAACGTCCCACCACAGCGACTGACGGTTGCGGGTGACATCCTTCATCTCGATGCCGGCCACGTAGCCTTTGAGGTCAGCAGCGATCAGCTCGTTGTTGATCTCCCAGCCTTGCGCATGGGTAAGCGGACGCTTGATGTCCGCCAGCAGGCCGAGCGGGTCGTTGACGATTTCATCGCTCACGTACTCGGGGACCTTACCGGTTTTCAGCAGGAACGGCGAAACGCCGCCGGAAGCCTTCACCGAAGCGCTCATGTCCCACTTCAGGGTACCGACCATTTCCACGGCGTAGTACGGCGCGCCGAGGTGGTTGGTGCAGGTGAACGGGTTCATCTGCTTGTAGTAGGTGCCCGGAGCGCCGACTTCAACGAGCGACGTGTTGACTTCTTGCTCCACTTGGTAGAGCAGCTGGCACACGGTGTCGATGTTCTCGCTGTACACATGCACAGAGGAGAACGGTGCTGGCAGTGGCAGGCGAGGACGGTTCTGGTTGGTGCCAGTGAAGGCGCCGAAACCACGCTCGAGGCTGTAGTCCACACGGCTGACTTCCACAGGGAAGAGTGTGAACGGTGCGGTCACACGACCTTCTGGTGTGGTGGCCTTGGTGCGCTCACCCGTCAGGGAGTCGGTGAACTGACTCAACTGGAAGGGATAGACGCCGCTGGCTTTCACGAAGGCGGCTACCGAACGCATGGTCCCGGTGTCGCTTGGCGTGCCGAAGTTCAGGCCGGAGAGGTTGTATTCCTCACCCACGCCGGCAATGGCTTCGAACAGCGGGTACACCACCGTCTCGGGGGCATCACCGGCCGCAGCGATGGTCCGCACTTGGAGCGCGCCGACAGCAACATTCGCAGCAGCGGGATCGGGTTTGATCTCGATCTTCAGACCCTGGTAGGTCTTGCTGCCGTTCTTGACGCGGTTGCCTTGGATGTCGTACTTGAACTTGCCGTTGGCATCGCGCTGGTAGTCCGAGATGGCATCACGGTAAATGAACGCCGCCATCGGAACACGGGCCACTTCTTCGTTCGCCGATACACGACGAACACCGATGGTCGATTGACCGCCGGAGGCAACAGCCATGATCAGGCGGGAGACCGGGTTGTAGTACGGGGAGTTGTAGTCGAAGATGTCACCGAAGTAGCGCTTGAACTCTTTCGGGGAGATCCACTGGGTGCCGTGTTTCGATGCCAGTTTACCGATCGGCGTTACCACCGAAACGACAGGCAAGTGCAAAGGCATCGAAACCTTTTCTTGCACGTAATCCGGGATGGACATGTCGCGCATCCCGCCGTTTTCGACGTGTCCCGGATTGATGGAGTTGATGGTAGTCATGATGACCTCATGGAGAAATTGTCTGAAGCAATCGTATGTACCCATTTTTAGGGCCGTACAGTGTCATAAACCACTGGCACATAACATGTTATTTCAAGGAAAAGTTGATTATGCATCTCTCTGCCTATGACACGACGGTTGGAAAATTTCTTCGCACCGCAGATCGTGTCGACGAGGTTATCAAGACCTTGCACATGTCGAATAACCTGACCCCTTCGAAAAAGGAGGGTGTCTATTGCCTCACGCACGCCTCCAGTGTGAGCTTTGATCCGATCGCGTTTCCTCTGACGTTGCAGACGCATACGCGACAAACCATCACCGTGGTGGATGAACGTCCCTACCGTGATAAGAAGAACCAGGTTACCAGCCCCAATGACATTGCTGTGATGCGGTTGGCTGGTTTCTTGCAGCAGGATGCCGCCAATCTTCGCCTCACGGCGTTGAAGAACTGCCGAAACATGATGGCCAAGGCTTTCGCGGAATCGGTGTCGCGTCGTGTACGGGGTCTGAACATCCTGGAGGAGACCACCTTCAAGAACCTCCTCGCGTTCTATATTGTCTGCCTTATCGAACCGGTCGACACACCAGACCTGACACTTGTTGGCATCAACGTACTGCATGAAGTGTTCAGAACGGACCGCGAGTTTGCACTGAGTGTGATCGAGGGGGTACCTCACATGAAGGGACTGGAGGATCTGTTGACCGCCGCCAAGGCCAATCCGATCCTCTTCAAGTTGAAGGTCGTCACGATGAAAGACTTCATCGCCATCTTGAGCTCGTTGACCTTTTCGGGTCTTGGGGGTCGCGTGGTGGGAGCGGCTTCTGAAGCACCGTGCTTGCTGGCGGGGTTTGTCTATGCCTGTGCGCGGTTCCGTGGTCTGCAGAAAACGCCATTGGGTCAGGCCCTTGATCCGAAACACAATCCACGCATCCTCGATGCCTTCCTCCGGCACATCGATTACACCTATGACCTCAACGGGTAACAAGTATGGCTATGAAAGGCTTTGACGACGGCAATGAGCTGTTGCGATACGCCCTCGGTAATCTGTGGGGGAATCCTGAAGAGAACCAACAATACCAAGTAGCGACCACAAGGCTTTCGGACTACTACGGTGACATTGGTAACTTCAACTACATGAACAACTGGCGATCCTTGCCAAAAAAGGACAAGTACTTCTACGTCTTCTCAGCGGCTGGGTTGAGCGGGGGATTCTGGAACTTTGCTAACGGGTTGTCGCGCCGTAACCCCCTGGACCGCTGGATCAACATTGGTCGTCTCATGCAACAACGTGGGATGCAGATCGACATCTACAACACCAAAGGTTACCAGTACAGCCGCAGTCAAGCATGGGTGATGTTGACCTATGACGGGTTGGTGCTCATTGCCTTGGAGAAGTCTCAGTTCTTCGAGCTCCCTACAGGGGCTGAAATCTTCTTCCGTGTGTACCGCCCAACCACTCTGGTCTCCACCCATGAAGGCGCTCAGCTGCCCACCGGGAATCCCTTCGCTTATGAGACCATGGTCTTTGAATTGAAGGATGAACTAGCGGCCTTTAACCAGCGTTATCAGTACTACAAGCTCAAGCCTGGATTTACTGGTGTGTTCTGGAACGGCGCATTCTGGAATGGGTCCCCTGCGTCGATTCCACATATCGCTGTAGGGGATGTTGTTGAGTTCTGGCACGACCCAACAGTGATCCGTACCGAGATCTACAGCTACAAGACCTTGCCGGGGTTCTATTCGGAGCTGGATAAGAAACGTAAGTTGATTGTCCACCCCCCGAAAAAAGCAGGTGATTGGACGTGTCGTTATTTCGACGACAACGACTACTATCTACTGGGCAAGGGTAATGCGGGGTTGTACTTCCACCGCAACAGCGAAGCAGCTATCCGGCAACTGACCCATGTTGACGTAGCGATCGCGGATGATCAGATCCAAGCAGCCTCGGAATACCACCCTGATCTGAAAAACGTCATGGATATTCGTATCCTGGTGTTGGTACGAAAAACGGATTGGGTCTTCCCGTGGCCGCATGAGCACCAGCGTATACGCTATCTGTACCGTCTGCCTGACGCTGACATTCTGAAAGCCATGACGGGTGAACGGTCCACTGTGCCTGTGTGGCAGGCGCCAGCGCTTGAAGCGGGGATGGTCCAGAGCTTTACACGGTCACGGTTTAAAGACGTCACCGTTGAGAAGGCACTGAAAGCCGTTGGTTACAACGCTGCGACCCGTGTGTTGGCCGAGACACCCCTTCGGTTAACCTACAACCCGGGCAGCATGGGACTCCAACTCCCTGTCAGTTATCGCGATGCGTGCACGGTCTGGGAGCACGATGCGGCTGGTAAACTCATCAGCTACTACAACCTGAACAACGCGCTTTATGTTGTTGCCAGGAACCCAAATTGCGCGCTGATCGAACTCACGAGTGGTAACGCGGGGCGTAACTTGGAATACGTGGTTACCGACAAGGACCTCATGGTCAGTCCGGTGAACGGGTTCCGGGTTTACCTGAGCGACTACAGCGTGGCAACCAGCAAGTTGGTAGGTGCGTTGAAGGATGTCACTGGCGACTCTTCCGTGTACACGGTTGAAGACGGGATGATCGTGTGGAAAAACCTCGACCCTCGAAACAGCCGTGGGGTAGTAGTCTTTAACACCGGCGTGCTGGCGTATACCTTCCAGTTGAATCACCTTGACCACAGCTTGAGCTTTGCGATTACCTACCTGTACGACCAAGGTGGGTTGGCGTTCCCCATTGCCTTCGCTGACATCAGTATTTGGCTGAACGGTCACCCATTGATCGACAACGTGGACTGGTTCTACAAAGACGGGTATTGCTACATCATCAACAAGCAGTTCATCACTCAGCAGGGTCCGCAGCAACTCACCGTGCGTTGCCATGACTTCTGGGAGGATCAAACGCAACCCAGGACTGAAACAGAGTTGGGGTTTGTTGACGGTGGGGTGATCGGTCGCTTCAAGACCTACAACTTGCGAGAAGATCGCGTAACCCGTACGGTCATTGGTGGTGCGCTGTACCCGACTGATGAAGTCCCGAGTGCTGAACTGACCTCTCCGAAAGACCTGCTGAGCAAGCTGAATGGCAAACCTTACATGGTCAAGCACACCTACACGCCGTTGAAGTACGCACGGCCGTATGACAACTTCCCGTTGTTGAAGGAAAGCCGTGAGGTGGACCAGTCGGTGAGCGACTACTTGACCAAATGGTTGCCGAAGCCACAAACGCCGGCCGTGATTCCCAGCATGCAAGATAAGTATCGGGTGTTCAGCCCGTTCTTGAGCGTTCTGGTCAACGGTTTGATCAACCGGATCGTCTCACTCCCCGTTCTGATCGACGGCGCGCAGGAGTACAGTTCGCAAGCCATTCATGATGTGGTAGCACCTTACCTCTGGTGGCTTGAACACGACCCGGTCATTCGCAAGTTCGATCTACGCTACTTTGCCATCATGCCCTACGCTAACGCTGAGCGGGTGGTGCTGACAGCGAAAGAACTGGCGTTTATCAAACAGGTTAACGACCGTTACTTAAATTCCACTTGTGTCATTGAGGGCAACTTCAGTGTTAACAACAACGTGAGGTAGTTATGAGTTCTATCTTTAACTCCACTCCGAGTACCTCGGCGGAGCGGGCAGCGGCGGCCATTGCGCCAGTCTCAGAGAACGCCGGACAGCGACGCCAAGTCCTGTTCATCGAAGACATGTTCGATCCTGATCTTCATCCACCAGAGGATCAGACCAAGTACGTCGTCCCGGGCGAGGGCTGGTTGGTAGTCGACATGAAGAACAACCAGCTGCTCAAAGTCGACTATGTTGACTATCAAGGCAAAACCCTGAAAGCCACACTGTCAGCCTGGAACCCGCGAACCAACGACGGTGACACCGCTGAACAGGATTGGATCTACGGACTCCCCGGTGGTCCAATGGCGGGTGAAGCGGTGCTGGCCATCGATTACAGCGTGCGGCCTAACCGTGCACAGTGCGATTCGACCATCATGCGTCCGGGTGCTGCATATGCTCGAGTGTTCCTCGGGAGTACGGCTGAGAAGTCGAACAACATCAGTGCTCAGTACGACAAGTCCATGATCATGATCTCGGACAAGGTTCCTGTCAAGCTGGCAGAGATCGTTGACCGCACGAACAAGATGATCATGACCACGGGCCCGTTCAGTGTGACCAAGAATGATCAGGAAATGCCAGACGGTACTCGCTGCTGGTTGGTCTTCTACGACGAAGGCGACGGGTTCATCCCTCCTGCTCAACCGCTCATGGTTCAACACAGTTCGTACATGCGCGATCACCAGCTGGGTGTGAAGTATGTAACGGCTGTCGAGCTGCTCTCGCCATGGTTCACCGACACGACCAACCCACAACTGTTGAACCTCCCGGTCAACCTGCTGCTGGGTTCGGTCGAGTTCAGAGCTGTCAAGCATTACTCGGATGGTTCCACCAGTGAGCCTGAAGCGGTCAACGGCACCAACTTTGCCCTGCATGGCCTGGGTGAATACCGTCCTAGCTGGCCGGGGCAGACGGCCGAATTGACCTTGGTGGGTAAGTTTGCCAAGGATGAGCAGGCGTATCTTCCTCAGCCAGGTAACCCAGACTTCATGGCGGTGACTTACAACATCCTGGTGGGTGCCGTGGAAGGTGCTTACTCGCCGCGGCTGTATACCTTCCCGGTATGGAGTCCAACCATCAAGGGCTATCGTCTCCAGCACTGGCTGTATGACTTGGACCGTCAAATTGCCACTGACGTTTCCCAGTTTGTGACGTTCAACCAGAGCTCGGAGCCTTGGCGGCCAACCGCTTACGGGATCTCGCAATCGTTGATCTTTAACCTGAACCTGCGCGACGTGTCGAAACAGTACGAAAGTGTTGTCTTCAAGCAGCACGTCGGCATTACCCTGTACGCGGATGTCAACGGCCCTGGTAAACGTTTCGACGTTTCCTTCGCTGAAGACAAGCCTGCTTATCAAGGTAAGTTCGTCAAGGTCAAGAATGCCGGTGTGGCAACCACCTTCTCGGTGGACAACGGCTTCGCGACACAAGAGGAATGGCTCACCGGCATGTACCGTTCGGTACTCCCAAGCTACAACCGTCTGGAAGAAGATAAGGCGCCGAATCCTACCCACTTCGACTTGGTCCATGAAGACGGTCGCAAGTGGCGCCATCCGATCGCTGATTGGAATAAGCAAAACGTGATCAGCATCGAATTCGGTAAAGGTCGCGGATGGTTTATCCACTGGTTGTTGCGTTCCAGCTCGGGATCTGAGCTTCAGTTGGCAACCACTGGTGTTACCGTAGAACTGGTTTAACAGGAGAAAGGCATGACTTCAGTTGTTCGTGTTACAGCGCATTGTGCGGCAGAAAAAGAAGTGGTGGTTCGTGTTCTGAACCTCTTCACCAACGATGTGTTGGAGGAGCAAGTGCTGCAGGATGGAGAGACCGTCGAGAAGTACATTCATGCCGAACGGGCGGTGTTGTCGTTCGAACGTGAGCGTTATATCGACGACCTCAGCGCTGCCGGGGAGTAGTACCCAGTAAATCTTATGTACAGTACTCTCGCCCAACAGGGGCGAGAGTACTTCTTTTTTCTTTCCGGTGAATCTGAAATGAACCCTATCGCAGAGAGTCACCTCGGGTTCGCCAAGCGATTGGCGGAGTACCTGGGGAGTAATAACCTACCCCGTGAACTGATTGATGATCGTCGGTTGCGTGTCGACAGTGAAGCACGTACCGAAGACGAATTACTCATGGCACACTTCGACGAAGACAGCCTGGGAAGCATGCGCACTGTACGCTTCCTCAAAGACTTCTATCGCTACAAGGCAGTGGCGGATCGGGAAACTAAGAACGAAAGCTTTAAACGGACTGCTGAAGTTTTCCGTTTGCAGGGGATCAAGAACTATTACTTCCACCTGCAATTGAACAACCCCATGCTGAAGGGGGTTGATCCACACGACCCTAACATCTCGAACGAACTGGCCACCATGGCCTTTGCAGAAACCCGGAGTAACTTCTGGTATTTCCTGCGAGAGGTCTGTCAGTTGAAGCCGGGGATGCCTTTCCTGGCTAACCGTGGCAACATCAGTTTTATCTGGGCATATTTGAATCACATCACCACGTACATGATCATGCCTCGCCAGCAGGGCAAGCTGCAGCGTAACTCGAGCAAGGTTCGCGTGCTGCCAAATACGACTGGTTTGGTGACTCCTAGGGATTGCTGGAAACAGATCGGCTCGTTGAAGGTGGGTGATCAGGTGATCGACCGCCACGGTGACCCCTGCACCGTTATTGGTGTCCATCCGCAAGGCACTAAACGGCTCTACCGTGTCACCACTACTGATGGGCGTTCCACTGATGTAGGGCCAGAACACCTGTGGACGGTTAAGGATTATTCCAACCGTATTAACGGTCGGGCCTTGTGGAACGACTACAGCACGGCCGACTTATTGGAACTGCACGAGAAGGGTGTGCGGATTCAATTGCCAATGGTTGACCCACTGCCGGGTATCAAGCAACGTCACCCCATTGATCCCTACGTAATGGGTCTTCTCTTCTGTGGGCAACAAGCCCGTGATGGCATGTTGATTGATACCACGGGGGTCCAGGCAGAACGTCATGTAGCTGACCACCTCCCTTCGATCATGTCGATAACCCCCCGCGGGGGTAAACACCTGGTCGCACGGGGTGACGGGGTACTGACGATTCAGTTTGGTGCAGGATTGCCGGCAAGCTATCTGGAAGGCGCCCTGGAAGACCGCACAGCGCTGTTACAAGCGTTTATGGATGTCCGGGGTGTCGTCGGTAAGGATCATGTCTTTATCAAGCACAATCGCGAGGTTTCGCGTCAGTTGGCCTATCTGGCACAAACACTAGGTGGGTGTGGCACAGTGCAAGAGGGTGGCGTGCGGATTACACTGCCTCCTGAAGTGGAACCGTTCAAGTTCCGCAACGAGGAAGTGGTATTCGACAACCGCGTCTTTATCGACAAGATCTTTTACATCGGTGATGACGACTGCACCTGTATCGAGGTGGATAACCAAGAACACCTGTACGTCACAGATGACTTCATGGTGACCCACAACACGGTCTCCGTGCAGGTTATCAACTTCTGGCTGACCTACATCTACGGTAAGGGGTACATGTCGCACCTCATTACCCTGAAGTCGGACAACCGGGCGCAGTTCATCAACGCCATCAAGGTGATCCGGTCGTCGATGCCACCGTACATGATCAACTCGACCTACAAGGACAAGGACTCGGGTACTTACCTGAACTACAAGGCCTACGGTGATGACAAGGTTAACGTCTTGACCATCAACGTTCCTCAACAAGGTCGGGACAAGGCGGGTGACCTAGGTCGAGGTCTTTCGGTGGGGACAACCAACTTCGACGAGCCCGCATACATCAGCTTTATCGACACCATTGTGGACGGTTGCGGTCCTTCTACCTTGACCGAGATGGCAAACTGTCGAGCGGCTGGTAAGCCTCACGGCATCTCGTACATTACCACTCCGAACACGACCCTTCATCCCAGCGGTGAGTTCATGTTCAACAAGCTCATGTCGGCAACGGAATGGCGCGAGCGATTCTTTGACTGCTTCAGTGAGAGTCACCTGCGTCACATGCTGCTACGGGCGTCGCCGAAGAAAACCACGTCGCCCTCGGTGGCCATGGTCTACAACTACTTGCAATTGGGTAAACCCAAGACCTGGGCACAAGAAACGATTGACAACCTGGGCATGAGCCTTGCCAAGGCCAAGATCGACTTACTGCTCATGTGGGTGGAAGATGGTGAGGACCGACTGTTTGATGACATCACCCGTGAAGCCATCAACAACATGAAACGGGAAACAGTGTGGGAGAAGGAGTACAAGGACAGTAACCTCTACGTGGACTTCTTTGTCACGAAAGAGGAACTCTTGAAGATGAGCGCAGAAGACTACAATGACCATTTCATCATTGGTGTCGATACCTCCTCTGCTATCAACAAGGACGCCTGCACCATCGTGATCCGTTCCATGAAGACGGGGAAAGTGATTGGGGTAGGTCGTTATCCGTTGACCTTCCTGGACGACGTCACGGCAATCATCGTAGACTTGCTGTCGGTCATCAACAACAGTACCCTCGTGATCGAACGTAACTATGCGCACCACATGATTGACAGTTTGCTGATCATGTTGCCAGCCAAAGGCATGGATCCATTCAAACGGATCTATAACGCTATTTACCAAGACACGGTGACTCACGCCAAGGACTTCGAGGAAATCCAACAGACCCGCTTTGCCTACCGTAACAAGAACTTCTACCTGAAGTACAAGCAACACTTCGGGTTTGTGACCTCGAGCACCAGTCGTGAAATTCTCTACGGCTTGGTTCAAGAGGCAGTGGGTAATACCGGGTACGGGTTGAACTACGCGAAGCTGGCTGACGAGTTGATCAACCTGCGGGTGAAAGGTGATCGAATCGACCACGCTAAGAATACGCACGATGACTTGGTGATCTCGTGGCTCTTGAGCTACTGGTTCATCAAACTGGGTGCGAACAAGTCCCTGTATGGCATTCCTCCGGGTATTGCTTTAACAGAGACGCGCAACCTCATGAGTGCGAACACGCAACGGGATGTACCTGAACCTGATCCTCACGTGGTTCAGTTCATGAATTCGCTGAAGGCCCGTCTGTCAAAACTGACCGATGAGTTCATGAGCACCCGTGATAATCTGTTGGCGCTACGTTTGGAAGGTGAGATCCGTCGACTGGTAGCCATGCTTCCGCCTGAACAGGCGCGAGTCATGACGATTGACAGTACGCTGGAAGACGCGAAGATCGAACGAAACAAACGCATGATGGAAGACCGTCGTGGTCGAAGAGCAGCATAAGTGATAACCTCCTACCGCCCAATGGGCGGTAGGAGGGTCACTCACAATGGGTTACGCAAGTTGTAACGAACGAACCATGTCATCCATGCTCTTGCCCTTATGCGCACCTTTGCAGGTGGTGATACACACGTCGCGAGCTTCCAGGTGATGCGCAGTCGATTCGGCCAAGGTCAATGCTTGGTAGAAACGATGCTTGCTCTTGTCAGCACTGACCAAGCTCAACAGGTCTGGCTTAGGTTCGTCAATGCGATTCACCAACCAGACATCAGCATGCTTGCCGCGCCCATAGACCAACTTGACACCAATTACCGCGTGCTTGCCAAAGACAAACGCCTTACCGGTAAGTTTGTACATGATGCCCTACCTGGCGCTTAGCGCGCGTTTTTGACGAGGTACGCCTCGAGTTCTGAACGGCTGCGACCTTCAAAGCTCGGCATGAGCTGAACGTCACCGCTGAGGTCTTCGAACGCCGTTTTGGCGATCATGCCGCTGATGTAGTAACGTTCCTCGGACAGCGGGTCCGTCTCGCTGCCTTTGCCGACGACATGGACAGCTTCGGTTACAGGCTCGCCGGACTTGGGGTGTTTGTAAGTCAGCTCGGCTTGGCCGTAAACGAACGAGTTTTTGAAGACTTGATTGGACAGAGTGGTCATGACATATTCCTAAGTGTTAAGTGTGTAAGGTTCAGCTGAAGAAATCTTTCGACAACACACGCAGCACAATGAACAGGCTCAGTGCAGTGCGGGTGGTCAGGACCCATTGCGGAGTCTTGCGACCGGTAATGTCTATAACGATCTGGTCTCCCAGTTCTCGAATAATCTTTACCATGTCGTTTTTGCTGCGAGAGGCGCCGTAAGCACCACGCATTTTGATGAGCACTTTGTAAACGTCGCTCTTTTTAACGTTGTTGGCGTGCAGGTATTCAAACATGTGCAACAGAACGGTTTCTGCAAACTGTTTGTATTCCGGCATCTTGGGGTTGTTGTAGCGCTTGGGGAACTCTTGCAGGGTGTAGGTGAACATGTCCATGCGGACGTCGTCCAACACCGCTGCCACATGCTGAGCCAGTTCCTCCTTGTAGAACGAACTCTGCTCCGTCAGGATACGCTCCATGTACATGACGTACTGGTTGATCTCCTTGGAAACTGACTTGATGGTCAGCTCATCCCCCATCGACACTTTTGAACCTTCAAGGCGAACAATGTTGGCCTTGTTCTTGACATCATGGAACACCTTGTTGATGTCATTGATCGCACGGCGCAGACGGTTCTGGATGTCACCCACCATGTAGACGATCTTTTTGTCGTCGTCCATCTTGGTAAAGGCTTCATAGTGAATACCGGTCTTGGGACTGAGGATCCACTCGGCTCGTGCTTCGATCAGGGCTTTCCAAGAACCATAGACCTTGATGTCGTACTTCTTGCTCAAGCGGTTGTAGGTCTCGATGACCACTTCACGCCGCGCTTGGAAAGGGTAGTCGTTGTGGATGATCGAGGTCAGGCACTTGTAGTGGTACATGCACAGGACATCTTTCATCGCCTGATGTTTCATGCCCTGAGGAAGTGTCGACTTATTGATCCGGTACAGGAGGTAGGGAACGGTCATGTTGAACGCGTCGCCTACAACGGCCCACTCCTTCTTGATCGCCTGACAGGCATGGAGGTTTTCCCGGAGCTCTTCTTCGTCGCAGTCGAAGATGTCAACGAACCAGGCGTTACGGTCAGCTGTGGTGAAGGTAACTTTCTGCAAACCCAGGTAGGGCGAGCCAAAGAACTCCATGTAGTCAACCAAGCCGACGCGCCGGGTGATGAACGAGTACACATACTTCTGCAAACGTTCAGCCCATTTCGGGGTAACTTCGAAGAACCCTTTAGAAAGGGTGTCGAAGATCTCACGGATGGCATGGTTGCTCTGGTATTCGACATTGCTGAGCAGGGCCTCATTGCCCGTGACATCATCGATGGGTGTCAGAATATCACGGTAAACTGGACTCCAAGACACCAGGTGTGCTTCGAAGCCCTCAAACAGGGAAAGAACTTGCGATTCGTCGAGTATAGAAAACGCAGTCATTACATTCTCCGGGTCACTTGCTGATGGATAGCGTCCCGACGCAAGGTACGGTCAGAGTTGGTCAAGCAGGACTTGAACTCTTTGAACTTGTCCTTGTAGGTCTGGTAGGCATCGGAGAACTTGTCGAGGTCATTGCTCAACATGTCCATCGAAATACCAGCACGCATGATCCCTTCTTGGCTGGGTCGACGGCAGTTGCGGTAGATGAATGCCTTGGTCGCCCACAGCACCAGCTCAGCGAACTCATCGAAATGACGTGGGCTGATAGAGCTCATTCCGGCATCGTACTCGAGGATCACTCGGGCAGTCAGGGAGTAGTTACCCTTGTTCAGACCATTGATGGCAAACATGTTGTTGCCCGTCATGGGACAGTCGGTAAAGGTCACCGGCATTTTCGAGTTACCCTGCATCGAGCTGAGCAAGGTTCCTGTCATTTCGTTGACTACACCATTACCACAGAGGTCATCGTTGGCCAGGCCTCCGTAGAACCCACCGGTCGCGGAAGCCATGCTGCCGAGGTAGACTTCAGTAACCGAGACGATCTTGGCGCCACGGGTAACCGAATCGGGTACAGAGACTTCGATACACCCATTCCCCCGATCTCGGTAGGACGATCCAGTCAGGTCAATGAAGTCGGTTTTACCACCCGCCATGCTGCAAGCAGGAAGTACAGTACGGTGAATGACCTTTTCACGAATACCTTGAGGTACTGTGGTTTGTCCGACCATGTCGAACCAGTTACCTGACCAGTGACGGTTAGGCTTATCAGTGAACGCAAGGTTAAACAAGTAATCATCGATGTCAGCGTTCATGACTTCGTTGATCGCGTAATCTACCGCGCTGGCCATAAGGTGTCTCCATCCTGGTCTACTGTCCAGGGAGGTAAAGGAATTAGTTCTTCATAACATTTCACCGATCGGTTATTATATGCAACACTTACCCAATTTCTAGTTTTGGAGGAAGGGGGTAAGATTCCTATTACGTAACGTAACGAGCCTACGGCGAGTGGAGTGGAGGAATAGGAATCTGGGGGATGGAGGGCTACCGTAGGTAGGCTATCAGGAATCTAGGAAAAGAGAAAAGAGAACATTAGAGAAAAGAAAAGAATCCTAAATCCCTAAATATAGGCCCGAAGGGCCTTATACACTTTTATTTTTTCACTGTAATGATTATACGTAGATTTCTTTTATTGAATTTGATGGATTGAAAAGGTATTACTGACCACGCCTTCCCTAGAGGGGAAGACGGGTAGGGGTCTATGCTGCACTTGGAATATTTTAAGCCTACATTATTGTTTGGTAACAGTGGACTGAATCTTTATTGATTACCCTTTGCTGCTTTTGTGTACCGAGATCCGATTAACGGACGAGGTAGGGGTAATCAACCATGTGGTATCTTTTACTAGATAGGGAATGGCACGAATATGACGACTGTAGCTTGGGATGGTAAAGAGCTGGTAGCAGATACACAAGGCACTCGGGGCGATACTATTCTCCCCGGTCGCGTACAAAAAATCTTTACTCCGGCTGAAGGGGAATACTGGGAGATCCAGGGAGAACGTTGTATCGCTTTTGCATTGGCCGGTATGACGTCGGGGATCGAGGCAGTCAAGGACTTCTTGCGGGCAGGTATCACGTACAGGACCAAATGGGACTTGCCTTACGAGATGATGTACAACGCCCTATTCATTACTGAATCGGGGATCGCATGGATACAGACAGTAGCGCCTACTCGTGGTGGGCAATTCTCGTCTTATCTGGAACTGGCGCAAGCTCCCTTCTCTATGGGAAGTGGCGATAACTTTGCTTTTGCTTTGATGAGCATTGGTAAAACTGCACAGCAGGCCGTTAAAGGGGCTAGTAAGGTTTGCCCATACACTAACGATGTGCTGGACGTGTTTGTATTACCGCCAGCACCGGCAGTAAAGAGCGTTCGACCAGCGCCTGCAGCAGAGCCTAAGACGGGGACCCCGGACACCATTGGCCACCTGACCTACGATGCGCTGAAAGAGTACATTCGTGAAGAGATGGCTAACAAACCCAAGTCGCCTGAACTACTCGAAGCAGAACGCGATGCAGGAAAGCCCAAGGCTACCCCGCCCAAAGAACACCTCGCTTAAAGGGTATTCGCGCTATGACAACGATCGCTTATCGAGATGGTCAACTGGCCGCTGATTCTCAGTTCAGTGTAAACGGAATGGCTGAAGTTGGGGCGGTAAAGATCAAAGTAGCCACCAACGACTCTGACTGGCGAGTTATGGGTAAACGGGTGGTGGCCTTTGCTGTTGACCGGCCTGGTGTTTCTGTAATGGAGTTCGTACGGCGAGCATTGGCTGATGGGTTAACTGAAAAGCTCCCCCTCATCTCTGCCAACTTCCGTGGGATTCAGGCTATGCTAATCACGGAAGAAGGGGAGTGTTTCACGTGGGTGTATACTCATATGCCCCTGCTGCACAATGAAATTTATCACCAGCTGCGATGTCACACAGGACCCTGGGCAATAGGGACGGGTCGTTCATACGCGATGGGCGCTATGGCGGTTGGAGGAACTGTTCACGAAGCCGTGCTGGCGGGTATTAGTTTGGATGTTTTCTCCGGCGGCGATGTTCAGGGCTTTGATCTACAGGAATACCTGGACAACCAGGCAGCAGAAAGAGCTGACCTTGTGGGAAACCATTAATCGAGGAGTAATGTATCATGTCTACAATCTGTTGGGATGGTAAAGAGCTGGTCGTTGATTCGCTTGATCATGAAGCAGGGCTTCGCCGGCAACTCTCCGTCCGGCGGATGTACACAGTAGGTACCTTCGATCAGTGGAAAGTCCACAACTGCGAAGCCTTGGCGTTTGCTTTCTTGAGCAGCGGTAACCCTGGACCTTGGATCGCAGAAGCCTTGACCAAGCACCTGACCCATCGCACCGAACTCACCGGTCGCTCGATTTCCTTTCAAGCGGTCATTGTGTGTAAGGACGCGGTGTTTGAATGGCGCTTTGCGAATGGCAGTGAGGGTGAGAACATTGTTAACACCTTGTTGCCAGTTACGGGCAAACTGTCAATCGGTACTGGGGTGGGTTTGGCAACCGCCCTGCTATCGATTGGTTTGAGTTCTCACAAGGTCATGGAAACTGTTTGCAAATGGGACCTGCAAAGCGGCGGAGAGGTAATGAGTTTTATCCGCCCACCCGCACAACCGCTCAGCAAAAGTGAAAGGGCTAAAGGCATCTTTGAGCGTGAGCTTGAGGATCTACAGACCATCGCTGCAGAACTTCGAGACGACTACACCCCTGAACAGCGAGACGAGGTCTTCAACAAACTGCACGTCAAATTAGGCGGGATGATTGAAAACTTCGAGGAATTGCGCAAGGACGATAAAGGTTAATACTGTATTCTATGTACGTCATCGTGTGTAGTGTACTAGTCAGGCCATTGTCATGCTGTATTTGGTAGGTTAGGAGGCTCACCGCCAAACCCCTCGGTCACCCTCGGCATTCATTGCCTGTCTTGGGTTGAGGGTTGCCTAAAAGGCCTCCACCCCTACTCCACTTCCCTCTGCAAAGGGGAGGTGGGGCTAGGGTTCTTACTTTCTTTTTTTTTTGCATTCTGTATTTTGTAGCACTGCAAAGGTATATTATACCGAAACACGGACTGGTACGACTACGCCATGGTTCCCGGTCAGTGAAGCGGCTCCAGAAATTCAGTCCTGTATTGGGACACTGGCGTACGGAGGTCCCCCCATCTACTCCGTACGCTGGTTATTTTTGGTCGCTTACTTCGCCAGAATTTTTTAAACCCATATTACCCCCGTGATAGAGATTAAACCTTATCTTTGTCCACATCCTTAGTACTCTGGAAGAGAGCGAGTCAATATGACCAACCTTCAATATTTCCTCTGTGGCGGCGCCGGCATCAACATCGGCATGGCACTGACAGCGGCGGCTCGCACCAGTGCGAACAAGAAAGCGGCCTTCGTAGGTTTCGATACCAGTGACAAGAACGACACCGACCTCTTCCCGATCGAGCGTCTGGAAGGTGTGAGCGGTAGCGGTAAGGACTCCACCGTCCACTTCCCTGCCATGGCTTCTTTCGCCGCGACCATGCTCAAGAAGTACAAACCAGGTCGCCACAACGTCGTGGTCGCCAACGCCGCCGGCGGTACTGGTCGCGCCTTCGCCATGCTGCTGGTGAAGATGCTGCTGGAAGCCGAACACGAGGTCTTCCTCTACCTGATCGAAGATCACACCTCCCTGACCGAAAAGCAGAACTCGGTCAAGGGCCTGCAAACCTTCTACAACCTCGTGGACCAGCTGGGCAAGCCAGTCGCGTACATGTCGTGCATCAACGAAAACACCAAAACCCGCGGGCAGATGAATACCGAGATCATCGACAGCCTGAACCTGTTGAGCATCCTGTTCAACGAAGGCAACACCGAAATCGACGACAGCGACATCGCGAACTTCTTCAACTACTCGTACAACGGCAAGGTTGCGCCAGCGCTGAGTCGTCTGGACTTCTTCGACCAACAGGGCGCCGTCGAGTACGAAGGCAAGCTTCCGGTGGCATTGGCATCACTGTTCATGAGCAGTGACGACGTCATCCCACGCTTCGTTGGTTCGGTCTACCGTACCACTGGCGTGTTCTCCTCCAGCCGCGACAAGACAGAAATCCCGAAAGACGTGACCGAACTCCACTTCACCCTGGACCACGGTGACAGCTACGCCGCCATCAAGAAGGCCGTCGACGATCTGGAAACTTCGCAAAGCGAAGCGACCAACGCCTACGGCAAGCAGAAGGCGATCAAGTCTGAAGGCGCCAACGAGATGGGCTTCATGCTGTAAGGCAAAGCACTGAATACCTAAGGTAAGGAGCTCACGCTCCTTACCTTAGGGTCTATGTTGCATTAATTTTTGACGGCACAGAACATTATTATGCACAGACAAATTAATAAAGGAGCTTCAACGTGTCTAAGAGCTTCTCTGTTGATCTTAACGACCACCACCTATACCGAACCATGGGTAACGACAAAAAGCCGTTAAAACAAACGGTAGACCGTGGTGACCTTGTTGCTCTTTTGATCAACCTGGGGTACAGCAATATCTCCGAGCTTGGATTCACTCGTGCTCGTTGGGGGTCGTTGGGATCGTTGGAGGAAATCATCACCGGTTGGACGGTGGGTGTTCCTTCAACCGCATTGGTCTCTATCCGGGTTATTGGCAGAACGTCCAATAACGTCCTAGTTACATTCACCTATTAGTTAGGTCACACATGATCCTATTTGATGTTAAGGAAATGGGTCGCAACCTCCCGACAATCGAGAAGTTAGACGAAGAAGTTCGGGAAGTGCTGGCGTTAAGGATCTTGGACTTTGCTGTTGAGATCTTTAACTACGATCATCGGATGAATCTGCTCCTAGGAGAAGCAGAAGACCTGTTTGAAAATGATTACGACATCATGGGTGTCGCGCGTGCTATTGTCGATCAGACCATGAAGATCCGCGAAGGAGGAAGACGGTGCGCATGGGATCCACGGATCAAGGTGCGGTTGGAAACTCGTCGTATAGGGCGCGGCTTCCATCAAGCCCGAGTGGTCATGGATCTCGAAGAAACAATGGCGTGCATGCTGCATGAGGCTGATCTGGTCAATCCACTGAGCCCCCATGTTACAGACGTGGTCATTGACAATCCGGGGATCGCCCTCAACCATGAAATCACTCGACTATATTCTGGCAAAGCCAAGCGGAGAACACCGCTTCTTTCAGATCGACACCCAAGAGCTGTTAAAGACGGTTCGTGGGCGACTGGGGGGTCTGGTCACTGGGAGCGTTACGGAGACGAGCTTCGTCAGCCGTTCAGGGACAAGGGGCCTATTACCCCTACAGCGGAAGCTCGACTTAATAGCACTCTCGGTTCTGCAGAAAACGATTGATGATTTTGTTACGCGTCATCGAGGGTTTGATGTAGAGGAAACCAGCAAAGGTTTCAACCTTGGATTCACCCGTTACTTGTTTCACGATGACTTGACTGACTTGGTTGATGACGGTCGGGCTTGGTTATCAAGGGCTCTGTACAAAGACCTACCGAACAGCATTCTCCAGTACCCCATCCTCTACCGCATGGTCGAATGCGGTAACTTGCTGATCGGCATAGATGTGAGGGACTTGGAATGCGACGCGTAAGTTTGCCCTGCTGCTTGGCGTTAAAGGTGTTTACAGATTACGGGTTCTCTCATAACCAATTCTGTTCATTCTTTGACACACTCATGATGTACTGGCGCGTCAATGATGACGGCGCTCGTATTACTCGTGAACTCATCTTAACAGGCCTAGACCTGGATGAACTTCATGCGCTGACGCTGTGGAACCTGTTGAGTAATGACCTTACTGAAATGGCGCGACAGGTACGTTGGTTTGCATTGAATAACCAATTAAAAGGCTGGTCATGCGCACCGGTCTGTATTCTTCTGGAGATAGAAAATGAACCATGTTTCCCATTCGATCAAACTTCCACCCTTGACGGATGTGGCTGAACTGCTCGGTATGTACCGGGCCTTGTTCGAGTCCATGCACATCGGCCTTCCCCCAGGGTTCCCCTTTGTGGTAGCCGGCACCTTCTCTCACCCGATCGAGGAAGCGAACCAAATGCTCACCAGTGAGTTTATGGAGACCTCGCGTATTCTCCAGCAACTCTGCCGTGACAAAGTAAACGTCCAGTTGGTCGATGCCCGGGTTAATCCCTCGATCGTCAACTTCATCTTCAGTTATAAAGAGGCGACTGATAATGAACACACGCCTCCTCCCGCTTGATTACCAAGCGCTGGCTGAGCACCTTCATCTCCGCGTAAACGGACACGATACCCCAGCGGGGCATCCCTCCTTCAAACGCATGCAGACCTTGTTAAAGACCACCATCGACCAAATAACCGACCTGCTTGAGGAGCCGTTGGTCGATGTTGAAATTCAGGACGAGGAACTCTTTGATCTGTTGTTGGCCAATCTCGGTGACGACGTGATCGAAAACCTCGAAGTTAGCGAGACTCCAGGGGTAGCACTACGGGTTCAAGGAAGAACTGAACTGATGCCCTTGATTTACATCACTGTTAGTTCATCGAGGTAGTTATGGCCATCAAACCAGCCGTGGGTGATGTGGTAAGTTTCCAGTACGTTCAGAACGGCGTTATTGGCGATCCACAAAGCGGTGTTAAAGTAGTAGTGGATCGCATGACACTGGAAGCTGCTCGGGGGATCGACCCACAGGTGGTGACCAAACACACGAACCTCTTCCCCTACTTCAAAGATGCGGTGAAGGGTGTAGACGACCCTAATGCGTACTACTACTTCGCTATTCAGCTGCCGAACGGCACTCTGCAAGTGGTCGGGGTCCCGTGGGTCAACGAGGCGACGTTCAAGATCATCAACGCCCGTACGCGAACCTACGTGCTAACCAACTTCGACGCGAGCATGGAAGCCCCTCTGCACCGCTTCCTGGAAGATATCAAGGCCACGTACACGTTCAGTGAAGTCAGTAAATAACATAATGATACCCCGCCCCCTATTTAGTAGGGGCGCGGGTTATCTATCTATTTTTTATTTCTCTTCTATGCCCCTTTATTTCTATTCACCGAATATTCGAGAGTGTGCCAGTTATGGGCGTACCTGCCAAAATTGACGTGCCTAATCATCGCGCACCGTTTATACAAGATACTTACACCACTGATCGTAATTTTCTGAAGGCGTACCACTACCAAGCTGCTTATCTGTTGTCGTTGGCGTACAACTACGATTACGACTACATGCTCAAGCTCATGGCGGAGTTCTTTGTCCCCAATGAGAATGGCTTCAGAGAAGCCAAGATGCGGGTCTTCAAGAAAGACAAGCATGGCGATCGCCAACCGGTTGTCATGGGGACCTGTGAATTCTTTAACACAGTTCATTCGAATGGCTGGCACCTTTCACCTTCGTTGGTGGCCTACACCCACACCGATGTTGAGCAATCGGTTAACGCAGCCGGCACTGAACAGTTCATTGAATTCCGTCGTATCTACAAAGGCAAACGTGGTGAAGTCCCAAAGGGCAGCGTGGCCTGGCAGGCGTTCAACGAAATCCAGAACGCCCTGAAGATCTTTAACAACGCTCAGTCCGGCGCCATGTCTTCTTCGGGGACGCCATTGTTTAACCAGTCCGGGCACACCTCCCTGACCTCCACGTGCCGTGCGCTGACCTCTACCGCCAACCTGATCAACGAACGACTGATCACGGGTAACCGGTTGTTGTTGAGTTATAACAAGACCGTTGAGGGTTTCATCGCCCAGCTGCAATACGCTGACCAGGACCTGATTCAAGAAGTGATCGACGAGTACGGCATGAACTATGCCACCGTTGACCAGGTCATGGACATGGTGGTGCGTTGCAGTCGTTACTACTGGCGAAACCCTGAGTCGCTGAACGCCATCCGATTGTTGTTGCAAAACATGACTCCGTTGGAACTGACCGTCATCCTGTGTGTCCTCGACCTTCGCGGGTTATATGTGACCAACATGGACCTGATGAAACGGTTCTTTAACGATTGGTGTGCTACACCGACAATGCCTGAGGGCACCACTGCGTCGGATTATGCCAAGCCGGCCAACAGCGACTACAAGATTCTTTGCATTACCAAGCTGCCCAAGGATGCCAGTGCGGCAGAAATCAACTTCCTGAACAACTACCATGTGGGGGTTGAGCAGAAGTGGGAGAAATTCCTACGGGCTTTCTTTAAGTCGCGGATTCCCCCGACTGGGATCTTTAACGTCAAGGACATTGTCCGCGAAAGTGTGATGACGTCCGACACAGACTCGGTAATCTACTCGGTCGACATGATCATTGATGATTATGTTTCCGATGCGGGCACTGCGCTGAAGTTCAACGGGGTGTTGACGTATTTCATTCGTTGCATTGCGGTCGATCAGCACGCGCAGCTCAGTCGAAACATGAACGTGTCGGCGAAGTACCAGAACCGACTGAACATGAAGAACGAGTACCTGTTCGCGTCGTATGTTACCACGATGATGTCGAAACACTACTACGCATTGCAGCTCATGGTAGAAGGGGTGTTGAACGCCAAACCTGCCCTCGAACTGAAAGGCGTGCATCTGCGAGGCGTGAAGATCGCAGAGTTGGTGCGTAACTTCACCAACAAGCTCATGCGAAGGGTACTGGATGCCTTGTATACTCGGAAGACGCTGTCAGCCCCTGACATCCTCAAGGAGGTCGGTGACATCGAACGGGCGCTGAAACAAAACCTGGAAGAAGGTGGATGGTTCTGGTTGACGCACAACAACATCAAACATGAAACCGTTTACAAGAACCCAGACTCAACAGTGTACTTCTATCACAAGTTGTGGGAAGAGGTCCTGAGTGCGCGATACGGAGAAGCCCCTGCGATTCCTTATAAAGCGTACAAGGTTAACCTTAGTCTTGACGGCAAGAAACGTTTGCAGGAGTTCTACGAGACACTGGAAGACAAAAACTTCCGTGCCGCACTGGAGAACTTCATGGGCGACAAAACCGCGCTGTCATCACTCTACGTCCCAACTAACTTAATTGAAGGGATTGGCGGTATTCCGAAAGAGTTCCGTTCAGCAATTGACGATCGGCTGATCATCGCACAAAACTTGAAGAGTGTCTATGCCATTCTGGAATCCTTGGGGTTGTTTATCTTGAACAGCAAAATGACCCGATTGGTTTCGGACGAGCATTGATTACGCGAGGTGTAATGACTGACCTAACGCATGCATTAACAAAGGCAATCTTTAACGGGAAAAAGATCAACCAACTGGGGCTTGAGCTCTTGGAGTATGGGAGGATTTACGGCCGCGATGTGGTCTTCGTCCCAGACTATCGGAACAAGCTCCAGGAAATGGCAGCCCTTAAAGAGGAACTAGAACAACTTGACCGTGAGTTCGGTATGACTGAGGACAACCCCGTCCATCAATCACCTTAGGAAAATATCATGAGTTGCTGCGTTTCGAAAGATCGTCTTCCATTACCAACACATCAACCTGTACTACAAGTCCTAGTGCAAGGCGTTGTAGATACAATGGATTTCCTGTCAGTTATGGGGACGTTGTATCACGGTGATCTTTACCTGGTACTTAACCCTCGGCACTTAGTTGAGTGGGACGAAGTCAATCGAGTGTGGATTGACCGTGGTGCTGTTCCAGAATAGGTAATCATTACCAGAGAGGGCTCACGCCCTCTCTGGTAGTCTTTCTTTATTTTTTGAGATTTTCTTGCACAAGCCCCAGAAGATCATCAGCCAATTCGTAGAACCACCCGCGGAAGTAGGTCTCCTGAATCCGCTGATAGTTGTTGATCCGCTTGGCATGAGTACGCAGTACCAGGGTGTTGACATCCGGGAGGATATGACCTTCACGGTTAGCCAGCGTCAGGTACACCGAGTACAGCTTCATCAATGCCGGTTCCCAGCACCACACCGTCTGCGAGAACAAGGCGCTCTTACCTGCTTGGACATAGTTGAAGTATGGCTTGGCGTAGATGCTTTCAATGATTGACAGGAAGTGCTCGAAGTTAGCCAATCGTCGACCAGTGAGTGCTTTAACCAGGTGGGTGTAGTAAATGGAAAGCAGACGCTTTTCGCTCACGGTATTGAACACCACACTGTCGGTAACAATCAAGTCATCGATCACAACCCCGTGGACAAAATGCTCATAGAGGATATTGATCACAGAGAGTTGGTTATGACACAACTGAGCTTGAGTCAGCACAAACTTGGCAACGTAAGCATGTACTCCCGCATCCCGCACCAGGTTCTGCCGTTGGTACAACCACCATCCCACCGCGAGCTCAACCAGGTCTACACCCATGATCGCCAGATCATTATAAGTGCTGTTAACCCTGTCATCACGGTTAAAGGTGTGGGTGTACATGTGTTTTGTCACAGTAGAACATAATGGTATTACAGGGCGCAATTCCTCGAGTGAAACGTTGTCCTGGTAACGCTTGTCGTTTTCGATCAAGCACCAGTGCTCTCGTACGCTCTCCCGATAGAACCCGTCGGTCCGCGCAGACCCCACGTGACTCATGGAAGTAATTTTGAACATGGTGCACAATGAGTATGCACGGAACCGGGTATAGCTGACCACGTACTGGAGGTCCCACTCCGCATTAATACTTAACTGCTGGAGTAATCCTACTAGGACGTGTTCGTTCTCAATGTCGTATGTCTGTTCCTCTATGAACGACAGGAAGGCTTTGCGGTTGAATTCGGTCTGCCGATGAAGGTTACCCATATCAGCAAACCGTGTTCTGGGATAAACCGCTGTCGACGGCTTGGGGTACAGGAGTGTCAGCATGTCGGCACCAAATGGATGTAAAGAATAACAATTCCTATTATATGCACACTAACGCTCCTGGCTAACGCCGGGGGACACCGGAGTGCAATGTTTGGAATTGGTATGTGTTTGAATTAAACGTTCCTATAGCATTTCCCTTGAAAAAAAGGGCTAAAGCGTAGAGGGCTAAAAAATTTCAGACCCATATTACCCTTGTGAATCGTCATAAGGATATTTGTGTGTAGGCAAACACCAAACGATTCCAGGTTTAGCTAAACTTTCTATTACACATGATGGAGTTCATCAAATGGCTGTTAATCAAGGCAAACGCGGTAAGAGCAACGACGATTCCAACTGGAACCAGAGCGAAGACGGCGGTGCTGGCGAGCGTCAAATTCAATCCGGCCTGGGCGGTCTGTTCCAGCTCATGTCCTTCTCTGCGGACAACCGCAACCTGTTCGAACTGAACGAAGTTCACAAGCAGCTGGAAGAGCTGTACAAGGCCGCTGACGGCTCGACCACTCCGACCATCCAGCGTCGCATGATCCCGAAGGTGAACTACCTCACCCCAGCGATCTCCAGCGTCCTGCCGGGCCTGGTCATGAACTGCCTGGTCGAAGACACCATGTGGGTCATGGCGGTGCTCTTCTCCACCAAGGAAATGACCAACGCTTCCGAGCCGGTCCGCTTCAACCACGGTGGCCAGAACACCAACCTGTCGGTTCCGATCCCGCCAGTTGGCTACATCAACGCCGAAGTCATGGACAACCTGCGTGGCCACTTCGAACGCCAAGGCGAGTCCGAAGGCTTCAAGAACGTGGCGCTGATCAACATGCTGCTCATCGACCTCGAGATGCTGAACCATCCCGAAGCCGGCGACGTCAAAGATCGTCCGAAGCGCCTGGCCGCTTACATCGCCAACCAGTGGGAAACTGCGTTCCTCACCAAGGCTGCTGTCCTGCTGGCCAACGCCGGCGAAGGCGAGCTGCCAAGCCCGTTCTCCAATCCGAAGAAGCCCTACGGCAAAGACAACTGCGCCGAAGCACGGATCAACTCGATCCAGGAGCGTGTCACCAAGGGCCTGACCCTGAGCGCTGCAAACATGGAAGTGGTTGCTTCCACCGCGAACAGCGCGCAGAACTACAACAACAACAGCAGCACGGCGAACAGCAAGGAAATCGCCCGTGCCACTGCCATCGTCAGCCTCTCCGGCCTGCCGTATGAGCAGCACATGCGCAACCTGCAGATTCTGCAGCAATCGCCGAACCGTGACATCAACGCGATGATGGGCATGACCGGCGGCATCTACCAGAACGGCTACAAGCCGCTCCACCCTGTGATCACCCTGGAATCGGCGCTGGCCGGTGAAATGATGAACTACAACCAGGGCCTGATGCCGTTCTTCTACTGCCTGTACCTGCTGATGGCGACCAACACGAACTACCTGTTCACGGAAGTTCTGCGTCGTCTGAGCGTTGGTCAGCGTGGTAACCTCATCGGCCTGGAAGGTCGTATCGACAGTCTGCTCGGCGGTGTTCCGGTGCCTAACCGCGCCATGATGACCGAGAAGACCATCAACGACATCGACTTCACCAACAACTGGATCCGCCAGAACGTTTCGCCGCACGCCACCTTCCGCAGCAACCTGGTGACCAACGGCAACGACTCGGCAGTCAACAACTTCCTGACCGGCCTCTCCAGCGAGAACCGTGAGAAAGAAGTCAAGACCACGATCTCGGTGCTGTCGGCGCTGTCCTCCGGCAAGTTCGCCAAACTGGTTCAACGCAACATCGACCAGAAATCTGGCTGGACCCCGGACAAGAAAGTGCTGCACCGCACTCCAATGTTCGTGATCAACGGCCTGGCTGCCATGCCTGTTACTCGCAAGAAGCTGAACACTCAAGAAGTCGATGAGATGTTCCTCTTCAACGCCAAGGGCAAGAACGTCGCCGAGATCCTGAACTTCCTCAACACCCAGTACGGTGCGACCGACAACGATCCACGTGCTCGTTGCCAGCGCCTGCGCATGGAAATGGAACAGACCATCTTCGACGGCGACATGCACGTCAACAGCTTCGCTCAGTCCTGCGTCTGGGACCCGGGCTTCATGGCTGTTGTGGCGGAAGCGCTGGACGGTATCGGTACCATGACCGTGGCCAACAGCCAGGCAGTTCTGCGTCCTTCTCAGGGCGTGTTCATGCCAGGCGGTGGTCTGGCCACCATGACCCACGCTGGCGCAGGCAACATCTACGCTGGTGGTCCGGTCGGCGGCTACACGCAAACCTTCGGCTAATAGCCGGTAGCAACCGATAGGGTTAGGAGGCTTTCGGGCCTCCTAACCTTTATTTTGCTTTTGTCTTTTTTGGAGTCGTCAATGGAATTTCCCCCATTAACGAAGAGCATTGGGCTCGCCATTGAAACCCTCACGGCGTATAGTGAGGAATTTCTTGACCCCATGCCGTATTTCATGCATTACGCAAGGCGGTTCGAATCGCTGGAAGATGACCCTATCTTCTCGCAGCCCTTGTACCCTGACTTCGAAAACTACAACTACCTGCATGACACCAGTCAGCTCAAACAAGTCTACCTGAACGACTTCGACTTCAACCTCGAAGAAGATCGGGAACGGCTTGCCAAGTTGATTCGGATGGAGTTCGAGTCGAACACCTTTGACAACATCGCACGGTGCCGTTGCACCACCGGTGGTCTGCGGGGTAACTACCTCAAGGGCAGTAATAAGGTGTGTCCACGGTGTGGTTATAAACCTGAAGTGTTCCTGGAACAGGGTCAAGATACACTCCTGTGGATCCGTTGCCCTGAAGGGGTGAAGAAGTTCGTTAACTTGGGTTTCTTTACCACGTTCTTCAACAACATCACGGTTGGGAATCCAGGGCCTAAGATTTCCCTGCCACGCTATTTCATCGACCCCACCTACCGTTCCGAGCAACGTCGACGGTCCAATGGATCGATGCTGGCTATCAACCAGATGCTGGCCGAGTTGGAAATTACCGAGATCAACCTGAACTCGTTCTATGACAACTGCGACCGGCTGATGGAGTACCTCCTACTGGGCAAAGGTGCTCGGTGGACGAAGTACAAGGCCAGTGGTGGCAAGGAGATCCATGACTTCTACCTCAAGCACCGTGACATTGCGTTCTGCGATTATATCAAAGTCCCCAACCGTTACAGCACGGTCCTCGAGAAGACGGGTAACAGCAAGGAGATCCGTAGCTACCAACACCAGCCGGACACGGCCAAGCTGTACAACGCAATCGCGGACACGGCGAAGTCTAACAACTCGTACCAACTCAGCGAAAGCGAGCTGCTGAAAAACGTCAACATTGTTGGCAAGAACCTGGTGGCGTTGGCTGAACAGTACCGCAGCGTTAACAACCCCAAAACCTTGTTCAACAAACACGGGATTGGGCGTAAGCACGTAGCGGCAGCCTCTGTTCCAGGCACGGGTCGATCGGTGATCACGTCCCAGACGGGGATCATCAACGCGGATTTCATCATCATGCCTTGGCGGATGATGACGACGATCCTCGAAATCGAGCTCACCCAACACTTGTACCGTAACAAGTACACCCCCAATGCAGCACGCAAACTGATCCTGGAAAGTGCGTACAAGATCACCCCGATCGTCGATCTGTTCTTCAAGGACGTTGAAGACAACCGGAAGTGCATCATCCAGGCGGGTCGGAACCCATCGATTGAATTCCTCAGCCGACGTTCCAACTTCCTGAAGGTCAATCGCGACCTCGAAGACGAAAGCATCAAGATTGCGATTACTGGGGTTGGTGAATACAACGCCGACTTCGACGGTGATCAGATGTATGTGCTCGCGATCCGTGACAACGAGTCCAAAGCGAAAGCTTATGGTGGGTTTGGTCACCATCAAGTGCTCGACAAGAACATACCGTTCAAGGTGAGTCGCTATGCAGGGCAAACTGCGACGGTTAACATGAACCTCAACACTCTACTGCTTCAAACTGAACTGGTCGAGTAGATACAGAAAGAGGATTCGGCATTGAAACGAGGGCAGATCAATGAAAAGCGCTAACGCGTTCAGTTACGCGATTTCAGGCAGTCACAGCGACCAGTCGTTGTCTGCCTATGCCAACTACGTCGGCAGCACCACAGCGCTCTTACAGAACGCTGGAGGGTGGTTGGGTGATCAGGCCAAGAAGACCCTCGACTCATTCACTGATTTTGTTTCATCACGTGCATGGGAAATGGGTAAACGCTTGCTCAACAAGGAGGACGGTGAGTACGTGTCACGGTTCTCCATTGGCTACCTCGGTAGCTTGGAAGCGCAGCAACGTGCCGACGGCGTTATGCGGGACATGATCATGGCGATCCCAGAAGTCATGACCTTGTATGAAGCGGGTGAGCTGGATGGCTACGGCGGCGAGTTCAGCCACTTCTGTAAAGGGGTCGGTGCTGAGAACTTGTTGTATCGGCGTGCAATGAATGGTGTGCTGGATCTGAAGATGGTGGATGAGAAACCGCAGCTCAGTCACAGTCACTACCATGACTCCCTGGCGGGGGCATTGACCTTCCGCGAACGTGTGGATTGGGGTAAGACGCGAGCCGCGGCGGTTCATCACTTGACCACCACAATGTTCGACTTGACCAGCAGCACAGGGGGGTATCGCAAGTCTTACACCCCTTCTGAAGAAGAACAAGTCAAACCGGAACAACCTTTCGGTTAACACTCCGAAGTAATCCAGGTGGGTCGCCCCACCTGGATTATCTTCTTATTTTTTTTTGCACTTTATAATCTATAGAGGACTTTTCATTATAAGGTGATTTATGACAACCGCCCGATTTATCGTCGGAACATTAGATACAGCGGTGGGATGGGAAACCCAATCCGTCGAGACCGCCATAAGCCGCCACATCACGTACTGGTTTGCGGCGCGTGAGAACCAAGGCAAGGTGGTTTCTGCCGTGCCGAACTGGCATACCCTGTTCATGGAATATTCACACCAGCCTGAGAAGATGGTGGAACAAACCAAGACTGCATTTAAAGCTTATTTGAACGAGCTTTTTAACGACGTAGAAGTTTACGTAGAGTCACAAAATCTTACTGACCAACGTTATAATTACAAGCTCGTGTTAGCCGCACGTGTAACTGTCAACGGGGAGCGTTACGACATTGCACAAACGATTTTAGCGACTGGCGAACTTTATAAAGTACTAGATATGGAGCGTTTGAAGAAATGAGCGACATCCACGCACAGCGTATCGAGGAGCAGTTGAGTAATGACTTTGGTTGGTTGGACGAGTTAAAGGTTACCGTCATCGACGGCCGCCCTGCGCTCGGCAGCAAACTCGACAATGGCGACCTGCCATTCAACGTCAGTAAAGTCATGCTGGAGACCGAGTTCGTCAGAGACTGGTTGTTGCGGTTTGCCCTGGGTAACACCATTGGGGTGAACTACTTCAATCTGCCCGAGTGGGGCAAGTTCACTGAGAACGGTGTCCGGTCTGTGTTGGTGGGTAATGTCAATGAGGAAGGCACGTTCGAGCCGAGCCTTATTGTACCGCCTCTGATCACGAACCTGTTGTCGCCCGAAGACTTCCAAAAGTTGCGCGATGCCTCGGTTCGTATCCACGCGAACAACGAAGATACGATGAAGAAGAAGGATCTCACCGCGAACTACGGCATTGCAAAAATGCTGGTGGATGAGAAACTGGGGATTCAGGCAAAGCAAGTGCGTTACTCGGACTTGATCACCCCGTCGTTCTTTGCGAAGTACAAGATCGTCCCTGAAGTCGAACAACAACTCTATTATATCCGGGATGTTGTGCGTAAAGGACGAAAGGTTACCACAGATATCGAAGACCTGAATAAGGCGCGTGATATCTTGTTCCGTGACCACATGCGTGAAAAGGTCAGTAACGACGAGTACTTCTTCGTTTATGAACTGAGCCTGCAAACGTATATCCTGGACGGTAAGCTCATTACCCTTCGGGAAGAAGAAGCCGCTGCTGCAGCCGCAGCTGCAAATGAAGAAAACGAAGGAGACATTGATCCCCTGTCGTGCTAACCACTAGGGGCGATTATGCGTATACTTTGGAGTTCTGATCACCATACGTTGGATACCACTACACCGACGTGGCACATCCTCAACAACATGACCACGTTTTACATGCGTGAGCATGACTTGTCCAAAGTTCAATTGGCGATGTTTGGGGGTGACCTTACGGAGCGCATTGTTGAAGCGCCGAATAAGGACTGGTTAAGTGTCATTGACTGGGGCAGCAAGTTTTTAAAAGCGGCACATAAAGCAAACACCGCTGTACTGTTATTAGAGGGAACCCACTCCCACGACCGCGGCCAACCTGCAGCTTGGGTTTCGCTGGCGCCCGAGGGGATGGATTTCCGTTACGTCGATACGATCAGTATCCAGTTCTACCCTGAGCTGGATAACCTGTCTGTGTTGTGTGTCCCTGACAACCTGGGTCCTATGACCACGGACGAAGTCTGGGAAAGAGCCCTGGAGTTACTCAGGGAACACAAGCTTGAACAAGTTGACATCATTGCGTTTCACAGCGGGTTCGATTTCCAGTTACCGCCACAGGTACGCCACAAAACGCACAACCCTGAGCGCTGGGAATCGATCGTTAAGTACTACATCCTTTCGGGACACATCCACGTACCGGTTGAACGTGGAAAGATCCGCTGCTCCGGCTCGTTTGATCGAACCGGGCATGGACAAGAACACCCGAAAGGCGGTTACGTTGTAGACATTGATCTAAAGAAAGAAACATCGACCGCCACCTTTTGGGAAAACAAACGGGCGTTGCCGTATGTGACCATGCGGGTCAAAGATGGCATTACACCCGAGGAATTGGTAGAAAATCTGCACCAGTTTATTAAGGACAAGAAACTTCCGCCCCATGCACAGGTGCGGTTGATGGACGGTCCTGCCCTGGTGGTCAACCCTATCATCGCTGTGTTTCAGCGTGAATACCCCATGTTGGGATTCAAAGCAGATAACAGTAAAGCAGCAGAGATGTTGGTGGGTGAAGAGGTGTATGAACAAGACCCCTATGTGGGGTGTGAACTTACACCTAATAATTTGTCAGATTCATTGATTAAAGAAATTGCCGCCGCTTTAGAAAAAGACGGTATTCCGGATGATGAAGCCAAGACTGTATTGAAGGACTTCTTATGAGATCGACTGGCGCTTTAGGGATGTCGATTGGCACGTCCCTGGCGTTTGAAGGGGACGCAGCCTCGACCATTCGCAACTCTGATGCCGTACTGCTGAACCTGTTTACCCTCATCCGGAATGCTCATGACGCCTATGAGACCAAGGAAGAGAAAGAAGCACTGACTGCAACTCAGCTGTTTGAAGACGTGGTCAGTGACTTAAAGATCATTGCTCAATGGATTGAGCAGGCGCGTAAAACCAAACCGTTGTCGTTGAAAGTCTATTACCCCACGTACACCACGATCAAGCTACGCTTCCCTAAAGCGGACCTGAAAGAACCGAAAGGTGAAAAGCAGATCCGCTGGGAAAAGCTGAGCAAAGAAGTGGCTAAAGACCTGTACGCTAAGTATAGCAAGATCTTGATTAAAACTGACATGGGTTTGCCAGATTACCAGGGTCGCGGTATTGTACTGACCCACCATGTCATCGACTTGGTCAGTGTGGACGGTGTGAGTCGTTTAACACTTATCGAATCTTACACGGGGAAGTTAAAGCCCTTCACCAAGTGGTACACCAAACTGACGGGCGGGGACGAGTTGTATTACATGCCCTTTAACCGTCTCACCATTCAGGTCTTTGGGGACCGTTCGACTCACTTTAAATCTTCAAGTCATGGGATCAAGGAGCTGGTCAAAAAGCTAGCAAAGGATTTCTCTTGGACATCAGCTACAACCCTTGGGCGTATCCGTGTCAATATTAACAGCATGCCCAACAGTGCCGACAAGGCCGGTTTGCTGTTAATGCTTTAATTTCACTGGACGCTTATTCCTATTGACGAGCAATTCAAATTCAGGACGCATGATCATGAGCCAAGATCGCCAACAAGGTAACAACAACCAGCGCAAGAAGACCCTGCTGGACGACTATCGTCAGCCGCATCCAGCCACCAAGGAACCGCTGCAAGGCGGTAAGTACCCTGCTCAGGGTATGTTCCAGCAGAAGAAAAACGGCACCATCGTCTTCAAGATCAACGACGGCGTCTACGTCCAAGGCGGTCAAGGCAGCGTCAACCCGAAAGAGGTCGAGCTGAACTATGCCGACCGTACGGCCATCTTCAACGCTGTTCGTGAAGCAGCCACCGATCCGAACTTTGGCACCGCCCAGATCGTGATCGCCAAGCGCCAGTACGTCTTCAGCGGCGGCCAAAGCAAGCTCAGCGAAAACCCGATCACCCAGGCGACCTTTACCGTCGTGCGTACTGACAAAGGTGTCGTCGGCCTGGGCTACAGCAAGGGTGATTACAAAGCCCAGCTGATCTTCAAAGGCGCCAACTTCACCACGGTGTACGTGAAGAACGAAGCAGGCGACCGTGTCGAAGACTCCGGCATGATCAGCCGCTGGGTGGCACGTGGTTGGGTGACCTTCCATGAAGACCTGCTCAACCGCATGGAGATGGCAGGTTGGGAGCCGCCGAAGCCGCGCGATAACGACAGCAACGGCGATCGCAACCGTGGCAATAACAACAACAGCAACGCCGGTTACGGCAATGACTCTGTTGATGACATGGACGAGTTCATGTAACACCCTTTCCAAGACCGCCAGGAGGGTAGCCCCCTCCTGGCCGTTATTTTGCTTGGGTAAAAATTCTCAAACCTATATTACTCAGGTGTTAACCTATTGGAGTGTGTCATGACCTTCAGCATTGATGTTACACGAAGATCAAGAAAAGCCATTTCGTCCATCACCATCAACAACAACGAAAGGGTTTTGCGGTTCAATGGCGAGGGTACGATTCGTTTAGAGAAAGTACAAATCGGTCGCGATCTCGAAGAGCCGAACCTGTTCACGTATTTCAACGACTACGTCGAACGGACCTTTACCAGCGAACAGAAAACAGAACTCTTCAACCTGTTCGAAGGCGCCCACAACATCTGTGAAAACCCGGTGGCCAAAAACTACCAGGTCGAAGCCGCCGCGATCAAGCCCTATTTCAACAAGATTTGGGATTTGGTCAACACGAGCAAGTTGGCATCCTTTATCGAATATTCGAACGACTACATCAAGGTTCCGCCAGACCTGGTAGCCGCGTCGAGCAAGGGCGATTACCCATCGCAAACGACCTACACCGAAAACGACTACCGGGAATTGGTCAAGACCACCTTTGTTGTGCGGGTTGTCTACCCTATCCTGTTCTCGTTGCTGTACCGGTTCGACCGTGATATGGGTCGGGGGGTCAGTGAGCTGGAGTGCGGTCGTCTGATCAAAGACAGCCCTCACCTCATTCACATGCCCGGGTGGAAGAAACTCAACCTCTACATCAACTACGCGTTCAACAAAGCAGGTCCTCGCCTGCCGGTCGATGCAGTAGGAAGTGCGGAATACCTTGTCGAGCGTGCGCTCTTCAACACCCTGTTCAGCCGGCTCTGCTGTGCGGTTATTCCTGAGACTGAAGAAGGCAAGCACCTGGCCACCGCCGTTAACGCTGCTGTGCGTTCTGCGGATTCGGGTGCGGAGAACTTCCGCAAGAAGGACGATCGTGACAGCGGGGATGACGATAAACGTTCATTGCTGGAACGTTACAACGTCAACGAAGAAACCAAGGAAACCAACGAGGTCATGACGGCCGAGTTCTTTAGCCAAGGTTTGTTCGATGAGTTGGACCAAGAGCGTCATGTGGACCGCTTCAAGTATGTATCAGAAGCACTAAACATTCAAGACGTCAAGTTGGTTGAAAAGGTCTACGACAACTTTTCTCCTGACTGGGGCTTTGAGTTGCATCCACATATCGTCACAGTGTTGCAATTGACCTTTGCCGATGCAGTCCCGCCAATGATCTTCTGGGCTTGTGATTACACCCAGTTGATGGCGGCCATTGCGTTGGGCCAAGTCAGGCTGGCTGAGCAAGGGTATTCGTACCTACCCGCAGTGCTAGGCGCAGTCCACAACCCCGAGGGTATTCGATCCTTGGCGGACGGTTTCAAACTTAACACCAGTGAGAAGGAGTACCTCTCAAGCATCTGTGAAATCCAGAGCCGTAATGACGAAGGCCTATCGTTCAATCAGGCCATCGAAACCGCCACTGAATTCCTTGATATGTTTGGCAATGGGCAGTGGCATTCAAACTTGGAATACGGCGTCCTCGACGACCCAAAAGTATACGACCGCGTACAACGCGGCGCCTTGTTTGAACTTGAAGCTGAGTTAGAAGTTAAGACAGAGTTCATGCGGTTGGTCCGTCAGGTCAACGGCGAAGCATAATCCATTACACCCCCTAATTAGAGTAGAGAACCATGGCTGAAGTAAATCTGAGTCTGCAACGTGCTTTCTTTGGTATCGGCAACGCTAACCACCAGCATGTTCACCGTCACAACAAACTGAACATGGACAGCATGGACATTGACCGTCTCCGGTTAGAAATGGAGAGCGGCGGGATCATGCCGAGCACCCTGTCGCAGATCGCGGCCAAGTCAGGCGAAGTGATTGCTCGTCCTCAAGGCTTCGTGGAAGTTGAAGACGGTTTCAACGTCCGTCGGGGTATCGGGATGATGGACTTCCTGGTCGAGAGCAACGCGTCCTACGCCTACAACCTCGTGGTTGTGTTCTACCTCCACGGTGGTTCTTCCAGTCACGAAGGCTTGTCGGAAGACACCTTGATGGTGCCAGTGCGCTGCTGGACAACGGAGACCCGTAATACCCAGGACACCCTCGGGATGCCGCGAGTCAAACGGACCATCGACTCCTCTCACCAGTTCCTCATGGGTGACCCTACCCTGAGAAAGTCGCTCAAAGCTGTTCGTCCAATCGACATTGGTAACGAGGCCATGGGCTTTGCGGTCTCCGACAACGACGGCTACTCCGGTTATTCGGGCGTGGCCGGTTCGGACCTCAACAACAACGTGATGATGTCCAAGACCCAAAACCTCACACCGAATTACTATGCGCGCGAGTTGCTGCGCTTGGGTGTGCGGGCAAAGGTTGATAGCGCCATGAACCAACCATTGGAAATGGCCCTGTCGGACGGTATCATCACACCAAGCATCGGCGAGATCGGTGTGACTGAAAACCCCTTCGTCATGACGATGATGGCCAACTCCGGCAATTTCAGCCTCGCCGGGTTCCAGGGCTATTCGGTCGGTGAAGTGGCCAACGTCTTCAGCGAGTTCGTTGATGTCTTGAACATCGACATGCTGAACGTTACGAACTTCGCCGAAGACACCACGATGCTCACCACGCGTGAGTACGGCACTGCCAGCCTCGCGGAAACCATCGCTACTGAAGTCGCCATGACCACGGTGCATGTGCTGCTGAACACTGGCCTGTCTTCGCTGGAATTCTCGGCGTCTAACAATGCCACTGATTTCGGTACTGTGGATAACGAAGCAGGCGTGGTCTTTGTACCGGGTTCGGCCATGTCGCTGATCGAAGACGACCTCTTCGTGGCCAACCGTGTGGAAAGCTTCAAACAAGGCATCATCGACAACTTCTTCGCGAAGTATTCGTCGCCGTACCCGCACCTCCGCAAAATCGTCAACATCGGTGTTTCGTGCTACATCTTCGGCGAGACCATTGTCGAGGTCTCCTTCAATGAAGATGGCAGCGACTCGGTTGTGTTCTCGAACGCCACCTACTACATCAACCACACCAGTACGGCCATCGCGGGCACTGAACACGGGCTGCAAGAATCCCGTGGTTTCCTCAGCGACCTGCAAGCCTACTTCCAGTAACTGTAAAGGTAACCGGTAATGAATGAACTGAACAAGTTGTACCAAGCGATGTGCTTGTCCTGGGGTGCAGAAGTCAAGGACAACGGGCAGGTTGTCTTTGTGATCGACGGCCAGGAATTCCCTATCAAGATCGACGGGATGACGTTGCACCTGCCGTTGTCCGAAGTATTGGACAGTAACTGCAACGACAAGGTCTTCTTCCACCCCGCGTGTGAAAACATCACCTCGAAGGAGACCGAAGTCTTCAAGGTGATTCGGCGCATGACCTGCATGAAGCTGCTGGACATGTTCCGCAAGCTGCCGGTCACACTGTTCCAGATCGCGGGTACCAAACCCAAGTCGACCTGGAGTCAGAAAACCCTCGACCTGCTGGAACCACTCAAGGGCGCCAAACGAGGCCAGCGTGACGAACTGAACAACCTGTTCGCGCGCATGCACATCGAAGTGGAAGAAAACGGCCTGGACAACCGCTTCGTTTACCTGAAGGTCAGCAAAGGTGGTGGTGTCAGCAAGGTCACCGGCAACCGGGTCTACTTCAAGACCCGTCCGGAGTTCCCGTTCTACACTGAAATGGTCCGCCGCCTGGCGCGCTCCGAAGGTCAGGCTGACAACCAGACCATCGAGCTGAACAACCACACCGTTTCGCGCGGTGCACTGAAGTTGGCCGTTCACCTGTTCCAGGTCATCCTGCCAGCGGTCAACAACCCAAGTGACTTCGAAGTAGAAGCCACTACCCCGATCGCTGCACGCCTGACGTCCTTCCTGGGTTGCTACGCCGAACTGGCTGACCAGATCAACAAGGTACAAAACACCTTCCGTATCGATTTCGATAAGGCTGGTGTGTACCCGATTGACCTCAGCTGGCAAGACTACATGGAAGAACTGCCAGACATCTGGCGCCAAGTTCCTCAAATGGACTACAACAGCCACAGCAGCCAGGAGGACTACTCCAACGACGCGAACTCCCGCAGCGACCTGGGTGGGTTGTTCTCGGTCAACAGCCAAGGAAACCAGCAGCAAACCGGTAACAGCCGTTACAACACTCAACCGGCGAGCGCTCAACAGCCTGGCGGTAACCAGTTCGATACGTCGCCACCGCAGATGCAACAAGGTGATCGTTACATCCGCTTCGAGATCGACGCTCAAGGTCGCATTGTCCACCACGCGGTGAACTCGTACGGCGTTCCGGTCATCTACGTCTGCTCGCGTCTGGGTAACCTGATGTACCGTCAGGAACTCCAGCAGAACTACAGCGGCGGTGCTGGCTACAACCAGAACATGCTCCAGGGCGGGCAGATGCTGCAGGACGGTACGGTACTGCTGCCGAACGGCATGCGGGTTATTCCCAACAACAACCAGTACCCGATCCAACAGGCGTCGCCACACAGCGTCTACCCGGACAACAGTTACGGGGGAAGCAGTTATGGCAGCCAGGGTTATCCGAGCGGCGGTCTGAATGACGCTCAGTCGTTTGCCTAAGCAGTAAATGAATACAGTAGCCAGCGGGGTGACCCCGCTGGCTACTGGTTCTTATTTTATTTACTGTATTTTTTAAGCACGTTGGGTATTACTACGGGTGATGCTCTGTGCTAACACATCCTCGTCAATCATCCGTATTGAGGAGAGATGGGAGCAGTCCATAGACGGGTCTTCAATCCCGTTGAGGTAGGCGATCGTCCAGTGTAGGTGAGGCAGAACATTGAGTACCCGCAACAACCTGTAAAAGTCGTGACGGTAAGCATACAGTTCTGACCGGGATACGATAGGGAAATCCGTTGTCTTGCGGAGCAATAGCTCCCGTTCCGATCGAACCATGGTTTTGTAACGTTCGGTGTAGAAGACATCCTTGTCGGTTCCAGCACCTTTAATAGAAATGGGCATGACGAACACCTTTACGTTTTCGAGAAGTCGCTATCTAGTTTCGAATCTATATTATCTTCTTGAGAATAGAGGGGTCTTCCTCTGCGGGCTAGTTGTAAACATGGAGTCGCTAATGAGTAAGAAAGAATTTAACCATGGTCTGAAACCTCTGGCCCAAGGTGTCCGGGGCGCTCTAGCGGTGCCAGACCAAGATCCACATTCTGACTCGGCGCTGGGGCAAACAGTTCAATCGGTAAAGTACAAATACCCCTGTGGTGAAAACCAGATGCACCCTGCCATCATGGGTGTCAGCAGTAACTTGATTACCTTCCCGTGGTGTTCGTCCGCGGGTCGTATGTACATGGCCAGTAACATGGTGCCTAAGTCGGTAGTAACTGAAGGTCGCGATGAGCGCGCCATCATTACCGGGTTTGAATACCAATACGCTGACACAGCACGTTCTGTTGAAGCGCCAGCGAACATGACCGTGGAAGAAATCTTCTACGTCAAGAGTTTGGTCGATGGCAAAGAAACCGATGACTGGAATAATATCTGGGTCATCTACAAGAACGATGAAAAGAATGCTTACGACGTTCTGGAGCTGCCGCGTTACAACACGCAGAACCATTACGTTGGGTTTGAGTTTGTTTATGATCAAGACAAGCTCCGTAAGCTCTTCAAGGTCCGCAAGGGTGCCACCTTCGCTAAGGGTACTGTGTTCGCACGGTCTCCGCGGATCAGCGAGAGCGGTGAGTGGTGCTTTGCAATGCCTACCCTCGTAGCCGCGTATTCAGATCAACGCTGCGAGGAGGACGGCGTGGTAATGACGCGCTCGTTTGCGGAGCGATCCCGCTGCATGTTCGAACACATCCGTGACTGGGAATGGAACGAGGACGAGTGGATCCCGCTGACCTTGTATGGCAATAAGCCGTTCCCAGAATGTGGTGATGTTATCCGCGAAGACGGTTTGGTTATGGGCTTCCGTCGCCGTATCAAAGAGAATGCCCTGGTGTCGTTGACCAAGAAGGCCTTGTCTGAACCGGATTACATCTATGACAAGTTGTTCTATGCTCCACCGGGCTGTGAAGTCATGGCAGTAACTGTGACCTCCGAACGGATGAAGAACAAGAGCAACAACCGCAGCACGGACTACATCGATCAGGCGCACAACCAGCTGCTCGACCGTTACGAGAAGCGCCAGAACGAAATGTGGAACGGTGTGATTCGTTGGTACGAAGGCAAGATCGCGGCGAACATGGGTAATGACATCCCAGTCACCCTGGAGCTCCACAGCTTTATACGCAACGCCTATGGTAACTATACCCGTAACTCGTTCGGCAAGGTCAACCCGCTTGCGCGTGTAGAGGGACGTGCTAAGAAGAAAGACTGGGACATCGAGATCAAGCTGAAAGAATCGGTGGTCGGTCGTGTCAAATTCAAGTACGCTGGGTTGTTTGGTGACAAGGGTGTGTGCGTCCGGATCATCGAAGACCACGAAGCACCGGTCTACCCGGACGGCACTCGGGCAGAATTCATCAAGGACAACACCCCCTCCTTCCGTCGCCAGATCTTTGGCTTGCTGCTTGAGCTGGGGATCAACTTTGTCAGCATGAACCTGCACCGTGAGATCCAGCACCTGCATCGCTTGGGTGACTACCGCACGGCGTTCGAGAAGCTGATGGAGTACTACCAAACGGGCTTCCCTGAGTTTGCTGAGCTTATCGCTATGGGCTTGCCTACCGAAGAGGAGCGGCGTAATCACGTTGACCATGTGGCGAGGAAACGTATCAGTTTGCATGTCGTGAGTAATACGCGCCTGTTCGGCGTGAACATCACTAACGCACTGCGAGCGAAGTACCCCTACAAGCCGCAAAAGGCAATGATTGTCAACTCACTCGGGGAGCAGGTTGAAACCATTAACCCTATCCTCATCAGTGTTCAGGACATTATCCTCTTGGATAAGTTCGGCACCGATATGAGTGCGCAAAGCATGCCCAAGTCCAACCTCTTTGGCATGCCAGCGAAGATGAACGACGCCAACAAGTACTCGGCACCCATGAAGGATGCCAACAACAAAAACACCGGCGAAGCTGAAGGTCGGTGGAAGACCAGCCAGACTGGCGGGCAGGACACCATGAAGCAGTACAGTCTTGCCTATTCCCCAGAAAACCGCATCATGGCCACCAAGCGTAGCATTCGTGCGGACGATCCTTTCGACATCGATCAGATCATTCGTCCTGAAGAGTACGCCAATAACCGAGCCGTTGCCATGGCGGGTAGTCAGTTGTCTGACTCCGGCTGGCGACTTCGTCATGAAACCCCTGAGGACCGTCGGGATAAACCTGCAGCGGCTTTCGAAGGGATTCCTGGCATTGACTCAAGTTTGCTTGAGGAGCTCTCGGCCAAGGCCAGTGGTGAACAACGGAGTAATTCGTAATGAGTGTAATGGAGGTTAAGCTGCGCGATTGGGCTAACCTCCAGGAAGCAGACACCCTGCGTTTCCTGGAGACCCGTCGTCGTGTAATCGTTACCGATGATGAAGGTAAGCAACAAGAATCCGATACCTTTGTCCTGATGCTGACGTGGCAGGGATTGATTGTCCATCGGCATTACAACGACGTTCCCTACCTGTTGGAAGAGTTAATTCCCTCTAACAAGGTGGGTGACCGTCCGGACATCGTGTACGATGATGACACCAAAGCCATCCCGATCAACATGTTCCTTCGCCGGATCATGCCGACCATCCACAATCCTGTGGAAGCGGATGCCATCAAGCGGTTAATTCACATCTGGCAGAACAAACTGAACAACCTCTCAGTGGTCATGTCAGAGCGTTCAGTCATTTCGGCTACAGATGTCTCGGTGGCTGAGTTCATGGAAGATGAAGCGATCATGGACATTCGTGATCGAATCTTGGCGAAGGAGATCACGATCGACGAGGGTGAGGTGGAGTTCACCTCGTTGATCCGTAATCCGGAATACCAGCCCAATAACGTGATGGCATTGCTGGCACGGACGGGTGCGGTGAGTATTAACCAGGCGTACCAGAAAACCGTCATGCGCGGTGGTACGTTTGACTTGAACAACCGCATCATGCCTAACGCAGTGGTAGTCCCGTATGCTCACGGGATCACCAATGCAGCGGACTCACTGGGTGAACGTAACGCCTCGGGCAAGGCCTTGTCCAACAACGGTAAAGCGTTGAAGGATTCGGAATGGTTCCACCGGAAAGCCCACATCTTGACCTCGGTGTTCCAGACCATCCTGTTTATGGATGATTGTGGGACGAACGTCACCGTACCTGTCAAAATCGCCAACATGCAAATGGCCATGGCGTTCCTTGGCAAGTATCGTCGTCTCGACGACGGTCGGCTGCAGTTGATCGACAATGCCACGGTCTGGGATATCAAACCAGGTGAGGTCATTCAGGTCCGAAGTGTTGCCTTCTGTAACAGTAAGCACACCGGCAAACCTTGCGGTACCTGTTATGGGATGATGAAGACAGCCATCCCGTTCAACACCATGATGATGCGCAGTGCCAACGTCGGAATGTACTCGGCCACAGCAATCTGTAACCCGATGGGCCAAGGTATGCTGTCAACCAAGCACTTCATTCGTAACGCGGTGACCAAACGGTTCGAGCCGGTCAGCAAGGACCGCAACATCATCTACAGTAACGGTGACGACATCTTCCTGCAACCGGAACTCTGTACACCGGGTTCGGAACTGGTCTTGCGTTCAGAGATCGTGGACGTGTTGTCGGACGTACGCTCGCTGGATAACCTCGACAGTCTGAGTGTGGACAAGCTCCCGCACTTTGCTGAAGTGACGTTCCGTTATGCCGTACAGGACATCATGGTAGGTGGTACAACCCTCCAGCAGCATTCGGCTAAGACATCGGTCTCGTCTCGCCAAGCGCGCTTCTCGCTGGAGTTCCTGCGGTACCTGCTGCAGGTCGGTTGGAGTACCGAAGGCCGTAAACACATCGTGATCGACCTCAGTGGTTGGAATACCCTGGCGCCGATCTTCAACCTCCCCTACACCCGTGAAGACCTCGACATGCACCGGGCCCGTGTCGAGAACATGATCACCTTCAACAAACGCAATAATGCATGGAAACAACAACAGGTCACACCGAAGATCTTTGGTGATGTCTTGGCGGAATACTGGTCGTTGATTAACCAGGAAATCCGCGGAATCAATTCTGTGCACGTGGAATCGTTGTTGTACACCTGTTTGGCAACCGATCCTGATCGGTATGATTACTCCCTGCCAGGCGGGAATAGCACGCGACGTTTCTACAATTATCAGGACTGCATCAAAGGACGTGGCGCAGGCATGATAATGATCTACGAGAACCAGCAGGGTGTGTTGAACGACCCAACCACTTTCATGACAGTAAACCGTCAAGGGAGTCCGTTGGAATGCTTCTATACGCTCGCTGCTAACTAACTGGGTACTAGGCCTCTGTCAGGGGCCTAAACTCCCTGAACGAGGCCGACATGCGCCAAACAGCCAGCATCAGTAAAGCGCATCACTACTTCAAGGTGCACGACTTCTACGAGCAGTTCTTTGAAAGCGTGATCAAGCCCTTTACTCGCCAGCACTTGTGCAAACGGGTAAAGAAGCCCGGCGTACGCGGGGCGCGACCTCAATGGGAAATCACCCACGTGTTCGCACGCGGTAACGCAGCCCGTACGGAATATCGTTTTCCCAGCGAGTTGCTAAAAGACTTCATTGAGTTCGCGGTGTATAAGGGGTATAGTCAATCCCGTTTCCTCATCGACGACGTTCCTGTCATTGAACCGAAGCGGGTCTCCTTTGAACTCAATCCAGCATTTTCCAACCCATTCCCAAAACAATGGGAGTGGATCAACTACATGCTGGACGATGGTTACATCAAGATCAACAACGACAACACAGGGGGTGGCAAAGCCCAACCGCTGTCAGCTAAGCTAAAGGTCCCTGGTGGCTGGAAGCAGATGGGGGATATCAAGAAAGGTGATCTGGTGATTGCTCGAGACGGGACACCGACTCAAGTCACCGGCGTCTTCCCACAAGGGGTTACTGACGTTTGGCGTGTCCATTTCGCGGACGGTCGTCACACCGACGTTAACCCTGAGCACCTGTGGAGAATCCTCGACAGTGATAACCAGACTCATCGCACCTTGGATACCCGCGCGGTCAGCAAGCTTCTCGAAGCCTCGCCAAGCCGCGTGTACGTTCCACTGTGTGAAGCTGAGGACGGTCCTGCTAAACCGTTTAAGATCCATCCCTACCTCATGGGTGTGTTGCTGGGCGACGGTGGGTTTACCCACGGGAACGTCACAGTAAATAAACCTTATCAGCAAATGTTCGATCGCATCAGTGAATTGCTCCCTGCTAATCTTACCTGCAAGTGGCGCGACAGTGTAACCTTTGCTATCGTGTTCAAGGATGGTTATCGACCGGGTGAGGAACAGTGGCATGTGCGGACGGGCTTGAGAGAGTGCGGGCTTATGGGGTTGAAATCCCATGAGAAGTTTGTACCGGAAGAATACCTCGAAGGTTCTCGTCAACAACGCCTTGAACTCCTCCAAGGGCTTTTGGACACGGACGGTACTGTGACCAAGAGCAAGTCTGTTTCCTTCAGCAGCAGCTCCTTGCAGCTGGCAGAAGCAGTTCAGTACTTGGTGAGAAGTCTGGGTGGTATCGCGCGACTTACCAGTCGGATTCCTCATTACACCCACCTGGGTGAACGGAAAGCTGGGAGGACGACCTACAAGGTGTCCATTCGTTATCCGCGTCCGGAGGAGCTGTTTACACTTGCCCACAAGCAGGAACGGGCAAAGGCCACGCAATACTCGGGTACGCTGAAGCTGCGGATGGTGCGAATTGAAGAACTCGCCCCTGAACCAACTCAATGCATTTCGGTGGCGCATGAAGAACACCTGTACGTTACGGATGACTTTATCGTCACGCACAACACCTTCATGTCGATCTACTCCATGGTCCAACTTGGGATGCGCACGGTAGCTACCATGCAGCCGCGGTACATCCACAACTTCGTTAAGGAGTTGTACAACGTTGTCAAGTTTGGTCCGGGTGATGTGTTGATCTGGGAACAGGATTTGTCGATCCTGAAAAAGGTAATGGACGAAGGGGTGTATGACCCCAAAGTCGTTATCATCCCCATGTCGCGGATTGAAGTCTACCTGCGGCATGAAAAGGAAGGTCGTGAGCAGCCTACCCTCGACGAGGTCTATGAGTCGATCAGGCCTGGTTTGCGGATCATTGACGAAGGTCACGAATCCATTCACCAGATCTTCCTGTCGTTGTGTTACGGCAACTTGCACAAGACGTTTGTCCTTTCAGCCACATTGAGGGCAGACGATCCTTTCAACAACAAGGCGTACAGTTGGCTTTACCCGTTCCGTTACCGATTAAAGGAGGCGGAGCCCGAGCACTACATTGACATTGTGTTCTACATGTACCGTATGAATCTTCGCAAGTTCCGCATTAAAACGGAACAGTACGGTGGATATAATGACAAGACCTTTGAAGAGAGCATTCTCAAATCAGAGGTGGTGCTCAAGTTCTACTTTGAGTTGATCGACAAGGCATTCCAGGAGTACTACCTGGGGCGTCGTCGAGAAGGTACCAAATGCTTTATGTTCTTCAGTCGCGTCAACATGTGCTACGCGATGCAGAAACTCTTCAAGGACCGTTACCCTCACCTGGATATCGAAACCTTTACCGGGGATGACACCAAGAAGAAAGAGCTTAAAGATAAGTACTTAAAGCACGAGATCATCATTACCACGCCGAACAGTTGCGGTACGGGTAAGGATGCACCGGGAATGATTACGGTGCTCTGCCCCCACACCGTTTCCAGTACGCAAGCCAACAAGCAGATCATTGGTCGTCTCCGTGACACAGCCAAACTGTTCAATGGTGAGCTGCCGCCCATCTTCGTGGCGTTTGGGTGTTTTGATATTAGTAAACAGTGCGACTATCTGGACAAGCGTGCCGAAGCCTTTGCGCCTAAGAAGAAAACGCTAACTCGGGTCAACTCGGAATGCGCTCTGGATTAGTCCAGAGCGTTACCCTTTATTGGTTACAAACAGATGGAGTATTTCCAAGTGAGCTCTTTTATCATGTTGCTTAGGTCACCTAAGCAAGGAAATTCACGCTATGTGGGAGATCTCGTCAGTGTAAACCTTATGAGTCTGTTGAGCAACTACGAATGCGTCGTGTATGACGACATTCGTGATGCCTGGCTGGAGACCAGCTGGCTTACCCAAGCACGTGAGATGCTCTTCGATGAACACGGTGATCCTCGCTGTGTCTGGGATTTCGATTTGCTCAGCAATGGCGAGCAGCGCGTGCAGGAGTTAGCCGAAGAGGCCAGTCAATGCATGATGGAGATCATTGACACTAACCATCCTATCCTTCTGGAAGTGGCTGAGCACTACCTGTTTGATAGCGTGGAAGTGCGCCGGCAACTTGCCAATCATTGGGTCGTCAAAGTAGTGGGTGAACGTTATGGCTAAAGCATACAGCTACACACCAGAATCGATTGACCGTAAGTCGTTCTTCTTTAAGACGCCCGGTATTGGCGAACTGCGGCACTCATTAATTGTTCGCCAATTTGTGCAAGAGCGGATCCGTTGCTTCATGGACGACATCCCCTTTAGCGATACCTCGTTGGCGGAACTGGCCCGTCGGTTCATGGTGATCCCAGGTCATTACGAAACCGACGAGCAACGCCTAGGGTACTTTACCTCCGAGCTGAAGGAAGTCATGGCGGCTTTCAAGCTGTATGAGGAAGGCGCCGGCTACCGAGAAGACATTCGTCTACTTCGCCCCTACCGAGGTCACCGTTGGGTTCTGCGGTCGACTTCACCGGCTGGGATCCTGATTATCATCGAGGTTTAAATGAAGTCCTTGACGATTGCCCTCGACCCGGACAGTCGAGAAGAGTTGTACGCTGATGTTTCAGACATGCTGATGGACTTCATTGTTATTGAAGCTGTTGGCATCATCATCAAGGACTTCAGAAAGCGCTACGCACCGGGCATTGAAGCACTGGCCCAGTTAAGCGAAGCCGCCCAGCTCGAAGAGTTCACGTTTGACCCCGAGGAGGACATTGCAAATTCTGTCGAGCTGTTAGTGGATGTTCTGAAAGAGATGGACATTCAAGATGGCAATGACTTTGAATCGCCTGGCTTTGTAGAGGACGATTACAGTGATTTCCTCAGGGACAAGCTGGCCCTGGCCATCAGCTCGATTACCGCTGCCAACTCGGTCGGCGATTTCATGATCATGGAGGACATCCTCAATGATCCGGCCTTCAGCCAACGCATCGATTTCAGGGGCAAGCATCTCAACAACGTCGTCATGATGTTTATCAGCGGACCCCTCATCAACGAGTTCATTTAACACCCCCTCAATCCGCCACCGTCCGTTGGGATAGGTGGTGGGTTATTCCGTTCGTTGCTATAAAGGAGTTACACCATGCAGTATAACCCTATTGCCGACCTGTTCTTTACCGGCGGTAACTACGAGCACGCGCTGGCGACCAGCAAGGCCTATGCGGCGTTGGAGTTTCCTTTCAACCTGACCGAACTCGACGCCCGGCTGCAAGAAAAACTCCGTGAGAACCCGGACTATGAAGTCTTTGTTCCGCTGCATTACTGCCAGCTCGAACGCCTCAAACGGGACAGCAGTGTGGGGCCGAACATCAAACCGGTGGGGATCTACATCAGCAACCGTGGCAATGTGATCTCTGACCGCGACGGCAAGATCACCACGCTGAAAACGAGCACAGGTCCCGAAGACGACATCATCTTCCACCTGAGCAATGACAACAACCAGCACACCCTGACCCTGGCCCGTGCCATGGCGTGTTCGTTCCTGCCCGTTCCTGCTGAACTGCTGGAGCGCGGCCTGCACCCCAAGGATCTGGAAGTGCAGCACATCAACGGCAACAAGCTCGACCCTGCGCTGGCTAACCTCCGCTGGGGTGATCCTGAAGCGACGGCTAACCCTCATCCGGTGGCAAGCAAGAACCCACCCATGACCGAACTCGCCCCCAAGAAGAAGGACGGCCAGGGTACGCGCAAGAACCCACCCAAGGCTGCTGCAGCGCCAGCGTCTGAAGCCAGCGGGTTGTCCGCAGACCTGGTTGCCGAAGTGGTAGGTAAAGGTGGTGAGAAAGACCCTGTCTGCATGGTTCCTGCTACCGTTGAAGTGGAAACCACTATCGAGGTCAAAGCGGCCGAGCTCTCGGACTCGCCAGACCGCGTGATCGATCAGCCCCAATCGACCTACCCGGGTGAGCACTCGATCACCGAACCCATCATCGTCCACATGCCGGGCAGTACTCCTGTCTGACCCCCATTAGAACCTACCAGACCTTCACGGTCTGGTAGGTCTTTCTTTCTTTATCTAGGAACACTCATGAAAGCTGTGATCAATCAACTGATAGAAGCGGTTATTGCCACCCTGCAAGTTGCAAAGAACGAGACCAAGCACAACGTCAGCCTGGTACTCGCGCCGCAAAACGAGAAGCCCTTCATGGTGGCGTTAAAACGCCAGCTCGAAGAAACTTACGACACGGTATTGGGAAACGATGCCGAAGTTGTCTTGTTCTTGGCGAGCAAAGGCCTGGTGCTGAACATCTCCCACGCACCGTTCCAGGCGGTAAGTGACCTCGGACCGTTTATCGCCACCAGCGGCATGACATCGACGATCATTGACCGCACCCCGCCACCCAATCCGTCGATTTCTCACCACGACGCCATCATTGAACAGGTCCTGACACAGATCAAGTTAGCGGACGGTATCAACAAACTGACCCACATCGTGCTCTTTGTTAAGAAGTGGTCGGTGCGGTCGATTAAGGAAAAACTCGACGCGGCGCTGAACGCCTATTACACCGAAATGACCGAAGAAGAGCTGGCCGTCATCTCTGCCAAGGGAGTCCACAACATCGAGCTCTTCCAGAAACCCGAGCCGTATGAAACTGATGGCGCCTTCCTTCATATCAACGGTCGTCAGGCTGAGCACATCTACTACGAGCAGGAGTAGCCCTATGCTTTTGCATCTTGAACAAATGATCGACGCTATTATCGGACGTCTCACCTACAACGATGGACACAATCGTAAGTTCCGCGCTACCGTCCTCATCAAGGCCGAACATTACGATGGGTTCTATAAAGCCCTGGCCGAACGGCTGAGTGAAAGGTACGGCATCTTCTGCGACAATATTCCAGACCTCCTGGAACGTACAACACGCGGCCACGTGATCACAGTGCAATGCAAACCTCAGCCTGCCGATCATGATGACTGGTTCCAGATTTATAATGTCAACCGTGCAGACGTGCTGTACGTCGAACAGGACTAGCCTAATGACTCAACACAAAACAGTTCTCTACAAGAACACCCAAAAGCTTCTAGATGCCATCCTCACCAGGATCGAGCAAGAAAACAAAAATGGTACAACCTTTAACGCCATTACCTACCTGGATGAAAGAAACCTGGAAGCCGCCCTTGAGTACATACGTGACAAACTAGGTGAGTTCAAGCTTGAGCACATCTCCGGCGAGTCACACTGCTTTGTATTCCTTAGCACAACGAGCGCAACCAGGCACTTCTTGAGTTTCCGAAAGAAGCCTGATGCTGCGGATCACGAGCGAGAGTTTCTTGTAATCGATTCCGCTGCAAGTAATCTGGTTTATTGGGAACAGGACTAGCTGACATGATTCCTAGAGAACTGGCAGAAGAATGGCTAAGACGTAACCCGCAGTACGAAGACCTGCGAGATATCAACACAGGTGGGTGTGAGCGCTTTGCCGCTCACTTCCAACCACACGTCCCCAACGGTGAACTGACCGGCACTGACAATTTCGTCTGCTGGCGTCATACCCAACACTGGCCAGGTGGGCATGTCTGGATCTTCGATGGTCATAAACACTACGACTCTGAAGCCCTTGAAGGCGTAGACGAATGGGAAGACCTCCCATTCTTTACCCGTAGCCTGCCTGGACTGGTTCGCTATAACTGCGGGTGTCCTCAGGTGAGCTTTAAAAGCCCTTAGTGGTTAACCTACCTAATCCTTCGGGGTTGGGTAGGACCCTTTATTCTCTTTTTGTTTTATAGTTTTTATTAGACCTACATTACCTAGACGAATAACAATAGAGGAGTCTACTATGACCTATCGCTTTATCGATGACCTTTTCCCAACTGAAGAGGAATTAACATTTTACCACAGTCACCCGTTCCCGTTTAACCTACCCCTGGTTAAGGAACGCCTCGACAAGAAACTGGAAGAGGATCCAGACTACGAAGTGTTCTTGCCGTTCTATTATCAGAAGCTGGAACGATTCCTCAAGGATGATACATCCCTGAAGGTGGTGAATCCAAGCTATCTGTTCATCAGTAACTTAGGGAAGATAATCTCCAACAATAACAAGGAGAAGAAATTCAGGGAGATCCCGACCAAACCCTACATGGGCGAAGGTTACATAGTGGCATTAATTGCCATCGCGGGTAAAGCACACACCCTAGCCGTTCACCGAGCTCTAGGTTGCGTGTTCTTACCTGTTCCTGATAAGTTCAAGGCTATTCACCCCAAGTTCCTTGAGATTAACCATCTCGATGGGGTGAAACAAAACATGGCCTTGAGCAACCTCGAATGGACCGATTCTGAAGGTAACCAAAAACATGCCCTGATAACAAAACTGAGAGGTACTGGAGAAGCCCACAGTAACACTAAACCGCTAAAGGGAGAAGTGGTCAGAGGTAAGTTCACAGGTTACAGTTTCATTATCTTCGGTAAGACTCAATTGGTGGGTTATGGGTTTGACCAAGCGGCGGTAAGTAACGCCGCCAATGGTAATCTCATGTCACATGGTAACTGCAAGTGGTCTTTTGCTACCCAGGAAGAAGTTACCGACCTACCTCGAGAAATACCCGAAGACGTGTTGGCTGATATAAGAACCATCTGTCCGATAGCCAAATCAAAGATTGTGGGAACCAATCTGGAAACAGGCGAGATTGTGGAGTTCATTGGAGATAAGGCAATCAAGGAAGCTGGGTTCTTACCCAGCGGAGTTAGGAACGTCTTATCAGGCATTACCAAAACACACAAGGGGTATTCATGGAAGAAAGTTGATTTAGAATATTAAGGAGACCGCCTACCCAGCCGCAATGGCTGGGTAGGTTAGGTTTCTTTTTTTTTTATTTATTTCAGAGCGGTTTCGATATCCAAGACGCTGGTCTTACTACCTGCCACGTGGTGTGCCTTCATTCTTCCAAGCATCATGCTTGTAGGCATCAGTACAACTTCGGTGGACAGACGTTCACCAAAGGCACCCAGGCCTTCGCCACAGCAGGTCTTGCAGTAACTACCGTCCGGCGCCAAGCAGAACTGAGGAACACGAATCATCAGCGACTTGCCTTTGTACTTCTCAGCAGCCGCCAAATCCAGTTTGATCAGCTTGTCGCCAATCTTCGCAGTGGTCCCTACAAAGTAGCTGTAGTTGGAAGCGTGAATATCCACCTCTTCCAACTTCGGCGTACCACAGTCCACGATATCGCTAGAGACAAAGAAACGCCCCACCAAACGAATCGTTTCTTTTACTTCTGCACCGCCTTCACCGGTGGCCATCGAACGGCTATAGGAACCGGCTACCGAGGTGTTGATGTAATCAGCAAGGAACTGCGGGTCCCAGCCTTCATCGAGTGACTTATCGAGGAAGACCCAGCCTTTGCCATCCGCGCTCGGTTCGATACCAAAGGAGATAAACATCCGCTTCCGACTGTTGTCGATAAACTTCTTCGCAATAAAGAACTTGCGAGAAGGACCGGTCATACAGATCTGCATGTCCAGTTCAACGCACTGATCGATGATGTTGGTCACAACAACCGGGTCTTTCAGCTTGTCCTTGTTCTCGGCCATGAGTTTGGCTTTGAGGTCAAGGACGCGTTGATCAACAGTGAGGGCGTCCACACCGCCCGGTTTGATGTAGAACGACCCCAGGCCTTCAAGGAAGTAGCAGTTCTTGGTAAACTGCTGGCACTGCGCCACACTGGCCTTGCCTGGGGGGACGGCTTCACCGGGGGGCGGGTTGCTCACCATGACCTCACGGATGATGCTTTCCATTCGAGGTTTGGTGAACTCCTTGTTCAGATAATCGACCGCGTCCTTGAACGGTTCCCACAACAGGACCACGTTGAACAGGAACAGGCCAAAGGTGGTGTCGAAGGCTTTGCCTTTGAACTGGGGGTGGAAGTCCCCGGGCAGGGAGAGACGGTCATCCATCTGGAACAGGGGTTCGTCGACGTTCCCTTCAACGACCTGTTGAAGACCATCTACCAAGACATTGAATTTACCCCCTTCCACAAACACGGTATATGGGTATTGTTTAAACAGGCCGGAAGAGTCTTCATCTTCGAACTGGATGGAGATCATGGCCTGCAGGCTGGCTTTTTCGTTGTACCCGCGGTTCTCAAAGAACCACTTGAGGTATTCGAGCTTTGTCATTACAGCACCACTTGCTTAATGAGTGATTCAACACGCATCATGGCATGCATGTCACTGATCATCGTATACAGGTATTGCGAGACTTTGTCTTTGAGCACATCGCTGTTGATCTCGCTGATAATAAAGAACCCGATCACTTCGCGCGCAAATGCCACAAAGCCGTCCGAGGTGTCTTCACCCAGCAAGGCGCGGAGGTCAGTTTCAAAGAAGGTCAGGAAGCTCTTAACCGACCCACCCAGCTCGCCGTTGCTGGTGATGTGGCGCCAGGCAATGGTGCCCTTGAGGAACTCGCGGTTGGCCACGATACGGTCCTGGATCGGCTTGGGTGCAGTGTCGATGTCTTCAGGGTTGAACAGGCTGTCACTGACGGACTTCAGAGTGACCTCGCTGACGTCTTCAATCATGCACTCGTATTCACTGAGGTCTTCGTCTTCACCCCAGTAGATCGCCATCATTTGCAGTAGGCGATTGACCGGTGGGATATCAAACGAACCCAGTAGACCACGCAGACCAATCAGGTCTTCGTATTCTTCCAATTCGAAGAACAACGATGCCAAGTTGTGCAGGTAACGAAGTTTGTCTTCACCTACCTCGTCAAACAACTTGATGCCCAACCCTTCGATCAGTTCGATGAGGTTATACGTGATAATCGTATATACGGTTTGTTTGCGTTGGGCCTGTTCGGGGTATTCGTCCACCAACGCTTCGGAAATCAGCGAAGGCATGATCGAATCGGGGTTGGCCAGCATTATTAAATTAAACGACTGATCCAATTCTTTGGCCTGTGCGGGGATCAGGGTTTGTCGAAAATTGACCCACAGTCCTCCGATCGCACTGTCAGCAAGGTTCTCACCTTCCTCCAATATTACAGATTCTTCTAGCTCGATTGTCATCGGGTTACTTTCCTAGTTGTTTAATAAGGACCATAGCATATGAGTACTAAACAGCAAGCCATGCGTGCCAAGAAACAAGCCAAACGCGCCCGTGCGAAAAAAGAGAAGCGCACCCGGGCAGCGATCTCCAAACACCAAGTCATTCGCGACATCGTGGGTAATGACACGATCTTCGACCTGATCAACAACCGCGAGAAGCTCCAACGCTTGGCGGATGAAGGTATTGGTGGTTCGGGCAAGAAGATCCCAGAGCTGGACCGTACCAAGCTGATCTCGGGGTTTAACTCCACGGCGGTGATCGCGACACAACTGCATGCGTCGGCTGAAGTGATCACCGTGCTCGAATCTGAGAAGAAGGTGGTGCTTACCGAGCAAGACCAAGAACTGCTCGTCCAGCTCGATAAGGCCGTGGTGGCGCTGTGTGAAGACATTCAGGCCATCAAACTCCTGGACCAGGCTGGGAAAAAGCCGGAAGAGTACATCGACATCGTCCTCCATACTTCGCAGTTGGCGAACGACCTCATGTTCGAGCTGCGTCCGGGGATGATCGCGCTCATGGACCGCTACGACGCATTCGTCGAAACGTACGCAAAAGAGCACCGGTCTGCCGACATGCCCATGGAAGTTTACATGGAGCAGCTGCACAACCGTCGCATTGCTCGCGTTGCTCCGCTGTATGCCAGCGCCGCCCGCGTCGAGTCTGACGCATTGATGGACAACCTGGTGGCCGAGTTCGAAGCCATGCCGGATGACGAGCCGGTAGACGAAAGCGACAATCTCCCACGTGATCCGGTGACTCTGGAAAACGACCCAGTGCACCTGGACACCCCACAAGACCCTATTCACCAGTAAACACAGGAACCTTTTTCGATGAGCGAGAACGAAGAAAACAAAGCGCCGGCTGCAGAACCCACTGTACAAGAAAGCTCGCTGGCGCAGGCGGTGAAGGAGAGCATTCCTCAACCACCCAAGGTGTTTGCTTACAACGATCTGCACACGGCAAGCAATACGCCGATGAAGCAGTTGCTCGACAACGCTGACGAGTTCAAACGTTTGTTGAGCGACAAGGATCGAGAGAAGGGGTTCGTCTCGATCTTCACCGGGAACACCAAGGCGGTTTACGAGGCCGGTAACGAACTGATCAGTCATTGGACCAACTGGGCCAGTGTGGCGGAGTTGGCCACACGTGAACGAGTTGACAGCTCGATCATCAACAAGAGCAACAGTGACTGGGAGCAGTACGTAGACACCCACTTCCCAGGCCGTTCGTTGGACGAGATCCAGAACCTCGCCAAAGACCTGTTCGTGTTCTACCGGGATATCCATGATGACCTGTTGGGTCGTACCCGGGTGGTTCACGAGGAAGACGTCAGCAACGTCAGCCAACGTTCGGGTAAACACGTCACTGGCGATATCCTTGGGCGTGTCCCGGCACCCACCGCCAAGAAAGGGATGAGCATCTCTGAAACCATGGCGCGCACGAGCGCGGGTGCTTCGAAGACGCCTTTCGAATACCACGTCCTCGTCCGCAACGCTTTCCTGGCCCTGACCTTCTCCCGTCCTGACCCGCTCGACATCGCCAACCTGATCAACGACATCAACCGCCGTATTGGCCTGTATGTCCGCCAGGTCGGTGGCAACACGCTGACCTTGTCCTACATCGCCGGTGTTGTTGAAGTCTGGAAGTTCCTCAAGGCGCGCATCATCAGCTGCTCGGTCACCGGCCTCGTTGACTTTGGTGACCTGGGTAAACTCCTGCGGTTCACTGACTTCCAAGTTCTTTGCTCGGCACTGCTGGATTCGATCTCGGATGAAGGCGTGCAAATGGACCTGCGCTGCATCTTCCAAGGCTGCGACCACTCGAAGTTCGGTCTGATCGATCCGACCCGTCTGGTGCGCGTACGGCACTCGATCCAGACCGATGAAGAGGCCGCCATCTTCGGCAACATCTTCTCGGGCAAGGTGACGTACACCTTCGATGAAACCTTGGCAATGATCGAGCAATCGACCTATGGCTTGGCTGAAGAAGACTTCTACGTCTACAACGCCGACCAGACCGTGCGGTTGAAAGTAGGTCCACCTTCCATCTACGATGCAATCGAGACCTTCGAATTCTTCGTTGGGCAGGTTGAGCCCCGGATGAAGGAAATCCGTAACAAGGTGGACGACCAGCAGGCGGCTTCTGATCAGTTGATGATTCTGCTCAACTCCCTGGGCGGTTCCGAGATGATCCACTGGGTAACCGAATACGCCTACTTCCCGGGTGGCATCCAGGATGAGAACGCGGTTATCCTGAAGCGCAGCGAATCGCAGAACGACGAGTTCAACAAGGGTCTCATGGCGGCCATGCGCAACAAGACCATGAACCACGGGTTGATCCAAACGGTTTACCGTAAAACCCCATTCATGTCACGCACCTTCGTGGGTATTCGTAACTTCGATTGTCCGAAGTGTGGGAAGAACAGTGCGGAAGCGCAAGAAATCGTGAAGCTGGGTTATACACCTATCGACGCGTACATGCACTTTTTTACCCAGAGCCAGATCATCACCATGAATCTGGCAGTCGAAGGCCAAAGCGCAACGCGCGAAGCCCGCTCCTGATCGATACCCGCACCAGCGCCTCCCATTCCACCAAGTACCTTGATGTGTTGTTAAACCTCAAGGAAACTGACATGTCCAGCCTGAGCGCAGATGAGCACGAGTTTATCGACTCGTTCTTACAAGACCTGCGCATGGGGTATGTTGAGGCGGGTCGTCCTGAACCGTATCAATCCATCTTGTTTGTTGAGGAAGAACGTAAATACTTCCACCCCTGGTCGTTCGAGAGTATTGGCGAACGGTTTGGGATTAACAAACTGGAAGAGTTCATGCCATTGAAGGATTACGTCAGTTATCCCATGCACATTGGCGAACGCTTGGTCAAGGGGATGGTAAAGGGTCGTACGGAACGGTTGCGTATCGAAAAAGAAGCTCGAGAGGCTGAGGCTGCTCGTCACGCTGGGAACACCCCTGCAGTTCCTGCTGGGCAAATGGACATTGCAGCTGTAATGGCCGCGCTTCAAGCTGCTCAGCAGAAACCACAATAACTGCCCTGCTCCTACCCGGCCATTGCGGCCGGGTAGGGCATTTTATGCGCATGTTACAACCTGGATATATCCTGTTTTTCTTTTTCTGAAAGGGCCTTTCCCATGAGCAAAGATACCACCAAGGACGCCGACTATGTCGCGCCTCAGGTCAACGACCTGGAAACCGTTGTAGAACCTGAAGTTCAAAAAACCAAGGTCACTGCTTCGACGCCTGCCAAAACCGTGACCTACGAAGAAGAGCCAACCGTCATCGGTGTCAGCAGCTTGACTGGCGCTAAAGGCGATGTGGCTTCGGATGTGTTGATCTCGCGTCTGAACCAGCACCTGAAGTACCTGAACGGTGAAGAAGGGTTCACTGACCTCCAGCACCGTAACACCGAACAGGCCAGCTTCATCGAGTCTGTTGCCGGCGCGTTCCAGCTTCCCTACGAGCAATTCGCCATTGTGACCGACGCTATTCTGAAGGTGGTCCAGGAAAACCCGGGCACCTTCCAAGACGGCAAATGCTTCCGTTTCCTGCGTGGTCTGGAAGAGACCTACCCGCTCGACAGCATTCGCACCTACCGCGAATACTTCAGCCTGCTGATCATGATCAGCAAGAACTGGACGCAGCGCTACAAACTGAACCGCGTGATCGACATCGCCACCGCGGTCAAGAACCTGCCGTCGCGTAACGCGAAGGAAAACGTTACGCAGTACTTCAACAACCTGATGAACGTTTAAGTTCGTCAACTGACAGAAAGAGAAAACAATGGAAGACATCATTCTTACCGAGGAAGACGGCATTGGTTATGCGGTACCAGAAGCCTCTCACGTCGAAGACACCATGCAAGGTTTGGTCGACACTGTGGATCAGATTAACCGCGGGGTAGCGGGCGTTGAATCACTGACCTCTGCCCAGCGTTACCTGCAGGGCGCTCTGGCTGCCAGTGGTGCCTTTTCGCTGACCCGCGTCAGTGGTAACGAAGGTTTCCTTGCGACCGTCGCTGATGGTGTCAAGAAGGCATATGAATACGTCGTTCGTATGTTCAAACAACTCTGGGCGTTCTTCTTCAAACGTGACAACAAGAAGAAGTCCGACGACGCCAAGGAAGAGGTCAAGGTCGTCACTCAGCAGATCGCCGCTGTTAAGGCGGGTGGTAGCACCGAGGCGGAAACCGATAAGCGTATTGCTGACCTGAAGCATTCCGTTCAGTCGGAAATCGCCGCGGCCACCGAGGAAAACAACGAGGCCGCCAAAAAAGAACTGCATGAAATCTCTGTAGAGTTGGAAGAGGTTGCCAGTAAACCTCAGGCAGAGAAGAAACAAATCTTGAGCAAAGAAGCTCGTCGCTTTGCCAAGGCGTCTACCCGCACTAAGAAGAAGCTGCAGGCCAAGATCGCACAGCTCGTCGACAATGCTGACGCTGCAATGGACGTACTCGGCCAGGCGATCGACAAGGTCAGTAAGGATGTTCTGGGCGGGCCGTTGGTCATGAACCTGGAGGATAGCTTCCGCGACTTCCGTGGGGTCCGGGATAGCCTGAAGACCATCCCAGTTATGGACGATCCTGATGCATTGATCTCTGGGCTCAACAAGCTCACTGTGCAGATCGAGGCTTTCCGTAAGTCGTCCCAAGAACTGGGGACTGAAGAAGCCTACCTGAAGAAGCGCATCGAAAAGGTCGGTCAATTCATCGCCAACCCGCGGCAAGCCTCCGACGAAGATCAAAAGGTGGTGCTGGAGCAGCTCCGTGTCGTGCTGACCTGTACTACTCGTGTAGCGCAGTTGGCCGGTAACTTCTACGACGGCGTAACCTCAGCCGCGAAGTTGGGCCTGAGCCTGTTCGGACAGAAGTAATTGAAGTAAAGACCTTACCTCTCCCCTCCCTACCCTTGTTGGGGTAGGGAGGGGAGTAGGTTCTATTATGCCGCGCGTTGCAGCGGAACAGGTTTAGATTGGTTCAGACGAGGTTGGCGTGGAACTTTACTGGCTTTGATCTCTTCCAACTCTGCTTCACGACCTTTCTCGATCATGAGGGCTTCAAAGACCTCTTGCAGTTTGGCCGGACTCGGGAAATGGAACAGATCTTCGCACAGACCCATGGCGTTGGCCGTTGGGCTACTGGCGTAGTTCACTGCAATCTCCCGGAACTTCATGTCATCCGCACCTTGGATCTTGTACACCTCCATCTGTGTGGTCTTGTTACTGCTGTTCAGGCAGAGACCTGCGTGCGGATAAGCACCCTCAACGTCAATGTCGGACGAGTCACTACGGCCCGTACTGATAACGTCATCCAGCCCTTCAAACAGCGCTTTGCCCACATCCGCGTTCTTCTCAGTATCGAGCAGAGCGATCCAGTTCTTCAGTGCAGGCAGACGACTGGTAAAGGTCTTGTCACGAATCGACGGTGTACTACCCCAAACATATTTAAGTTCCCGTGCATGGAAACTCAGTACGTCAGAAATGATCTTGGGCTGCGACTGGTAGTTAAAGAATTCAGAGTACTTTAACAACATGGGTAAAGATAAGGTAAAGTCGTGAGTGGCTTCGTTAATAAGCTCAATAACAATGTTATCCTGAACGCAGTACATCGAGTACAGGTACTTGTAATTGTGCTGCATGTAACGGTGCCACTGTGGGCTACCGGGCAAGAGGTGTTTACCCTCCTCGGTATAGAGCTTACCTTCTACCCCAGCATGCTTGGCACAACCTTCCAATGAGATATCAGGCAGCTTGCCTTCAGTTGGCTGACGCTTGATGCAGAAGAAGGACATGGCATCACACCACTGCCACGTTGCCATGGTGCGAATAGTGGGCCACTTCTCCTGCGGATCCAGTGCTGAAGAGCTACCGTCTTCCTTAACCTTGTGCGTACGACCTGGGTCGAGTTTGTAGTAGCGGAACTCTTTTGGAATCCGTGGATCTGAGTAGCAGTCTGCCAAATCGTACCCTTCGTTAGAAAGAGCGCGTTCAGTCGCCTGCATGTCATACTCGGCGTTCCAGCTAACCACCCAATCCGGTTCCCATTCGTGCATCTTATCCAGCATGCACTTGGCCACTTGGCCGGGGGTATCAACAAGACTGTAGGTAATGGTAATGTTGCGGGCGTCAATGGTGTCCTTGAGGTACTTGAGCTTGGCTTCTTCAAGTTTGGCCAAGATCTGTTCGTCACTGTCGCCACCGTACCACTTCCGGACTGCTGCAAAGTAGACCTTATCCTTCATGGTCAAAGCAGCCATGATCATCGGACGGTCTTCGTCACGTGGCCAGTCCATGTCCGCTTCAACGTCATACGACGCTACGGTATAGGGCTCCTTTTCCTGGTACTCACCGTACTTCTTGAAGAAGGCATGCTTGATGTGCACCGGTGGAGTCTGGTCAAGGCCAAAGACGTAAACACTGGACTTGGCATCCCGCATGGTGGCTTTGTAATCACTGACGCCAAACAACTGCTTCTTGACCTGATAGGGAATCTGAGCACGGGGGAGTTTATACTCCCGGCACATGGATTCCTCGATGTAATCCTTGGGTTGCTTAAAGTGACGACGACCTTCTTTAATAATCCAGATGGGTTGTTTATAGTTCTCGATCGCAATGAATGAATTACTGCGAGTATCGTCGGCGTGAATGTTGGTGATCTTTACACAAGTCAAATCATTACCGCGACGAACGGAACTAACTGAATAGCCTGCGTGCTTGCAGACTTTTGCAATAATAGGTGAAGTGTTCTCTGTCATTCCCTAGTCCTGGCATTTTATGCTTGCTTAGACGCTATAACAATAGGGTCATAAGTCACTAAAAACTGTAGGAGCAAAACGCTCATGATTTCCATTGACTTCCTGGCCAAACGTCACGTGGCAGGACTCGAATTTATCGATTTCCAATCGGAGGAGTTTTCCACTAAACTCACTTCGGTTTTGGCGGAGCACATCAGAGTAGAGGGTAAGCATGGCGAGCTGTCCAACAGTTGCCAAGAATCACTGCTCAAGGTGATCGCTGAATACACCGGCTTCTCCAACATCAGCCTGAACTTCATGAGCTCAGGTAACCTCTACGTCAACACGGGTTACTTCTCACCGAACCATGTGTTGAACAATCCCATGGCGGATATTCTCCTCCAGCCGACTCAGAGCACTCTCTATCGCTGGTTTGAAGAACATGAAGAAAAGGTCTTCAAGGGTGGTATTGATTACAAGACGGGCCGGGTAACCGGTTCATTCTGTACGCTGCCCATAGAGATGGGGATCAACACCAACATCAGCGCGTACCTGACCGCTGACCTGGTAAAGAAATGGGGTTCCTCGCTGCCTGAGGCGCTTGCCGGGTGCATTGTCCATGAACTGGGGCACGTGTTCTCTGGCTGCATGATGCTGGCCACGACCATGCGTGACAACCTGGTGGGGCGCACGGCGCTCGAATGCTACCGTAAAGCACCGCGTTCAGAAGAGCGTGTTGTGGTGTTGAAAGACACAGCAACGTTGCTGGACATGAAACCGGGCAAAGTCGAAGAGCTCAAAGCGTTCGCTGACAACGGCGATGATGAACAGTTCATGCTCTTCTTCACGAAGCTTCTCAATCAACGCAACACCCAACGTGCCTTGTCTGTTGGTGTGAGCCGGATGACCAGTGAAGTGGTCGCTGACATGTACTCCATCCGCATGGGGTGCAGTCGAGGTATCGTCGCTGGAATTGGTAGCCTTGTGGACCGCGGTGTGATCCGCACCAACTTCGAAACCCTGGTCATGGGTTGCGTTGGCGCGTTCCGTATGGGACTGGGTGCGATGTTCCTGGTAGGGTATGGGATTGTTTCCACTGGCGTCGTTGGCTTCTTGGTAGGGTCTGTTGCACTGGGCTTCTTCCTTGGCGCAGTTTATGGGTACTTCAGCCCAGAATATGCCGGCGACTATAACGGTAACCATCGCCGCATGGAAGATGCGGTGCGCCAGCTCATTGCCAAGCTAAAGACGATGAAAGACATGCCGGGCAAGGAACGTAATGACCTGGTCGATTACCTCGTCAAATTGCTCGACGGGCTACATAAGTTGAAGCCTTGGTATGAAAATACCGTGATCTACCGCTCGATGGGGTGGGTGTTCTCCCCGACCGATTTCTCCCGCAAGGAAATCGAACATCACACCCAAGCACTGAACAACCATGAACTGAGTGTCCTCGCTGCGCAGGTCACGTCGCTTACCTAAGGAGTCTCCCCATGTCGCATCTCGCCGCTATTCTGAAATACCGTGAAAAACTGACCGAACTGGGTGTGAAGTGTGCTGAAAAGCAAAGCGCCTTCTGCCAGGAAGCGTACATCCGTGCGGTGATCAAACGTCACTGCATGTCCCATGATTCCCTGAGCATTGGTCAGGAAGAAGAAGAACGTCTGTGGGTCCAGCTGGACAAGTGGAACAGCGTTTCTCCAATCCAAGCAGCCCTCATCCTCAACACCGTCAAGATGCGTCTGCGCCAGGTCCGCAACCGCCTGATCAACAAGGGTGTTGCTTCGGGCGACCTGGAGTACAAGCTCATGGCCGAGATCCCGACGAGCCCTGAAGTCGCGCCTGCCCAGGTCGATGTGACCGACAACGAGGAGTTCATTGCACTTGTGTCGAAACTGTGCAACGAGATGGGGAGTGGCCATGAGTGATTCCCAGAACCCCAACTTCGAACTCAGCAAACCGCCCTTCACGGGTGAGTCCGAAGACAACCAGCTCATCGACCTGAACGAAGTCTACGTCGATACCCAGCAGGGTCAGGCACTCGCTATGGTACAGGGCGCCGAGAGCATTAGCCTGGGCAAGCTGTCCCGTTCACTGGCCATTCAGATGGGTCTGCCAAACGCACGCCAAATGGACCCCTTCCCGTCGGAACGCAACGCCGTGATGGGCGCTGAAAGTTTCGTGACCACCTTGGTCGAGGGATTCAAGAAAGGGATTGAGAATGTCATCAAGTACATTCGCATGGCCCTCTCTTGGGTAATCGATACTGTTAAAGGTATCCTCGGCTTCAAGAAATCCCCACGGATCAACAAGGCAATCAACGATTCCTTCGAGAACCTGCGGGAGGAGTTCAGGGTGGTGTTGAAAGGTCTGGGCTTCCCAGCAGCGGAATACAACCTGGAAACCTTCATCGGCAAATTCCCGGATGCCACGGACCGCCTGGGTCAATTGATGATCATGCGCTCCAAGTTCGAGACCGACGAAGAGTCGATCAAAAACCTGGCATCTGGCCTGCCGCTGTTCCAGCAAGTGATCGGTAAGTTGACCGAAGCCTCGAACAAGGTCGCGCGGGCACGGGACAACATGTCGCGTACCATTCGTGAAGAGTATAACAAGACTCGCGCACGTAAGCACCTGGGCGAACCTCTGCAAGCCGCTGACTCGCCCGAGGTCAACCGCATCCAGAAAGCCTGTGCCGACGTCTTGGTTACACTGGATACTGAAAATCTGCGCAACGAGATCAGCAAGCTGCTGCAATCGATGTACAAGATTGAGTTCAAGAACGAGGCCCTGGGCGATGGTTTCAATCAGCTCCGGACCCAGCTGGATGAGCAGATCACGAATCACGCCGTTCAAGTAGGTCAAGTGCCTGTGGCCGCGGTGATGACCAACATCCAGTACCTCAACAGCCAGTACGCCAACTTGAGCGATAACAGCGTCGACATGTCCCGGATCAACATCCGTGCGCTCGGCGACGTGATCGATAAGGATGACGCCAGCAAGGTGCAGGACATCGGTCAGTACTACGGTAGCAAAGGCGCCGTTGAGGCCTACACGGCGGTGGCGCAATCTACTCGGGCGTTCAGTGATTTCTGTCAATTGACTTCCCGGCAGTTGCTCCGTACCCATCATCAGATCACCCATCTGGTTAACTGGTACAACCGCACACACCTGTGGTATTACCATGGTCTACTCGACAATTTCGACAAGTTGATCGAGATCAACCAGGCGGCGCGTGCTGAGGGTCACCATCCGGTCGCTGATGCACAAGGCAACCCTACGTACGCCATGGACTTCATCCCAGAGGCCGATGTCAAGACCTTCATGGAGAAGTTCAGTCTCACGGCGAACACAGTGATTGTCAACGACATCGCTGACCTGAAGAAACGTTACAACAACCTGGTTAAACAGACCGGGGTAGGACGGACGATATGAATGCTGAACTGAAAGAGTTGCTGGGTAAGGCGTTCGAGCAAGCTGAGTTCCTGCGGGCAGCAGGGGTTGCCGTACGTCAACAATTGTCGGAAGGGGTGACCATCCTGAAAGCTTACGACATTATCGACAAGTACTGGCCTGCCCGTGAGGGTGCCAAGATGAAGTTGATGCTGTCTTCGGCCTTCCCTTCCCGCAATGCTGACATGATCCTGTGCGCGCGTTTCTCTCGTCAACTGGGTGAGGGTTTGCAGTTCTTGATCAGCAAGGAGTTCTTTGAGCAAGCGATCCCACAAATCGCCCCACTCATTGAAGAGAAGCTGAAGGTGTTGAACCAGGCAGACCTCAACGATCCGATCGCACTGGCCGCCTTCCAGGCGTTCCGTAAAGAACCGGCTCGTTTCGTCAACTACATGGAAGACGGCTGGTTCGAGGGGCGTGGAGCACTGTTGGCGGATAATGTGAAGGCCTGGACCGAACTGACGCAGGAAGCGCGCTCGGTCGAAAACGGTGATTACCTCTTCATGGAGGATTACCGTGGCAAACTGGATGACCTGTTGAAGTTTGTCCTGCGTTACTTCGAAGACGGCGAAGAAGGTCTGCAAAACAAGACGCTGGATGGCGTTGAGTATTACGCAGACCAAATCCTGGTCCGTCTGAAGGTTTGCGAGCTGTTCCTGGAGTACCTGGACATGCCCGTAAATCCTCCAGCTACTGAAGGCGATCCAAGCTGAGCATGAATACCCCTACCCCCTGGCATTGCGCCAGGGGGTAGGGGCTATGCTGCTTTAAAACGCGGTCTTCATGCGAATGTCATGCGGCTGGAAGGTGATGTCGATTGCTTCACGTACCGAAACCAATCCATCCGAGCTGAGCTCGAGCATCTTGGCAATACAGAAGCCGGTCAAGTCATCGAGGTTACTGATGACATCCACCGTGACATCTCCTGCCATGGCGCTGAGCTTAGCGGTGACTACAGCAGGGTCTACATCTTTCAACACGGCGTTGGTCAGCTCAGTGACGCTGATCGTGGTCTTATTGAACAAGGCCTCGTTCAGCTTCCGCGGGGTTGTTCGTTCCAACGCAGACCGTAGGTTAGGATTACGGTAACCCGACTCCGTCAAGTAGAAGGTAACCACGATTCGCATGTCCTGCTTGAGAATCGTTTCGAAGTTACCGTTGACCACAACATTCGTGAACCCCAGCTTGCTACGAGGTTGGAAGTACAGTGACGTGATGTCGATGGCTTCCGAAGAGAACTTCTCCATGTCACCTGTTACGTTAACGGTGAAGAAATCTTTAGTCTCTTGAGCAAACTGTTTGTCATAGTCATCCCGACTGAAGAAGTAGTTCGCATCGAACGCAATGAAGTCCCAGTGGTAGCGGAGATAGCGAGGAGCCATAACCACGTACTGACCGTTTTCAACGACATAGTCAATCCCACGGCGGTACAGCAAACGAGGGGTCCCGTCACTGTTGTACTTGACATCGCCTTCCTTGTGCAACGTAATGGGCTTCCCGGTCTTCTCATCGAATACCAGTCGTCCATCTACCCGCTTGTACTCCGTTTGGAGGTAGACTTCGGGAACATCTTCTTCGTAGAGTTTGTACTGCGCTTCCCCTACGAGGGGTCGAATGCGGCTGTAGAGGTTCTTGAGCTTCTTACCAAGCTGTACTCGGTAGCGCGTCTCAATGATCCCCACCATTTCTACCCGGAAGATGCTGTCATCAATCAAGGCATCCAACTCCGACTTGGTAACCTCTTTATCACCAGTCCGTGTAAAGATGAAGTGCATGGCCAGGTCCAGTGGCACCCCTGTGGATTTCTGCGCTTGGCCAAACTGGTTGAGGTTCGTCAGGAACAGGGTATCCCCAACGTCGATATCCCAACGGGTTTCCAGGAAGAATTCCCAGATGCGCTCACCTTCGCTGTCCACTCCTACCAACGTACCCGCCAGGTTGGCTGTCGAGTCAGAATCAACCGGATCGACTGACAACTGAATGCCGAGGGTGGCGTCGGTCAACTGACGGTAAGACTGACCGGACTTGGTCACGAGCGTGATTCGATACCCATTGTCTTCGTGCGCGATATTCAGCGCACCTACCCCTACCTCAAGGGTCAATGCCGGGTTTTCCTGCAAGAAGGTCTGGTACTTAACCAACGGCGCGTCGAGGTGATACGTCCTCAACGTGATTTGCTGGTTGGTCATGTCCATGACATAATAGAACGGGGTATACACCAAGGTGTTCTTTTCCATCAGGTCAACCAGCTGCTCCGACGTGTAGGCCAAATACTGGTTGTACGTCAGACTGTTGACCAGAACACTGGTGGGGTTGTTGATGTTGAAAAGCACGTTGTGAGGAATGGTGACACGATCACCGTTATCCCAGACGTTGCCATTCAAGACCATTTCATTAACCGACGTTAAGTGGCTACCGATATAGCACGCCATCGGCGAGAAGAAACCCTTGTTGTCCTGGATCGGCAGTTCCTTGGTCAGTGCGTAGGAACGCTTGGTCATGTAGTCAATGGTCTTGACCGGGTTGTAATCCATTTGTTGCACACGACCAATGAGGTTATTCTCCGTGATAGGCAAAGTCCTCGCCTGCCGGCCCCTGATCACACGTTGCTTCATCTCATTGAACGGTACTGGGTTCTCACCCCCTTCCACCGGTGCTACCAACTGCCACGCGATCCCGCCCGAGTTACGCAGGGGTGCAGAGAACTCATTCAAGGTACCGGCACCGTAGCGGTAGTCTTGATAGTTCAATACCACCTTGCTGGGCGATACCGAGGTCAGGTCTTTGCTGAGTGCGCCTTTAGTCGTGTAGGTGTAGATTCGCAGAATGCCGCGACCCCGACCATTGCCTTCCGCCAAATAGACGTCGGGTATTTCGTACCCAAACTTCTTGTTGGTGGAATCAATGGAGATTGCCAGCGTTACCGTGAGAGGGTCGAACACGTCCTGGTCGTACGAGACACGGATCTCGGTGAGTTCTCCCGTGGCTGCACTTTGGTGGAACGCCCGTACACCGTATAGATAATCCCTGTAGCTGATCTCGCCACGGCAACCCGATGCTTCGTTCGCGGTGATGTTTTCCGTCGCCTGGCAACCGATCTGTTTCACAGGGATGTAGATCAACAGATAACGCCGGCCGTTCATGACCTTATAGTCACGCTCCAACAGGTTACCTGCGATCGGGATGTATGGGTTGTTGGTGGTGTCGTCGTAAACCACCTTCCAACCGGTGCTTTCATTCTGTTGAATGATGATCCCGTTAGCGATCCAGAAATCATACCCCTCGAGGGTCAGCACCGTGTCTTTCGGAACAAGCAGCTCTTTATACGTCACCGTGTTGCGACCAACCGTGATCTGACGCTCTACGGAGATGTCGTTGAAGGTGTCAACATCAATAGCCAGCAGCGCGGTCGATTCGGCAGGGTTGGCAAAGATCCCGAAACGTTCATCGTCTGCCATGTTCATGCTCAGCTCAGCCAAATTACGACTGTGCATAAGGAACTTACGGCTATTGAGGTCCAGCAGTTGGTTGATGAAACCGTGCGACGTCCCGAGGATGAGGTCCATCATCAAGACAGCAGGGTGTGATTTACTGTTGAGGGTAACTTTCTGGTCATTCCAGTTGGCCTCGATCTCGTCAACGATTCGGTTGAATCCACGGATCGGGTTGTTGGCCAGAAGTTCCAACTCGCTTTGAGTGAGCGGTTTCATTTACGACTCCAGTATTCCATTTCCATCGTCTGGACATTGATCCACGGATAGTTCGTGTCTGCAGGTTCCTGGAACGACAGTTTACGGTAATGGGCATTGCGCACCTTAGGGTGCATGTTGGGGTTAACCCGCAGAGTAGTACGGTTAAACGCGTCGGCTACCATGACGTTATTGAAACGGAAGCCGTTAACAGCGAAGTTGATACTTAATTCGTCCTGACCCTGCCCGCGCAGGGTGTTCTGCGTACGGTCAATTGTACTGAAAGAGCCTGATGGGAACGTTGTAGGCATCCCGCCACCGCAGCAGAAGATCCACTCAATGTTCCGCATGTTGCGGTTCATGATGATGTGGTAAATGCGGCAAGTGTAATCCAGGTAGTTCTGACGCAATGCCTGGAAACGAGGCTCGATACTGTGGTCCCCTGTGGTCACACCGTCAATGTAGTGCACCCAGGCTTCGAACATATAAGGAAGGAAACCAGGTGAAGGGTTGTAGTAGGACTGTTGAATATCGAAGTCATGGTTGACTTCCAACAAGCCGTTTACAAACCGGTAGGTCTCTTTCCGAATACCTGGCGAACTGTTACCCGTTCCCAGACTCAGATCAGGGAATCCCGAGCTCACTTTAAGGAAACGGCTGCAAGGAACTAGCCATGGATTAAGCGGATCGAGGATCGTATCGTCACCGGCGTTGGCTGCTCCCCAAACGGGATCAAGCATGCCTTTCACGTAGGCCATCAGCGATCCACGGTCTGGTCGATAGAGTGCGTATAGCTGTGGATGCAGCATGCAGTTTTTGTCAGAAAGGTTCAGCATTGGCCGTGAAACGTATGCTAATCCTATGGTGTCGTCGGCAATGGGCATAAGCTGCTGCCCAGGGCCCATAATTTGAATACTGCGCAACTGACTGGTCAGTGCGGTGGTATACCCGCCACCGCCATTCGCGCGAAATAGATTGTCGTACCACTCGTGGAGGGACTCTCGGCTTATCTCGCGATCGGGCGGTTGTAAGCCGAGGGGGTTGGAATACCAGCCAAGCAGTTCACTCGGGTCTTCAGCCATAATCTTTTTACCTTACAAACAGAGGTTTCTCTCATGATTGGGACAGTACTTAATGTCGGTTCATTCTTTTTGGACGTTGCCAGGCAGCTCTATCCGGAAAGTGGTGATATCGGCGCGGCGGCAAAAGTAACCAACCAGGCCAAACATGCATACAATGTGGCCTCCACCACCTCGGTACATCGCAGTGCCTCGCGGGCTCTTTTCAGTCCGATGATCCTGATCGATCGTAACCTGTTGCAGCAAGAGTACATGCAAGAACTGCTGCAAATCCTGACCCTGCGTGACATCGTCGCCACCCTGACCCATTTGGCCTTGGCGTCGCCGGCCGGTGTAGGTGTGCGGGTGGAAAACCTGATCGGTAGCATCAACCCGAACCGCGGTGGCATGATGTCCATGCTGGCAGGTCTGGAAGCGGTCGATACGAACATCGCTCCAAAAGCCGCCATGGGCAAAGACACCCCGGCGGAAGAGAACAAGGTCACCGTCAACGGCAAGACCTATTCGGAAATCCTCGAGTACACCCCGCTGGCGGTAGGTAAAGTGGTAAACGCCACGGTCTACACCGAAGGCGACAAAGCCCGTGAGATCCCTCTGACCTTCCGACCCATCCCAGTTCCTGCAAGTGAGGATGACCTGCGCCGTTATTTCTCTGCGGCCAAGGGCGACGACGGGCTGAAGATGCGGGCGTTGATGCGCCGTACACGCGAAATCAGCCGTCCTGAATGGTTCAACGGCACCGACATCATCCGTGAGCGCTTCAAGGCGAAGAACGGTGACATGACCGGTTACTACCGCGAAGCCAGCAAGCGTGACACCAACAACAAGCTGGAGGCGATTCGTACCGGCGTACTGTCGATGAACTCGATGGCCAACAGCGTGGTGATCTCGATCGACGAGATGACACAGATCGAATACGGGATCGGTCTGAAGTTAGCGAATCCTTCGAGTCGCGAGAAGATCTTCAAAGTCATGTCGGCTAACACCATTGTTGTCTGCAACGACGACCGCGGTACCTACACCTTCTACACGACTGGTCAAGTCATGCCGGAAATCTACACCCGCCGTGACCTGGCTGTAAAGACAAAGAAAGAGGGCAGCGCTAACACCCTCGAAGACCTGGTTAAACTGCTCAACGGGGGCCGTTAATGAACATTTTCGAATACGTCCGTGGTGTCAAGACGTTCAAAAAGATCGAGCTGATCGCGCAACTGAACAACGTGTCGGTGGCGGCTGATGACCTGTTTGCTAACATTCAGCGTCTCGAGGCCAACAAGGTCAATCTCGATCAAGACATCAGCCAATGGGCACTGACTCGTGGGATCGTCCGTGGTCTGGAACAATCCGGCTACCGCAATGGGCTGGTTCCTGCTACCAAGAACGGTTGCTTGGTCATTGCCGCCCTCGCGCCGGCTCTGAAGAAGATGATCCAGGGTTACCGGGAAGAAGTCTGGGACGGCAAGCTGCTGACACTGCGTCAGGCCAACATCCTGAACCTTATCGAGCACACCGCGCACTGGGTCCAGTACAGCAACATGGTTTACAGCGTCCTCCTCGACCTGCACATGAAGAAAGCGCAGACCGGCGACTCGCTGATGAGCAAGGCGGACCTGAAGTTCATCAACGGGACCGTGGACTTCTACAAGTCGGTTACCATCAGCCTGCTGCGCGGTGCTCGCGTCCTCATCGCAGAGCTGGAAGGGTTGTCTGACGTCGAGATCTCTGAGACCTCGCTCGCCGTGCTGGAAGGTACTGGTTGCGGGCAGATCGACCTGACCAAGCGCGGGTTCGGCGTCCACAACCTGAACCCGGTGTTCTGGTACGGTCTGGTCAAGATGAATCTCAATGTGGCGCGTATCGAAAAGCTGCGAGCCAACAACGAGTTGTTCGCGGCCAAGATCTCTCAGGCCATCAACCTGAAGAACGGCACCAACGATGCCGACCTGGACCTGCGCATCGAGGAATACCAGGACGAGATCATCAAAGCCACTGAAACCATCGAATCGATCGAGCGTCAGTATGCCTAACTTCCGCCAAATTGCCAACGGCTTCATTCACAACGCCGTCAGCGAGTCTGAGTTGAGCACTATCTTCAAAGAGCTCAACCTCATGCGCAAAGAGACCTACACGGATTACACCCTGGTAAGTGAAGGGCACGTGGCGGTCGATACCTTGCAGCGTGTGTACCGCCTCGCAGGCCCTGACTTCCCAGCGTTCCTTGAGGCCAACTACGACCGGGGTCGTGGGATGCTGGCCTTGCTGGTAAAGGACATTGTTCTTTACCTCAACGGTAAGCTGGGGCATCAGACCATCATCACCCACCTTCGGATGGAAGAACGTAAATTGGCCTCGCGCCTGCGCGCCGGTCCTGCGGTCTACCAATCCCTGAAAACCGTGCCCAATGCGACTCCATTGCTTGGCGATGGCGAAACCTTGGGTAACAACGACCTTTACCGTCTGATGGCTGGTATTTCACCCGCTAACGTTGGACGTCTACTCATGCTTATCGGCGGGGAAAACTACTATGGATGAGAAAGCGCAACTGCTGGCTGCTCAAATGGCAGCTGTCAGTGCAGTCCAATCGCAGGAAATCGTCAACGCCGCGGCCACCGCTGCAGAGCTGAACGATTTCCAGCGGAAACTCGATAAAAGCTTCGACCGTGTCATGGAAGTCCGTGAAACCTTGTCGGCACTGAAAGAGCACCAGGTAACCCCTTCACTTGCTGCGGCAATGGACACTCAGTTGACCATGGCCCTGGACACCGTGGAGCAAACCATCCCAGTAGCGAATGGCGCGTCAGCGGTTGAAGGTGCCGAAAGTCTGGGACGTACCCTGACCCCTCACCACTACCTGATGACGCGCTTGGCTGGGTGTGAAAACTTCCTCACGGATTTCTTCAAGAAGTCCAAAGAAGTCACGGCTCACCTGACTGCCCAGTTCCAAGATGCGTACGTGATCTTCACCGAATCGCGCGAGAGCTTGCTGAAGCAGCTCGACATCGTGGAAAGTGCTGTCAGCGAGCACCGCCAGTTCGGCAGCAAGGGCAAGCTGGTATTGGGCTCGCGTGCCTTCAACCGCTTCCAGATCAACGGCAAAGTCGATGAGAAGTGGGTCAGCAATATCACCAAGCTGAACCAGACCCTTTCGGCGCTCAGCGGTAACTACTACCTGAACAACAAAAACACCATGGGTGCTGTTTTCAGCTACTTTGGTGGGTTCGGTAAGCTGAACGAACACGACGCCGAAGAACGCTTGAAGCGCCTGCCCATCAGCATCCCGACCTACCCGTTCAAGGAATGCACCTACCCTGACCCTGCCCACGCCGCGCAGCATGTTGTGGCGAAGCGCTCGGTCGAAATGATGGGCGGTGCCTACTTCTACGACGTCCGCAGTACTGTCAAGCCTGTAGTGGCGAAGGACGTTGAAGAAGTTACTGACTGGCTCAACCGGGTGGTGGCTCAGGAAGGCACTCATTTCGAGAAGGGCGGTGAGTTCATTTCGAAACCGGGTTACGAAGTTCAGGCGCTGTCGGTCGAAGAGATCAAGGACGTCATTCGCGCATTGCGCAAGTTGCTCGATGACTGGGGGCGTATCTTCGACAATGGTGAGAAGTACCTCATCAATGACCGCGACTACCTGAGCACCATCCGTGATTTCTCTGAAGCGGACTTCAGCAATGGCACGAAGGATCGCCTCGGCAAGTACTACATGCAGGTCATCCATCATCACCAGATCGAACTGCTGAAGCTGCGCGCTTCCGGGTCTCATTACGTAGCGCTCATCATCAACGCCATGATTCGTTTCTGCAAAGACTCGATCGAGTTTGGCGCTCAGTAACGGAGCTCAATCATGGATCTTTCGTACAAGCGTTTATACGCTGACGCGCGCGACGACCACGTTGACCTGATGGATGCTCAGCTCGAGCTCATGGAGATGGGGCGTACCGTTTACTCCATCGACCGCGTCACGGGTACTGAGAGTCTCCAGGAGAAGACCTTGCAGAGCTTGCAGACGGTGGGTCGTGGTCTGTTCAGCGTAAGCAAGTGGGTCGGCGGTAAAGCACTGGATGGGTTTATCCAAACGATCACAGCCGCAGGTAATCAACTCCTGCGCAGCTTTGAAAGCAACGATAAACTCATCAGCACCGCCCTGCGTGGTATCGAGAAGCGCGCCGACCACCCCCTCAAGCTTTCCGCAAAGCAAGTGGCTCTCATCACTGCCTCAGGTGACGTCGACCACTTGCAGCGTGACCTGGATGCCTTGATCAAGGCACTCGAATCCCAGGACAAGCACGCCAAGGACCTGCAAAGTTTCCTGGATAAAGAACTCTTTGTCTTGAAGAAACTCAAGGCCGCCAAAAAGCCTGATGAAGTTCATCGGGTGATTGAAGAGTTCGAGGGGTTGCGCTACCCAGTATTCGAGCTCGCTCAATCTATGGGTGAGGCGCGCAAGTCCGATCCGCTTCCAGGCGGGCGTTTCTTTGTGTTCACTCACAAGGAAGGAACAGTGCCGGTGTATTCTATCGGAGGGGACACCCCTGAAGGTGAAGGTGCTGAAAAGACGTTCTCCAAAAGTGAACTGAGCGAACTTCTCAATAAGCTGCAAAAGGTTAATGCCCTGCACAAGCGCGTTAAGGCATCCTATGAGAATTACCTCAGCTTCATCAAATCCTGGGCCGACATGGTCAAAGGTGTGGATGGGAACCTCAGTGAGTTGACTGAGGTCAGCAAGACCGTCATCGGCGAAGCAGAGAAGTTAATGACCGGCAATACAGGGGCACTCGCATTTTATAGCGCATTCACCCCTCGCGTTGTCGGTTACACTGACAAGTACATTCATGGTGTACTTGGGGTATTCGCTTAAACCGTTTATAAACACGTTTCATTTCGTTAACGAAAAAGGAAAGACTCCATGTCCATTCTGAACCGCATCACCGGTGTTGAAAACATGCTCAACGAGCCCGAAGTCAACAGCACCGAAGGCGAAGTCGCCATCGAAGCCGTACGCGCCGAACTGGCCGAAGTCATCGCTGACGTCAACGAAGTCGCTGGCGAAGTCCAGGGCCTGAGCCAGGAACTGGCCGAGCACGAAGAAACCGTCGAAGAACTGGCCGAAGAAGTTGCCGGCATGGAATCCATGCTGTCGGGCGCCGTTCCGTACTCGGCTGGTGGTTTCGCTGCAAGCTTCAACCGCGCTACCCGCCTGAACGCCAAACTCGGCGGTGACAACGTTTCCCGCGTCGGCGTGGAATCCCTGAGCGATGCCTCGAGCGCCCAACTGGCCGCCCATACCGGCACCGAATCCTTCATGGCCACCGTCAAGAACGGCGCTGCCAAGGCCGCCGAGTTCATCAAGGCGATCTTCAACCACCTCCTGACCTTCTTCGTCGGCCTGGTCTCCACCGCCTCCGGCCTCGAGTCCCGCTCCAAGCAGCTGAAAGCGAAAGTCGACGGCGCCGAGAAGCTGAAGGAAAAGATCAAGCTGGGCGGCTGGAACGTTGGTGTCGATTACGCCAAGAACGGCGCCGATATCCTGGACAAGGGCCCGTGGACCAAAGTCCTGTCGGATTCCCTGCCTGCCTTCATCGAGATCGGCAAGAACCTGGACGGCGTCAACGAAGCCGGCTTCAAGTCCGCGTACAGCACCCTCATCGCCGACATCAAGGCCGTGGTCAAGGAAAGCGCTGGCGCACCGACCGAGAAGTCCGGTGCCGATGACAAGCGCAACGTCCTGGCCTCCCGCGCCGGCTTCGCTGTGTACCTGGCGTACAACGACAAGTTCGGCGACGAGAAGGAAGTCCTGGCAGCCGCTCGTTCGGTCAAGCTGAGCTTCGGCAAAACCGAAGGCGCGAAAGAATTCGCCAAAGGCGAAGAAGTCGCGGTCAAAGCCACCAAGCCTCAACTGGTTGGTCTGCTCAACACCGTCAACACCGTTGCCAGCCTGCTGCGTGACAGCAAGATCTCGCAGAAGTTCTCGAAAGCCGAGCGTGATCGTGTCGTCGCTACCCTGGCCAACAAAGCCAAAGAAGGCGGCGACAAGTCGGCCCAGAGCAAGGCGATCGAACTCGTTCGTGCCCTGTACTCCACTGGCTCGACCCTGACCACCCAGGTCAACAAGCTGCTGACCGCTCAGGCCAAGCAAGCGCTGGACCTGGTTGCTGCGCACGTGTAATGCTCCCGTCGCTTCGGCGACGTGCTGAACACCCCTACCCGCCTGGCCTTCGGGTCCGGCGGGTAGGGGTTATTTCTGCTTTCTTTAAAAAGGATGCTATGTACTTAACCTATTAGCTGGTGAACTGTTATGCCTACACCTGTAACAACACCTCGACGTTACATACTTTCACCGATGTTGAAAGACATTTATGAAGGGGATAAGGCCGGGTTTGACGCCGCGCTCAAAGAACGCGAAAACACCCTCCTGTCGCGCGAGAATGACCGCGTCGACGGCCTCGAGAGTCTGTACAACTTTATCCTTAGCAATGAACACCATCACTTGGCTTCTGTGACCGGTAACGAGAGTTTCATCGACTGGGTAAAACAGACCACTGCGAGTTTTATTCAGACCATCCGCGATTTCTTCAAATGGTTGTGGAGTTTCTTCTCGGGTAAGAAAGTGGCGACAGAGCTGGGGATCCATGAAGCGAAACGCAGGGTCGCGGAAAAGGGCGTCACGAATAATGACGTCCCCTATCCAGCGGGCGTTGGACTGGTCTACCCATTGGGCTCAGGCAAAATTGCTAACAACCTGAATTGGGTCGACCATTCAATCGACGACCTGGCAAAGTCAGCGCAGTTCATTGCGGACTATGCGGGTGTAGTCAGAACCTTCTGTGAAGACGTCAAACAAGCTCCTGAAGGGACGACAACCGAACACATTCACCGTTTGACGTATGTGATGGAAAACGCGCTCAAATCGATGCTGAAGCCCGATGCTGAAGGTGCCGTATTCTTTATCCGTCCCAAGGGCATGCTGTTGATCGACAATGGTCAACGGATCACCTACAACAACGCGCTCAGAATACAGCCCAGAATAAAGGGCGCCACTTTCATGACCAGCACGGATCAGGTTACCAAGCTGTTGACGAAACTGGAAACCATGATGACCGGCACCGAGCCGAAGTTCAAGAAAGTTCATGAGCTGGAAGACAAGATGGTAGCGGCGGTTAACGCGGTTCTTATCAAAGGAACCCGTAATGAAGTCGATCGGACTTACGCTTCCGCTGTTCGTGTTTCTCTGAACGCAGCCATGGCCAATATTCGCGCGCTCGAGACGGTCTTCGAAAATGCAACCGGTGCACTGCTGCGCGTCATCAAAGCGGGCATCAAGAAAGGGTAATCCCATGCAACTCAATCTAATCAACAAAAGTGTCATTGTTGAAAGCGCCGTTAACGAATCAACCCTTATCCCTCGTCAAGGCGAGGCGGTAGCTGTTGGGGGCGATGTCTTCAAGTTCATTCCCCAAGGTCGTCCTGAAGATGCGGTACTGATTGCCCGCTTGGACCTCGGCGTCCTCTTCAAGAACATCCCGCAAGACATCTCAGGGTTTAGCGAGATCCCTCAAGTCCCGGTTGAGAGTACCCGTGTACTTTCGGCCATTGCCTTTCCCACAGATAGGCTGGACCCTGCCATCGATGAAACCCTCCAGGTATTCAACCCCCAGGAAGAAATCACAGGGTATTGGTTTAATATTTGGTGCGAATGGGTAGGACTTCGTGATCTGCCGCGTGCTGAAGTGGAGCTGGGGATCATTGATGACTTGCTCATCATCGACGCTTCGCGTGCTAAGCTCTACAAGGGCCAAGTTACTGTGAAGATCAGAGGTTAGTCATGGACAGTATTAAAACGTTTGGCGTCATTGGCCAACTGGCACAATTGCAGGATGCAATCCTCTCCCAACCCACTCCGGAACTCAGGGCGCGGATTGGGCGGCATCTTCCGTTGGATGCGAACAAAGAAACGATCTACGCGGGGATCATGGATTGCTTGGCCATTGTCGAGCGTGATTTTGATCGCTTCGAGCCCGAGTTCTTGAAGGTCAACGAACTACTCGACCAATACCTCCAAGACCTGTGCAATGCCATGCGCGAAGGTCATTACGAGGGTATCATGTCTTCAGGGGTATCCTCCGCGCTGATCACTTTGGGCCACCGCGGGGGCGCCTTTGGAGAAATGCAAAGTGTTAGCAACCTGCTCGATGTGGCCCGTCAGGTGTTTGATCGCTATCACACCATGTCAATGGACGAGGTGATGCAACAGGGCGCGGACATCTACGTGCGGGATGCGCGGCTGCTGCAGACACTCTATTACGTCCTCGACCGACTGGATGACTTTATCACCAGTTACCAAGGTGCCTGCTCTGGGGTTACTGAATTTGCGCCGGTGGACTATGACCTTGTGGAATCCCCACCTGTGACCGATTGGGTGAGTGGGCTGGAATGTATCCAAACCGATGCTTGTGGGTGTGGCTGCTCCCTGAACCATCAGCTGAAATTGCTGGAAGGCATGGAAGACTTCTTGGCCGGTGAGCCCACCTCTGCTTGTGACTACTTCATGGTCACTGCCAAGTTGAATGGCCTTGATCTGCAGAACGTCGCTGGACAGGAAGCTATTAGCTTTGACACGGTGAAGGAGATGGCCAAGAAAGCCTACGACGCCATCATCAAAGCGTGGGAGTCTGTCAAGGAATGGTGGAACGTCGACGAAAGTGAGCTTGAGAAAGAGCTTGTTGCCACGGCGGAGAATAACAAAAAAGCCATCCAGAAGATGCCTCAGAAAGATGTCAAAATCAACAACAACGCCAAACAAGGCTTGGGGCGTTTGGCTGAGAAGGCCGACGAGTCCGGTGATTTGACAAAGGTCGTCCAGGGGTTCAATGGCCCAGCGGATGCGAGCAAAGTGATTGACGGTCTCCTAGCCGTAATGCGCAAGCACTCCAAAACAGGGACTGCGTTGCAGAACGAAAAGAAAGCGGCTGAGAAAACCATGGACGATTTGAAGGCCTCTATCCAGTCACCTGGTAAGGGTACCGACGAAGAAGCCGTTAAAGTCGCCCGAACTACCACGCAAGAAAAAATCAAGGTTGCTAAGCAATCGGTTGCAAAAGCTAAAAAGATGATGCAACAACATAACAAAATTACCGCCGGTATCAAGAACGCCATCAACGGTATTACCCCTCACATTTTCATCAGTGAGAATCCGGAAGATGGTAAAGGCGATACAGGTAATAAGGAACCCAAGACATGAACATTCACCCTCGCTTAAAAGAACTGTTCGAAGCGCAAGCGAACAACCACACCTTGTTGGAAGCATTCTCGCCCTCCCCGCAAGTCACAGTGGTAGTTTTCCAAATGGACGGCTACACCAAGCGCTCGCGTGTGATGAAAGCCGATATCGGTCTTCGCTTCGCTAAGGTCCAACCTTCTGTTCGTGCCAAGGAGGGTGAATCCATTAACGAGGTTATCCAGCGCTTCAGCGACAAGTACGGCCTCTACCTCCTACCGGGGATTGACTACGACCTGGTGCGACAACCCGTGCGCTTCTCGGAATCCTTGGACAAGAACAAGGTGGTTGTTTCGTTGGTGATTTCTGACGTTGCCTTGGGCTGGTATGGCAAAGTCAGTATTGACGTGCTCAATGAAGAACGGGTCCGTACCGTAGCGGGTGTTGCGACCAGCGTCATTGAAAACATGCGCCTGGCGGTAGCACTGTCCTCGAAAGTGTTTACTGGCGAGGAGAACGTTCTCACACCGGGTCGTGATGCGCTAACGCTGAACTTCGTGCGACGGGTTTATGACTACCTAAAGGAGTGCGGCATTAAATCCCTGAAGCCGCAATCATTAGGCCAAGCCCAATTGATCGACCTGATCTCTGATGGGATTTCAAAGATCGCAGTGATCAAACCTGTCGATGGACCCGGGTTGTTCATTCGTTATGACACAAATCCACCCAAGCAACCCTCGGTTGTATCTGAATAATCGATGACCCCAGTGAGAAGGGGTCATCCCTTCTCACTTTTGGTTATGCTGAGGTTGGCTACCATGCTCAAGACGTTTATCAACACCCCTGAGAACTACAACGCTTTTCTTCGCCCTGCCATTATGGACTCCATTCGCGCTGTCTTGCGTTTTTACCGACTCGAGACCTCCACGAACGTCTACTTCAATGGTGCTGACAATATCGCTAAGTTGGTTGGGACCTATGCAGGCGATGGTAAAACGGCGGACCGTTACACCGACGGTATTTTCCGTAACAAGATCTTTATTGCCACCGAGATAGACCGTAGCGAGTTCTGGAACAACCGCCGGGAAGCCACTGAAGCGCCTGTGTTAGACGATGGTGGGGTCCTCCCGTTAACCTTGCGCCCCTCATTCGAGAACAAATCGATCAAGGTCAAGGTGGTCTGCATGTTCAATTCGCAGATCGACGCAGAGAACCTGAGGAATCAGATTAACCGAAGCAATGAAAACATGGCGGTTAATTTCACCTTTTCTCCGATCACCCACATGGTGGTAAACAGCAGCTTGGTGGATTTCTTCTCGTTGCTTTACGACATGAAGAAGAAATGGGAACCGGAACTTCCTGAGCCCAGCGAGTGGTTTGGACGGCAGTGGAAGCGCCCCTATCGGGTGGTGACAGACGAGGCGGGTAACAACAGTCAACTGGTTGTCCCGATTAAATTCCAAGACGTTGCGATACGCCTTAGTGAACCTTTCATCGCCAAAACAACTCGTGGTAGCGCTTATGGTCGTTTCGAAGTGGAATTCAATTATGACTTCTTCCTCAACGACTTCATTGGCTGGGAAATGGAATACCCACTGACTGTCTGGCAGGATGAGATCCCGGCTCAATTTATCACCGCGCCGCAATCGCAACATGTTAACCGTGGTAACTGGATGGCTGCGCCTGAAATCGCTGCGATGCAGACCTTCAGTCAGTACATGACAGCCCCGCAAGTCCCGTATTACCTGAAACTCCCTGCGCATGATATCTGGTCCCCGCCTAATCAGTTCTGGATCATGCCGATCATCCACGCTCGCTTTGCACTGGAGGATAAGGAAGAGCAGGTCTTGTGCAATATCTTTACCGATTTGACCCAATTCAATTGGTCACCGGTTGTCAAGGAGTACATGCTGAGACGCAGAGCGGTTGCGTTTAGCCATAATGAGACCCCTTTCTTGATTCAAGTGTTCAGAGAGGGTCGGGTTATCCCAGCCGAAGATCTGGCCATGGACGAGGCTGGTTTGATTACAATGCGCGGCCGGCCCGACTTGCGTGATATTTACCGGATCGTGATCTCCATCGATTACGCCATTCGTGACTACAGCGAGGCGTTCTGGGACGACGTTGCCAGGAATCCTGACGTATGGAAACAACTGACCAGACTCTTCCCGTGGTTCGACTGGGCGCGCTGCCCACGGCCTTGGATACACCACATCGATTACATCCGTCAGCACATCGATAAAGGGTGGGGCGGTTGGAATCGTCGTCTTAACCTTTACGAATGCGGGATTGAATTGATCACGCACAACAAACAGGACAGTTGGCCATGAGCTTAAACATCACCCCGCTGGGCCAGGAAAAACCACCTGAGCCAGAAGCCCCCAAAATCTACAGCGATGATTATCGCAGCACCGTTGTGGATTCCATGTTTACCCCTGAGCAGTTCCTGCTCACTCAGGCGCCGGGTACACCGCGTCAGTTCCGTTACTACCGCCAACACCTCAGAGGGACGGATGAGGCCCGTGCTTTCCAACCCGGTGCGCTGGCAACTTATCAGTCGTACGTTCGTTATGACAAGATGATCGTCAAGCAGGAAGGGGATGGCTCGTTTGCGTTTGACCCAGAGTCTGCTGAATCGTCGAAAACCTATTCTGGGTACATGGCCTTCTCGCAACCGCCTATCATGCACGACGTCTTGATCACAGACATCGGCCAAGGACGCGCGGGGTTGTTTGCCATTACGAACCAACCGGAGATCCGGAACTTCACGGCAAGTAAGGCGTATTACATCACCTTTATTCTCCGTGGGATTCTCGACAGGGCCACTGAGACGGCGCTGGAAGGTCGAGTGGTTGACCGTTTGGTCTACAGTAAAGATTCGGCGTTGCATGGCGGTGCTGAAGTCATTACCCACGGTGAAGAGGATGTTGCCAACAAACTGTTCCAGTGGAACAGCACTATTGCCACCAACATCCTACGTCACTTCTTCTGGTCGACTGAGAACAGCATTGGCTTTGAACGAGCAGAAGTGTCAGGAATGATTCACGATCCGTACTTGACGAACTTCCTCAATGCGTTCATCACCCCAGACATGCGCGGGTCATACCCACCGATCCAAGAATTCTCCATCCAACATGGCGGGCTTGAACGAGGGCGTTACGGGACGATCAATATCTGGGAAGTCTTGCTGAAAGGGGATTTGAATCTCCTCCCTCAGTGTAAAGGCAAGGCAACCCTGATTGATGTCAACCGCATCATGGGGAGTCGTTTTTACGGTAACCTGTCGTCCAGTAAGTTCCGTTACTTTGTTTCGACAGACCCGCAGGACCATATCTCCTACAACCGTTGGGGGGTATTGGGTGGTTATCCGATTCCGCAAAAGGTCGAGCCGGGTGAGGAGCCTGTCATCGCTTACATGTTCTCTGAAGGGTTCTACCAAGGGAAGCCCGACGGTGAATTCGAAAACATGGTCCACCTGGCTTTGACCACCCACATGATTGACCACCCGCGGTTATTGAACTATTGCGAAACCTATTTCTCACTGACCCGGCTTGAACAACTTTATCACGGCGCTGTTCTGCTACTGCTCTTGAAGCAAGCGAGGCGCCTGGGAGGCTACCTTTGAGCATTACGCGCACACGCTTTAACGAAATACGGGCTCGTCTGATTGTCTTGTACAACATCCTCAATAACCGCTTGTACGGTATTCACCTCACACCGGCTATGATGATGTCGATCGACGAGATCCGTGATCGTGAGTACTACAGGCAGGAGGACTTTGCAAACGATGAGGGGTATTACGAGGACTATCAGGTACGTCATCTGACCATCCCCAGTATCCTGGAAATCTTGCCCAATGTCCACGATGTCAGTTCGCTCGGTTGGGCTGACAGTAATAACGCTATTGTGGAGATCTACGAGACCATTCAGGAGAACATTGCACTGTGGTGTGAGATTCGTAATTCAGCACCGGAGTTTGTTACGCCAAGTACCGACGAACTCCGTACGCTGGAGATGCTGGCCCGACAGCTCTTCCCACGGTACAAGAAAATCCGTCCTTATCTGGACCAAGAGAAGTACCGGCTCCTGGATCAAGACATCAAGAAAGGCGAACGGTACGGCCTCCTCACACTGGCGAGTCTGTTTGGTATTCCGAGCATTTCATCACCAGATATGGAGAGCCTGAGCTTTGTGAGTCATCTTGATGATCTGGAAGCGCCTAGCTACGGAAGCGGGATCCTGAACGGTGGGGTTCCGAGTACTCCCGGTATGTTCTCAGCACCTGTGGTGACCGACAGCATTGCAGCGCCAGAAGTCACCCTGGATGACCCAAACGAGTGGCTATTCAAGGGTAGCAGATCATGAAGGTACCTCGCGCATTACAAAACATGATCCAGCTGGCCAATTCACTTGGGGCGGCGCAGAACGATAAGAAGATCAATCTGTCTGCTATGATCATCACGCCTCAGGCACAGATCCCCCTGATCCTTCCTTCGGAAATGGCAAAGCTGAGTCTTTACTCGATTAACTCTTCCGATGATTTCCGAATCAAGGGGGAGTTGCAACCAGGGGTTTTGTTCAACCAGGTGTTGCCCTATCGGGATAACCTCTACATTGAGGTAACTGAACGGATCGGACTGAGTCAGACCATGCGCCGCTACAGGGCCAACCCGGTTTATGACGGTAACCCTGAGATGGCAGGTAATAGCGTACACCTCAGCAACCTGCAAGGGTTGGATGAAACCAACCTTACACAGGTGCGCTTCCAGCTGATGGAGGTGGGGTATGCCATCTTGAAGACGGTGATGATCTCCGACAAGCACCTCATGACTACCCTGGGGGATGCTCTGCACATCCACCTGACCCGCGAGTCACGTGCGCGTCTGCAACACTTGACGGGTGCTGATATCTTCAGGGGGGTAAACATCGAGCAACCGATTGATAACCCGAAGGTCTTTCAAACGATCAACATCCCGTCAGCCATTCCACTCAAGGACCTTGCGAAGTGGCTCCAGGAGGATGATCGCTTCGGTATCTACACCAAGGGATTGGGGTCCTATTTCCAGAAGGGGATGTGGTACGTCGGCCCCTTATTTAAAGCGGGACGTTACGAGACCGGTAGACGGGTGTTAAACATCTACCGGGTGCCTGAAGATGTGATCCCCACGCTGGAGGCGAGTTACTTCGTTCAAGGGCGTGTGATTACCATCATGTCGACGGGCAAAGCCAGGCACATCGACGGCACCGATATCCTCAAGCAAAACCAGGGTACCGGTAAACGGGTTATCAGCTCGGATGCGTTGATGGGTGAAGTGGGGTACTACTACGGGAAAGGACAGGCTGCCATTACTCGGGAAGATACCTTGTCGGAGTACCGTACCTCAATCAGGGCAAGCGGGGAGGAGATGGCGCCGTTTGCAGAAGACGCTTCGAACAACCTGGCGGTGCACCTATCAGCGAACGCTGCGCGTGATGGTACCATGGAAACCCTGTCGTGGCATAACTCTGACCACAATCTGCTGGAACCCTTCATGCCTGTACGGTTTTATTACATGAGCGGTACTGGGGGGTTGAAATACAAGGAGGGAACGTTGTTAGCAGCCCGTAGTGATCTGCAGAAGGATAACCAGCATCCCAAGCTGGTCTTCCGAGAACATTCTGCTCTAAACATTTTCCTCAATAACGAAGAGATCGTTGTCGAATAAGTATTCTGTCAGTGACTCGTTATTTATATTGTTAGCCGAGGAGTTTGGTTGGGTAAGGGGAGTATTTTTGATAATAGATAGCGGTGAGTGCATGCACTCACCCTCCTCCTACCTTTAGGGGTTACCCTAGATCACTGAGAAGGGAAATAAACAATGGATGAAAGTAAGGAAAGGGTTGTTATTGATTTCTCTCGTTGTGATGTGGGTAAAATTGAAAACCCTGAAGTAGTACTTTCTACAGCGATCAGTCACGCGCTGTCCAAAGAGCCGTTTTCATTGCAGCTAGATAATTTGCATGTCCTGCGTCGGTCTGCGTGCCGGGCGGAGGGTAATGACGGGTGTATGGTTGATCTCAACTTTGGCGGGTACTACGGCGGCCCTGAATGCACGGAGCGGATTATCGCCCTGGCCAAGGAATTAACGTTTGCGCAAAAGTTCGATCAGATACTCCTGGAAGCGTTACCGAAACCCAGCCAGGAAGTCAGGGTAATCGCACGGATGCTCGACAACATTCGTCGTACAGGCAGGTCGTTGCAAGAAGAACCACCGGTGTAAGTGAACTATTTATTATACTCCTCTACTGCCCCGTGAGGGCAGTAGAGGTATTTTAACAATTTGAGTTGCATTCTTATTCAGACCTATATCACTCGGGTAGATAAGTTATTAATCTTTCCGGAGTCTTACTCATGAATAATGAATTGAAAGCCCTGCAAGCTAAACTCGCTACTGTAGAGAAGCGCCTGACCCGTCTGTGGTCCCTGGAAGGTCCTGGCTGCTCGCCAGTGGTCATCAAACTGCAACAGTGGCTCTACGCCCAGCAAACAGCATTGGAAGCGCGTATCGACGCTATTTACGCCAGCGTTGACTACTAAGCTACCAATTCCTTATTAACCCCTGTTACACGTTCTACTTTTGGAGATCCTTATGACTGTTCAAACTAAAACCCCTCGTCGTGTTATCGCTACCATGACTCGTGGTTTGTCAAAGGAAGTTATTGAGGTGCGTCGTTACAGCTACTTCGACACCGCCATGCCCCGCATGTTGCAAATGGCTATTAGCTACTGTACCGAAGGTGATTTCATTGAATTCGCCAGTATTGAATTTGGATTCCAATTGGGTATCTTGCGGATCCTCAAGGGTGGGCGTTTCGAAATGGAAATGTCACCCCTGGTAAAGGCCAGTCCTTCGCTGCTTAAACTTATCAGCGAAGACTCTAACTGGACCAACCAGTTGGTTACAGACGCGCTGAAACGCAGCCGGTAAATAACCCTCTCCTAAACTTACTAAAAGGTCGTTGTTATGAAGATTGTTAAAGGCACTGAAAAAGAATTCGTTAAAGTGTTTGGTAAAGAAGGCCTAGCACTTGCCAGCAAGCACAAAGTTGACATCTACTTGTGCAAGGCAGGCGACTTCCCCATGATCGATGCCGTGTCGTCCGATGTTGGTGGATGCGTACTTCGGTTGGACCCACAAACGCTGGAAGTCCTCCCTCAGGAAAGCTACGGCAAAATCTCCATGCTACTTTATCCGGAGAACTTGAAGAAAGGTAGCGACCATGTTAGAAAGCTATCGACGAATATCGGCCAAGCCCTGACCAATGAAGTCAACCGTTTCATCGTCAGCAACCTCGTGCATGAACTGACCCATGTCAAGCAGATGACTGACGGCCGTATGAACGTCATTCGTTTTGGGTTGGTTGAGTGGGACGGTGATCTCATTGATGTCACCGTCGGTAACCACCTTACACTGCCATGGGAGCGTGAAGCTTACCTGGCTCAGTATGAACACATCCTGCAATCACCTAAGAAGGCATTAAAGGCTTACAACGACATGGTCTTCAACCATCAGGCAGCTGAACACAACAACTAAACAAACCATCGCCCTCACCTCCGGACATCCGGGGGTGGGGGTTCCAGGTCCTAGTTTTATTTTACTGCTTCTGGAAAGTCACGCGTGACTATGACTACCACCCTGACTGTGTCAGGGCGATAGCGAGTGAGTGGATAAATTATTACATAATAAATCCTCCAGTATTAAAATACTTTTTTGTTATATAAAGGAAGGAATAGACCTACCTACCCTGCCGCGAAGGCAGGGTAGGTAGTCCGGGTTTAGCTTTTTCTTTTGCTAAGCTGCAGCGCCCATGTAATCGAAATCGTTTTCTACATCGCCGTTGTTATTGAATCGTTGTTGCAAGTTCCTGCGGAACATGGCCTTGCCGTGGATATCATGTACCAATCCACGGACAGGATCCAGGTCGTAGATGAAGAAGCGCTTCTCTGGCGCACACCCCTCACCCCGCTGCTTGCCTATACAGCAGGTGAAGTAGGTCTTCATCGAGGTCTTAGCGATATGGATGGTAATCACACCGTCCACTTCGTTGGTGATCTTCGTTGACGTCTCAGTCATCGATTTGCCCGAGACCTCACGGGCGAAGTACACCTCTGACTCATCATCGAGTTCTTTCAGCAGCTTCTTGGCCTCAGGGCTGAGCTGGTGAGGTGTCACGAAGCAGATACCACGAGCGATCAAGAACGAACGCACTTGACGGTAGAGAATCTGCAGTTTGTCAGATTTGTTCTCACCCGAAATCTTGTCGATGTTCATCAGGGCCAGGTAGTCGTAGCCGTAGAAGATAATCTCGTGGCCTTTCAGCTCCAGCTGACGCACACGGTTGAACATGGCATCGCGGTTATCTTTGTTAGCTTCGATCTGGTTGAGGACCAGGTACCAGCCGTTCTTCTTGAAGCAGCTGGCGATAGCTTCGATAATGTCCTGAGTATCGGCCATCTGGAAGTTCGGGTCTTCTGCCGACTGAGCGGTCACAGCCAGTTTGTACATCCGATGCAGTACCAAGTCCATGGTATCTTCTGCCGACTCGAAGAGAATCGTTGGGATCTTGGCTTTGTTACGGAGCATGGGAACGTTGTACATCCCCACCGACGTTACGATGTGCGCCATGGCAAAGGACTTACCACGGTTGGTCAAGGCCTCCAGCATATAAGCTTTGCTACGACGCAACCCGCTGTCCGGTTCAAGCCCCTGGTTCAAGCCTTGGATGCCCATCTTGAGAACACCTTCGGGGCTGTTCTCCTTTTTGGACATTTCAATGATCGCTGCCATCGAATCTGGTGCCGCGGTGTTAACCGATACCACGACCTCAGACTGGCGTTCGCCAAAGGCACTGTTAACCCGTTCTTGGATCAGGTCCAGCAGTAGGCTGTAGTCTTCCTGCTTGAGCTCATTGATATCTTTGAACGTTGCATCGCGCAATGCCTTTTTGAACTTCTTCTCGAACACCTCATCCCGCATGCCTTCACGGATCTCGGTGATCTGCTTGTAAACCATACGACGACGCAGGTCTTCGTTCGGTAAATCATCCAGGCCAGTGTCGATGGCTTCTTTCAGTTCGGTGTTTTTGCCACAGAACACCTTTACACGCTGAACCAACAGAGATTTTATAAGCAGAGGGTCTTCTTCTGTCTCATTGATCAGCCAGGAGATTGTCCCGCGAATACTTTCCCGGACCTGTTTGTCCTGGGTCATGACGTCTGTGTGAGGGGCCGGTAGCTCACCCAGGAGCTCAGACAGTTCACTGAGCAGGTTTTGGTCCTTCAACAGTTTAGCCTGATACATGGCCGACAACAGTTTAACCAATACCAACAAATCGTTCATCGCTAACCCCATGAGAGCGTAAGTTTATGATCTTTAAATACCCCAATGCGAGTCCACTGGAGTTTTATATCCTGACCAGTGAGTTGCTCGATACACTGGCGATGCAAACCATTCCGTTTGATGGTCTGAAAAAAATTCATGCATATCATGAAAAGCTGACGTTCAACGAGACCGCCTCGTTCATCGCCTGCCACCATGCCGCCGCCAAGTTGCTGGCCGTTCCAATGCCAGAACCCCAGTCACAATTTGGTGAGGGTTATCAAGCAGGTATGGTCGGGGAGGCATTTAATGCCATCGACAGTAACGCAATAACGGAGATACTACAGGGAGGCAGTGATTTCCACTCCATGAAAATCGGCAATGTCATTGTGGTTGTGGTCGACGCAACCAACAAAGGCAAGGTCAGTTCCTGGACCAAGTTGAAGGCCGGCAATCTCTCTGCAGCTGTGCTCGAAGCAATCTATGGGCACGTCGGTTATATCGAAACACATTTTGGTCCGGTGATCCGGCCTACGATGGGAACGCTGACGATGGCGGAAGTGTACAACTTCCTGCATCGCGAAAACCACTGAACATGTGACCTGTACATATTTTATGTGCAGTTCTATTGCGCAACAAACATGTTTGTCACAATTTTTTCACAGGACCTGATTACATGGCCAAGCAAATGATCGCCTCCGTGATGGGGGCTTCGAATCTTTTTTCGGATATCCGTACTTCGCTGACGAGCGGGGACCTCTCTGGTGTGACCGGCCAGGAAAACCACGGCGAGTTCCAACATCAGTTGAACGCCATTGCCGGTAACGAAAGTGCCATCGCCGGCGCTCTGAAAGGCTTCGGTGAGCGCAAGCACACCATCGTCGCCTCCGTCCTCAGCCGCAAAGGCAACGTTGCCTTGCCAGGTGACCTGAAGGCCATCTACGAAGACCACGGTAACCAGCTCGCTCGCGTGACTGGTGCTGAAGGTTTCTCGATGGAGAACTTCAAAGGTTCCGAGCAGGAAATCAAAGCACTGAACCTGACGCTGAACGCGCAGACTCACCTGCAGACCCCTGCTGCTGAAGCCCTGTTCCCGTCGGTCGGCATCGGCTACCACGACGAAGCACTGACCCTGAAAGTGCGCGCCGCGGGCATCGGCACCTACGCCAACGGCAACACCGCCTTCCAGTCGGCGTCGAACCTGACCCCGCTGTTCTCGCTGCTGCGCTCCGGCGACATGTACAAGGACGACGTTCTCAGCGTGTATCCGGTCTTCCCGGAAGACGCCGACTCCGAAAACCTGGAACTGTTCCTGGATCCGAAAGTCAAGGCACCGAAGAAAGTCACCTACATCCAGGGCGACTCGTTCGGCCGTAGCGCTCACCGCACCCAGATGCTGCGCGTGCCGTGCCACATCACCAACCTGCTGGCTCTGACCGAAACCCCTGGCCAGCGCAAGTGGACCGATACCGACGAACTCGAGTCCAACTCGATCTCGATCAAGGAAATCGCGCTCCGCTTCAAAGTCGAAGGCAAAGAAGTCAACGGTTTCATCAAAACCGGCGCCTTCTCCAACACCACCTTCGGCGTAGCCGGCCAAGGCCAGAGCTCCGACGACCGTGAACTGAACCTGCGTCTGGCTGGCTTCCCTGCCTTCAGCATCGTCGATGCCGATGGTGAGCTGGTTGGTGAAACGCTGTTCGCCAAGTTCAAGACCGCTGGTTTCGAGCCTCTGCTGAAAGGCAACCTGACCGGTAACTTCCAGCGTCAAAGCAACGCCCTGGACCTGAGCACCGGTGCTCTGACCGTTGTGGCACTGCGTGACCTGGCCACCGGCAAGACCATCCTGGTCGGCAACATCAACGATGCCAGCCAGAAAGCCCTGGTCAAGTCGGTCACCGACGGCACCATCACCGGTGCTGAAATCGCTCCGAACATCACCAACATCAACCGCGGCAACTTCGGTTACCGTATCGAGGTGTTCGATGCGCTGAAGCACATGGCGGTGAAACGCCGTACCCCGGTCTCGGTGAAATACCCGGTTACCGAAGACGACGTCAACCAGTCCGCGCTGGACTTCGCCATCACCCAGATGTCGCTGGCCATCAACAACCAGTGCTCCAAGCACGCGTTCGAGAAAGCCTTCGAGCACGCTGACTACATCGAGAAGATGGACGGCTCGCCGGTCATCGGCAACATGCAGGGCTCCGACGTTCTCGCCGGCCAGCACTTCCTGTCGCCAACTCGCGTCAAGCGTTCGCTGAACCTGCGCAAAGTGGTTTCGGCCATGGGCTCCAGCGACGTGTTCCACGCCATCTCGGCCGCGATCTCCACCGAGATCTGCGACATCGCCGCTGCACTGAACAGCCGTTCGGGCCTGGCTGCCGTTTCCGAGTACTCGGCTGCTGCCGTGGCGAAGCGCTGGACCGTGGTTACCCACCAGAACCTCAGCCGCTTCATCATGAAAGAAGGCGATGCGCGTACCGTTGGTCCTGTCGATAGCCTCGACATCAAGGAAACCAACTTCGACAGCATGATCGGCCGGATGTTCATCGTGCCGACCAGCGAATCGTCCAGCAGCGTCATCAACCCGCTGGCCGGTATGGGTATCTGCGTGACCAAGGAGAACATCGTTGTCCAAGGCCACGTGACCCGTAACAACACCGACCACGGTGTGATCATGACCCTGCCGACCTATCAGCACTGGGGCCTGAACGTGGTTGTGGGTTCGCTGGAAATCGAAGAAGCCGAAGAGCTGCTGGGCGACATCAGCCTGATCAACGCCCTGGCACAGCACCGTGTCCGCGTTGACAACCCTGCCGAGTTCCCTGCCGGCGGTAACGTCGACCCAAACGCACCATAAGTCCTACTGACTACGGTCGGTTGCGGTTCCTCACCTGACCGACCTTGTAGGGCTTGCAGTGCGCTGTAATAGATAACCCCTCTCCGCCTGCAATGGGCGGAGAGGGGTTATTGCTGCATTTTTTATTTTTCATTAAATATTTTCAAACCTACATTATCGTCTTGTCTACCTGCAGATGGTAAGCCTGTGCGCACGGGTCATCTGTTAACAAGAGGATCTTCTTAAATGAACAACGTCCATTATGGGTTCTTTCTGGAATACCAGATAGCAAACCGTAGTAATCGAGAAATGGTGGTCAAGACGCGAGGCGGGTTGAATTACATCATCCGCCGCAGTAAGAACCTGGTTCACCGTGAGGACCGTCGTGTCTACGTTAAGCTGTCTAATGCTCGACTGGATGGACTACTGTTGGATAGTCGTGTTGCACGCACCCCTTTCGACAAGCTGCTGTTGGAGCGTATTGAAGAAGCGCGAAAGAAAGCGATCGACGCTTCGCTCCTTAACTCAGGGTTTGCTCAAGATATTTCGACATCGATTGAACTTGATGCCAGTCTGAGGGATCCTGAAACGGATGCGATCACCAGTGACATCCTGGGCATTTCATTGTTCCCTAATGAGGACGGTATTGATGTTCCAGCACTGGGGACTCCTGATTATACATTGAGGGAGTTGTTCGACGACGCTATCGAAGCGTCCGGGTCACGATCGAGCCTGAAGTACAGCGTCTTCGTTAATGACCCCGCTAACCAACAAAAGACCTATTACGTTAATGTGATGGGCAAGGCCATGGCAGTTCCTGTTGAAAGGAGCTTGTCTGAAGCCAGCGGGGTTTACGTGGGTGTGCGAATCGGTGAAAATTTACCGAATACATTATTTTACAGCTTTGACACACTTGACGCCAGCACCATGGGGATGATTGGTCTCTACAGTAGCAAAGTTGACGCCTTACAGGGCGGAGGTAACACTGAACGTTGCGTCGCCGCAGAAGCTAAACTTAAAGAGCTCTCGGCCGCCAACCAGAAACTCGCGGTAGATTACGAACGCTTGAATGGATTCTTCTTGGACAAAGAAGAGCAGGTGCTTGAACTGGGAAGTGAGCTAGCCCAGATCAAACAGGTCCACAAGCAAGAAATCTACCACCTTAAACAAAGCCACCAACAGGAGCTACAAAAGCTGCAGACCGGATTTGAAATGACCAAGGTACGAAATGAAATGGACAAAATGCTAGTAAAGGCCAACACCGATTTCATCAGACAACGGAATTCTGTCAATAACTGGGGTGAGATCGCAAAAGCCGTCGGGGCAATTGCGGGTGTGGTGGCAACTGGCTACAAACTCTACACTTCATAGAGGTAAGTGATATGGACCCTCAGTTGATTAAACACATCAACAAGGTGATGCCGCGTTTTAACAGTGTCCTTACCGAAGGATTCCACCAAAAGGAGTTCGAGAAAGGCCTTGTCTGGTTCGATAACGCGCTGGCAAGCATCCTTAAACCTGTGCAAGCGCGAGATGTGTATTACATCGAAACAAAAATCGCGTCACCGCAAGAGTTCATCGAGTACCTGACCAAGAACAGCCGTAAGACGTTTGACGTCCCGAAAGAAACCTTGTACCCGGTTAAGATCCATATCCAGTACAAGGACAAAGCGGGCAAACTGCACGACTTCTACGTGTTCACGATGCTGTCCTACGCCGACAAGTACGGCGACACCTGGATCAATGGCTCGCAGTACAGCCACCAGATCGTGCTGGCAGAACGTGGACTTCCAGTCACCAAGGAGAACTCGCTGTTCGTCAAGGTACTGGGCTTCAAGTTCAAGATCGGTGTCGAGCACTTCAGTTACAACCAGGTCTTCTTGGAAGGCGGGCATGTTCACCACCGGGCGGGCAACATCAACCTGGCGGCGAACCGTTTCTACAGCCCGACAGAAGGTCGCAAGATCAAGGACAACAAGACTCCGACGCCGTTGCTGGCGTGGTATATCTTTGCCAACATCGGGTTCACGAAAGCCATGACGGAATATGGTGAATGTGACTTCGAGGTGGGGCCTTTGGATGTTCTGCTCGACGAATGCAAAGCCGCTGACCGTTGGGAGATCTTTACCCGGCCGCGCAATGCCAACGACAACAAACGTTCTCTGGGCGATTACGTCGGGCTGGATGTTGCGATTGCTGTGCGTAACAAGTCGGCGTCCCGTAAAGAACTGAGCGCCATGGGCTTGCAGTACGCCAATGCCTTGCTGTTCATTGCTGACTGCTGTTCGTCGTACTTCGACATGGAACGTTTGGATGACCCGGGCTACTGGCGTCTGATCATTGGTCGTTGTTCGATCAAGGCAGGCGACAGCGATGACTACATCATGCGACTGATGAATGTCCACTTTGTGGCCATCAACGAGTACCTGGATGAGGAATCCATCCGGCGTTTCTCGGCCCAGTCGATTGTTGTGGCCAACATGTTTGATCTGTTCAACTACATCATTGCTAACCGCAGTGAGATTGTCCAGACCACTGACCGTGCTTCGGCGCTGCATAAAGAGTTGGCAACAGTAGAGTTTACCTTTGACAGCTTGCTGACAGCGGCCAACAACTTCAAGCACGACATCAAGAACAATTCGGAAATCAACTACAAGAAGGTCTTGCGGTTCCTGAGCGAGAACTTCCGCATCAAGGAGATCAACAATGCACGAAACGCCAACCTGGTACTAGAACAAACACCCACTGACAATCCGTTTATCGACTACGGGTTGGGCTGCACTCCACAGCACAAGGTATACACCAACGTAGGGAAAAAGAAACGTGGGGACTTCGACACTAGCGATAGTGCGACGTTTACACACGCCTCCCTGCCGTTCGTGCACAGCTACCTGCGTGTGGATAGCCCAAACCCAGACGGGCGTGGCTATCTCACACCGTGCATTTATCTGGTCAATGGCAAACTCACCGCAGTTCCGCCAAAATTCCAAGGGCTATACGCCAGGATTGACCACAGGCTTAAACATAGAGAACCATGGCCATGCAACCAGGAAACCCAGCAGGATTGATCAGACCCCGGAGTCAGGGCGGCGCCAGCTATAACACTGACCAAATGCAGCAACACCAGCAAGGCAGCGTTCCCGGTTTCGGACAACCGCGGCAACAAGCCAACAATGGACAGATGGACCCGGTCAACTATATCCGTCAGTCCCTTGACAACATGCTGTCCGCCGGACCAGGCGCTGCGACAGGTATTAACTGGGAACGTTATGGGGATTCCCGGTTAGAAGACCCTGCCTTCCGTGACATGCGTGAAAGCGTGTACGGTGAGCAAGACATCGAGCGTATGCTGCTGGAGAAGTACACCTACACTGGTGCACAGTACCTCCAGATGATGTTGGGTCGTCGCAGTCGTTTCTATGACGAATACCGCAGCTTGGTTGAAAACTTCAGGCTCAACCGTCGGACCGGGCTCTTGTGTCCAATCCGGGATGAGTTCGTCAAGACCTTGATCGCGCATCCTGAGATGTACCGGACTGTAGCTGCAGCCTCACTGCCGCTGTTTATCGACGCGTGTATCAGGAAAGCAAAGACTAAATCTAACTATGAGTTAGACCAAGCGGAGCTGATGGACGCCAGTATCTACGCAAACCGCTGTGTACTGGGTCTGGAAATGGTCTCGTGGTTGATGCGTCACCCGCGAGGTCGTGAGCTGGTGTATTCGTTATCTCCTGAGATCAAGGAGATGGTTAGTCATCTGGAAGACTTTAAGGAAGTCTACGCGCGTGCTTGTGGGTTGATTGGTAACACGAACCCATACGGCAGTTTGGTTTGGGAGATAAAGGTTCCTGGGCGCACGGATAGCCACCTGATCATGGATGCCGAGATGGCACACCTGCGCGGGTCCTATGAGTTCGCTCATGACTCTTCAGCGAGTAATCTGGCGCAAGACAGCGATCTCCGCAACATGCTGCGTCGGCAAGCCGCGCGTTACGACAATGGTGGCGAGCTCGGTAACCGTTGGGACATCCAGAAAGAACCTGAAATCGCCGGAGACGCTTGGAACAGCTATCGCACTGACCTGAAGAACCTCACCCCCCAGAACGCGGAGTCTTATCGACTGCGCCGCTATTTCAAATACATCGGTCGACCCAACCACTACTTTATTCCCGAGTCTGATTGGAAAGCCATTAAGCATGTGTTCCCGGCGCACGCCGAACAACCCAGTCGTGAAGAATCCATCATGCCTGGTACGTTCCGCGTGGTAATCATTGACATGGACAATATTGGCAGTGGCTGGTTCAGTACCGTCGTCCGTGCCGAGGAGCTGGACATGCCTACTGTAATTAGCAACCCTGAAAAACTGCTGCCTTTCCTGGAGCAGGATCGTGAAACCGGCGAGGTGTATGTGAGCACCATCACCGCCAAAGAAGCACTGAAAGGCCGCAAGAAAGGCAGTAAAGACGTTACCATTCCCGTCGAAGTCTGCGAAGAGTTGGTTGGCATTCCGTCTGTCGCAGTGACCGAGCGGATTGTCACTAACACTAGCAACAAACTGGTGGGTTCCCTCATTACCACCAACAAGCAAATGACCAGCAAACTTACCCATGAGAACGCGGTATCGTTTAACGCCGTTCTGTGGGATACCTTCAACCTTTCCAACCCGGAGGACAAGGCAACGCTTCGCAATGTGCTGCCCTTCCTCTTCCAGGACGTTGAGGATGAAGAAGCTGATTCCTTTGCTGGCAAAATCGCTCAGATCGCCGACGTCATTGGCGAACGTTATCTCGATGATGAGCTGGCCCAGTACCTGGACTATCGTTTCACTTCGATGTTCAATGACTGGTTGATCAGCGCGGCCGGTTATGACCGTGACCCGCATTCTGAGAACGCCCTCTCGGTGGACAGTATCCTCACCGACTACAAAGGCATTGCAGCTGTTCTGAAATCCGATGACCACGAAGCGTACCAACGTTTCACTCAACCGGCAGACGCCGACAACTACTTGACCAACGCGTTGAAGTTGTTTGTGTATGAAAGTCAGTACAGCGGCCTGACCACGAACGGTGATGAAGGCAATGTGTTCATCGCTCAAGCGGATCAGGAACTGGTGTTGGAACGCAACATGAACGTGATCATGGTCAACAAGCGCAAAGGACCTTATGCTGAAGTCCACGGCGAACCTGTCATGATCAAACGCAGCAAATTCCCAGAGTACTTCGAGCTGGTTGAAAAGAGCTTTGAAGCCACAATGGGTGACGCCAGTATTCGCACAGTGCCCAAGCTGATGTTCTTCGACAAAGGCGAGCACTTCTGGCTGTTCGAGTATTCGATCTTTGACCGTAACACGGCCACCCTTCGTTGGGTTGACCCAGAGCGCCACATGATCGAGCTGCGTCCGCACTGATAACACCTTTGATTCAATCGCGATTAAATTAAAATTAACCTACCTCCGTGGATTTCCACGGAGGTAGGTATTATTTACGCGACTTTATTTTCAACACCCACCCACTAGGGACTTTATTTATGCCTACACCCATCGACAACCTTCGTAAAGAACTGCACAAACACTTCACCCAACATTGGGCGTTAAACGATCGTGGGCATCAACACACCCACTTCGAAGACGTCTTCCAATGTGCTCGGCACATCAACAAGGTCCTCGACCTGGGTCACTCCGAACCCGACATGATGTTCGCCGCCTACTTCCACGACCTGTTCGCCTGGACGCGTGTTAACCACCACGAGTTGGCGTACCAGTTCTTCCTGACCTCCGATCATCCCCTGATCCTCGAGTACTACGCGCATTTCCCAGGGCAGCGTGTAATGGTGGCTTTGGCCTGTCGTGAACACCGTGCGTCTTACACCGGTGAATTCTCCTCTGAGTTCTCCGCACTTATTAACTCGGCTGACCGTGGCTTCCCGGGTACTGCTGAACGTCTGCTGAATCGCGTCTTCTCCCACCAGCACGATATCCATCCAGAACTGTCTGACGCCGAGGTCATGGACATCTCGAAGACCTTCCTCAAGAAGAAGGCAGGATCTGATGGATACGCACGTTACCCTGATCTCTACATGAGGGTGTTTGCTGAAACCCTCAAAATCCAACAAAGCGAAATCGATCAGCTTTAACAAGGACATTGAAATGGGCGACATCAACACTTTGCGCAAAGAGATCGTTCAGGCGTTCTCACCAGCGTGGCAGTTAAACGACGAGGCGCATCGAGAAGAGCACTTCTTGGCGGTGTTTCGTTTAGCGTGTCGAATGAACAAGGAACTCTCCTTGCGCTTCGATGAGGTGCCGGTCATGCTGGCTGCTTATTTCCATGATCTGTTTGCATGGAGTCGGAACAACCACCATGAGCTCAGCTGTCAGTGGATGAGGACAACCGATCATCCAGTTATTACAGGCTGGATTGGGTCAGACGGTCGCCGTGCAACTGTTGCATTCGCATGCCTGGAACACCGAGCCTCCTTTAAGGGTATTTTCTCGAATCAGTTCGCAGAGCTTATCAACTCTGCTGATCGCGGGGAGCCGGGTGATGTGGAAGCCATGTTGAAAAGGGCCATGCAATACCGGCAGGCTAAGTACCCAGAGATGAGCGAAGCAGACATTCATGCTGGTTCCATAGCTCACCTCAAAGAGAAGTATGGTAGCCAAGGTTACGCTCGTTACCCTTCCATGTACATTACTCTGTTTGATACAGAGCTGCAGAAACAGCGTCAAGATATCGACAACCTATAAAGCGGGAGTTGCCAACGCCGCAGACGAGGAATAAATTTAAGTTGCAGATTTAAATAGACCTATATTGTTTGGGTGAATAAGACGTGGAAGTCTTTAGTAGTCTTCTACAACTAACCCTCTATTAATACAGGTAAATGATCATGACCACTTCCAAACAAGTTTCGATGAAAGGCAACCGTAACGCTAACTTCGGCACCACTCAAGCAGTCGGTATCGTAGGCGGTATTCTGGGCGGCGCTGCTGCTCTGGGTAACGGCGGTTCGATCCCTGGTGCCATCACCGGCGTTGCGGTAGGCGCAACCGTAGGTTGGGCTGCCGGTAGCGTAGTCAGCTTCCTGAACGACTGCGGACCTGCACCAAAGATCATCGGCAGTGCCTATGCAGGACTCATCGGCGCAAGCTTCGGTGCAATCGCCTCTGGCATTGTCAACGAAATGACCGGTAGTGTACCGGGCAACAACGAGCAGTAATGCTCAACCTGGATCTTGGGCCTTCGGGCCCTTTATCCGATTTTTATTTTTTCTAGGAGTTACACCATGGAACGTGCACTTTGCGATGTTTTCACCGCTTCTGCAGATAACCAAAAGAACGGCAACGACTACTCGGCGCTTTCGCCGTTGCAGCTAGCCACTGAAGTTCAAAAACTTAATGGCTATAATCACTTCTCCAAGAGCACCTCGATGTTGCTCGCCGAAGTGGTATCTAGACTTGTAATAGAACACCGAGTTGCTAATGGCGATACACGTAAAGGACGGGGTGGTTACGCGCGGATAATATCCCACGCTGTTTCCGTTGATTATCATGACGTCGTTACGTTAGGGTTCTATGCGGCGGTCCGGAAACAACTGGTTAATATTCCAAACATCGATGTAGAACTCTACGTCGACCAGGCACGTAAAACTGACTGGCAAAATCTACTCGGCGTTATCGCGAGTGACCCTCGTCGTCATTACCTCCATTTAAACTGGTCTGAGGGAGGTGCCATTGCCCAAGTGATGACACGCAGATCTATTCCAGAGGCCATAGGTGCATGATGCGTAAGTAATTATTGTCGATCTGGGGACTTCGGTCCCCAGTTTCTAATTCTTTTATTTTTGTGAGAACTACCATGACTGAAATCAAACACCCCAATCTGAGCGACGAACAACTGATTGAGCTTCTCCAGTGTGTTAGGGTTATCAACTACAAGAACTACCCAGATCACTTCAAAGACGTTGACACGCCACTTGGACATGAGTTGATTGACACGGTTATTCAGCGTTTGCGCGCAAAGCCGGCTAGCGGCATCAATGACCAGGCAACCGTTGACCTCAATACCCTGTTTCATACCAACTACGATTTGGAAACGTATATCTTCAACACAGCTCGTAGGTTTTATGTAGAACGCCAAGCGCAGGACCTTGCCAGGGACGTCATGGTGACTATTCACCGCGACAAACTGGTTATGCGGGAGTCCACTGCCAAGATGACGCTCCACATTATTGTGGGTGATACCCGAACGTTAGGTGTCCCAGCCAGCGGACATGTCATCACAAGTGACCTCGGCGGTTGGGGGATTACGGTGATTCCCCATGATGCGGTTTAATATCGAAAGTCTTATCACCGTAAAAGAAGACGGTCTCTGGGAGGTTGATAAGGAAGGCCTTAACTGCATGATGCAGTATATTAAAGGTCATCGAGGCGAGTACCCTTCATTATCTGGGATTCCGGATGACACGGGATTGACTATCCAAGTTACCCGAGGGGTAAAGGCTATTGTCTTAGCCATGAACCAGTTAAGACGTGGTGATCCGGTAACTCACCCCCTGTCGCCTGATAACTGGGAAATCACTATTGGACACGAACGTTACTCCAGCCAGTTGAAAGTTATCAACGATGAGCGACGGTATGACAAACAAAAACCCATCCACCACTACTTCACTGCTGTCGCAGTTAGCGAGATCATCGGTGATACTATGCCGACAATCCCCTTACCAACCCGAGGAAAAACTGATGTCGAAACCCAACAACAACCCCAAACCCACTCAGCCAGAATCCTCCCCTTCCGAGCTGGAAAAGAAGGAAGAGACAAAGCCTGAGACCACCACCTCTCCGGCTGAAGATGGCGAGAACAAAGAAGCCATCGAAGACGTCGCCAAGCCTGAGGCCGGCTCGGAGAAGAAGGTTCTTCTCGTAGGTGGTGGCTGGGAGCTGGCCTTCCGTATCGCCGATCTGATCGACGGTGACAAGATCAATGTGGAGTTGATCGAAAACCAGATCCTGACCCACAAATACCACAAGACCATTCCAGAAGCATTGGTCGATGCCAGTGTTCCGCACGGCGCCATCGTCAACTACGTCCGTCAGATTCTGGCCGACAAGATCGACCCTACCACGGTCTGGTTCGTGGTAGCGGACCCGGCGGTGGATGAGACCCTGAAGTCCATCAACCTCATGCGTCGCATGATCAGTCAGCCGCCGACGTTCTTCTACCCGTCGTTCGACGCTGACAAGCACTTGCCGGCAGAAGGTAATTAAGCCCTTGCAGAAATAACCCTACCCCTACAGCCCAAGAGGCTGTAGGGGTAGGGTATAAAGTACTTCTTTTTTTGCGTTAGCTCTGGAACGGTTGGTGATCGGGATCGTTCTTGCTTGGGTCCGTGCCGTCGTTATTACTCTGACTGTCCGGATCCTCTTCCTCTTCTTCCTCTGGGGAATCTGTATCAGGGTCGGTGATTGGATCGTCTCCGCCTGGAGCCCCGTCATCGTCCAGCCCGGCGTCCTCAGGATCAGGAGTAGCGCCAAACTCATCATCGTTGGACAATGCGTTGTTTTCGTCTTCTCCCAATGGTGCGGCGATAGCCTCTTTGGCCTTACGCAACTTGGCCAGCGAGTTATCGATCTTCTTGGCGTAAGTCTTCAGGATCTTGACGTCCGCCTCGTTAACACCAATCGCCATTTCCGACAAGAACAACGCCAAGTTACGACGCTGAGCAATGACATCATTGACAATGCTCGCCATCCCACCCCCTTCACCGGCGTTCACAATGGAGTCGAACGGCATAGGGAGGTTATAACGACGGAAGGCCTCAACCATCAATACCGAAGTCACCTGTTCTTTAATGTAAAGCTCAGAGACCTTGGTATCGTCGTCACCCTCTTCCGTGCTGAGACCCAGTAGCTTGGCGATTTGCGTCATGTTGTCGCCGATGCACGCCATGTCGACCCAGGCCTTAATAAGCTCATTGACTGCTGTGAGGTTGTCTTTGAGCTTGGAAGCGTTGTCGATGCTAGCAGGAGCAGGGAAGGAAACAATCAAGTTGTTGATAAAGTCGAACAAGATGGCATTGACTTTGGCATTGTCATCCCCTGGCAACTCTTCTTTGCTGTCAGGTGTCCACAGTTTACGGTTCTCCTTAACGACCTCCACCAAGTCTTGAACAAATGGGATATTCTTCATCGCATGTTTGCGTTCGAAATCACCCAGCTGATCGCCCAGCATTTCTTGCCAGTTAACGATTTGGTTCAGCAGCAGTTCCTGCTGCGCTATCGCCTCGATCTGGAAGTTGTTCTGGTCGTTGGCAATATCAAGCCATGAACGTGACAGGTGCAGGTAGTTGGAGATCTTGTTCAACAGCTCTTCGCGACTAGCACTATCAATCGCCTTGAAGTTACCTTTCTCCTTTTGCTGTGTAACAATATCGGTCTTCGGGTAGAAGGGGTTCTCGTTTGCCTCCACTTTGACGGTGAGGGAGTTACGTCGGATACTCTCAGCAATCTGAGGAACCGAAATAATACTCGAGGTCAACAGTGAAGCGTTGTGCGGGTTGGAGGTAAAGAACGCTTCCTGTGCCATGGCAACGTCAGCAAAGGGCTCGGGCGATTTAGGGTCCAGTCGGACGATCATCTCGGTGTGCGGGGTTGCCGCTTCCAAGTTGGCCAGAGTGTCTGCCAGGTCCAATGCCGCCAACCGCAGGATGTGCGATTTAGCCTGTTGGGTCAGCGACTGCCCAACACCCATGCCGTTGTAGTTCAATGCCATATAGGTCATGGCTTCGCCCGGAACGTAGAGACACCGCACGCCCTGCCCACGGAACATACGCGACAAGAAGATCTTGACGACCTCATCACTGAGCTCTACTGAGATGTTAGCCCCGCGCCCCGAAACCGAACAGGCAATGAAACGCTCCATGAGCTTGGCCTTGGTCATCTCGGTGAATTCGTGCATGTCGAAATCACACGCTTTGCCTTCCTGAATGCGCTTGAGGTTACTGATCAGCTGGTTAGTCGATCCGGCATTAGGGCGTTGTTGCGTTTGGCTTTTGGGGTTTGTCTGGTAGAACTCGAACTCACTGGCCGTGTTAAGGAAGCCACCTGTCTTTGGATCGAGCAAGACAATGAAGTCATTGCCCACGGGAACCACAGCCTCTGAAGGCAGTTTAAACGTGATGCCTCGTCCAAACGGTTTTCGCGACAATGCATCCATCGGCTTAACGAACTGGACACTTTGTGGTTGAACGTTACGGAATGGGAAGGTTTTACGGGTAACCTCTTCCAGCTGTTGCTCGGTCAGGTTTTTCGTCTTGGCAATAGGGTTCGGGGCTACCTTGGCCTCGTGCTTCTTGCCATTGGCATCGGTGTAGGTAGCGGTTCCTGCCGGGGCTGTTGGTTTCTCGGTCATGGCCGCCTGGATGACCAGGCCGAGATTCTCCACACCGGTAACCTTCGCAATGTCTTCGTTACGGATAACCTTTTCAATACGCTGCAGGTAGAGCGCGTTCAGGTTGTCGGTAATCGTGATGCCGCAAACATTGCTATCGTCTTCTTTACCCAGGAGGTTGAATTCCATCTCAGCAGAAGAACCACTCCCGCCAGAAAGGATGGATTCCAGACCACTCCAAGCGGTCCTGTCTTCCGATTTGTCAGGGTTACGGATAAAACGACCGTGGTTGCGCATCCGGAGCGTTTTAGTGGCAGGGTCTTCAATAAACTCTTTACGGATACCTTGCCGCGCCAACTGGACAAAGTTTTCGTTACCGGCGATACCCGCAATCTCACTGCCGTTGATCAGGTAATCCAAGTCGGGGTTGCTGAGCGTCATCAAGGGATAACTGCCCGTGTTGAAAAGGATATCAGAAATGATTTTCTTCAAATCCTTCTCGATTTTATAGTCATTGGTGTAGTACTCATCCCAGACTTTTAAGAGTTCCGCGTGCAACGCGGCATTCTTAATGGATGAGTTCTGTGTATCCCGAGAAAGGATACGGTCCTGCTTGCCGTTCGGATGGCAGAGCAGGGTCTGCCAAATCAGTTCGGCCTTACCAATGTAAGGGGTGATGGCACGTAGTTCTGCCGCCGCGTGGATGTTGTTGCTGGTCACATCACTGAGGCGCCGGAGCTTGTCGTGATTGATAACCTTGTGCTTTTGCAATTCGTCCGATTCCGGTCCCGATGCATTTCGGGCGACGGCCAGACCCAGGGTAAAATCAAGGGCAGGGTTACCCTTCGTCAAATCTTTACGCAAGGCAGTGTAGTCCACGGGACCGTTGCCCTTGCTGCCCCCACGAGTTGGGTTGGCCATTGTTAACCTCTTAGAGTGAATTATGGACAATATCGAATTTAACGCGTACATGACCGATGTCTTTCGCTTGACGAGAACAATGGTCATCAAAATAGAGGCACTCGCGTTACGAGATAACGAAGTGCTAGAGCGAAGTGGTTACGCTGTTGGGTTCGATAAACGCACCTGGCGTTACTACATGAACCTCAACGGGGATTACCACCCAACCGATGAAATCATGAAGGTCGTTTCGATCGACACGGGTGAGGAAATCGTCTTTAACAAGAGCAACAGTTTGGTGCACTTGCAGACCTTCCGTGAGTACCGCCGAGGTGGCTACGCCTTCAAACGCCTCACAGAACTCTTCCCAGGTCAGACCGAATTGATCAAAGGGATCTTGTCCCCGATCGATTATGAAGAGACGATCGAGGCTGAGGACTATAAGATCCTCCGGTACAACAAGAGCCTAGTACTGTGGAACGAAGATCAACTGATCCCACAACTGCAGACCTGGATTAACAGTCAACAGCAAATCCTGTTTGACCATGAATACAAGGTAACGGACAATTTGTTCCTGCCCTGTAGCATCATGTTGCTGGCGGCAAACCTTATCAAAGCAATCTGTACCATCCGCCACGCTGCTATCGGTACCCGCTACGTTCATGACTTTTACATCTGGAGTCACATAGACTCCTATGGCGAGTATTCAAAGAACAAGAGTAGTCTGGATAAATACCAGGTGATGTGGTTGTACCGCAACATTGCCTGGCTAAAGCAAAACGCCGGGCAACAATACGTGCTGGATAAGCTGATTGATAATCTGTTGACACATGCACAAATACCGATTGCTAAGTACGACCTGATTGAGAATACCGAAACCCAGCTGGAGCAATTAACACCTACGCCGCTCTACCGCAAACTGCACCTCAACCTTCAGGAGCAGTATGGGCGCTACGCTACCTTTATTGACACTCAGCAAATGATTGTCAAGCAGCAGCCAATGGCAAAGGAGAACTCGGATCAAACCGAGATCTACTATGAAGATGCGCTGGCTAAGGGCAAATACAGCCTACAGTCTGAACTGCCGACAAAAGCCCTCGAATCGAAGATGGCCGATTACACCAATCGTCATGCCACCACGGTTATGTCGACGGTGTACAACAACTGGGTGTACCTGGCAGGAAAGGGGTATTACAAGGGCCGCATCTTGGTCACCGACCCTAAGACGGGGAAGCAATACCGTCTACCGGTTGGGGACGCGTACTACATCTGGCGGTTCTTGATCGACCAGGCGCGTGGGGAACGACCCTCGGCTATCGCTCCGGCCTACTACCACAATGTCATGAAAGCGTCGCTGCCGACTGTGGATCAGTTGTTTGATATCGCGGGTCGGGAATTCCTCTGGCCGCCGGTGTTGGCCTATGACATTCGTGAGCATTGGGTGGGGGTCAAGCCCTTCATCGCGCCCGAATACCTCATGGAGTATTCTGAAGACGTCTACCGGGCGATGTGGAACCACACGAAGATGTACAGTCAGTTCTACGACTTGAACAAACGGGCACGTGTTAAAGCGGCTTGTGATTTCATGTACGAGTCAGGGATTGTTACATTGACTGACGTGGGTCAGTACGACGACCTGCTGGACCGCTATGAACTGCACCTGAGGGATTACAACCCAGAAGAATGCCGTAATTTTGCATGGGAGATCTTTAAACGGATCACAGGTTGGGACAGCTCCTCTTCGCCGTCGCTGCGGAGTAAGCAAGCGCAGCTGATTGACATCATGTCCACCCTGACGTCCTACACCATTCATGTCATTAAAGAGATGGATGACGGACAAGAAAGCATTGAGTTGATCAATGAGATGTTCATTGGCGATCCACGGCTTGTTAATGGAGGGAATGGCTCCTACTTGGACCCTACACGCATCAGCTTTGATGCAGGGTCGATCATGAGCGTTGATGCTCATATGGAGAACCGCATACCTCTCGTGGATTGCACTGGACTTGACGTGGTGGCGTTCAGCGGCGGGTTTGCAACATTCCCCGAGCAGGACGTCTTCAAACCTGTGGATATCTACAACGATGTTCGGGCTTATGCCGTACGGATAGAGGACAATTCCTACTTCCGTGAGTTCACCGGCGACGCGCGGGTCATTCCGCCGGACGTACTGCCACCGCTGGAGTACCCGGATCTCGAGGAATACATCAGGCCGACGTTCTACGATCGATTGGTGTACCGTCCTTTTGATGACGATATGTCCTTAATAAAGGTAGACCCTGCTCTTTATGGACGGTTGATCTACAAACCCTTGGGTGGTGATAACTGATGAACAAAGAACTTCGCTTAATCAAAGAGGAGTTCTGTCGGCTACAAGGACTCTCCCTGGATTGCTCGGCCAAGGTCGAGTTCCAGGGGTGGAACCTTGAAACCCGGAACCCCACATTCATGGTGTACCCTGAGGGGGAACGAGGTGTCTTCTACGAGCACCAACGCCTGGACTTAACCCCGTATACCCAGGTCACTGGGTTATCGCTGGAGGCTGAGCTTAAATACCAACGCGATTCCATTAACAAGGATATGTTAGCGGATTGGTTCAGTCGTGTGACGGGGATTGTTATGCTCCCTTCGGACATTGGGCAAGTCCTGTTTGCCGAGGTCGTCACTGTTGTAGCTTCGTCAAATTCTATGCGCTTTAAGCAAACCTTTTCCATGGCCTTTAAGTAAGGACGTTTTCCTATGGCTCTTTCTGCCACCGATTCGCAAGACCAGAACCGTTCTGAGGTTCCGGCCCAGGTTACTACGAACACCAGTATTGGTAACCTGCTGGGTAAGTGTATTATCACCAACCAGCCCATTACTATCCCCGAGTTCACCACCCTTAACGAGAAGTGGAGCATCCTTGCCAAGGAGTCGCTTGGCAAGAAAAAGAGCCGGGATTTCGAACTGAAATACTTCACCGTTGGGGTGCGCGGTTCCAACTCCACCGGTACTGACTCCCGTGGCGTGACCAAGTTGAAGGTCAATCAGCATCAACCCATCGATGCCGATCTGTTCACCGCAGTACCCTTTATCTGCCGCCCGCTCACCAACCCACTCGACAACGTTAACCGCAGCAAGTACCGTCTTCGTGTGGTTGAAGAACGCAACGGCATCATGTACGAGTTCTGGTGGATCAAGTTGGTCAACTTCGACAACTACAATCCGATCGAGAACAAGATCACCCGTGATCCGGTCACCGGCCAGGAGAAGGCCAACCCGCTGATTCACCGTAAAGCAGACCTGTTCGATACCCAGCCGGTTGATTTTACCAGCACGGGGAACACCCCGACCTCGAACGAATACGCCAACAGCTCTGCCATCCTCGATTGTTCGCTGGACGCCAACGATTTGCGTGAGCTGCAACAGGCATGCAAGATCTACTTCAATGATGCGTCGTATGCGTCGATCAACGAAGTGGGTGTCCTGTACGGTATCGACGTAACTCACCAGGGTGCGGTTTCTGGCGGCGCTACGTTCCGTTACACCGAGGTCCAGTCCGCTATTCATGCGCATTACCTCAGTGAACGTGATGGGCGTAACGCACTCGCCAACACCAAGGTGCAACTGGCCTTCGACCATGGGGCATCTGCACCGATGCTGATTCATTCGACCTCGACCATCGCACCGTCCGGACAAGGTAACTGATTATGGACATTCCTGAAATCCTGCAAGGTGAGGTCCACCTTCCCTTAGCGGAGCACATGTCATCCGCCGAAGCGATCGCCTTGGCCAACGCGTTTTACCAGACCCAATTGGGCGTCGAGGATTTCCAGGAGTCTCAGGCGATCCTTTCCAATGGTCGTATTCTCCTCGACCTGCTGGACCGCGCCACAGGTGATGTGGTTATCACCTTTGTCAACAAGGCGCGCGTAGCAGAACAAGTGGACGAAGAAGACATCGTCCTCTTCAATGCACTGGGTGAAGCAGCGCCTAACATCGAGTACCTTGCCCCACCCTTGCGTCTCCTGGACAAGCTGGAGATGGCGTTCCTGGATGACTTGGGGTCTGGTAATACCTGTCCTTACATGGGCGGTGATGACTTCCCCTGGAAGCTCTCCCAGCTCCTCAACAGCCACAACTTGCTGGGGGGTTGGACGAGCGGTACGATGGGCTACCGTTGCACGGGTGAATTTACCTTGGTTTACAAAGGTTCTGTTGAAGATGCGCCTCAGCAGTTCATTGTTCCTGAGGGTTCTGAAGTGGCGATTCTCCGGATGAACCACGGAGAGGACAAGGGGTACCTGTGTCTGATTTCGTAAAAAGACCGGGCTATGTGCGTGTGATGTCGCTTGATCCGTCAAGCACGTGCATGGGCGTCAGCGTCTTTGATGTCAACATCGCCACTCAAGAGAAGTTCCAGTTGCTGTACATGAACACCATCAAAGGGGACAAGTTGCTGTTCGACATCCCTATCCAATTTGATGACATGGCAGCCACCGGCATCTTGGCCAGAACCTACGCCCTGGCGCGTAGCCTGACCCAGCTGATCGTACTCTTTGAACCCGACATGGGAATCATCGAGGATAACTTCCTGGGTGCCAATCCGTCAACCTTTAAGCAGCTGATTCAAGCGGTGTACATGTTGCGGGATGCCTTTGTCAAGAAAGGGGTGCATGTGTCCTATGTGCTCCCTCGTCCAGCTAAAGCAGTAGTTGGTGCTGACTTTGATGGCAGTACCAAGGAAGACGTGCTCAAAGGCCTGATGGAGTATCCCTACATGGAGGTTGGGGATATCGATCTGTCGGTGGTCGATGATCACTCTTCCGACAGCGGTGTGATCGGTCTCTACCGCTGCGAACAGATAGCGAGTCATTACGGAGTACTTCCAAATGACCACAACAAGAAGTGAAGAAACCCTTGCTACCAGTGACTACGATCTGTCGCCTTCTCCTGAAGGTGGTTTGGAACGCGAAGTCCTGGGCAAGTGGACGGTGCTGCTGCGTAACTTCGGCGGGATCGTAGCGGTATTGGTCGTGTGTGCGATGGGTGTGTTCAACTCGTACACAGTGTTCATCTCAGTCACCCAGCATCAGGTCTGGCCCAGTGAGACCTCCATGTTCATCATGGTAGTGGGGCCAGTTATCTGTTCCTGGAGCTGGATGAACGTGAGTAAGATCGTCAACACGGTGTTGGGTGGCGCTGCAGACCTGGCAAAGATCCGCACGCGTGTAGCAAAGATCATTGCACCCAACCCTTCAAAAGAACCTTCGTCTAACTGACGGATGTGTTATAACCCCATACCCCTACCCAGCCGCAATGGCTGGGTAGGGGTTATTCACGGTTCTGCTTTTGGTTCGGTGTCGCCGAGGACGTCAACAATCATGTTGATATTTTCTACCAGCTGAGCAATTGTTTGCTTACTCACATACAACAAGCTGGCATTATTGTCCAACGCCCGGGTCATTGAGATTAGGACCAGACGGGTCAACTTATAACACTCGGCTTTGGCTTCAGGTGTTGTCTTCTGCAAACAATCCTGTTCCAGTAGGAACGTGCTCAGACTACTCAGCTGACTTGGCGGGAGTTGGTCCGGCACGGTCGATAAGGGGATTGGGAGCTGGGTAAGCTGGACGCGGGATGACAAGATAGCTCGCCGGGAGGATTCCATCTTGGCCTTTTCCACCTGCACTTGCAGGTAGACGTCCGCTTCCTTCATGCTCGGCTGGTGTGAGCACCCCAGCAGGGTCAGGGACGCCAGGAGGGTTAAGAGCAATGTCGTAACCGTAGCGTTGTAACAGCGTTGCAGTAAGGTTATCACTTTCTTCTTCCCTTTTGTTGAACTCCTTGGTCAAGGAGTGAGTCAGGGCGTCGATAGCACGGGTATTTGCTTCAACCGTGTTAGCGTAACGTCCCATCTGGACGGTAGCCGCCTTGATGTCGGCGATTGTTTGCGAGGTCACACTCGGCTGCCGGGGTAATAGCCAGCTGCCGATCACTGCGCCAAGGATGAGGACGAGCAGTGCATGTTTCAGCCAAGGACGCAAAACGCCCATCACTGAAAACGGTGGAGTGGTGGTCATGGGTTAATCCTTTTGAAGGACACTGCGAATGTAGAGGAGATACCCTTTGTTCAAGACGCTCGGGTCGAAGCGACTCTGGGCACCGTGATAGAGTTCACCACCGTTACCTGTGCCGGTGGTTTTGTTTACATAACGTTTCTGTGTACCAATATCGATGTCGCGGAGTCTCCGGTTGGTAATCTTGCGAGTGAAGAACTTAGGCAACAACCCATTGCTGAGCATCAGTGGGATGTTACGCTTTTCTTCAGTGTGGTAGGTAAAGGGGTAACGGTACGTGCTGATAGGTTTCAACGTGACCTGAAGATTGGGGTTATCCAACACGATCAGGAAACTCGAAGGGTCTGTCAACAGACTTACCCAAAACGACTTACGTGTAAAGAAATCCTTTTCTACCGCATCACTGCCAGGCTCAAAGACAGTGGAAAGGTCAATCAAGTCACGCGAGTCAAATAACTTCGTGAACCAATCCACTTTCTCCGTGCGAATAACTAGCATCCTGCCGCTCACCATCTGTACCACATCCGCCAGATACAACCGCCCGCCGATTGACATCCACACCGTTTTACCGATGAGGTCAACAGGACAGCGCACGTGTAAGAAGATGCAACCATCGGTGTTTTCAAACTCAATGTCCGCTTCCTGAATCCCGTAGGTGTTCAGGGTAGACACTGTGTTAAAATTCAAGTTCGTTACGTGAATGTTGTCGTTCACGTGGTAATGCCGACCTGCATTCAACAGGTAAACGCATTTGCCATCGGTGACCCCGCGAGTCAGATGACCGTTGACTGTCCACAGGGACCGCTTGATCAGCGCTTCGTAGTCTACGGCTGTCCGGTCTGTTTTGATGACCCGGATATCCGGCGCCTCACCGACTGAAAGACGGTCCTGTTTCTCAGCGCCCATGTGGGCATTGCCGGGCAGTAAGCTGAACCAACGGTATTGGATGTCGTGGCAGGTTACAAAGCGGTACTCGTCACCGGGCAGTGCATTACTCGTCTTTAACGTGACGGTTTTCTTACTTGCTAACCATTCGATCAACGTGCCGGTGAAGGTTTTGAATTCGTTGCGATAGTCTTCTAAATTCAGGGCAACTTCGCGGTTGTACAGTCCGTCGAAAATGACGATTGTCATTGAACGGTAGTTGGTTGCAATGTCACGTGTAGGTACAGCGCCCACATCCACCAACTCCTCACCTTGCGGGTACAGTTGGTTAATGCCAACTGCCCTTTTATACGCGTACATGGGGCAACTCCTTAACGATTCTATGAAAATCAGGCCCCCTATAGTCACTATAGGAAACACCGTCTCTATGGGTATTAGTCATAAAATACCGGTGTTTCTTTTACCAGGAGCAAGTACAAATGGCTGAATACGGCTGGAACCCTTTCCAAGAACGCACTGATTGCCACATCAAAGATGAGGTCATCAAAACTGCAAGCGATACCAAGCTGGTGTTTGCTCCTCGCTATGCCCCGTTCTTCAGTGGTAAGAACTTCGCATTGCGTCGTCAGGGGATCACGAAACCCCTAGAGCTGGGTCAAGATTATGTCTTTGCTCATTCCTTCGACCGCTTTATCAACAAATACCAGCGCAACGTTTTCGGGGCTATTGTGCTTCGTAAGCCAATCAACGCCGTGTTGATTGCCGAATACGACACTATTGGCGCGCCGTTCGTTCAAGATGCCGTGGGTTATGCAACCCTCATTGCGAACCTTGTCAACGCGCCTCGTTCAGCCGATTGGAGCGCTGTTGTAAATGCACCTTCCGGATTCCCCTTGGATCCACACCCGCATCCCCTGTCGCAAACCTACGACTGGTTGGAATGCATGACCCAGCTCAAGTCGTTGGTCCTGGCCCTTGTTGAAACATCGCCCGACGACACGAGCCTGAAGAAGCTGCTCCAAGATCACCTCTCCGCCACCGGCGCTAAAGCCCACCCCTACGATAAGGCGGACATGGGATTGGACCTGGTGCAAAACATGCGGCCTGCGACGTTTGATGACTTGGCCGGCAACAGCAATAACGCCACCGTCTCGATAGCCGTGATGAAAGAGGCCTTCCGTCTGCTGGCAGCGAACAAACTGAAGCTCGATTAACAGTAGGAGTTACCTTCATGAATTTCCCAATAGTCCGAGAGTACAGGGACGACTTGCTGAATAACAACCTCGACAACGAAAAGCGAGGTGAGCCGTTCCATACAGCTCGGGGGTTGTGGTCTCGGATTATTGTCCCACGCCATAGCCCGTTCTTTGTCAAGAGCCTGGTGGTGTACTTTACCAACGGCGAGAAGATGGATTACGACGTCCATTATCGGATCTATTCGATAATGTCCGGACTGACCGAGCTCACCGCGGAAAAGGTGGCCTGTTTCATCGAGTTCCTTGACCCTGAGATCACTGACGGGTTTATTGACTACGATGTTGTGGGTGAGTTCACGCTGTTTGATACCAGCATGATGCACATCATCAACAGCGGTTCTAAGAAAGACGGCATGGTGGAGTTCGACAACATCACCAACAAACCTGTCGTCTGGCCAGGCAACCTGCACGGTCATAGCCTGCTGAAAGATGTCGTAGCGTTTGGTGACATGATTGAAATGATCGACCTGATCATGAGTGTTTGTGAATCGGCGGGTAAACCGTTGATCCAAACCAAGATCGAACATTATTTCGGTTGTTACAACCAGTACCTGAAGACTCAGACTGAGATGCTGAAAGGTTACCTGGGACGTCACGTCAACGCCTACAACAGCCATGGGCTTGACCCCAGTGGGATTGGACTGGATAAGGTTGATAACTTCGCCACCGCCCGCGGACCGCGTGTGCTGGAGCCACGTGATGATCTCCACCTCACGGTTGAGGGCTTGAAGACCATCATTGACGAGTTCAGCTTCAATCCGGACAGTTACACCAAGGGCGACAGCATTCCTATCTCCTCGTTCGGTAACACCAACTTTATTCCTCCTTCGATTGACGGGTCGTACGAGGGTCTGGGTGGTCAATCAGAAACCGCGGGCATCTGTCAGGAAAGTGATGGATCGGTTGTCTTTTTGGAAAACCGTTTCGATGGCCGTGTGGATGGGCTGTACTACTCGGTTATGCAAGACCCCTATGCGAAGGACCGCAAGCGCGAGTACAGCGGCTACCGCTACACCCACCAGCGTATCGAAAACGACAATGCGCAAGTTAACCGTATTGCGCAGGGCAGTGGTAAAGACGTGATTCTTGTCACGGACACGGACAAAAACTACACCTACGTTGGGTTGACCTTTGGTTCGTTGAACCCGGCCCGTCACGTGCTGAGTCGAATTGACCTGAGCGCCCTGATGACTCCACTCCCTACCGGCCAGCGAGCTTGCGACCATATCTCCTGGATGCAGGTGATGTTGATGGGGGATTGGGTCTATATCAGTTTCGCACACTCGTACGTGGGTCGTAACCTTCCTGCAGGCAGCCCGGGTGCTACAGAGCGGCGTTATCGCTACTACTACCGGGTCTCGAAAGCGGATGTAGCGGCACAGCTCCCCGTTACGGCCCAGTTGGTAAGGTTGACCTACACTGACCCAGAAGGCGTTAGCCGTACAAACGCCGACTATTTCCGTTTCTACACCCCTGTAGGAAGTTTCCCGAGTTATACACGTTGCTACTTCCCGATTAAGCAAACCAGCGGGACCGTGATCTACGGCAATGCTTACTCGCAACACTGCTTAGTGGAAGAGATCCCACATAAGCCCGGTAAGTATGTCATGAAGATTGTTGGGGCGTTCCTTGGAAGCTATGCCTCGGGTAAAGTAAGTTCTCAATTCCAGGTGGAGATTGAAGCGACGTATGAGGTTGATCCTGATACAGGTGTGATGACTCTGTTGCACCAAACGCCAAAACCCCAACTGGACTTTACCAACCTCTTTATCAACTGGCTGAACTCGCCACCCACTTGGCGTTCGAATTACCGGTTGGTTTACGGTTGGGACCGACAGGGGATGGACGTGCTTCCGGATGGCACTATCATGGTGTCGACGGGCGACTACACTTCGTTCCCACGGGGTTATTTCATTGCTAAGCCACGTGATTTGCGCAGTCGGTATGAAGTGCTCTCCAAGCAATGGAACACGAGCCTCGGTGTTCTTGAAACCGAAGAGACCAACTTTGAAGATATTCCGTCCCCTCTGGCGTCAGGGATTAAACCCAAATCGTTCCTCTTGAGTAACGGGGGTGATTTCTACACCGCGGACTCTAAGAAGATCGGTGAAAAGAACCGCCTGTATTACCGCAAATCGGTTGGGCGACTGGCGGCGCGTGCGGACGTTACAAACTCCCTTGTTAGTAACGTCCGTTCACGACCACTAACAAACACAGTCTGGGAAGTACGTGGCGAAGCAAAGGTAGGGGGTGCTAGTATTACTGTACCCAGTTCCCAATTGGCGAGTTACGGAACGGATCTTGGAGATTGTCAATTCTGCGTAGGGACGCAACGTCGTTACCTCGACCTGCCAGACCAATCCGCTGAGTGGACTCAACCCACGGACATGCAGTCGATCAAGGTGATCTCGGATTTCACCACCCGGGTCAACAGTAAGGGGCTGATGGAGATTGTCCCGAAAGGCAGTGTCACCTACCCCTCAAACATCGTCCAACTGCTCAAAAGAGAAGTCGACTCGATCTCGGAAATGCTCAAAGCACCTGAGGTTATTGTCGTTATCTGTGACCCCAGTGGCGCCATGGTCGACAAGTATGGCTGGTTACCGGTGCTCGTGTGGATCAGTTGGGGTCGAGTCGGGACCACTGAGCGTCACGACACCATGCTCAGCATTTCTCCAACTTACTCGGGAACTGTTAACCGCACGGTGACGGGGTACTCGGTGCTTGACCGCATCCACCTCGTGGTTCCGACCGGCGCCATCGGAGTTTCTGCCGATAAGTGGGATGGGCGTATTGGTGGCGACACGAACTACCCTGCTCACGGATCCCCGCGGGTTGGTTATTACCTGAACGGGAACACCCTTTCTGGATTCTTTGACAGCGGCGTGACTGCTGACGGTCAGGGTGACGCGTTGCAGATGTATGCGCATTTCCGTTACCTCAACAGGTCGACCAAACGCTGGTCAACCTCGGAGTCTGATCTTTTCATCGCGGTAGGTAACGCCGGTGGTAACGCACATCGGGCGGTGACGCCGGACAACGGGGTTGTGGAAATGATCATGCACCCTGAGTCGGCGGGTGGCGCGGCCACGATCTTCAGAGGGTCTGTGTACAACCCCATGTTGGGGTCGGTTTACCCAGAAGTTGGTTGGACCATCTTCGTCAAGCAAGAGTATACGGCAGTGTTCAATGGTAGGTCTTACACCCTGCCTAAAGGTATTCTCGACCTGCGCGACATTGATTCAGCCCCTGCTAACAAAACGTTCTACCTGTACGCTCTGTTCGAGGACGGGATTGCGAAGTACGAAATCAGTCAGGAAAAGCGACTGGAGACGGCATTCCAAATCTGGGTAGCGCGTATCGTCACAAACGATAAACAAATCATCACGCTGGAACGCTTTAACGTGTTCGCCATCAATGGACGGCGTGTCAGTGAATTGAAACGTGGTGGGTGTATTCCTGCGTCGTCAGGCATTACCAACGCCGAGGGCCAGATTCCATGGCTGCGTAGCAACGAACTGTCCTAGTGACATAGAGCGGGCGGGCAACACCTGCCCGCTCTTACTTATCACATTATTCAACTTAGGTCGTTACCATGGACGTAAGAAAGTTATTGAAGTTTGATGTCACCGGCACTCTGGCAGAGAACCGGGTCTTGGGTGAGAAACAACCCATCAAAGATAAAACCTGTCCATGGATCATTCCTGACGGTTCACCTTTCTTTGGTGAAAAGGTGTTGGTCACCGTATACGACGCCCGCGGTGCTGAGATGACCCGCGATAAAGATTATTGGGTAGAGGAGGAGTTTGCCCCCTTCTGTGCCGCAACAGGACGGAGCATCAAGTGCTTCATCCGACTGTCTGAGGAAATCCTCAAAAACAACGCCTTTGTAAAGCTGGATTACCAGACCCTGGGCGCCTTCTTCTTCCCACGCTCTAGCCTCGAAGACTGGCTGGCCAAGATCCAAGACACAGGCCCGTTGGATTACAGCAAGATCATTGGTCTTCCTGAAACCTTCCCGGGCTCACACCATTTCCACAGCATTATCACCGAGATCGGCGATTGGTATGAATTGACCTACTTCTTCAAGGTATTGACCGCTTTCTACCGCACCCGTGACCCCAGTGTTGGGACGGATGCTGACAAGGTCATCAACGATGCCTTTGCTGAAGTGATGAACCTGAAGAAGAACGCCATCCAGCGGTTGAATGACCACGACGCCAACTACAAGGCGCCGCATGCACCTTCCAAGACAAATCTTAACCTGGGCAACGTGGCCAATAACGCCACCGCTACGGTAGAGGAAGATGTACAAGGCACACGCAATGACCTCTACAGTACCGTGCTCGGTGTTCAGCAGATGGTCAAGCGTAGCAAGCCGGATGACAGTATCCTGATGAAGACAGGGATTGTTCCCGTCAGTAAGTATGGCGGCCAGTCCTTTATCCCACCGAACATCAGCGGGTCGTTTGAAGGGCTGGGGAGTAATTCGCTCAGCTCGGCGATGTGCATGGAAAAGAATGGACTCTTCATGATGTTGACCGGTCACAATGACGGTCGAAATGAGGGGCTGTACTACTCACAGGTCACCGACTTCGGTCAGACCAGCGCTAAAATCACGTACACCGGTTACAAGTACCAACCACCTTCTTTGCTGGCGCGTAACTTTAACCCGACCACCGTGATCAGCGGCAGTAACCATCGCATTATCATGGTGGGGAATCCAAAGACCCCCGAATGGTACCTGAGCCTGACCAACGGCACGCTGGATGCCAACGCGCACCAATATACCAAGCTGGACATGACGGAGGTCGACAAGATCGTTCCGGCCAGCTTGCGTAACCGTGAAGAACGCATGTCGATTCACCTGATTGGTAAATACGCCATCCTGCAATGCACCATTAACAGTAACTACCTCGATGCCTTGGCGTTCTTCCGAATTCCAATCTCGGCATTAACAGGCGGAACAGCGAAATGGCAGCACTTGCTGGTTAGCTATACCGATTACGACGACACGGTGTTTACCAACGCACCCTCGCTGATTGCAACGCGTCCCGTTGCAAGCCCTAAAGGCGGTTGGGACCGTTACGGTCCTTGGTCCTTCAAACAGCCAGCCATGGAGATCAACCGTACCGCACGGACTGCCGTCCTTTCCACCACGAAGGAAGGAAGTTCAACCACAGGCGTAATCACCACGCTCATGACGGGTAATGTGGGTCGTACCGAAAACAGCATCAGGATTCTCGCAGGGACTTACCTGCACAACAGCTACGAGTTCAATGCTGAAACAGGCGTCTTCACCCAACTGCAGAAACCTACGCCGTTCACCTTTGATTTCACCGAAGGGACACAAGCGCAAAGGGATGCATACTCGTCTCAGCATTACGGTCATCTCTACGACATGGCCAACCAGGGATCAACGGCGTCATGCATCATTCTCCCAACGGGCGAGATCGCTATTTCGACCGGCCGTGACCAAACTGCGTTCCCTGCCTACTTGACCATGATTGCTTACCAGAACCGGAAGAGTGATTATGACGTTATCACGCAGCCCATGGACAGGGTATTCGCCCCATTGCAGTACCAACGGCTGGTAACACCGATCGTGAGTTCTCCTTTGATCAGCGGCACGTTCCCGGGCTCGCTGACCTACGATGCTGAAGGTGAGTTCTACGCAGCAGTCGATCTGAAGACCAACGTGAGAAAGTTGTTCTACCGTAAGGTCAGCGGGGAATACGCCGATCGTCCGGAATTGACCAACCTCTTCCAGACCAATGTCAAAGGCCGACCGCTCTCAAGCCAGGTGTTTGCAACCAACTTGTCAGTGCAGGAATCGCTGATAGGGTTGACAGGGTCGGAAGCTGAGTTGAAATCAGGGGGTGTTGAGTGCGGGTCTACCTCGTTCTCCGCAATGTCTTATTCCTCGATGGGCGCGGCTCACAACTGCCCGTTCATCACGGAGTTTAAGGCTCCCGCTGAAAACAAGATGCTTTTATCCTGCCCACGGACGATCAAGAGCGAATTGGACACGGTCAAGAAGACCGCCGATTACGCGGGCGATACGTTCTTTGGTATCAGGCAGGCGCTGGTTGACAAATTCAGGCTGATGATTCCTGAGGCTTATCGAAACAGCTTGGCGTGGAGTGTTAGTTTCTACCTGTTGCGAAACGAAGCAGGTGGGATGTTCCGCTCGATGAACTTGGGCTTCGCCTCAATCATGTTCCACGATCCCGTACGGAGTCAAGTGCGGGGCGTTGTGGTGTTGTTCAAGCCGGTCATTGAAAACCCCAATGCAGACCACCCGTCGTGTTACTGGGTAAAGGATGTAGAAATCCTGGACACTTCGGTTGATTACCGCGTGAGCGTTAACGTCCGGACACCAGAACAGCACGCACGAGCGCCTGCAGCCATTGCACGGTCCACGTTGTACCTGTACAAAGACGGTGACACCATTCAGGGTTACCTCGTTTCCCCGTACAGCTCCAACACCACCACCTCCTACATCACCCGTCAGTACGCGCGCTTCAACATCGATACCGCCAACAACAAGCTCACCGATATCACCATGGCGGGCGGAAGTTGGTCGTTGCCGGATTTCACGTTCCCGATTCCTAAGGTAGGGTTCAGTGATGCTACTATCTCCGGCAACGCTGAGAACGGTCGTATCGGTACGCCTGGCTTTACCGTGTTTGAGTACACGGGCGGTGCAGCACGGTTGGCGAGGAAAACACTCGAAGACGGGACGATGAATTGGTACATTGGACCAACGGTCTACCCTGAGACGGGTTGGACCTTGTTCTTCCAGGAATCTGTACCGTTCATGATCAACGGGGTTGGGTACACCATTTCGGGTGGGTCTGTAGACCTGCGTGATATCGACCCTAGCCCAGGAGGTAAGACCTTCTACATCTACGCCACCATCGAGGATGGGGAACCCAAGTACGTGTTCTCTCTGGAGAAGCTTCGCAAACGTTCTGGGTTTATCCCGGCCGGTGTGGTGGTCACCAACCTGAAACAAATCTTAACCATCGAGCGACTGCAGCCTTTCATGATCGGTCAGTACACCCTCAGCTATTCTCGTGAAGGAGGTACGATCCCCATGTCGGTTGGCTTCCCTCAGGATGAAGGTGACTTTGTCTTCCTGAGCCGAGCCGAGCTGTTGCCCTAATCCACCATCGGGGGTGTTTAACACCCCCTGTTTTCTTTAAGGGAATTGGCCAATGATCATCCATGGCGGAGAACCACCAGTTATCGAAACACCTGAACCCCGATTCGGTGCGGTGATTTCCAAACTCAACAAGATCACGGAACAAGTTGAGCAATCGGTAGGCAGTTACAACCAGGGTACTCGTGATCTGATCACGTCGTTTACGGCCAACTTGTCCACGTTCATTGCCGAAGCGATTGCGCCGATTGACGCGCACTTGAATGCCAAAGGCGCTGTGCATGGAGAGACCAGTAAGACCGTCGGACTGGGAAAGAAAGACAACTACCGCATGGCCACGCTGGCAGAGCAAACCGCACTGACGCCGGTCAATGCCTTTGTTTCACCTCAGGGCGCCAAGCAGTCATTAGCTGCTAATGCGAAGCCCTACCAACTGAAGGACTATCAGCAAAACGATGTCTTTCAGATGGCTTCCTATTACGTCCCAGACGAATACCCTGTAGGTGTTCCGACGTCACCCCAACCTACCAACTATTTCACCCAGTCGCCCTTCCTTACACTGGTGACCAACGGTGACCGGTTGGTAGCATCGCCTGTGGCTTCGGCCGATGCCTATCAAAAGAACAGCATCTTTGTGAGCGGACCTACTGCCACTGCCGGCGGGTCGCAGTTTTCGGAGATCCAAAACCTGAACACCCGCTACACCGGTTACAATTGGAACGCCATTGGCGCCATGACCACACAGGGCAAAGTGGCACTATTTAAACCGCTCGCTGATAAGCAGGTGTATGAGTTCAAGCAAAACCTGCAGCTGACCGGGGGTAACCACAACTTCCAGCTTTACCGCGGCTATGCCAGTGCGACGTACAAGGGTTTGGTTACCGCAGTAGCCATGAACGGGTTGACACTCACCATTGAGAACAGACCTTTCAAGGCGGATATGGTCAGCACAGACCCTACACTGGTGAGCCTGGTAGACAGTAACTACTTGGCTAAAGTAACGGGGATGGGGAAAGAGCCCTACACCACGCCACTGAACGGTAAGCGGTCTTACAACGTCGCCGACTTCGTTGAGCTCTCGAGCGGGCAAACCTTGTCGTTTGGAGGAAATGGCGCACAAGGGGTGGTGACTTCATTGTTCTGGAAGATTCAGGACTACGAGTTGTGCTTCATGGTGGTGGTGCCATTGACGTTGAAGTCGGGGAACATCAACAAGTTCTTTAACTTGGTGTTTGTGGAATCGATCATTCCAGGAACCTTGCTCCCAGGCGGGTCGGCTACCATTACTCAATTGGGAACGCTGGTCAAGGACAAAATCGGTTCAGACCTCTCGTTACAAGGGACCCCTCAGTGGTTGAGTGTCAGTGACCTCGCGGACTTCAACAACCCGGCCTTATTCCCAGGCTCTATCTTGCGTTCTGGAGAGATTGTAAAGGTTGCCCAAGGCAAGTACGGGATTCGTGTTAAACGCGCCAAAACAGGCAAAACAGGGATCGCTGAGTGGGCAACCAACCCACGTCCTCCTATTGAAGCCAGTCAAGTGCGAACAGAAGTGTACGCGCCCTCGCGTCATGCCCCATTGCAGATGCTGCCGGAGCGTCTTATCCCGATTCAGCACAGCGAAGAGGGGATCACGTACCTCAGCTATGCATTGAACCGAGAAACCGGAAAGTTCGACTGGAACGAATTGACCTGGGGGACGGGCTCCCCGATTGGTGTTGAAAAAGCTACGTTGTTTGGTCTTCGTGCGCCTAATACACAGCGTTTGGTTGACTTGTTTAACCTGCCGCGCTCGCTGTCTGTGTATGTGGGGAAAACGGTAGACGGCGCCGCGTTCAATGGTCTGGTGTTCAGCGAAGACAACAATTACACCGGTTACGCTGAGGTGAATTACGCCGAGGGTAAGGTAACACTTGGTCAGAAAGTCACACTGGCCATGAATAACCTGTTTACCCTCAGAACGGCGGCCATCGGTATGCGCTCGAATGCCATGACCGCTAACCCCACCGTGAATGAAGCACTGCGTGAAACCCAGATCCAGGTGTACGCGGTAACGCCCAACCAGGCACTGGTGCTACTGACCGATGGCCTGTGCTACGCCGAGGCCGCGCTCTGTGGTTACACGGTCAACGGTGCGAGCTGTTCGTTGACCTTCCCAAGCACGGGCCTGGTTACTCGACCAGTTACTCGGTCAGGGCAGGCGGTTAACGGTGTTAGCCGCGTCTCAAACTCGGGGGATGGTGTCAGGATGACCGGGTCGGACTTGTTGGCGGTGCAGGAGACTTCCAACAGTTGGCAGTTTGTGGTGAGTAAGCCATTTGGTGAACTGTACGGCGATCTCTCATTCTCGGTGAGTAACGCTGATGCCGCAGCACCCACCTTTACCCCAAGAACGGTAAACCCTGCCCGCTGCTTTGCAGGGGCTTATCAGTTTGACATGGTAGAGGAACTTCATCCACCTATCTTGATTCCGCGCAAGGGCGTATACCAGTGCAACCCTAACGGTGATGTACTTCACACCAACATGGTAGAAGTGGGCGGGACGCTCCAAGTCGATCCTTACGAAATCGGCGAAGCAGGGTGGGTGTTTATCCCGGCGGGTAGCAAGGTCATGATACTCGGACGGGGTTACGTCCTTAACCAGGAATACCCCATCAAGGTAGACCCAGCAGGGACGACCTATTGTTACCTTCGTCGGGAGCCAACGGGGTTAACGGCATTGACCTCAACGGTAATGCGAGACACCACCAACAGTGAAGTACTGTTCGGTATTGCGGTGAATGGTGTTTTGCGGATCAACAACTCCTACCTGATCTTGGATAACCACCTGATCAGTGCAACGCGTCGCGGGACGGCGATTCCTGCTTTCGATGATGACGGCGGGAATGGTGTAAACCGCTTCTTCACGAAACGCGACATTATCACTTAACCCACATACCCCCTACCCCACTCAGGACGACCTGAGTGGGGTAGGGGAGGAGGTAAGTTATTCTTTGAGAACAGGTGGTTGTGGAACGGGAACGGGCGGACCCGAGGTGCCCTTGCCACTTTCTACGAAGCTGGTGGTGTGTGTGTCCAGATCGGTCTCGGCGCTTCTTACCCCCTGGAGACCTTGTACAACCCCGGTGCTCATCGTACTGCCATCACGAATAGAGTCACCCTCTTGGACGTGAAGACCCTCATGGAAAATATTGCCTTCCCAATTGGTTTGCCCGATTTTGACGTCAGCTGTATCAGCCTTTATCTTGATGGTTTCACACTCCAACCCAAAATGCTGGGTCTTCAGCATGAGCCTTAACTTACCAAACACATTGATCGTGTCTTCAGTCAGCAGTGTCATGACCTTGCGATCAACGTTAACTGTGGACTTGTCCTTGTTCTGGTAGGTGAAGGATGCTTCGTGGTCATTGAACTCCATCACAGAGTCATTACTACCACGCACCACTACATTCCCGGCTGCGCCGTCCACCTTTATCTCAAAAGCAGATTTCTCGCCATTGGCTTGAGAGGTCCGAATCGTCATGTGTCCCGTGTGGGTTGAGATGGCGATCATGTAATAATCATTGACATCGAACGGGACGTCTTGATCAGTGTTGGGGGAAGCGTTATACCCCCAGATAACAGTCTCTAGGCGATGAGTTTCCGTACTAACCCCAAACGAGGTCCAGTACAGTTTGTCTTGTCCCTGCACTTGATAGATGGCGACTTGAGAACCTTCGCGCACATCCGGTGGGGTAATGCGGTTGGGTTCACCGATGGCCGCCCAGGTCGCGGGGTGGGTGTTTGAGGTCAGGGATTTACTGGTGACCACTTCACCGTTCGCATTGGGAGCGCTTTCTTCTTGCATCTTAACTTGAGCCAGGGCGCGTCCATCTGCGGTTGGCGACCATCCCGCAAAGTTGACCATGATTTCCTTGGTGTTGGTATCCTTGACACCGGCGACCGTGGCAACGCCCAAAATATCTAACTTCTTCACACTAGCCACCCCATTATTTAGACAGAACAATCTTTGAAGAATTCATATCATGTTTATTAAGTTAATTCTTGAACAGTACATCCCTCTGCTCAGCAGTGGGTTTACAAAAGTCGAGCTGGATATTCAGCACCTTATAAATTTGTTTATTGCCGCAAACGGCACCGGTAAGACTAGCATTCTGCGTGAGCTTTCACCTCTCCCACCAGAGAACGGCAACTACCGCACCGGCGGACGTAAATACTTCGAGCAAACGAAAGGCAAGAAGCGTTATATTTTGGATTCCTATCCGGGTGTAGGGAACGGTCACAGTTTCAAGGTCGACGGAGAAGAGTTCAACAAGAACGGAACCTACCAAGTCCAATTGGACCTGTGCTGGGAACATTTCCGAATCACACCGAAAGCAAATCGTGTGCTGTCTGGTTTGTATCCACGTTCATTGTTCTCAATGATGGGCCCTGGGCAGCGTAAGGAGTTCTTTCTTCACCTCTACCCCAACGACACGAGTTACGCCCTCAGTGTATGGAACCGGCTCCGCAACGAGAAGAATGACCTCAAGGCGCAGATCAAAGGTCAGGTGGCGCGTTACACTGAAGAGAACAAAAAGTTGGAGCGTATTGCTGGGTGCGGGGTTGAAGAACTTGAAGCCCGTGTAAAGGGCATCGACGAAGAACTGCGTCAGTCCTTGTTAGTGCGTGGCGGACTCCAGGCGGTCAAAGTAGATGGTCAGTTAAAGGCGAAGATCGCGCGGTTCTCTGATATGACCGATCGCCTGACCCTGAACAAGGCCAGTGGGTTTATTGAAACCGAAGACGAACTCGTTGCAGGGATTAAAACCACTACAGATCTGCTGGAGATGCACGAGGAACAGGCCTCCGGCATCCAAATGCTCATCAGCGAGAACGCAGGCTTGTTGGAGGGTATGGAAGAGTTGTTGGAAGACCCTCAAGCCTTTAGTCACCAAGCGGACCAGCTGCAACTGGATATCACCGCGTGTAAGGAAGAACTCGCTCAACACGAGACCTTGCTACAGAATTACCCGGTGTTGGGCGACCCCGAGCAAAACCTCGTTGGCTTGGACCAGATTGAGCCCGCCTTTGCTACGCAGTTGCGTCGCGTGGTGATTTGCAACGCTGAGGGGTTAACCGGTGTTCAGTTCAAACAGCTTCTCGCGCAACAAGAAACGTTGACCTCGGTTCTTCGGCAGACCAAACAGGACTTGGAAGCTGATCGCCACCAACTCAAGCACTATGACAACCAGGAACTCTTGAACTGTCCTGAGTGCGAACATGAGTTTAAGGCGGGGGTTAAGCCTGAGGAACTGCAGCGTCTTCGTCAGCGTGTCGAGGCCTTGCCTAAACGTATTGCTTTACTGACCGAGGAATTATCTAGGCTCACTGATGGCATTGACAACGATCGTGGTTGGTACGAGAGCATGCTCGCACTCTACCAGTTCTGTCGTTTCAATGCGGACGTGCCATGTCTGCCCATGTTGGTCAAGGAATACGAAGTGGGTAAGGTGGACACCGTTAACCTGCTCAACGGGCTGCGCTGCTACATGCAGACGTTGGCCTGCAAGAAACGCATCGAAGAACTGATGAAAGAGCACAATGTCCTTGAAACCCGTATCGGGTTGTTGAAGACAGACTCGGTTCTAGATGTAGTCGATTACGTGAAACACTGGGAAGTGGCTCTGGATGTAGAGAATCGACGTATTGCGTTTTACCGATCGCGGCTGAAACGCTTCAATAACTCGCTAAGCACGATTCAAAACTATAAAGCTGACCTAGAACAGCTAGGAGCGCTACGCGAAGAGATCCTGGAAGGTTTAAAGAATGAGGGGTTGGCTAATCTGCGGTCGCGTGTGGATGAAAGGATCGGACTGTTGTCAGAAGAGAAAGAAGATTATCTGTCATCGATTATCCGTAGTCGGTCATTGGGTGCAGTAGTCAACTCGATCTTTGTGGATATTGAACGGTTGAAGCGTCGTCTGTTGGTGGTGGAGAACCTCATGGACGGCCTGTGCCCTAACAAGGGGTTGATTGGTCGGTTAATGACTGACTTTATCAAGACCTGGTGCGGGAACGTCAATGCCATTCTGCAAACAGTCTGGAACACGCCGCTGTTTATCAAGCCGTGCAACAAGGAAAACGGGGATTTGACCTACAAGTTCCCAGTGGTGACCGGAGACCAACCACCAACTCCGGATGTGGAGAACTGCAGCCTGGGCGAAGCGAGCATCATTGATTTCGCTGCACGACTGGCAAGCCTTTCTTACCAAGGTGACGACTATCCGTTGATTATGGATGAAGTAGGAACTGCGTTGGACGAAATTAAGCGCGGCCGTTTCCTCAACTTTATCCAAGACCTGACCAACCGCAAAGGTGCTCGCCAGTTGTTCATGGTAAGCCACTACCTGACGCAGTACGGTGCGTTCAGTAATCCGAATATTGTCGCCATGCGTTACGAAGGGTTGTCGCTCCCGGGCGATGTAAACACACATAGCACCATCATTTAATTTGAAACCTATATCATCTACAGGATACCGTTCCTATGCTTCCTCAAACTCAGCAAGTCCAAGCAATGGCGGGTCCCGATGGGACCCTTCACGTCGATCCCCGTGGGGTAATCAACGTCGTCATCAATCGTCACACTGACCTTGATGGCACTCCAAGCATCACCATCAGCTTCGGCGGGGTTAACCAAGCGCATGTCACTTTCGATGCTACAGGCACTCGGCCTATCAGCTTCTACATCTACAACCTGAATCCACCGCCCCAATTGGTGCAGTCGATTCAGAACATTGTGGGTTGGGTAGCGGGGCCTCCAACTTTGCACTAGCACAATGGAGCAGTCAGCATGGACAAAGCACGCGTTGTAGAGCGTTATAAAGCGTTACTGGTCGAACTCAACGAAGACGCCCCTGACGTCATCTTGAGCGGTAACGCTGCTTTGGTTGTACTTGGCGTTGAACAAGAGGTAGAAAACATTCTGGCTGGGATTCGTCCCAGCTTCTACCACTACATCTCTACTAAGCAGGGCGACGAAGCAGTGGAGACTGTCGTCCACGACTTAGAGGTTACACTGAACGCGCACGATATCTACGCAGGTGTCGTGTGTGTTAACGGGATCTGGACCCACAGCCCGTCTGAATTGCTACGCTGGAAACGTGCATTGGTTAAGGCACGGGTCCAAACACCGGAAGAAGAAACCGCCTGGTTGGAGCAAGAGCGCCAATTGGAATTAATCATTAAAGAGCGCCGTTACACTGCTCGCATCATCGCGTAAGGTCTGTTATGTTCAAAGATAAAGAAACTATCAAAGCCATGATCAACTTGTTTGCGAGCGGATTAGAAATACCGCTCGACCAAGTCTGTCTTGGCGGTGGAGGCGCGTTAGTGGTAATGGGCGCTCGTGAACACACGGCGGACCTGAATCTCTGGATCGACAGCCCCTACTTCGAGAAGATCGCCGAGGCCCAAGGGGTCACCAACCACCCCATGACTGACACTGTGGTCCCGGTCACACTCGGAATGGTTGAGATGGAAACTCATGGCCACTCCATCGCGATGCCGGTAACGAGAGGCGGTGAGCGGGTCACACTGTACATCCGCCAGCGTAATCGCTACTTCAACAGCCTGGTTGTTGATGGGGTGCAGATCTTTGACCCGCTGACGCTGTTGACACAGAAACGGGGCGGCTTCATCGAATCGCGCCGCCCCGCTCACAAACGTGAGCAGGACCATAAGGATATTTTGTACCTGAATGGACTACTGGCGGAACGTAATAAGGTCCGTGATATCGTTTAAGAGGACCGCTAGGGGGTGACCCCTGGCGCTCCCTAACCTTTATGTTGCTTAGAGGGTTTTTCAAATGGCCAAACATTCACCTGCCGAACGCATGCGCGAATTGCACGAGCAGATTGCCTACCATGCAAAGAAGTATTTCGTTGAAGACGCGCCTGTAATCCCTGATCAGGAATATGACAGTCTTTATCGTGAGTTTACTGAACTCTGCGATCAACACCCGGAACTGGCTGCGCAATTCGAGTTTGCCAGCAAACCGGTCCCTATTGCCGAACCCACTGGTGAAACCCTGCGGGCTGTCCAGCTTACAACCCCGATGTTGGGGTCGAAGAAAGCCAACAGTGTTCAAGAGGTTCACCAGTTCATTGGTTCTTTCAAACCAGGTACTAACTTTCTCTTCGAACAGAAAATCGACGGCCTGGCCCTCGAAGTGCGTTACTTGCGAAAAGGCGGGACAAACGAACTCTGGATTGATCACATTGTGACTCGTGGCGCTGGGATGGTAGGTGAGGACGTCACACACGCCTGGCGGCTGTTTGGTGGTGTCTTTGGCATTCCGGAGAAGCTTACTTGGGATGAGACCTACGGCGAGATTCCCGAAGAGCTCCTTGTTCGGGGTGAAGGTTACATCAACATGACAGCGTTCGATCGCCTGAACGAGACCTACGAGAAGAAGAAGGCGACTCCTCGTAATGCTGTCGCAGGTTGGATTCGTGCACTGGCCGAGAATCAAGACGAGCAAGTCGTAGGTAAGTTGAGCTTTGCTGCTTATTGGACGAGTGTTCGCTTGGACAGCTACAGCTACAAGAACCAGCGCGACAATTTACTGAACATGGGTATTCATTCACCACTCCTCATGGGGATGGAGGATATCATTGAAAACCGTCGCGGGGATCATATCCCAATCGACGGTATCATGGTCAAGGTTAACGAGTTCAGTGAATGGGACCGTGTAGGGACTACCTCCAAGTTCCCGAACTACATGACCGCGTACAAGTTCCCGAACGAAGAAGCCCACACCCCCATGGAGGACGTGCTCTGGAATACTTCGCGTTTCGGGAGGGTCGTTCCCACGGGAAAGTACTCGCCAGTAAAGGTCGGTGGCGTGATGTGCAGGAGCGCCTCCTTAGATAACTACGGTTCCTTCATGGACCTGGGGTTGTGTGTGGGTGATGTTGTTTCTGTTACCCGCAACAACGATGTTATCCCGCGCATCAACCACGTGGTTGAGCATGCGGAAGGACCTTTGCTGGAAGCCCCTACAGAGTGCCCTAGCTGTTCTTACTTGTTGGAAGTCGTGGTAGGCAAGACCAGCGCTGATCTCGTCTGTAATAACGTTGCAGGCTGTCCTGCGCAGCTTACGCGTCGTTGTGTCAACCTGGTCGATAAGTTCGGGTTGGACATTGACGGCCTAGGTCCAGCGGCATTGGGGGTGCTGGTCGATCGCGAAATGATCAAAATTCCCGCGGACATCTTTGCGCTTCCAACCATGGCCAAAGGGTACATGTTGGACAGCGCCTGGGTGAATATTGAACGCGGTCGTAAGCAACCCCTCCACCGTTTCATTAAAGGCCTGGGATTGCCGGATGTTGGCATTGTCTTGGCGAAACGCATCGCGAATGCCCTGCTACAGGCTACGCCCTGTGATGAAGAAGGAGCGATAGAACGTGGGTTAACTGATCCAAGGTTCTTGATGTCAGTGAAGGGAATCGCTTCGGGGACCGCATTGAAGATTGTCGGTGCGTTCGACGATCCCCTGTTTGAGGAAAATTTCCGTGCCTTGTTCGACGCACTGGAACTGGACCTCACTCCGGTAATCGAGAACGACCGTCGTGTAGCAGTGACTGGGACGTTCGAAGCGTCGCGTGACGATTTGGTAGAGCATTTCGCTAATGTCGATATCGAATTGACTGATAAACTCACCAAGGACTGTCACGCCCTGATTGTGGGGATTCGTCCGGGCAAAGCAAAACTGTTAAAGGCAACTGAGCTGAGTATTCCTACGTTCGACGTAGCTGACTACTCCAGTGTTGATAAACTCATCGAAGCCATCAAAGGAAATGTTTGATTATGAGCGCGGTGGAAAAAGAAGCAACAAGCAAATCGAAATCCAAACCTACCGGCGAACGGGGGCGTGGTAAGCCCGCCAAGACTGCCTGGAACACACCACAAGTCGACCCCGATACTGTACCTTCTATCTCGGGGGAAGAAGATAAAGTGGTGACAGTGGCGGAGGTAGCCTTGCCCACGACTGAAGAAGTCAAAACGAATCTGGAAATCGATCCTAACGGTGTCCTGTCGAGCAACACCGATGATCCTGATGTTTTCGGGAAACGCATTGGTGAACAGATTCTGCAAAACATCATCGCCGAAGCCGACGTGATGGCCAAGAACGGCACCTTCCCGTTCAGGCCGCAAGTTTACATCAATGGCAGGGTAATCGAACCCGTTGGAACGCATACTCCAACAGACCGGTTCCTCCCCTTTGGCAATTCGGCGCTCATCGAGAGCTACCCTTATGTTCCGGTGGCGATCGCGGAACTTATCAGTGGTAAGCAGTTCAACATCTACAAGGTGCGAGCGTACGGCGCCGCTATCACCATTCTCGCAGATGCGGAATCTTCGCTGGTGTTAGATGAGGGGAGTTACTCCCCTGACAACTACGGTTACCCTCCTACAACGAAAGGAGCAAGCGTCTTACTGATCAACGCCCGATCGCTGGAGGATTTCTTTATAGGGAATGTTGTTCTGATGAACACCAATTCCGAACGAAACATCTACAACTCCTCCAGTGTGAGCATGATTCCCAAAAAGGAGAACCTTCCTTATTCGCCTCCTTGGGAATTTAGCGCTAAAGAAGAAGAGAGTGCCATCACGCGACTCCAGATTAAAGGGTCGAAGATGAGAGACTCCACGGTAAGGAACTCCTCGCTGGAAAATGCCACCCTCTTTGAATCAGAAATAGAAGACAGCACCCTCCGAGGGCAATCGCTATTCATAGAGGGATCTTCACTCCGTGAATGCCAGGTCACCGCCGGCGGTCCCGCCAGTTTCAACCACGCCAGCCTTGATAAGGTGTCGTTGCTGGACAAGAGTGACGTGCTTGTTCATAACGCTCGTATGAAAGCGGTATACCTTTCAGGCAAGGGGGATATCTACCACAGCAACAAGTTCGACCTGACAGAGATCCAAGTCCCAGGGCAGAACGACGTCAAGCTGATTCGTGAAAGTAGGACCTTGTTCTCGTTGTATGATCCGGGTCATTGCAAATCCTTCCCGATAAAGATCACCGACGGCGATTATGAAATTCAGAAAACCGTGGCGGCACTTTTGCGGTTGGATGATGATAATCCCTATAACCAGGATGACTTCACATCCAGTGTCATGCGTTATATCACCAACACGATCGTTTCGCGCTTGAAGTTGATCTCAACACTCAATGCCGCTGAAAAGACGACGTCAATATTGAACGGTCATTACAAACGTTACCGCAGTGTGTTTGAATAACCATCAGGTACCTACTCTGCCTAATACGGCAGAGTAGGTTATTAAGGAGGTAGATATGAAAACGCGACGCGCACAAGTTACTCTGGATGGAGTCGCTATTCCACCAAGTAAGGATAAACGTGAGCCTCAGAGGCACGGAGGTATGCTCGAGTACCTGAATGTTTACACCCACTATCAGGTACTCATCCTCACGGGTAACCCTGATAACCCATCGGTCACAATAGACCTCTACCTGTGCCCTAAGTCATATGTTCGTTTGACTACGGAATCCTTTGTCAAGTTCGCCGCGGCGTGGATAGAAGTCCACGGCAAAGACTTCTCGTCCGTAACCTATTTGACTAATAGCTTTATCTATTCCTGTGGGTTGTACGGAACCAACGTCATCACCGAGACTTCGTTGATTGATTGTGACATTGCAGGTCTGACCGTTGATAACAGCCGCGCTTGCTTTCGAGAAGGCGGAGGTCCTACCCGATACCAGAGGATGTCTTTCAACGCGGCCAGTGTTTTTCGTGCGGTCCTTCCCGCAGATGGGCTGATTGTCAGTTCACTGTTGGAAGACTTTGCACTCACAACATTGGATACGGATCAAACACCTAAGGACGATGAAGAGGATCCCCTACCCCACCGTTATATGTTTAACCAATGTCAGATTGTAAACGTGGATATATTCAACCACCAATCAAACGATTTGACACTTTTCAGTTGCATGATTACCGACAGCACCCTCGAGATTGTAGGCGAGGTGGCGTACTTCGAACAACAGAACATGGCGGGAATAGAGCTACGGGGCAACAATTTCTACCTGACCGGTAAACTCAGCTTCTGCCCTCTAGCTCTTCCAAGGGTAGATATCTACTTGTTCCGCGCCGGGATAAAGGACTGGGCGGTTACCGGAAGTTACGCAGATGGGTCTTTCATCATCACCCATACTTCAGACCCTAACTGGGAAGACCATCTTAAACGGATCATTGGTCGGATGGATGTGGTTGAGCAGGAGAGTTATTTCAATTACCTGCGAGACGCCATTCATTCACGCATCAATCTGGTTGATGGCCTTGAACAGTCAAAACTAGCACGAGATAAACATGGCTAAAAAGAAACCTGCTGTACCGCACTACCATATCCACACAGACGGTAGTGCGTTGGGCAACCCGGGCCCGGGTGGCTATGGCATTGTTGCACGTTGTGGTGATGTCGCCGTCGAACTGTCCAAAGGTTACATGCTAACCACCAACAACCGCATGGAGGTACTTGCGGTAATTGCTGCATTAGAAGAATTCGGCCCAGGGATCGACGTCACGATCTATTCTGACTCCATGTATGCCATCAACGCAGCTACCAAATGGATGAAGGGCTGGATTCGTAATCGCTGGGTAGGGTTCCAGTCACAGCAACCCGTCAAGAACAAAGACCTCATGATGGTTCTCAATGAACTGCTGAAGAAGAATAAGGTCAAGTTTGTCAAGGTCAAAGCCCACTCGGGCGTAGCTGATAACGAACGGTGCGATGTGCTGGCCAAAGAAGCCGCCCGTAAACCGGAACTGGTTGATGTAGGTTATGTAAACTCACTGTAATACCGTCTAAGGGGATAGACATGTCATCTGGTGTTCTGAAACTTACTTCACCTGCTGTTGCTGACCTGTACCAGCGCATTAAAAACAATAACCCGAAATCCCGCCACTACACCATCAAAAATAAATACCTGGTGGGGGTGATTCACAAAGGGGCGATGCATATCCTGATCTACGATCTGGAGCGCTCCGTAAAACCGCTGATGCGGGTTGTCAATTCGGGTGATTCTGTGTTGTTACGGGAGTTCTGGTCAATGGAAGAAGGGATTAAAGTACTGCAAGACCTCGAGCGGGTCACTGCGGCGCACAAGCATAAAGGGGAAGGGAAATGAGCTACACCTTTTTTAAACACGGTTTGAAATGGCGCTACCGTAAGCACAATGATGTAGCTGCCAACGACATTGATACCAAAGCCTTGGAAGAAGTGCTGGGTGTCGTGGGTGGCCCTCACGTTATTGTGGTGCGTGAGTGTTTGGTCGAACGTAAGCTCTTGCACATCCATGTCAAGAACGGGTTTATCGATTGCGCTGTCGCCTATACACCCGGCGAGCGCATGCCCCTTCCTATCCATCGCTTCACGATCAATGACCTGGATAACTCGTAATGGCCAAGAAGATCAACTTCAGCCTGGATAAGACCACCGGTCGTTGGGTATACGAGTACGGCAACAATCGCGCGAGCGATACCCACAACCCGGCCTGCATGAAGGAAATTCTCGGCGTCTATACTGAGCACGAGGTAATCCTTAAACTCCCTACCGAAAAAGAAAACGTCTTCTTCTGGGTGACGTGCAAAAACTATTCGATCCAGAGTGTGGAAATGGTTATCGCTGAAGACCCGAACTGCTACTCTGCCTCACCTGTGAAGAAATTTTACTTATTGGTTAAAGAACTTTAGGACATTACCATGGAAAACAAAGACCAGCAGGCTATTCTTCACCCAACGCCTGTTCAACTAAGAGCAGTTAGCACCGTTTGGCTGAAGAAGCGATCGACTGAACTGGCGACTGAACAGAATTTACCAGAGCACGACATCGAGGGTGCTTTGCAGGAGGCGGTTGAAGTGTTCCGTCGTCGCTTAGCCTGGAACTTCGACGAAGCGAGTGACGTCTTGGTTTATGAGCCTTCTGGTCCAGACGATCCCTACATACTCGCTCTGCCTTTGGTGAAGGAGCAACACCCTAAGAAGCCTCTTACTCCGCCCAAGAACGATTACCCCAACAGTGCCAAGCCAGCGGCCGTCCTCACGCTCAAGGGGGAATTTGAGCGTTTGATGAAGGCACGAGAGGAGCCTTTAGGTGAGGGCGGTCTTTCATTGAATGCCGAAGGTGAATACATCAACCTTCATGTACGCTCGATGTTCGAAGGCTTTTGTATGTACCATCGAGATCTCAGCTGTTTCAGGCAGCCGACTTACAAGCCAGCCTACGATCGGATCATGGGTCGTTACGTTGTCGGCGCTGTAACAAAGACGGGTAGCGTGCTCTTTACTCGCGCGCCATATCGGCACCAGCGTCTGGACCTTGCTGTTACAGAGGCTAAACGACTGGCCGAAGAAAAAGAAGGCACGTTTGCAGTATTCCGCTGCGTTGACGTGATCTGCCAGAACTAATAGTTAGGAATGGGTTAATGAATACCGAAGAGAAAAAACTCCCGCTTTGCTTTTACCACAAGAACTGCTTGGATGGAATTGCATCAGCGTGGGTGGTGTGGAAGCATTTCGAAGGCCAGGTAGAACTGATCGCCAAACAGTACGGTGAGTCACTGCCAGAACACGACACCCTTCGTGATCGCCAGGTATACCTGGTCGACTTCAGCTGGCCGCGTGACTTTGTCATCGCCGCAAAGAAGATCTGCGAGTTAACAGTTCTCGACCACCACGCTTCTGCTGCAAAAGCATTGGAAGGGTTGGTGGAGGTTAACCAGAGTCATTCTGGTGCCGTACTTACCTGGAAGCACTTCTACAACACCGAGCCACCCTTCCCCTTGTTGTTGGTTGAAGACTACGACCTGTGGAAATACCAATACCCTGAGACCAGAGCTTGGAATGCCGCCGCACAAAGTTACGAGTATTCGGTAGAAGAGTTTGACAGCCTGGTGAACAGTTCAGTCGCCAGTATCTGTAACGAAGGGGTTGCCTTACTTCGCCAGCAAGCTAAATGGGTGGGGAAATTCGCCAAAACCAAGCGAACCATGCGGGTTGACGAATTCACTGTACCTGTCGTAAACGTGAACTCCTGCTTTACCAACGATATCGGTAATCTGCTCGGAGAGGGGGTTCCTTTTGCGGTGATGTACTCCGATGGGAGCGACAAGCGCATCTACTCCCTACGCGGACGAGGTGATGTGGACCTGTCCGAGGTTGCTACGCGCTTCGGCGGTGGTGGGCATCGCAGGGCGGCGGCTTTCTCGATTCCTTTCGAGGATTACCGGTTCGCTGCATCTCACTTGTACCTGAATTCTGAAGATAAGGAATAACCCTGTGCCTAAAAGCAAACCCTTTTCCCAGGAAGACCTTGACAAGCACAAGTTCCCTGGCGAGCATCGGATCAAATGGCTTACCGTGGAAAGTCAACCAGAAACGGTACTGTATACCAGTGACCGCGGGCTCCCCTTGCTCTGCCAAACGCCAGAGGAGCGGGGAATTGTCGTTACTCTGGAAAACTACAGCAAGTGGTACAACATCCAGCTACTCCACCCTGATGGTCGTGTTGAGAAACTCAGCTACAACAACCCACTGGTCGATATCAACGCTATCGAAGAACGGGTAGGTACAAACCTGCACATCGACCATTGCTTCCACCCTCGCTTGCTCGAAGAAATCGCCAAGGAGTTGGGTGGGTTTGCAGACTGGCGAGCGGTAGAGATGGCTGGCGGTCGTTGGGTCAACGAAATGATGGAGGGGATGTTGGGTAAGACCACCACCTACACCCCACCCGAGTGACATGTTATAAGTCACCCTTTCTATCAACATTTAACAAGAGAAGATTACCATGGAAAGTGAATACCGTTTCGAACTGAGTGCTGATCGCACTGGCTTTGGTTATCGCGATGAAGAACAGTTGAAGCGCATCGAAGCCGCCATCTACCGTATCCGTGCGCGCATGCGTAAGGGTGGACCCATCGTAGCCATCCACGTACCTAACCCTCGCTACATGAAGGCCGTGGCGTAACAGAAGGTTATAACCATTTAATAGGGGCTGCTGGGGAAACCCAGCGGTCTTTATTTTTTGCCTAAGGACAACGGTATGACCATCTGTTACAACTATGTGAGTTGTTTTCTGGTAGGGCCTGAAGTAGAAGAGATCATCGGCATCCTGGTGAACAATGGTATTCCGCCTACACCGAAACACGATCTGCACGCCACACTGATCTATGACGAACGCACGTTCGATGAACCCCTGGCGGAATTGGATTACAACCAGGAGTTCAAGGCTAATATCACGCGTCTTGAGGTGCTGGGTGAGGGTTTGGTGTTCCATCTCTACAGCGCCGCTATGGTAAAGGAATACCAGCGACTGGTTGATTCTGGTTACGTGCATTCGTTCCCTTCTCCTATGCCGCACATGTCCCTGACGTACGATTTCGACAAGTACGACATTCTCAAGCTGGAACAAGCCTTCTCCGATTGGGCGGGGCGTGAGCTGACCTTTAGCCGCACCTCTTTTGGCACTAAGTAGCCTATATTACCTCCCAGTCCTTTGCGGGACTGGGAGGTAGGTTTCTTTTTCATCTTTTAAAATTTAAGTTTAGGCCAAATTCAAACCTACATTGTTAGTGTGAATAAGCGTACAGAATATTTAAATGTTTTGTATACACTCATTAATTTGCCAATACCGGCAAGGAGTTCATCATGACCGCTAACAAACCTGCTGCTGATTTCGATCAATCCCTGGCCCTGACCATCGACACGCTGAAAGGTCTGCGGGACAAGGGTGTCTCCCAGCCTGAGCTGTTGACCTCGTTCAGTGGCTTCCTTTTCGACCTCGACCACTTCGCCACCAACAAACGCAACCAGGTGCTGAAGAAAGTGAACAGCGCCCTGGGGACCTCGTTCAGCATGGCCCAAGTCAACCGCGCCAAAAAGACCGGCGCCGCCGTCCACACCGATGGCTTGTCGGGCAAGGTCGACGGCAAGGCCCTGACCGAAGAAACCACCGAGGCTCCAAAGGAAGAGGCGAAGAAGGAGTTCGTCCATTCGTTGGATCAAACCCGGGCATTCGTGGCGGTACTTCACAGCCGTCTTCCCGTTATCGCAGAACGTGGTAACGAAGGTCGCGAAGAACTCTACCAAGAGTACCTCGAGGAACTCGACGAAGGTGAGCAGGATGTGTTCTCTCAGATCGTGACCCGTCTCGAGGAAAGCACTCTGAACGAGGAGGAGGATCTCATCCTCTCTGACTTCGCCATCGTGGAGTTCACCCTCAGTCATCCTGTTGCTCGTAAGGGCTTCAACGAGTTTGTGGATCTCGTTGAAGCTGCACAAACCAACCACAACACCCAATCCGAAACAACCCGTCAAGAACTCACTCTGGAGAATGACACCATGACCACTTCCAACCAAGACAAATCCCTGGCCGAACAACTGCTGGAAAACTCCCGTGGCGTCGGTGCGGCCACTCACCAAGAACCCGTGCTGATCAAAGCCTCCCCGGCGTTCATCACCCTGCTCGACCAAGCCGGCATCGCCGACATGGACAAGTTCAAAGTGGTGGAAGGCAACTTCCTGCGTAACAACACCGACCTGACCGCCAGCTTCCTGGCCTTCAGCAAGAACCACTCCAACATGGACTCCCAGGCCGTGTTCGAAGAGTTCCTGAAGAAGAACCCAGACCTGACCGCCAAGTTCAGCGCCTTCATCTTCATCCCCGCCAATCACGCCCCGGCCGAGTCGGCAGTCCAGGCGCAAGCTGAAGGCCTGGTCGCTACCGTGCAACGCAGCATGCGCGGTAACCGTGACTCCGGCTTCTCCAGCGGTGTCGTGGGTGCAGTAGCGGCTGTTGTCGGCGGTGGTATCGAAATGGTTACCCGTGGCGGCATCGGCATCGGTGCTGGCGTAGGTACTGCTGTCGGTGCTGTCGGTGCCTACTTCCTGGCTGAAGCTGCCGAGAAGGTCATGGACAGTGACACCGGTCGTTACATCCTGAGCGGTTCGATCGGTCTGGTGGCAGGCGGCCTCGGTTCCAGCCTGGGCCGTGCAGTCTCGAGCCAAGGTCTGGTCGCCATCGTTCCTGGCGGCGAAGACACCCTCCAGCGTCTGCCGGAAGCCATTCGCCCAGCGCCAGCGCAAACCACCACCGCCGCTGATGGCTTCGTGCCGATGTTCAGCGCGTAACCACTGAAGTACCCAGGGGATCATGTGATCCCCTGGTCTCCATTTATTTTTTCTTTGGAGGTTCTGAGCATGAGTACCAAACAACGCACTACCAGTGTCAAGTACGACAAGGCCTTCATGACACTTGTCAAGATTGTCAACCGCATCCTTCGTGATGGAGACTGGGTACCTGCCATTTTAACCACTTACAAACAGCATGCGATGGTGGACAATACCGGCTATTTGGTTACGAAACAGGTGTGTCGGTGGGTACCCTTTGACGACGGCCCCTTGCGAGCTACCATAACAGTTACACCGAATGGTGAAACTAATGGTGATAAGCTCATTGTAAGCTTCCTCTGCAAGAAGCCGCCGCATGCAGCCTATCTTTCGTCTAAGGAGCTTGAGCTCTCCTTGATTCGCGAACGGCGTGACAGTCGAGGTCATTTGACTGCGACCTCCGACGAGGAGTTCATTGAATGTGTGCGAATCTTTGATGGGTTGTTCCCTGAGAAAGAAGAACGTCGCATGAGCGCCGAAGAGCTGGAAGTCAAGTACCTCGAGCTGAACGGTGGCTACCATCCAACCTTCACTGTTGATGACTGGAAGGAAGCCGTCATGGGTGACAACACTCGCGAAGGTTACTGGGGGTGGGTGGTAGAAGAGTTCCGCCACGAGGCGCCAAGAGTGTTCAGGTTGGAGGGCAACCCCGACAATATAGTTATCAAAGAGGGCAATGATCAATGAACAAACTTTATATCGTTATCCTGACCATCTTCGACAAGGAAGAGAAAGAAATCGCTCGCTGCGGGGTTCGTCGAAACGAGTACGGGGTCTCACCCTACCCCATACCTGAGAGCGGGGCTGAGCTGTTTCCAATCTCGTCTGCAGAGCCCGCAACAGCCATTCAGGGTGAAGTGGTTCATACACTGACCCAAGGAAAAGACGCTGATCCCGTGCTGGCCATCTGGGTCAATTCTCAATTCCCTGATTTTGCGGTAATCGACGCAGACACGGTTGTGGTGGAGACACTCCCACTGAGATCGGGCGATGGCGAGAGCTCGGTGACTACGTTACGGGTAACAGCCGACGGTACCGGCGTCACTCTTTCCGAGCGGATGAAACCAAAACTCAAACTTCCTGAAAACGATGTGCTGTTCGGGTATGACCTCACCGTACCTCCTCCGGATAAACCAGGGGACAAGTACGAGGATACCGTGATCAGTGACATCACCAACACGGTTGTCCATCGCTTTACTGCCAGCAATGGGCAATCTGTACACATCAAATGCACTCGTGGGGGTTCCCCGATCCAAGTCATACGCCTTTGATCACCGAACCTCAGTCCTTTTCCATTATTTCTCTGTGAGTCTATTCCATGAAAAAGTCCTACCTTATCGAACTCTCCGCCCCTAACTTTTCCAAGTTCTTGGGGTATACCACCATTGTTCTCGGTGAAGACACCTCTCCGATCAAACGAGTGGTGTTCGGTGAAACCTTGAACGGTGCCGAGTTCTTCCAGTACAAGAGCGAGGCCCTGCATGTCTACAACGAGCTGCTCAAAGAAGTCGGTGCTGTCAACACGGGTAAACGCACCCTCCTTCCACCGGTAGTGGCCTCGTTCATTGAAGGCCAAGAGCCTGGCGAAGTTTTCGGTGTTACCGTGTCACTCCACACCCTCGAGTGGAAAGAAGGGCATTTCACTACTGTCGCCCACGACGTCGCGCATCAACATACGTTCGTGGTCAAGCGCGGCAAAGAGGGCGAGCCTTATCACATTGATGAGGTGAGCCAGGTTGAATCCAGCCCCATCAATGAAACGCGGAAGGTGCACAACCACTACTCGCACGATCCTGACTTTTCGAACAAGGTAAATAAGGCCCTGGTGGAACCCTTCCTCGAATTGGTAATGGTGTTGGATTCAGTGCCAGTAGAGGAACCATGTTTCGCCATCTCACTGAATAACAATCGTGAGCTGTTCATAGCCCGTCGCGGAGATGAAGAGATGACGATTACCTTCTGCGCAGACACCCGCTCGCCAGACCCTATGCTGAGAACGAGCTGGACGGTGCAATTCATGAGCATCCATGGGACGACGAGGGTCTCAGGCATTGGCTCAGTAAAACCTGCTGTCGACATGATTGACGAATTCAGAGCTACCATTAACGAGGCGAAGGAAGCGCTCTTGCCGCGCAGTAAGCAGCAAGGTTGACCGATCATACCTAGGTGGGCATCCCCACCTAGGTCTTTATTTCCAACAACTTACCATTTTTTATTAAACCTATATTACCAACTTGACTAAGGGTATTATCCGTAAGGAGTTAACAGTGTACAATATTCATACATCGCTTTCTCGGTTTACAAAACTGTTTACACGCACCCAAAAGGAAGATTCGCCAAAGGAGATCCAATTAACGGAAGAAATCAACCCGGAACTGGCCTCTATGGTGGACCGCTTTGTAAGCCGATGGCATGCGGGGGAAGTTGCGATCAAATCTACTGAAATCGTTAGTTCTCTCTCCAAACAACATCTCAGGTATGAACTCTGTTCATTACCACTTGGCCGCGTCACGATCTGGAAACCTAAATGTTCGGAGGTTCGTATCCTCTTCGGGGGATTGGCCGTTATTGTTATCGACGACGTTGCTCGACGGATCAACAAAGACACCGACCCTTTAAAAATCGCCTGGGATAGTTCGGTAACCTCTCACCCCACCCGTTTTAATGAACTCGCTGAACGGGTACAAGAACTCCTTGACAAAACATCTACTCCTGTGGAGGTCATCATGCACGCAAGAACTACTCCTCGTTGCTATCCAAACACTGACAAATTGAAACAAGCCGTCGCCGAATTCCTGGATAAGGCGCCTGGCATATCGACGGCCAATTTCGACGAGAATCCCAAGCAATTCCTCCTCGCCGGCACTGGTACCTATGTGATCATCGCGCGTTGTATAACGAATGCTTACCCGGGTCTGTATTTTGGTATTTACGCCAACAGTTACGCTATCCCTTTGGCGCGGTTCATTTACACAGCATTAGACGGTATTTCTGATCTCATGTTTTATGGTCCTCGCTTCACACCCGACGGCATTGCAGAATTGTTTGATTTCAATAAATATCCGGTAGAGTATTGTTCCACTGGCGATGAAGACAAAAGACACTTAGATAGCGCGTGCTGGGCGGAGCTATTCAAGGGGTTGCTCGAAACCACCGCCGATAAGTTTGCCGGCGGTCAGACTCTGTGGCAGAATGCGGTAGGGGTTATCGGTTACAAGGAAGTGCGTACCTGCGGGTATATCCGCAAAGTAGGTGATGCAGACTACCTGGAACTGACCATTCGTTACGAGGGTAAAGAATCACACCAGGCAGACGGTAAGGTAATCCTGCATTACTGCATTGGTTACAATAAGGTGACACGCCTGGACCAAAACAACAATCCGTTGCTTGCCCTAGGTGCTTACCACGTAGGCAATTATCTGAATCACGCGCCAGTAGTGGAAAAGGAAAAGGAGGCGGGTTTCGGGGACGTTATCCACACAGACGATCTGGCTCAGGCAAGGGATCGTATCCAGGTACTCGAGCGCATGCTGGAACCTCTGGGTGTCTCGAAAAAGACCACTGACGAACTCCGAGCCATGTTGCGTGATTAAACTGCAAGGAGCTGGTTATGCCTCTTAAAGCCCTACTGTTGGCAACGCTAGAAGTGGTCAGCCTTGGTAACAACGACAACGTTACTACCACCTCGACACTGTTGGACGATGTTAGTCAGTGCCCGGCTGCAATGCATCAAATTGTTAAACACCACAACCTGTCGAACAACATCACCTCCCGTGGACGTGAGTACATCAAGGCTCAAAAATCCGGGACGCGTGGATTGATTGTCCTCAATGTTAGTTGTAAGGAATTGAAAGAATGAACTTCGATAAACGCCAACTCGATAAAGACCTCTCGACCAACGAGAAGATCAACGCAGTTCTCCATTCCCTGCACATGCTTACGGTGATGGGGGTAGAGGACACCGAGGATACCCTGGAAATTGTTAAGGATGGCGTTACCTTTACCTGCACTCCAGGTTCTTCTACCCGTATCCTGACCGTCACCAGTCCTCAGAATAAACCGCTGGTTACGTACACTCTTACATCGGAATATCTGGAGGTCCGTGTGGGTGACCCCGATGAGACAGGGTGCAATCAGAAACAACTCCTGCAAATCCTCCTGGAATTTTTGACTGCTGTTTCCTACAGCACATTCAAAGCCACCAAAGACGGAAACATCCCTCCATTCCTTGAGTAAATCATTATGGCGCTCGATCCCATCGACACCTTTCCTCAACAGGACGATAACAACATGGCAAATGACTATCACGGCCATAGCACCACCAGCGGTTCAAAATTGACACAGTCCTCCCGGGAAAATGATCCAAAGAACCGTGAGAATAAGCGACGGTTCGAAGAGTCCATCGTCGAGGACTACAACTGCCTTATCGTAAAGCTCCCGAACCCTGGCGAACCCATCGATGTTGTTGCGCTCATGCAGGAGTTCCTGGACAAGCTGAAGAAAACCCAGCGACGGAGTGCCTCCCTTCAGGCGATGAGAACAGAAACCGTTGAAGGAGTTACCCGTCGTTTCATTCGTGATGAATGGCTCCGCGAAGAGATGATGAAGCTTGATACTGGGAGACCAGAAGACAGTGGACCCTCGCTTCTTCTTCTGGCTACACAAGGAGGAACTGCTGCCGTTCTAGACCTGGTTTTCCCAGAAGGTGTGCCGAAGGACATCGCCGTCAAGGTAATCCCAGCTGAAAACCCAGGTGATGATCAAGAGGTTATCATTACCCGTATTACCGAAACTGTTATTTAACCCTACTACATTTCTGGAGAAACACAATGACTGAACAAAATTCGCCCGATGATCGTCTTCCTACCGACGAAGAGATCAAACAAAACTATTTCGATATGCTCGCCAAAGAGCCTGTCAATCACCTGCGCGCATCCGAGCGTCCTGCTTGACCGAGTCCATGCTTGCTTCATCAGTTACGGAAGGCAGGGCTGTGGACAATATTGCTGGACGACCGGTGGAGGTTAAGCTTGTCGAAGGTCCCGTGTATCCCGATCGAGTGATTGAAGCGCTCGTCGCCGCTATTATCTCGCGCTCTCCCCTTGATGAGAGTAATAGCCTGGCTCCTGTTCGCGCGTTGCTTCCTGAGCCAGCCTTTTACACAAAGCTGGTCAGGGAAGAGGGCGTTCCGAAACGCACGATCATGGCGAAGTGGGTGAACTGGTTTGTACTGCTCCACCCACGACCTACCTACAATGATGTCAAGGACGCCATCAAAGCGAAGATGGTGGAATGTGAGTTTCCTGACCAGTCTTTAGACCGTTACGAGTGCCGTATCGTTGAGCAACAGAACGGGGATTTCGACGTAACCCTGTTCCGCGTTGAGAAGACAGTCGTTTAGAGAAACATCCCTACCTTCCCAGTGGGAAGGTAGGGGTTTATTATTGTCACACAAGTCTTTTATAACTAAAATTTTACCACGCCTCCTTCTCTATTAGCGAAGTGGGTATTTTTAATACCGTTAATTTGGACCGAAACATGAGCACACTCAAGAAGAATACCCAAAAAGTACCCGAATACGTTCACAACGAAGATCAGACTGCTGAGCAACAAGAACACGATGTAATGAAGTGGATTGAAGAAAACTTCACCACTCATCCGAAGCGTCTGGTCAAGCTTATTCAACGTCTCCGGGGTCGTGTTCCTACCTGGATCGAGCGGAGCTTGTGCGACACAGTCCTTGTTGTTAAGGATCCTGTGGAATGGGCACGTCTTTGCATTAAGGAAGCGGCAATGTACCCCGTCCTCATGAAGAAGCTTCGTGACGAGGGTAACCACGGGATGGTCTTCTGGAAGAATGAGCTCTACGGCTTTAACCTGAATACGAACCCTAAGTGGCTGAACGGTAAAGCGACTGAACGTTGGACCGAAGAAGATGAGAACGCTATTCTCACAGAAGCACTGGCCACCTGGATGATCAAACACCGGGTCAGGAAGTTTGATAACCGAATCATGCTGTTCACTGAGTTCGGTTTCTCCGGCATCCCGCGCAAGAAGCCCACTGAAATGGACACCGAATCCTGGGCATTGTGTAAGGAGCAGTACCGGTTGGAAGATGCAGAGAAACAACGGCAGGCTGACAATGAAGAACTCAAACGCCTAATGACACTCACGTTAAAGGATTAACCAGGAGGGGATAATGACTTCGAGCAACCGTAAGTTCACTGAAGAAGAGGCCATTGGTAAATTCTTCAGCCACGTACCCATCGTTTCACCCCAGCTTACTTCTGAGGAAATGGCGACATTGATTTCCAGAAAAGAAGCGGTGCGGAGTAAAGCACGGTTCGACAGCATCCCCCTCTCTGTACGGGTAATCCATCTGGATAAAGATGGGCGGATGATCGTGCCGTTACTGGAGTTCTAATTACTATGTCCGCTCATGTCCGTCAACTAAAGGGACCTGCCTCGCGGCGGGTTCCTGTTCCACCGAACTGGCCTTTCCATGAGGGGGTCATTGGTTTAGTTGTTAACGACCTCCACACCCAACGGCGGTTGTTAATTCTGCAATTGAAAGCTAACCCCAATCACGATTTGATAGGGTTGGTGTTATAGGAGGTCCTGTGGGCAAAATTATTCCGTTTAAGTCCTTGCGAGGGGAAGCTGTTAAGCTCGCATTGCAGGCTACTGATTACTACATCCTTAAAAACGGTAAGGACCTTATCCACCAGGGCTATGTTGTCAACCTACCCCGGTTTGATATCAAGCTGGGGCCGGTCGACCTACCTGCCCTGCTCAAGGAACTCGAAGAAAGGGATAATAAAAAGATGACCATTCCACTTCCCTTCCCTATTTCCAGTGAGCGAGTGAATATCTGCACCTGGGAGGTAAACAGGAAAGAATACAAAAAGCTGGCTCTTCCTGACGGGGACAAGCCAGAGTAGGAGGATTCCCATGGGTAAAGTGCTTCAGTTCAAGAGCCATCGCCAGCGGCGTATTGAAAAGATAATCTCCACTATCAACCTGCCCTCGTTGATTTTTATTGCTGAGCTTGCCGAATGTGGGATAGCGAGCCTGATTGACGGTGAAGAAATTGGTAAGAACGATGTTTATATCCTTCGGGCAGAAATAGCGGGGCGTGGTGAGGGGTGTCCTGGTTTGGATATTACCGACCCGGATCAGCTCATGAAGGCGTTCGCCAATGTGTATCAACCACCAGCTTATCTGGATGAGTTGGTGCAGCTACCACTGCGAGAGCCGACCACGAGTATCAATGTTACCTACTCTAACGGCTCAGCGGGTTGGACCCGCCCGGAGCAGCCATCATGGTCGACCCCGGTTTATGACCTGGATGAGATGGTGCGTGAAGGGGCGGGCGCCCCTAAACCAGGAACGGGTCGTGTGGTCTGTACTAACTGGGGTGATTGGGAGAAGTAGATGGGAAACGTTATTCATGTCTACGGGCTGATCTGGCGGATACGTCACGCCCTTGGTCTTTACGATACAGTCGTCTTAAACAGCATGCTTAGTTTAGCCAAGTCTTGTGCGTTCGAGATGCACCTGTACCGAGTTGATCCGCCCGTTACGATTAACGGCAAGCATGCCTTGTTGATTGAGCGTGAAATCCAACGCCGCCAAACTCCGACAATTCAGGGAAGGGGAGAGGTGGTACAACTAAACAAAGGAAAGGTAGAGTTACCGTGAAGAAAGGCCTCTGTGTATTTGTAGCGGCTGTTATTGTTAGCATGGGCGTTGGTAAGTTTATTGCTGAGTACCGTATCAAACACTGCCAGGGTGCTTTCGATACGACCAAGTGTCACCGCGAGCTGATTTCCGGAAAGAATTGAATCACCCATCTACCGGTTATCCCGGTAGATGGTTTTCTTTTGAACACATCCAATGCCTTTATTTTAACTTCTACAGAAAGCTATATCTATATAACTCAGGTGAATGTAACCATTGAGGTTTTACCATGAGCCAATTGCTAAAAGAACTGCAACCCTATCTTCGTCGTCTGCATCATCTGCATGACCTCCCAGATTCACTCCGGGATCGCATTACCGGTAAGTTGGGCGATAAACCTTCACCTGACGAACCTGCTGTAAAACCCGCCGATAAGGCATCTCAATAACACCTGTTGTACTTACTCTAAGGAATTGCGACATGAACTACCTAACTAAACGCGAACAAGCCCGTGTAGCCGCCCATCAGAGCTACACCCCGCGCAAACTGACAGCAGTTGAACTGCTATTGAAGGATGTTGAAACGGCTTTCTTGTTGCCGTCGAACAACCAGGAGTTCCGCAAGATCAAGGAAGAGGTGGTCGAGACCCTCTGCAAGCGCGGCCTGGAACTGACCGCCACCGAGCGCCTGAGCAACCGCATCAAGCTGGCCTGCTATTCCGCCGAATCACTCGAGAACCTGATCGACGATTACCCCTACGTCAAGTTCGGTGACGTGATCGGCACGGCCAATTACGTAAATCTCTCGGCCATCGAACAAGCCGCAGCCCAAGGCCGTACGCTGGAAGAACTCCAACGTGTCGTCCATGTGCATTACGCCAAGCCCCAACAGGTGCTGAAGGAGTTGATGGACTACATTCCGAAAGGGGTGAAGACCATTGTCTGGACCCCGCCTGTGTCGCGTTCGCTGACGAATCTCCGTGAGTTCCGCAAGGAAACCAAGAACTCGCTGGCTTATGGCATCTCCCTGCCGCAACAGTTGCAGAAGTCGGTAAACATGTCGTATGAGCAGTTCCTGGTCAAGCCGGCTGAACTCCCACTGCTGAAAGTCGACAACCTCTTCAAGCGGTTGCGCCTGTCGGAAGAGACGATCAAAAGCTTCGACGCCTCATCGCGTGTTGAAATCACGCACGGTGTCAAAATCGCCGGCCTGGTAATTTCTGGTCAACTTACCAAGGTGGTTGACAAAGAAAAGGGCAACGAGCTGTACTTCGTTATCTAAGGGGAACGCCATGGCTATTAGCGAGGAACCCAAGCTAATAGTTAAAGGCTCGTTTAATTCAGCGTGGTGTGCGTGGTATCGGTCTACGCACATCGCCACTGAAGCCCAGGCAAGGGAGGAGATGAAGATTCGTATCAACTCCTTGCCTGAGCCACCTTTAACTACAGCGAGCGGTAAACCCAACCCTACGTGGATCGTTTGGTATCGATCCCGTAAGTCCATTGGGAGCAAAGCAGCTGAAAACATTTGCAAGGCAAAGATCCGGGGTGATTACGAACCCGGTAAGGACCTTAACCGGCGGATTGACAGCATGGCCCGTACGTTAGAACGTCAGGAAGCGAAGGCGCGAAAGATTGCCTTTGGTCCTGTGTTTCGTCGTCAACCCTGGATCGTGCTGATGGGTAAACGGTTTGATCTAGATGGCCGTTTAGGTAATGGTGAAAAGACCGTTGATGACTTGTCTCGGACAAAGATTGGTAAACGGGAACTTGAGCGTGTAAGAAAGGAGTTAGCCGCAGGAGGGCTTACAGATGATCCCACGTCCACGTAAAGACCGCCCCTATGTTGTCGTACAGGGAAAGAAGTACATTGTTCCAGGGTATTTGGGCAGTCATCAGATACCGTTAGCAAAACTGCTAGAAGATGAAAGGGGGCGTGAGTACTTGAATGCCATTGCTGCCCAAAGCCTTGAGCATCTGCAGGAGGTGAGATACGTGCTAAAGGGGTTGCTGGCGCCTGGTCTCCATCCACTGCAACTTCGCCCGAGAAAGATTCCCGATGCAGCGCTACTTAACCTCTATATGTTTCAGGGCGTTGGCGCCTTTATCCACACGCCCTTCCTAAGAGCGTGTAAATCGTTTAACAAGAAAGCCCGTAAACTTTACCGCTGAGTATTGAACACCATGTCCACGTTGTCTGAAATGGCTGAAGCACTTAAACAGCAACAGTCTCAGTCGCATTTAGAGGAGAGTAGTAAAGTGGATAAATCTGCGTCGTTTTTGAATTCCTTTAACCCAGTGGTGGTTAAGAGTGGGTTTGTCTTTGACGAGAAAGCCCACCAGTCTGATCTGGCGGTACTCGTCAACAATCCACTGGCCCGTGCCCAGATCGATCAGCTCGCATTGGCCGACGGTCCCGAACCTGTTCTCCTGGGTGACACGTCCATGGGGCTTAATGTCGAATGGATCAACTGGTACATGAAGACCAACTCGACCTGCGCCTACAACGCCATCAAGGAAGGCAAGCGTCGTCGCCGTAAGTTGTTGAAAGAATACAAGAAAACGCTGAAAGTCAACACCGCCCCTCAGGCTTAATTTCACCTCTGTTGTTTGTTACCACAAGGAAACGTTTCATGAAAATGGGCATACTCTTTGCGCTATTGTTCCCTTTGGCCGCTGTTGCTACACCGCACGCCAAGCCCCAACTGGATGACATTGAACCAGAGGGCTCGACGTACATCTGCTACGCATACACTGATAACAAGGTGGCGCCGAAAAACACCCCTAATAATGCGAGTAAATCGCCTACCGAGTTTGAGGTATCAACGGACAATCCAGTCCAAAATGAGCTCACAGTAATTTACCAGGCCAATCAAAAGGTAACTATCGAGCCAAACAAAGTTTTTCCGGAAGGTCTCTCCCTCACCAACATGGAAAACGAGAATCCGCCGACGTTTGCCTCTAATCCGGAAGCCATGATCTTCTTCAAGCGTAGCTCCGGGGGTCTGCCGTACTTCACAATCGTTATGACGGACCATCCGGCCAAACCTGACGAGAAGCCGGAAGAGAATCCGATTTCGCGTTTGATTACAGTCGCTCAGTGCGCTTACTGATTGTCTAACATGGAGCAGGGGTATTCCCCCTGCTTTATTTATTTGTTTTTTCGGAGGGGGTCATGGAAAACTACAACCTATTGGGTCACGGTGTTAAAGAAGGGGATGAGGAAGCTCACTTGCACATCGGTCATTATTTGTTAAAAATCGCCAAAGATGAAAGCAAATTGTTTGGGGTTGATCCAGACAAATTGGCCGTAGATGAACAAGACCTCTGGAAAGCACGTGCTAACTACCTGGCGCGCAGCGTTGGGTTTACCGTAACCGCAATCCCCAAGAACGAGGACGGCCAGACGCACGGCATCCTCTGTGCCGATCGGAGAGACCCCTCGCACATTCTCGGGATTTTTGTACAACCCTGGTTGCGGTCACAGGGTATCGGTAAAGCCCTAATCGAAGACTTTGCTCGGCGTCACCCAGCCACTGAGATAAAGGTCAGCGTCTTGAAGCGCAATGTAAGGGCTTTACGGTTCTATGAATCGCTCGGCTTTGCATTCATCGATAGCCATGAGCTTATTACTGAGCTCGTTGGCATTCGATCCGCTTAACCTATGGCGATTCTTAGGCCTATATTACTTATGTGAATAACCCAGGGTATTTGACTGGGTTATCTAAGTCCAGTAATTCTGCTGGCACCGTCTAACTGCCCTATACCCCCAAGGTCTTACCTTGCCATATCGGAGTAACACTCATGACCATTATTTCCCAATCCCGTAAAGTTTCTGTCCTGCACGCGCGCGAAATGGTTGTGCTGGATTCCACCATTTCCTTGACCCGTGACAATGTGCTGCGGGTTACCAGTGCTGTGGGCTTTGGTACACACGGCATGTTCGCACGTTCTATCCGTGTTCCCTTCAGTGGTGTAGAACTCGTGGAAGTCGCTAGGGCTTTGAATGCTCACGAAGAGAGCATCTATGAGCTCATTGACATGCTTGAGCAAGGCTTGCTGCAAGCGAAGATGGCCGGTCGGTATTTCCGCACCCACGGTCACGTCAACGACTTCCCGTTGTTTAACAAAGTCCTTGCCGAAGAAAGCCCGGTGATGGTGCACGGCTTGGCCAAAGGGCGTTACTTCACGCTCACCATCTATGCTGAAAACCTGAAACCTTTCACGTTCCAGATGGACTTGCGTAATGAAGAACGCGGCGATACCTTCGAGGCTCGGGTTAATGAGGTGGCTGATTCTTTCCGCACTCACCTCCAAGCCATTCGTGACATGAACGTTAATGCTCTCTTGGCCAGCGTAGCAGAAAACATTGCCACTAACCAATATCGGACTACCGTTTCCCCTAACACAGGTATCAACTAATGAAAGGATTCGTGACTGTGCTGTTGTGCGCTATGGCGTCTTCAGCAATGGCTGATAATTTGGTCTGTACTGGGTACGGGTATACACCAAACCCTGAAGACTTCCACAGCATCAAAGTGGACCCCATTGAACCTTACATGTTTACTGTTACCAATGCGCACATTACTACGCAGGTTGGCGCAGTATACAGCAAGGTGGATCCGTCCATTGTTGGGTTCGAGGAGCTTGATGTAGCCGCCTATGTCGATAGCGGCAACCATCATGTCTTGTACATTTACAAGAATGGTAAGAACACCGAAGTCGGGATCAGTGCCCTGGTGGATGATTCTGACACCATGTATGGTGATAAGGAGCTCTTTACACAATGCTCCTCCAAACCACTGGTTGCCAATAAATAAGGATATGCTTACATGATTCGTAAGGCCAGGATTATCCTGGCCTTCCCTTTTTATTTTCTGTAACAACCTCATTTATTTCTTTACCCTAAAGGCGAAGACAATGACTTTTAATCAATCTCTTAACACGAGCACGCAAGACATGGCACGCAGCACGAACAACGAACTTGTCGCCCTTCCCGGTTTCTTTTTCGGCCCCCGTTGTGAGGATGGTCTGGTTAAGCTGACCGATGATGAGCGCTACACCCTGCTACAAAACCAAGGCAACTACGCCGTAATGACGTTCCGCGATGATCCTGCAATGAAGGGTGAGTTGGACGTTGCCTGTGACAACGGCCGTATCCCAACCCATCGGCGGCCCGACGCCGAAATACCAGACTACGGTTCCGTACCCATCGACCTTCGTGAAGTGGTTGATTTGAAAGGCATGGACTAAGGAGACTTAGATGACAGTTCTGTTAGTTGAACAGAATTTCCTGGCCAGTCAGCGCAAGACCCTGCAAGAGCAGCTGCAAGATGTTGGCATTCGCGTTACAATGAACGGACGTAAAGGCGTGGTTGTATTGGGTTATGTCGATACCCTGACCACCACGCAAACTCCAATGAAAGCAAAGCTCCGCTACGACGAAGGTGTAGACACCCTCTCTCCAAGTCAGGAGAAGGGATTTACTTTTGTGATCCGTAACGGTCGTTTTGTTCTACACAAGGGAAAGGGTAAATGACCAACATCATTCGTTTCCCTCGGCGAGAAAGATTGGTCGAGGGCAATCCTGAGCTGATTGATGAACATCCCGTCGTTCTTCATCGGGGTGCTTTGGTTTACTTCATGAACACCAAACTTCCGATGGTTGACATTGTACTCTCCGGTGAAGGACTGTGCCTTCCCACCATGTACGATTCAGCACAGACATACGACCGATGGTGGAGTCGCATCCGCGAGGCACTGATCGAGGTTTCGAAGATAGGTGAGTACCCGGAAGGGGCGCCTTCGATACCAAGCCTGTTACGCACCGCCCGTAACCATTTTGAAAATAGCAGGTTATTTGACGAATTGCTGAAAAGCGATCGTCAGGTTCGACTGTGTATAAGGTCGACGTTCCCGACATATATGTCCCGTCATGAATCACGCCCCGGCTTGGTCGAGTACGTACATGATCCTGGATGGCATTTTGAAGTTATCCACGATAAAGCCAACGCCTACCCTAAGCCTGATAGTTCTGGAGAAAACAAATGAAGAAAGTCATTAGACGCCCCTTGAAAAAGGCAGCCAACAAGGCAACCATTCCCCATCATCCCATTGCCCCGTTAATAAGGAGTAAGTTATGAACTGGTCAATATCTGGCCGTACCCAAGACATTGTTGGTGAAGATCCTTCTGAAGGGGGTCGTTGTGATCACCTTGTTGATGATCAGCAAGCCTACGGCTACACAGGTGAAGCTGACAGCTTTGGTGAAGAACGTCACTACCTCTGCAAAGAGTGCTACGAGCAATTCCTGCTCAATCGACAAGAAGGGTTGACGGAATGCGGGTACTGCAAAGAGGAACTTCCTCTCAAGTTCATGCACCGTTATGTACCGTACATGGTCGACGGATCTTACGCCGATCGTGAGAACAGCAAGATGTGGATCTGCACCACCTGTCGGGATTCCTCTCGGCATCAGGCCCGACTCGAACAGGATCGGGAAGAACGGGAGCGCGATGCAGATCTCTACCACGATGATTGATTGGCCCATCAAGTAGGTTAGCACCTCCTACTTTCACTAAGGAAGAAAAGAATGAGTAGCAATATTTTTGTAAGTCGTATTTCCCGAGAGAACGCTAATAAATACCCCTACATCAAACCGGCGCTGGACGGTGAAGGTATCAGTGACCTCATTGTCTCGCTTGGGGACGCAGAAGGGTTCTCAACCATCTGGATTTCGCCAAATTATGGCTGGATGCTCGATGCCATGAAAGAACACGTCGCGGGAATCCACTCGGGGCAACAGGCATACAGTGTGACTAAAGCACAATGCCTGGGCGTGTTGGAGGTCTGTCGCAAGGTTGTCGAAAGGGACAAAGATGATCTAGATCCTGACACCGAAGAGTACTTGCTGAAAGAGTACGATGAATTCGAGGAGCTGGTAAGGTCATTCGATTTCGAAAAAGACGCGATGTTTATGCGTTACTGCTAACCGCCCACCAAGTAGACGAGTAAGTCTACTTTCATTAAGGAACATGTGCATGAACTACATGTCTAAACGACCGTTTGATAAACTTGTCGAACGCTGGAAACATATTCAACCCCATCTGGATGATCTTGGGTCGTTTGATAAGGAACTGGTTGACGTACTTCACGTCTTTAACTCGGTTGAGGGTCTGGTCACCGTCTGGTCTTGCCAAGGCCATCCTGAGCGGAAGGGGCATACCAGCGGTTACATCATGTGCGGTGTTCGTAACCGCCGCGCAATGGCGTTCTTGAATGACGTCTTCCTGCGACTCGCTCGTGAATACGGTAACAATGCAAACCTGGTAAAGTTGTCGACTGCTTTACGAGGCGACATCACCGTCGAGCGTTCCCCTGAAGATAAGGGAATGTCATGGTATAACGTCTGGATACTTGGGTTCGGAGTCTCGTTACAACCTCACGTCGCAGCACGGCAATACCACGCCCTGAGGAAAGCCACCGATGTCGCCTTCCTGGTCTATCAAGACGCCGCTAGCAGCAAAAGAGGCAGAATGTCATGACTTTCCTCGACTGGTTAATGGTCTTACGTCCTTGGCTGCTGTTGGCGATCTTGGGTCTGCTTGTCATCTGCTTTGCCCGGGCTGCCATCAAACGCGAAGAGGCGTACAAACGCATGCTTCTCTTCGGTCGTCTAGAAGACCGCCTTAGCTTCATGGCGGCGGACTCCCGTTTCGTGGGCATTGTGGTGGTCTTAGTTGCTTACGCTTCCTTGGGAATGGCTATCCAACTTATTCCCTTACCGTTCAGGTAATTACATGTTCACCGCGCTACTTGTGTTACTCGCTATTTCAATTCTCCTTACATTTGTTGCTGTAATGGAGTACAACATCTGGAAAAAGCATTATAAGGAGATCCCTACATCCGGTCATCGCCGTCGATACAACAAATGGTACATGCGTTGTGTCTGGCTAATCATCTGCACTATGACGCTCTTTGCTTTAACCATGGTGGCGGTTCTTTTCACGTACGTTCAGCCACTTCATTACCCCCTTCCCCTGTGAGGATAAGCTGTGTTCATCAAACTGAAACAAGCCGTTAGCCCAAAAGAGTTCGCTGCCATCAAAGCCCAACTTGCCAGTGGCGGTGTGCACGTTGTTGGCGGTAACCGCGGTGAGCGCGTTACCCAGGACCACGTGATTGGTCAAATCGGCAAAACCATTTTCCACCTCAAAGGTAAGATCGAGGTGGAGATGGGGAGTATTGACACTAAGGGCAAACAGTACCAGTTCGATAAGGTCGACACGGTCTACTACCTCCGCCAGTTGTAAGCGTAATGACTTCCCCGCCCCCGACCTGGGATGCGGGGAGGTTTCCATTACCTTTATTTCAAGGTGCCTTCATGCATACACAGTCACTGCTGGCATTACACCGAAGTTTTTTGATCAAGGAAGATGATGTCGGCGAGGAGGATGGGATGGCCGTTCTTAACACTAACTGCGTCTTGTCCACCCTGTCTGTAACTTCCGAACTTAAACTCGGTAAGTGGGATTCCGACAAACGGGAATGGATCGAATCAGATAAACCGCACCATACTCGTGAGTGGCATGGTGAGCTCCAGGTCCGTTACAACAACACCAGTGTCTTGTTGCACTCGATTGAAGGCGACGAGAAGCTGAAGTCGTTCGAACGAAAACTGATCCTGTTGCGTAACACCCTCCGTTTCTTTGTTAAGGAAACCCTCAAACGCAGTAAGAGTAAAGGAGATAAAGAAACCCTGTATGAACGCCGATGGTTAAATGATGAAGAACTCCCCAGTCATTACACCGGTTACGTCTCGTACAAAATTGAACCGCTAGGGGGCGGCTCACTCTTTGTCAGCGACTGCAGTCGAGCCATTAACATCTGGCTCAGCGTTTACAGACGAAATGGTGAAATTGTCGTCCCTCGGGAAAGCAAACGAACGCTCAAACAACTCGACCGCCTGGTTGAGGAAATTGATGTTGTTCTGGGCAAACTTAAAACATTACGGAAACGCTACGCGAGTGGCGAACTTCATCGGCAGGAACTGGACAATGCGCTACCCTCAAAAACAAGCTCAGAAAAACTGGGTGCTGCGTAAACGTTTCACCGCAATCTTCTTGTTGGCTTGGATCATGATTGCGTTTGTTTCGTTCGCGATCATGATCACCTTTGCCAAGAACCCACCCGTTCTTTAACGGCTGGATAACCCAGAGGTAAAAATTCTTAAACCTATATTACCTCTGGGTAACGTACACTACCTTTTATTTTGGAGCACGGTATGCAAAAAGAATTCATTCACCATGGCGAAGTGGTTCGTAACAAGGTTGACCACGTCATGGAAACAGTGCGTCGCGCTGTGGTGTCGACGATGGGTCCAAACGGTAAGGTATCGCTCATTTCCCTCGGGGCGGTCAGCACCAAGACTACCAAAGATGGCGTGACTGTTGCCCGCTCCATCAAGTTCGAAGACGAGTCTGAAGAACTGATCAACCGCGTCATCACCGAACCCGCGCTGAAAACCGAGCGGGACTGCGGTGATGGTACCACCACCACCATCCTGTTGACCAGCGAACTGCTGAAGATCTTCCGGACACAGAACAGTTTCGCCAAGCGTAAACAGGTCGAGGTCATGGTCAAGCTGATCATCGAGCGTCTGGCGGCGAACGCTATCACGATTGGCGTCGATGATCCACGGCTGTACCAACTGGCGCTCACCTCGAGCAACCAGGACGAGGAACTGGCGCGTCTGGTGACTGACATCTACCGCGAAGCCAATGTCACCGAGAAAGGTGTTCTGGGCAACCTGGACATCATCCTCAAAGAAGGTCAGGCGCTCAATGACCAGATCCAAAAAGATCAGGGTCGTGTGCTGCGAATGATCTACAGCTACCCAGCTTACGGCGCCAACGGTCAAGGTGGTGAGTTGACCCTGAAAACCTTTACCCCGCTCGTGGTTGACGATGTCCTTCATTCGTTCGACATGGCCGTGGTGAGCAAGGGGATTCATGACTTCATGAAAGCCTCAGGCGATGTCTGGCCATTGGTACTGGTTGCGCGCAACGTCGAACAGACTGCGAACAAGCAGTTCCTCGACATTATCAATGTGCTGTCTCAGATGCTGCGTCAGAAGGAAGCCACCCGCGACCTGAAGACCTCGCCAATCATCGTAATGCAGACGGGTACTGGTGGCGCTGCTGGTTCCAACGACCTGCGTGACCTCTCGGTAATGCTCGGCGCTCCCATGCTCAGCAACATCGAAGAAATTGGCAGCGTCAGTGCATCGCGAGACTCTGCTGAAAGTGTCCTGGTCTGTGGCAGTGCTCGTTCGTTCCTCTCCGACATGAAACCGTCGGGTGAAGCACGTATCGATGAACAAGTCAAGGAAATCGAAGGCTTGGTTGGGCAGTACTCCATGACCGACATGTATAGTGTTCGTGGTCGTCTCACCCTCGGCCGTATCCGGCGTTTGCGGGGCAAGGCAGTTACCATCCATGTGGGTGGTGAAACCAACTCCGAGATCAAGGAACGTATTGACCGTTATGACGATGTTGTCAAAGCAGTCAAATCGGCACTGGACAACGGCATTCTGCCTGGTGGCGGTACGGCGCTGATGCGCGCAACGGCAGAAGTGATTGACGAACATCCTGATGTAGAAGGGTCCTTGCTCGTTGGTCTGGCGGAGATGGCGCTGGCAGGGCATGTTCAACTGTTTAATGATTTGGGGATGTTGCCTCCAGACATCTACACCTACGAGTACATGACCAGTGGGTCCATCGTGGACTTGTCGAACGACACGCCGGGTAACGCAGAAGAGCTCGGTGTGTATGACACGGCCTTCGCGGCCATTACTGCATTGAAAGGTGGCCTGCAGACGGCCAAACTACTGAACAGCACTGAGACGTTGCTGCTGGGTGGTAAGTTGAACCAGGTCAGCACCCAGGTGCGTTAAAGAACTGGAGGGAGGGGTCATACCTCTCCCTTCTTATTAGTTAAGAGAGGTGGCATGATTTCTTGTGTTACTTTCGCCTTTAAGCGAATCTTTAGTTTTTATCACATTACCTATGTATTGATCGCGCTTGTATTAGTAGGTCTCGGCGGGAACGCCCTGCTTAACAGCGCACAATACCTTGTGTATTCTTTCTTATTACTGGTGGTGCAATTGAGACCACAAACCAGCTTGTTTGCGGCAATCATAGTGACCGCACCCGTGATCTTCCTCATTCATTGATTTTATATGGGAACGCCATAGCAGCGTGCCATAGTAGATCATAGATCAGGAGTTGCCATCATGGCCGGTACCATTCCACTCGCTCAGTTGTTCCTCGACAAGTTCGTCGAAGTCAACTTGGATCGTTACAAGAATGATCCAAACATGCTTCCATTGTTCCAAAACCTCACCCTGTCAGAAATCGTTATCAGTGACCTGAACCCCGGGGTCCCTGAGCTGCAGACCGCTACTGTGACCTCTGTCAGCCGCAACTTCCGTGGCGTGACTCAACAGTGGCTCCCCGCTGACCTCAACTCGCCCAATGCGTTCTTCCTGAAAAACAAGAAGACCCCATTGGCGAGCAAAGCGGCTTTGTCCGAACAAACTTCGCCGGGTGCTTACGTCTACACGGACGGCAGCAAACTCAGCGTAGGTATCGTACTCAGCGCTTCGTCGACCGAAGAGAGCATGGCGGCTGATGCCAAGATCGCCTTCTTCGATGCATACCGTTACATTCTGGCAGGTGAAGAACTCGCTTCTGACTTGACTACCTTGAGTATCGCCATGAACGCGTATACGCGCGGCTCGGTGGTGTACGCGATCGGTCAAGAGCCTGTCAAGATCATTCCGCCGACTGATTACGGTCGTCTGGAATACCCTGAACCCCAAAGCTGACCCTGTCCAGCACGACCAACCTACCAGTCGGCATATGCCGACTGGTAGTGTTGCCTCTATGCCGCATAATTCACTTGCAGATTTCTTTAGTACTACATTACTTGTGTGAATATTCATCGTTATTTATTAACAGAACCTGCTATTTAAATGCAGGTTAATTTACTTCCCTGTTGAAAAGGAACATCCCATGAGCGTCACCGCGATCCGACCCCTAGATGAAGACCCTTTCGTTCCCCCTCGACCGATCTTCGATGAGAAGATTCCAACCGTGGCGGAGTGCCGGGCGGTCTTGGATCCCAACTGTCTCGAGCGCTTTGATCGCCTGTCGATCAGCTCGAAACGCCTGTGTGACTTCGTCTTCCTCTTGGATATTCTCCACGAGATCGTCACTGACAAGAACTTCCTGTCTGGCTATTTGCTGAACTCGCCTGATACTGTGCATTACGGGCGAGAAGCATTCTCCGCATTCAAGACATGTAGCCGCGACTTGGCAGTCCCTAACCCGCCGCCAATCTCGGTAAGCCAACATGTTCTCGACCTTCAGGCAGAGCTGTTTGAATTTGGCTACCCTGAAAGCTTGCGAAGAATACTGCGGGCTTGCCGCGTACCTGGAATCGACGTGACCCTTGACAACCACACAAAAGCCTACATTGGGCTTACCACGAAAACAGTCCACCCTAAGTTTGGCATCCTCTTGTACCAAGACCTTGGTACGGGCGCCAACGCCAGTATTCCTTTCCTGCTGGAGCGGCTGGAAGGTGAATAAAAGAATCCTCGCCTTACCCCATTAGCGTATTAACCTAATGGGGTAAGGCGGAGGGTTTATTTTTTGATTTTTAAGGAAAATGAAGATGGTAACTGTAGAAGATAATAAACACTCCATGGACGGTTCTTATGCCATCCCCAATCGTCCAGAGGACTTTGATGTGACAGCGGAAGTCAAAGCCGCGGGCAGTCACTTCTCCGATCAGATGAACAGGGGCGAAGATCCCGCGGTCATTCGTCGTCATCATGGTGAAGACGGTTGTTTCATGGCGCTTGGCCAAATCTCCAGACGGCACGAACCTGAAATGTCACCTGAAGATCGACCAGACCCCGCTTTCCTTGCACAGGCCATGTTAAAGAAAGCAAAGTTTCGCTTTCTGCTGAAGTTCTGGCTTGGTTGGTTTGTGGCATTGGGAATTCTGGCGGGGTGCGTGGCAGGTGCCTGGGCGATGCTTCCTGATTACGTTACCAAAGGTCGCTACACAGTCCCAACTGACTGCAAGGTTAGTTTTGGTAAAGGTGAGTTAACCGGTACACGTAACACCAGCTACGCATACAAATCGCTGTTTGGTTACCATCTCGTCGATGAGTCTTCTGGGCTTGAACGCACCGTTATCAATGTCACCGGAGACAAATTCTCAGTTGTGGGGATTAAGGCGGACGGTAGTTGGTGGCGGAAAGATGCACGAGATGGCGAACGTGGGATTCTTATCCTGGGTGATGCTGATAAGTATTGGATCCAGTCTGACAAAGCCACCGCCATCGTCAGCCATGATGGCTTCTGTCGTTAATAGCATCTCGTCGATTTAGTAAGGGTTTACCATGAAGAAGGTCTTTGAAGCAACCGCGGCTCAACTCAGTGGCTACAGTTCAGCGCAACTCAAGATCAACTGCCACGATGGGTCATTGCATGGCGCTACCTACCGAGGTGTTAAAACGGCAGTCATCCGGCCTGGGTTGAAACGCCCACTCGAATGGATGGGATCGCTGGATACCGCTGCTGGGTTGCTGGTAGCGCTCAGTGACGGTCTCAGCACGCGACTCTACCTGTTTACGTCCTATCGCCGTCAAACGCTGATCGTCAACAATCCATGCCGATCGCACGAAGAAAGTCTACGGGTGTTGTTCCAGGCACTGTTATCAGTGAGCGACCCCAAGACCATCACACTCTATTCGTATTGGTCTCGTGTAATCCAGGAGAAGTTCTTGGATGACAACATTCCGGTATCCGTTGCTGTGGAAGGAAATAAGAACGGGGAGGAATTTATTGCGTCGGTGGAGTGGGAACCAATCAATCCCCATCGTCTAACGGTCTGTGCGACATTCGATAAACAATCTCAGCGGACTGTTCCGATTGGGTTCCATCCAATCGAGGCAGCATACCGGTTGGCGTGCAAGAAATAAGGAGTAACCATGAACATTGTTAATGACCTCGCCTGTACGTTTACTAAACGTCGTAAAGACGGCAGGAAGGAATTTGTGGCAGCCATGGGCGAATTTGGTTTAGTTCGTTCCTACTTGGATGAGCCCGTCAAACGGTCTTTGTTCGTATCGTTGGTGGGCGGTTTCCCCATGCTTAAAGACCCAGCATGGCCACAGTTGGAAGTTACCATCGAGGGAAGTATTGAGCATTACTCGATCGTAATGAGTGAAGATGAGCGCTTTATCATGGCGTTTGTCGGCACAAGCGAGTGTTCGGTTTATGTTACAATCGAACCAAAGCAAACCCGCCATTTCATCATTGATGGTGAAGCGCAGAGTTTGAGAGGCTCCCTTATTCGCTTGCTGGAACATAACCTTTGCAAAGGCGAGCGTATGTTCCAGCAAACAGTCAGTTTCTACCCCCGCCTTTTCTACAAGCTCTTTACACTATTTGGTTCCGCGCCTGCACTCTACCGGGTAAGTCCAGTCCATTTGAAGGGGGATATTCTCAGGGGTAAAGTTTACATCTACCCTGAAGAACCGTCCCGTAATGCCATCAGTATCAACGGATGGGTCTATAACTTCGACCTCGATAAATTTCCTTTGCACGCCCTTCATGAAGGTCATCGGTTAGAACGCCTGGAGCTCATGAAAGGCCGACGCCGAGAACGGGTGACTCGTTACTTCGAGGGTGAGCGTGAAAAAGCGGGCAAGCTCCATGGACATCCCTCACATGAACGCGGCTGAACGTAAGCGTTTAGTCTATCGTCAGAATTCTGATAATTAAGGAACCTTTGATATGGTTAATAAACTCCCTCCGCTCGACGCCACCCTCATTGAAATTCTGGGGCGCCCCTCCTTTAAATGCATTAGTGTGGCCGGAACCCTTCGCGTAGGCGGGCGCATTATTGAACGTCGTGCCGAAGCCGAGCAGGCCGCGGTGATCCATTTCATGCTGGGCCACTACCTGGCGGCGCCCGAGCAGTGGATGGAAAATGCTGGAGGTGAGCTGCTCCGTATGGCAGGGAGTTTTTATGACGCAGAGAACAACGTCAAACTGCTCGACCTCTATGCGTCGGAGAACGGTTGGAAATTTGCTCGAGTGGTCACGCAATATACCGGAAAGCTGGAAACTCGAAACACCAGCATCCACGGTGTTGTGATCTTCCATGAAAGCAAGGGGGTCGCCAGCGGGCAGTTCTACAAAGAAAAGAGCTCGGCGAAGCAGGACTTCGAGCAATGCAGGAGGCTAACTGAAGTCCCTGATAAGCAGCCCTGCGGGTTTGCAGGTTCTCATCTTCAGCAGTTCAAAGCCGAGTACTACGATAACGGAGGTGTGGCATGAAACTCAAGAACACCCTGGGTCCGGTTATCAACAAACTTACTCCAGATCACCCCTTCCCGATCTACATCACTTTCTTTACCGCCCCAAACATGCGTTGTGTCTGTGTGGGTAAAACGCTGGTGCATCGGTTTCTAGATGCAGGTCTAATGCTCATGCAAAAGCATTACCCGTGGATCGTCTCGAACATGATGGAGGAGTTTGTAGCAGCTCGTCAGCAATACACCATATCCTCCCATCGTGACGAATCTCTTGATCGTGTTGCACGTGGTTGGATCGAACATGTTCACGGCCACGAGGACGATATGACCTCGGCCTCTCGTGGATGGTCTCGTCTGTTTACCCTGGCAGCAAAATGTAACCTACCGACGCCCATTGGCGTGCGACGCGGTGAGTTGTCCATACTCACCGTATCGACGAGTGGACGCTCGCCGCATTCCATCCACTACCCCAATGACCAACACCGTGTAGATGCAGAGCGGAGTATTCGAGAAAAGATGTTGTTCACGGGTGAAGGGGTATTCCTCATAAACTCTCCTATTTTCCGCGAACGCGGGTCTGCTGTCCAACTCCCAAAGGAGTATGAATGGCGCGCCAGCAAGCATCAAAACTCACAGGAACGTCATTACTACGCCTAACCAACAATGGCGAGTAAAATCCCGATTGTAGGAAATACACTTTATCAAAGAGGTTTCTAACATGAAAGCAGTTATTGAGATTTCCCGTGGTGAACTAAAAGTGGCAGGCGCTGCGGTCTGCCGTATCACTCAGGTAATGCCTGACTTCAACGGTGACGTGCTGATGTCCAAACATCATCATCGCGCACAGTCTTCGTTCAGCGGCATGGTCACGGAATACCCGCACCCACCCCAATTGATGTTCTGTCTGGAAGATGAAGACAAACTCGCTCGACAACGTCTTCTGCAACGCATGAAAGATTTCATGATCAGCGGTGGTTTCCGTCTTACCCATCATGGGATCCTCTCGGCGAAGACTGATCGGAGTCGTAGCCGGGTTCTTGGTGGTATTCCTTTTACCGATCGAATCGGCGGTATGGGGGTTCTTCCGAAGATGACCTACCGCGAGCGTGCGGCAGAATTGCATAAAAAGTTAGTATCTAGCTTGAAAGACAATTTCATTTACACCGGCTATGGAATACTGCGCAAATGACAGCGGCCAAAACCGCTCATTGCCTCTATGGGAGTAGGGTCGTTGCACCAAAACAGCCTTAACAACAAGCTTCAAGGTGTCTGAGAACCTGAGTTTAACCAACAATAGCGAGTAGCGCCTAGGCGCTACTCGCTTCATTAAGGAATTTATTTGCATGAGAACTCATCCAGATCCATTGCTACACTTGACGCAGATTTGCAACGGCGCCCTTACCGTATGCATAAACCCTCAGCGTGTGGAGGGTGTATCTGTTTATGAGTATACTGAACGGCACGGGCTGTTCTTGATGTACGATGATCAAAGCGACATGACCCGTTTGAACGAACAAGATGTTCTCTATACCTTATCGTTCCGCCCGCAAGAGAATGTTAGGCATCGTTTTGCTTTCCATGCCTTCGAGCTGAATGGGGTGTTGGAATTAGCACGTAGGTTCATGCGTAAGTATGACATCGTGGACTCGGCAGCACTTCGGACTGACGGCATCAACTTGACCGAACTGCTGGGGTCGTTAGGGAATCTCTGTAAAGGTTCTGTTATCCTGTCACTCGACCCACAGAAAGGTATCATTCCTTTTGTGAAGAAGCGTCGCACCTCTACCCGAATTGCCAAGAACTACCTTGCTGATTTAGAAAGGACTTCCCCGGAAATATTCGAAGACGGTGCTGAAGGCCCTTTTGGTATTTCTCCGGCGCAACGGCAGGCCATGATCGAACTCAATCGATTCCTGCATATTCGTTACTACCCTACCAGTCACTTTGCGTATTACGACATGTACGACACCGACCTCGCAGAGCTCCTTGAGCAAGCCATCCAAGGTGTTCAGGATGCCGCTAATAACCCAGACGCGAGAATGGTCGAGAGTACAGTGGCGGAGTGGTTAGGTGGTCTGGCAAATGTAGATAAGCAAGAGGATATTAGTCATGGCTAAAGGTTATAAAGAGACCCTTCTTTCCCTGGTACAAGAAGGTCTGTTGGATAAGCATATCGGTCCCTTCAAGGGGTTGATGACTTTTATGATCACCCACTCCTCGGAAGAAACTGTAAAACGGATGGTGGGGCATGATCCGGATTTCCATGAAAAGGTTGACAACGCCTTTCGAGTCTATCGGGAGGAGCTACGCAAAGAGGCGGTGAATAAACGTTTCTGGCAACTCGAGCGCAACACCGGTTACAGCATGTCTTGGCTACGTCGGCTAAACAAGGAGCTGGAGGCTGTTGGTCTCGACCTCACGCACCGCAAGGTGGTTAAGTACGTGATGGATAACAACCATCTCTACCCAACCTGGGATGACGTCAAAGCCGGGATTATAACCTCGTTGAATAACGGCGCTGCTTCTAAGCGTTCTGTTCGCGCTTACGAGCAGCATTTGACCACAACTTAACCCAGTAGGTTATTATACGGATATGCCAACAACTGGGAGATATTTCATGTCCGTATTACTTGCTGAACGTATTGCTGAGCTGAAAGCCCAGACCCGCTGCGAGGAAACCGCGAAGATGTTGGATCGCATCAATACCTTATTCGGCGCTGTCGCGCATGGGGAACAAGGTCATCGGGATTGGTTGGAACAAGCAATTGAAAACCACTTCCTCGGCCTCCCCATGCCGGATTATGTCGCCAAATAACAAAAGGACTTTAACGTGGATCGGAACTGCTGACCATGTACTACTTACCCGCTGTGTTTATTCCCGCCTTTCTGGTGGTGTTGTTTACGCGCTGGTTGTTCCCTCACAAGATCACCTGGCGTGAATGGGGCTTACAATTGCTGGGTTGTCTACTCGGCACCTTGATCTGTCTGGGGTTGGTAAACACCGCCTCTCTGGCTAAATCCGCGGACTTTGCCATCTTCTCGGGGTACGTCACCGATAAGGCGCGGGTAAAAGTGTCTTGCTCGCACACCTATAAGTGCGGTGAGACGTGCAGAAGCGTCTCCAGCACTGACAGTAAAGGTAAAACAACCAGTCGCCGGGTCTGTGAACCGGTTTATTGCAACGAGCACAGTTATGACGTCGATTGGGACGTCCGTACTACGCTAGGAACCTGGACGATAGACCGGGAGGATCGGCAGGGGTTGAAAGAGCCCGTACGCTGGTCGATTGTGGAAAAGGGTGATCCGGTGGCTGAGAGCCGGATGGTTCAGAACTTCATGTTGCTGGACAACAAACGCTTCCATACTGACAATGTTATCTACGAGGCTTACACAGACGTTCTGCAGCCCTATCCCAAACCGTTTGACTACTACAACATCCGTCGGGTGGTGCAGGACGACAGACAGGATTGGGACGGTATCAGTATCTGGCTCAACAACCGTTTGAAAAAGGATGGGCTGGATAAACAGCTCAATGTCATCCTTGTGGTCACACATCAACCTTCGGATTACTACTACGCGCAGATGCAGGCGTGGGGCGGTGCTCGGAAGAACGATGTGATCCTGTTCTACGGGATTGATGACCAAAATGCTATTCAGTGGTCGAGAGCCATCTCGTTTGCTGAGGGGCAAGGCAATCAAATCCTGTTGAAAACGTTGGAATCGATGACCCTGAAGAGGACCTTCGATATTGACGTTGTTCAGGAGCAGTACGCGCTTATCTTGAAGGATTTCCAACGCATCCCTAACCGGACGTTTGAATACCTGAAGAACGCGTGGTCACCGCCTACAGCGTGGGTGGTCATTATGTCAGTCGTGAACTTATTGTTGGCGATTGGTGTTGCGGTATTTGTCATTAAACAAGATGTCTTCTCTCGTTAAGGAACAAACATGAAAGCAGTTGGTATTGCACTGTTGGTGGTTTTACTTGGTGGCGCCGCAGTAGCCGGTTCTCTTTTCCTCATGTACCAGAGTCTGTACGACACAGCGATCACCTGGGAAAATGAGATCGAAAAGAAGAACAACGAATCGGAGACTGTGCTCTCCACGGTGACCCTCACCATCCAGGAAACAGCGGGTGTTGCGGGGATGTACGCTGATGACCTTAAAGATGTGGTCAAGGCCACTTACGAGGGTCGCTACGGCAGCAAGGGTGTTCAAGCCACAATGACATGGATCAAGGAGCAGAACCACCAGCTTGACAACACCCTGTACCTGAAGCTGCAGAATGTGATCGAGGGCGGGCGTAAGGAATTCCAGATCTCGCAGAACCGTAAGAACGAGGTCTGCCAGGAATACAAGAAGACCCGTGAATACCTCGTGCGCGGTGCCCTGTTGCGCATGGCGGGTTTCCCGAAGAAAGACATGGCAGCACTCTGCGTCAACGTGTCTGACCAGAACACAAAGGAAGCTTTCCGCACGGGCAAGCAGGAACCCCTGATCAAACAACGTTAACCCTCTGAAGCAGTGTCCGTCCGTAATGGGCGGGCGCTGCCCTACAGGTGCTTTATGTCACACGTAATCCATTCTACCCGCAGCTCGCTACTGCGTCTTCCCCACCTTTTTCACATCAGCTTCAAGGCAGACCTGGAAGGGATATGGGACCCAGAATTCAACCAGCGGCCTGATGATAATCACCCTCAGGCGCCTGATCCAAATGCTGAACCATTCCCTTACCCCGAACCCAACATTGGAAGGATTTCAGTTTCTTCCAGTTTGAAGGGGTGCTTCATGGGCGTTTACCCAAACGTTTCGAAGTATTTTGAAGAACGTAATTACCCGAGCATGTTCTTCCATGTTTACTCTCCGGTGTTCAAGGGGAACGAACGTGTAGTGACCCCTGAAACTCTAACCCATGACCGTCATGTCTGGGATGCCATTGCTACTCAAGAGTATTTGATCTTGGACAAAGTCCAGATGAATCATTGGGGGACGTTTGAAGTAAGCAACACGAATAAAGAACCTACCCACTTCATTCATCCCTTTGGTGATCGTCGGTTACCCAAGGAAAGTGTAGGTCCCGGTAACATCCATTATACCCTTGTAGAAGATCCACCTAAGAAACAACATGTTACTAAATTAATCACCAGCAACGTGCTGGGATTATTTCGTTAACATCTAAAGAGATAGAGAACCATGGCTAATTTAAAAGAAGTTGCACACCTCCCCAACTGGTTGGTTGCCGGAGTCCCCGACGAATTTGCTGACTACCTCGACCGAGCACGGGACGAATTACCCCTGGCCGACTTTTCGGACGATGAGCTTGCAAACCGCGTCTACATGGTAGGAGATATCTCAGCAGAGATGGATGCTGCCAACATGATCAATGCTCACCGTAATGGCGAACGTTATATTTCACGTCTTGTTGCCCTGACCGCTGCTAAGGAGCGCTTGCGCTGGCTCTCGCGTAAGCTGCTCGTAGCTGAAGGCAAGTATCCAGGTAAAGAGAAGTCGCTTCAGATCGATGCTGAGAAGGTCTGGGAGTTCATTCTCAAGAATGATCTGACGGGCGGGCACGATGTCAATGCGCTGCGTGAAAGGGCGATGGAAGTTCTTCCACCTGAGTTCGTTGAAGAGAAAATGCAGCCCATTCTCGAGAGTCATGTGAGCAAGGGTTACATGACGCCTGACGGAACCATTAATGTTCCTCTCATGAATGAAAAACAGTACAAGGGACTCATGCCTGGACAAGTTGAACGAGACGCCGAAGTGGAACGCCGCGCAGAGGCCATCTATAACAGCTGGACTAACCTCGCAGGCTTTACTCCCTGGGTTCCGCGGGGTAACTCGGATAAACAAGAAGAAGCTCGTCGCCAAGCCCGTGGGCAATTGCGTCGTGAAGAGCTGACGCCTACCCCACCCATCATTCCTTAATAGAAGAACCCTACCCTACCCTTACGGGTAGGGTAGGTGTAAGCTTTTCTTTTTTTTTCTATCAGGTAAAGACATATTCCAAAACAGGACGCCAGAGGTGGTTCGTGGCGTTTCGAGGGCAGTTAGCAGGCGCAGTGGCCGTCACAGCCCAGGTGTTCACGGCCATGTGGTTACACCCAAGTGTTATCGCGCCCGCTTGGAATTCAGCCATTGGTGAAACATACGACGCATTGACCATTGAGCTGGTGATGTTATTCAAAGTAGTGTTGGGGGCGCCTGTGTCAACAGCTCGGGCGGAATAAACCAATGCGTACTCAGCCACATCGAGACCGTCGGTTACATTCACAGTTCCATGAGTGTAATCCGGGGTGTTATTCGACCGAGGCAGACGAACAATCAATTCATCGTCCCCTTTCTTAACTTTCCTGAGCTGGTTTGTTGGAGCATTGCCATGCCCTGAAGGTCCGGGGCCATCCACACCAAACACGAGACCGAAGGCATAAAGTCTATTCCAACCAACGGCCGTGCTCAGGTGGGTCGTTGGGAAATACAACACCTTTCCTTTAAACGCAAACTTGTGCCAGGTCAGCGACCCGTTTGTGTAAGGAGAAGCGATGCCAAACGCCGCGCAGAGTTCAACTGCTGTAAAGAGTTCAGCTGCCGGCATAGAGCCAAAGTACCCAAACCGCCAATCACCCAGTACCAGCTCCTGAGGACCTGGTCCGGTGTATCCTGCGTTGACAGCAGGGCGCGATACGGAATAAGTTACCTCGCTACCACGTTTCACCGCAAAGGCGTAATACACTAACGTGTTTTTAGGCGCCGTTGTATCAAGGTAGGATTGTTCTTTGTTAACCAACGTCACTAAAGGAGCGGGGAGGTTGGCCAGATCAATCTTGCTTGTCGAACGATAGATGACGAGCGAATCGTAGTTCTTATTGCGGTTAGTGAGGTTTAGACGAATGCTCATACAGAAACCTCCACTTGCTCGATCAGTTCCAGCACTGGCCACCAACCATAGTTCCCGCTACTGTCGCTTAACGTTAACAACAGCCCCAGTGTCATTGGCTTTGTGTCCGTCTCGCTTCTAAATCCATCGGCTATGGTCATGTGATGTGTCCCATTGATTTCTTGGCAAATGGGCTGAAACCCCCCTACGGCATATTTCATGCCATAATAACTGTAGGCACCCATGTAGGTAGAGGGCAGTGCATGGGAGCGATTAGGTGGATAGACAGCGTGCTGAGCCATTACCATGTCATTGAACTCACTTCGACTTCGATAAGGGCCGATGTTGTCAGCAGAGACGCCAACCGGCAACAACCGACTAGGGTTATCGTCGTCGGTGATGAAAGTCATGCAACGAACGATATAGTCGTTACCATCGATGCTAATAACCCGCATCTGTTCGGTTGGCGTGTTGCCTCCATTTTGAGGACCTGTGCCGTTAACGCCGTACATCAACCCTAGAAGGTAAATACTGTTCCACGATACTCTTCCGGAGGTCACTGCACGGCGAGGAGCAAACAGGGTTTTCCCGCGCCGTGCGAATTTACCCCAGATCATCTCGTTGGAGTTAACACTACCTGCGAGGCCCGACCAAGCCAGCAGCTTCGCGTTGGTGATAAATGCCGCTGCCGGTATGTTGTGGGTGTAGAAGCCGAGGTCCAGATCGCCCGAGATCAATTCCTGGGGACCTGCGCCGGTATTGGACACTGCTAAGACTTCAATGACATTACTCGATACCGTTTGCTTACCGTTGCTGGTCACGAGTGTGTACCAGTAGGTATTGCCTTTAACGACATCCACGTCCAACCACTGATTCTCGCCTTTGGAGAGCACAACCTTAACGGTACCAGTAGGTGCCGTCCCGGTTGGTTTTGTGTCGGAGCGATAAATGGTAGTGGTGTGCGGTTTGACGTTCAGGTCAGTCCATTTGAGTTTTACTCGCATCTGGGTAACCTCTTAGGGTTCATAGGTGAAGGAACTGACCGAGATAGGAATCAAGCCGGTGTTCGGGTTGCTGGTGACGTCCTTCGCAGGAATGACTTTGTTAGGGTCTTCAACTTCGAGTACCGGCCACCAGTAAGGGTACGTCACTGTTTTAGCATTAACACCCACCTCATATGTACCCTGGTCCCTCATGTAGAGGTAGGGGGAGTTATTAGCGTTACTAGCCGCAGTTAGCATAGTAGTAACACTCTTAGCATTCAACTGCTGGCTAAACACATCATTACTTACCACCTTAAAGGAGTTGGCGAAAGCAGGGTCTGGGGTATACGGGTTCGGGGTAATGAAGAATCCGGTTATAAAGCGCCCGATTTCGTAACTGGACATGACGATCTTCCCGGTTATTTGACTCACGGGATCTGTATCGTCACGACCAAACAACCGCACTTTGAAAAGGGTATTACGAGCGGTTATTCGCCTATCCTGTACTACACCAGCGCCGAGGGGATACTTACCGGTGGTATCGTCTCCATATACCGCGCCTTTGTTGTAAAGGTCAGTGTAGGTTACGCCGGATCGCACAAAGCAGATGGGTATAAACAACACCACACCTTTGATCATGCACTTTACCCAGTTAGGCGCAGCAATGAAAATGCTACCCTCAGTAATTCCGCACATGTCGGAAAGCTCTTGACTGGTCAAGAAACTTGATGCTGTCAAAGTGCCAAAGTAACCAAAGTTTTCGTCTCCTTTAGCCAGCGTCTGAGGACCTGGCCCGGAGTCCGGATAAACCACAGGGGGTTTTCCGTTACCTACTGTCATTAATTCAAGCACTGCAGTGCTCCTTCTATCAATTAGTAGACAACCAGGGAGAGTTATCTACTAATCCGTTGTTCACAGGACCAGGGCAAGGTGATGCTTATCTCGCAAGAGGTGCTAACGCATTACCCATTCGAGGACGGGTCTCCAATAAAGGTTAGTGTTGCGATTAGCGTTACCGAGGTTCGTGGCATTTACAGTAAACCCACCTGAGTTGCCATTAACGTGGTTACACCCCGCGGTAAGACCACCTGTTTGAAATTCGGCAAGTGGGGTGGGGTTAACACCCAGGTTGCTACGGGTCATGTTACCTAAAAGGTAATTATCAGCTCCATGGGTTGCGCCTGTTAGGGCTTCCATTAAGTTCCATTCAGCAAGTTCCTCGCCAGTGGAATCTACTACCCCTGCAGTGAATAATGCCCTGTTGTTTGAACGTGGGAGCCTGACAATAAAACGATCGTCGTCTTTATTGACGAACTTCATTTGGTTTGTCGGTGTATTGCCATGGCCTGAAGGCCCCGGACCATCCACACCAAACACCAGGCCTAAGGCATAAAGCCTATTCCAGCTGACGTTTGTGCTTATGAGATTGAAGGGGAAGTACAGTACCTTCCCCCTAAACGCAAACTTGTGCCATTCCGCACCGGAGGTGTAGGCTCCAGGTACCCCACAGAGTGCACAGAGATCGGTAGGTCCAAAAAATTCGGCACCGCTTACAGGTCCGAAGTACCCAAACCGCCAATCACCCATCCAGATGGTCTGCGGACCTGGGCCCGTGTATCCAACATTTACCGTAGGCTTCGGTTTTGAGTAACTGACGTTACTGCCTTTCTTCAAGGCAATAAGGTAGTAAAGTAACGTTTTAGTAGGTGCCGTTGTATCGAGGTAATCCTTCTCGCCGCCTGAAAGCACGGCAATACTTTCAGGCAATGCCTCGATGTCTATCTTCTTAGTGTCCCGGTAAACTGTGATGGAATCATAATTCTCGTTCCGGTTTAACCACTTGATTCTAATGCTCACAATACTACCTCCAAAGACTCTACAAGTTCAAGCACAGGCCACCAACCGTAGGAGTTACTTGTCGAGCTTGGCGGAACACTAGTTGACTTTGTATATGGTTGGACATCATTGCTGGAGCTAAAGGCTACCGGGGAATACCCATTTTTGTCATAGACGTTGATCTCTTGTAATTGCATAATAGGCCCAGCGCTGGGAGTATAAGGGTAGGTGAGGTACCCTATACCAGACATGGAACGCGTTCTGTCGGTGGGGAACTGGTTGTATAAAGACCAAAACAGATCCGCTAACTCACTGTACTTTCGGTAAGGGCCGCCATTTGTGAGCGTGAAGCCGCCGGCTTGAAACTCCGGGACAAGACGACTGGGGTTATTTCTGTCGTCGAAACCTGTTGGAAGGCGAACGATGTATTCGTCACCACCGATTTGAATCGTTTTCCTCTGATTAACCTCAGGCAGTTGGTTACTGTGAGGTCCCGGGCCATCCACGCCAAAGACAAGACCCGCACTATAAAGCTGGCTCCAAGACACGCTGTATGTGATCGCGCGGCGAGGGACAAAAAGCGTTTTGCCATTACGCGAGAATTTAACCCATTGTGCTAAAGCCGTTGTGCTGTAATACGCACCGGGTGCATTCACTGCTTTAGCTAAATCAGCGTGGTTAATGAAGTCTTCAGGGTTGATAGTACCATAAATACCCCAGTCATAATCACCCCAGGTAAGACTCTGAGGGCCATGCCCGGTGCGTGGGAGCGCAGTGACTTGAACGGGCGAGCTCACCACCCGGTTCGTTTTGTTTTCAACAACGAAAGTGTACCAGTAGACATTACCCCGGATAACGGTTGTATCATCCCAGAACGTTTCACCCTTACTTAACCTTACTAGAGGTTCGCCGACAGGGTCACTGGTAGGGAGTGAGTCGCTCCGATAAATAAGCGTATCGTGTGCTTTTGGGTTTTGGTCAGTCCAGCGAAGTCTTAGTCGCATGTCACTTATCCTTAATCTTCATAATCGAGCGAGATGATTGCCAAGGGTTTTGGGTCATCCGTATTGTAACTGAGCCCCCGTAACGAAATCCCCTTCAATGCATCTCCATCAGTAGCTTCTTCGTAATCACCCGAAATGATGGCGACCGGGGAGGGATAAGCGTCGTCATAGAAATTATCAGCCGGAGTACCGATAGGGATGAGTGTGTCTGATGGTGAAAGTTCCAGCACGGGCCACCATTGCAGCCCGCTCCAACTTGATGTCTTTTCGTAATAGAGGGTCTCGAGTAGTGCGCTATTCGATGTCCTGAGGTAAAGTCCCAATACTTTGGTCAAATTGCTTGACTGAGATGGACTAGTCAAGATTACCCGAGCAACCCAAGACAACCCGCTGTCGAACGGAAAAAGCCCCCACGAGTTGGTAAGTTCCGGTTTACCATAGTAGATGGCTGAGATGAACCGCCCAAACTCGTAATCTTTCAGAAGTTGTTCCTTCCCCGCGCCTTCCGCCGCAGTCGCTGGATCCGGGTCATTCTTGCCAAATAGCCTTATTCGGAAAAAGTTGTCACTCTTCCTCAACAATTTGTTTTGTTTGACCGGCGTACCCGAGGGGTACTTCCCCACAGTACCATCACCGTACACGAGACCGTTCTGGTAAAGTGTTTCCCATGATAACCCGCTGGCTATTGTAGTACTAGGGATAAACAGTACCTGCTTATCAACCATTACTTTTACCCACACCCAGCGGCCGAAAAGGGATGTGGTATCAGGCAATCCCGTAAGCGCGAGGAGTTCTTTGCCAGTAAAAAGTTCTTCTGGAGTGAGATTTCCAAACCAACCAAGTGTCTCGTCGCCCTTCCTTAGGACCTTGGGACCAGGACCTGAGTCAGGGTATTCGACCAGCGGCTTACTGCCGCCAGACATCATTAATTCAATCACAGTAAGACTCCTTTCATTGCTTACCCCATGCCATTGAGAAGTGTATACACTGGCTTGGGTTTATTAGGGCGTCTGACCAGTCGATTCAAATTGACCCCGGCCATGATGAATACCCGTTTCCAGGGCGTAACACCAAGAACCCGCATGGACTCCTCAAGAATCGCATCAATTTGTTTTCGGGTTACCGGGATCTGTTGTTCAACCCCATTCACCAACTGGGTGATGGTGTAAGTTGTGCACAGCTTGTCATGCAACGAGGTGCATTGGGTGTACTCCTCGATAGGAGGAAGGAGCCACCAAAGGAAACGAGGGATAGTGGCACCATCGGTGACAAAGCCGCTCTCGACGTCAACCCATTGGTTGGAATCCTTCTGTCCGATGTAATAGCGGAACCCAGGGAGGGTATCCCACAGGGGTACGCCAGAGAGTTTGCTGAGCACCCTGTTGTACCGCAGTTGTTCTTCGCCACTGAAGTTTGTAAATGTGCTCATGGCTGTTTCCAAATTAATGAAGTTTACTTTCAGATTAGGTCCATTTGGCGGGATCCAGTTCAGCCGTCCAAACCTGTTTACGAAAGAAGATCCAAAGCAGAGAGCCGCTCAAACATAGTCCAGGGTAGTCGCCACCAGGTCCACCAACTGCGACTTGTTCCCACATGCCCGCACCGTTATTGGCGGTGGGTGAAAAACTCAGCAACCGTTTACCCAAGCCGCCACCGTAGAAGTAAATTTTGTTCCCGTAGCTAACGGCCCGTACGCCCGCTCCTGGGACGAAGGGACAATTCGGATAGACGGTAGTCCGCCAGCCGTTATTAGTTCCCATGATTAATGCACGTATCTTACCATCTCGGTTAAGAACGTAGAGCATTCCCCCTAAGTTACTCCCTGCAGTTGGGATATTGTCGGGACCTGTCGATTGGCTGGAGATGTAATTCGTGGCGGTTTTACTCGCGACGTTAATGTTCCATGTCCTAGTGCTGTAAGCACCACTTTGGAGGAACCCACCGCAGTGAGTAATTACATCGTCTATTTTTGCGGCGACTACATTGTAACCGAAGAAGTATTCAGCAGCACTGCCTGGTATATCCGTACTCGACCAGGTATTAGTAGATGGGACGAACTGCTTGGGGCTATTAAAGCTGTCCGGCTGATACATCCCGTACGCTGTACTGCCTAGTGCATAGAACCTGTTTCTCGCCGTGTCCGCTAGCAGCGTTGAAAAACTGAAGGACAGGTTTTTGTTTCTTAGCGCGGTCCCACTGTACTGAAACACTGATCCATCAGCGGGATTGTACCGGTAGAACGCAGCCCCACCCTCTAAATAGATAAACCCATTTAGAGGGACATCAATAACCCCTAGATTAGACCCGACGCTGATCGCTATGTCGGGGAGCTGGGTAAAGATGCCGGGCTGAGGAAGGGGTGGCGGGCCTCCGCACAACATCAGCTCGAACATACATCCTCCGTTACTCGAATATCGTCTCTGGGAGTGCTGGGAATTCCTCCACCGACGTCGCCTTCTTTGCAGTCGCTTTCAGGCGCCAGATAACACCATAGGCTTTGGTTACTTGGTCGTCGGCTTCGTTGCTCATCGCTACCATTTCTTCAGCAGAGAGGGTAACCGCTACGTTTTCATACACTTGGAAGTCAACGGTGTAGTCTTTACGGCCTTCTTCCAGTGCTTCCTTAGCCCGGGTGCGCTTGCTGAGAATGTTGGCGCGGTCACCATCACGTACTTGAACATGATACACCTCACCGTTGTTGAACAGGTACGGGAAGCCTACGCCGAATTGGCTTTCACGCAAGCGTTCGATAGCTTCCAACGCCCGATCCAGCTCATTGGTGATTTCAGCGGACCGTTCTTCGGGGGTATGCTCGCGCGTTACCCAGGTGCGTTTCCAAACACCGTCGACCAACTCTGGTTCGCCTTCAACGACAACATCCGCCTTAGGGATAGCGGTAGTTTCTACCGGTGCGTAACCGAAGCTACGCAGCACCTCCGAATTTACCGTAGGGCCGAACGACGCCGGGCTTTCCAGACGACCGTTAAGGTCGCGAATGTAGATGGGGTATTCAAGGGTTTTCAGGTCGACCAGGGGGGTGTTCCGATCAACAGGGAACCCACCGATATCAGCAACGGTTTCAACAACTTCTACTTCATTCATGATAAAAATCCTTGTAACAGACGGAGGAGGGGTATCCCTCCCCCGTTCTGTGTTATTGGTTATTGGTTAGTGGTCGTGCAAACGTTACCCGTCCACACCTCGCCATCCCAGAAGAAGACCAGGGTGGTGCGGTACGCGTTGAGCTCAGGCGGGCTGCCATTGTTCAAGCGGGTATCCCAACGGATGTTGGTGCCGCCGTAAGAGATAACACCGGTCAGTCCTTTGATCCGGATTACCACCGTGGTGGCGCGAGTCCCTACAAAGTCTTTGATCGACAGCACTTTCGCTGTTGCAGTGGTGTTATCCAGCGCAATGATCTGTTCGACTTCGGGATCAACCGTGTAAGTCGCCGTGATCGTCTTGATTGCCAAGTCGTAACGATCGAAGCGAACCCAGGCGCCATTCTTCTGGACATACTGCCGTCCATCCGAAGGAGACTTCGCGTACTTCACCCAGGTGCTGTTGCTTGGGTCTCGCAGATAGAGCTCGCCGGCTTCAGGGTTTTGGACATCGCCAATACCCGCTGCTGGGAGTTTCAATTCCTGCCATACCGGAGCGTCTGCGCCGTTCTTGAACACACGAACGAACTGCTTGGTGTCGTCCTTAGTGACCAGGTCAACAATACCTTTCGGGAATTCGATTTCTTTCCAAATAGGTGCTGCACCATCGACCGCCCAAGTACGAGCGTACTGCTTACCGTCTTTGCCGGTGAGGTCTTTCATCCCCTCAGGGAATTCGATCACCTGCCAGGTAGGTGTGTCTTCCCCTTCGAGCCAAATACGGCAGTATTGCTTGCCGTCTTTAACAAGAACATCAGGGAATTCGATTTCCACCCACTCGGTAGCTTCCTCATCATCCGCCTTTTGACGACGACCGTACACCTTACCGGCCGCAGGGTCTTTCACTTCATCAACCGGCAGCGGGACCCAGTCAGGGCCCAGGCGCGCTACTACACCTTCAGAACGCAAAGGGGAATTCACATCGCCGGCGGCCAGGTAGTTCCAGAAGATCCACCCTGTTGCAGTTTTGTACCACACACGCATGTTCTTGGTAACAGCCCAGTCACCTGGACGACCGTTGAACGTGTCCGATGGCTCGTCTTGATCCTCAGGAAGGATCAACCACTGACTGCCTTTCTCACCGCGCGGACCTGGAACAGTGGAGTCTTTACCACTTGCACCGCGAGGACCTGGGAGACCCGCAGGGCCGGTGTCCTGCCACTGGTTGGTGTTGCTGTTCCAGACAATCAGGTTACGGCTGTCTTGACCCGTTACAACCAGATAGGCATCGCCCTTCTCACCGGTGGGGTGTTCGGCCTTGAGTGCAGCCAAGGTAGGGTAGAGACCCAGAATAGGCATCAACGCCCCTGGTAAGCCTTCCAAACCTTGTTTACCCTCCGGGCCTATCATGTCGATCGGATCGGTCCACTCGCCGTCAACAACACCGTAGGCGAGCTTGGTATCAGCAACGTACCACAAATCACCTTCAGCTGTACTTGCCAGGTCTGGCAGATCAGCCTGGGTGGGTACTGTACCGCGGATCTTCATTGGAGGACCAGCAGGACCCGTCTTGCCCGGCTCACCGATAGGACCTACCTTCTTCCATTCCATCTCGATGTTGATCCAGACGATTCTGTCCAGGTCGAGGTAGGACTTGCCCAGGGTGGTCTCGTCCAATGGAGGGAGGGTTTGGTCTTCTTCAGTCAGGACCTTGATGATGTCGGTGGCTTTACCGTTGACACCGTCCTTGCCGTCCTTGCCATTGGTGCCGTTTTTACCATCCTTACCGTCCTCACCTTTGAAGCTACCCAGATTCAACCAGGCGCCCGAAACCCAGGCGTAGATTGCGTTCTCGGCACGGACGGAATAGACGTCGCGGTCCTCAGGCTCCTTTGGCAGGTCATTGAAAGTGCTTACGGCACCTTTCAGGATGATGCTAACACCGTCTACACCATCACGACCCTTGAACTTACCAAGGAGCTTCCAGACGCCCTCAATCCACATCCAAACTTCGTTCGAGTCATTGATCGCGTAGCAATCTTGCTCTTGGTTGTTCGATGTCGGCAGGTAGTCCACGGTTGGCAAGGAGTTCTTAACGACAATGTTGCGGCCGTCTTTACCGTCCTTACCCGGATCGCCCTTGATACTTTCGCCAGGCTCACCCTGTTTACCTTCCTCGCCTTTCTCGCCCTTGAAGGCCCCCAGCGACACCCACGAACCCCCAATACGCCCGTAAAGACGGTTCTCGTCACGCACGGCATAAACATCTTGCTCGACCGGTTGCTTCGGCAGATCGTTGAAGGTATCAACAGCGCCAGTGATGACAATGTTGATCCCGTTCTTGCCGTCTTTACCGTCTTTACCATTAGTACCGTCTTTACCCAGGGTACCGTCTTTACCATCAGCGCCTTTGAACGTCCCCAGATTGGTCCAACCCAGGCTGGTGATGTACATGTAAACGGCATTGACTGCCGTTACTGCATAACAGTCTTGGTCGGTAGGGGTTTTAGGTAAGTCGGCAATCGTCTCGACCGCACCCAGGAGAGTGATGTTGCGACCGTTCTTCCCGTCCTTACCATCGGTACCTTTGAAGGGACCCAGGTCAGTCCAACCTGCCGGGGGAAGGTACATCCACAGGTGGTTGTTTTCGGAAACAATATAGGCGTCTTGATCCTTTTTATCCGCAATACCGTCCAACCAACCACGGGTCGGTACAGTACCTATGATGTTCAGGTTACGACCGTCTTTGCCAGGATCACCAGTGTCACCCTTGATGCTATCGCCTTTGGGGCCAGGGGTTGTAGACTGCAGGGTAGCGAGGTAGTCTTCGAGACTGCCTTTCTTACCGGTCTGCAACCACAACTCGTAGTTGTTCTTGGCACGCAGGGATTCGACCCATTCAGCACGGGTACCCTTGTAGCCTTGATCAACCGCGATCTCGTAGCTGTCTTTACCGATAAGCGACTTCAGGTACTGGTCTTCAGTCTTGCCTTTGTTGGCATCTTTCTTTTCCCAGATCTCGTATGCCGAGGCACCTTCAGGACCACGGATCCCCATGGCTTCCCAGCGGAGTGGGTTAGGGACCAGTACCCAGAAGTCATGGTTCCAGATATAGGCGTCACCGATTTCGTTTTCCTCAACTTCAGGCAGCGGGACGATTTCCGGCCACACGCCCAAGAGGTTGAGGCCCCGTTCGCCACGGAGTGAACCCGAGGTTCCCCAGGCAGTGCCATTCCAAACACGCAGGGCGAAATTGACAAAGTACGCCGTGCCGACTTGGAGACCCTGGGTGTCAACTTCGTTCAGGGTATCCTCATCAGGAAGTTCGCCGATGAGAATGATCCCACCAGTTGCCAGTCCCTCTACCACTTGCTTCAGCCAGCGGACCCGTGCATCCAGAACGCGTCCTTGGAAGTTAGCAGCGCCTTCGCCGTTATCACCGCCGCGGACTTTAACGCCGGTGAGTAACGCAGGCAGGTGTTCAACCCACTCTGCGGATTCTTGAATCGCAGGAAGTTCTTCAGGTGTTACGTTGTCTTCTTTAATGGCCATCGTGACCACTCCTCTTAATAGGTGATTTCACCATCATAGCGGAATATTCCGTTATAACGAGCGACGCCGTCGTAAATGCTTTCGACGATCTGAAGTACACCGCCAATCGTCCTTGAATCAATGGTGACCAGCGTTTGCTCTTCGTTGACTTGGATTTCGTCGTCCTTTAAGTCAAAGAAACATTTCTCTTTGACAATGGACTTGATGTGATCCGCATCAACTTTTCCTGCCAGCACCACGATAGCACCCACAGAACTTTCTTGGTCTTCGCCCAGGAGATAAATACCTTCGGCGATTTGGCTGGTGATGTCATCTACCAAAATCGGTTCGGGATTCTCCAGGGATGCAGGACCATTCTTGGCGTAGTCAGCAGGAAGAAACTGCTGATCCACACCGCGCAAAAGACCTGGAGAAACCACGTCGTAAAAATGCGCAATCACACCACCACCCACGTCAACCTCACGGAAGTTGACGAATTGGATGTTGGATAAGGTCAAAGCGTCCAGTTGAGCAACAAATTCGGGTTCGTTGCTGTAACGCTTCTTGTTGTATTCAACAAAACGGTTGAGAAAAAGCTGATCATTAGGCGTAGCCATAGTGCGTTACCCGTTTGTTCTCTAATGGAAGGGATCATAAAATTGCCGAAATATAATTACACTGGCTCAACCATTGACATATGGGCAACAACTGGTACTGTGATTAAGTTTGGAAGTTTTTAAACCTACATTACCTGATTAGAAGCAGTAACCTTTTTTATTCAATCCCTTTTTCTTTTCTTGAGGTTTGAACTATGGACAGGACTACCGCAGGAACCCTGCACCGACTGCACGCTAAATTGACTGCGATCGTAAAGGAAATGAGAACCTACCAGCGCCGATCAACAGCGTCAGTGAACCCAAACGACCGGCGTTACTACCGTGACCTTGCAGAGGCCGGTAAGCGAAAGGCTGAAAAACTGGAACTCCAGATCAAGAAGTTGCAAGAACAACGCCTACCCCACCCGTCAATTTGATCGCCGAGGATTCCCCTTGAATACCCTTACTAAGAACCCCCTCTTCTCTGGCTCAATACTGAGCACGGACGATCTCGTTCTAGTGGGTCGTTTTGACCTTACCAAGTTCGAACTTTCGAAAGATCTCCGTTATGCGATCATTGCTCAACTGGTCGTTAAGCTCGGTGGCGAAAAGGCTGACACTGCTTTGTCAATGTTCGAAAGGACTTACGATTATCCTGAGATCATGCGGCGAGGTGAGAAAGAAGATCACCTCTTCTCGCTTTACCTAGCCCCTGACAGTACTCTGCATTGGATCTGGACTCCGAAAGAGGACCTACCTCCAGCAAAGAGAACGCTTCATTAACTCACTGATCTCCACGGTGCATTTATGGCCAACGTTATCAGCATGGCTGATTTTAAAACCGCCCAAGGTGAAAAGGGACCCTTTGATGAACGTCTTCGTGGACGTATTCTGAGGATGCTCAACCGTTCTGTAGAACTCCGTACCTCAACACCCCATTTGGGTACAGTGGAGGCTCGTGAAGATGCCATCATTGCATCTTCGTCGCTTCGTATTGAAGCAGGGCGTTTGGCACAGAAAGCGGGCATTTGCATCATTGAACAAGATGGGAGCTTCCGGCTTGAAGCCTCCCCCACTGGTAAGGAGTGAATAAAAATGCTGGAAAAAGAACAACTATTATTGTTGGCTAAGCAACTTGTGGGATCACTTTCGTTGCACGAACGTATCTTTATTTCAAGGGCCAGCGCGGCTTCAGTAAGCAAGGCGTTTAAGATCCCCGAAGACATGACCGTCGTTGAACTGCTCAAGCTTGGAGCTGAAGGTACCAAAGATGAACCTTCCCAGGCAGTTGAGCGGAAGACTACTTGGCCTAGCTACGGCTGGAGTGATATCATGGAACCGGGGATTCAGGCCAGTGTTCAAAGGCGTCATTGGCCTAGCTACGGCTGGAGTGATATCATGGAACCGGGGATTCAGGCCAGTGTTCAAAGGCGTCATAGGCTTCCAGCGGTTGATACTCTGGGCATCCTGCAGCGAACAATGAAGGAAAGAGCTCCACTGGGGCTACCACCCCTTAGTTACGGTCTTAACGCCCTTGGCGCTGAGCCCACAATCGGCACGCTTAGTGACGCTGAAATACTCCTTCAGGAGGTTCCTGGCGGCGCCGAACAGGTAGCCACGCCTCCTAACCAGGCTGCCAGGAATAGTTATTTGAGAGGTAGAACCGATCGCAAACTCAGTCGTATCGTTCGACTACTCCAGGTCATAAACCCCCTCATTCCGTTAGAACAACTGGAACTGGAATTGTCTACGTTCTCTTCTTACCCCTTCGTATCGACTGACCGGATCCTGGGCCTTGCCGAGTTGTTCAAAGCGCGTCATCATCGAGAGTTCCTTGTTGATCGTGCTAGAAAGGTCAGTCAGAACTTCATCGAACAAGGGGTTATCGAGTACGTCGTAGGTGTGGCGAAGGTTCCTGCTGGTGGGGAGGTGGAGATTCGACTTCTGGCCTCCGAGCATCACTTAGCGGTGCACTGTCCAGACTTTCCTGCACAGACGCGGTATTTCCGTACCTTCAGTGGGGCCAGATCGTTCTTCTATCGTCTCTGTAAAGACCTGCGCCGAGGGTCGTTACAGTCTGGGCACGCCATTATCCATGGTAACTTAACTCCCTTTTGAAATTGACCACAAGTAGTAACCGCAATAAGGGGTGTTAACACAACACCCTTAACACCTTACACCCTTACAAGAGGCACATATGGAAATTGATGTCAATCAAGCACGTGAACGCACCGGTCTTATTGCAGAGATCAAAGCCTGTTATGCCCGCTCTGAGCAGCTGATTGTTCAGAGCTTCACGTGTGCGGATGCAAAGGAAGCTTCTTCCCTTTACCAGGAAGGGCTGGAAGTTGCTAGCCTGTTCGAGAAACTGCGGGATCTCTACTACGCCCGTTTCCCTAACTGTTTATCGAAAGAGGTTAGCGTGTGGGCGAAATAACTGATTTGGATGCCTACCGGAGACGCAGGCGACAAGGGAAAGGGTTCGACAAAAAGTTTGTACCGGTCCTGGGCCACGACACCCTATGTCGTCATGCATTTCACCGTCATCCTGAGTACCTTGATCAGGATCTCTACAGGCTACCTGTCGAATTGGGTCGTGACATTCTGGGTGATCGTTTTGCTGGTTTGGCGACTTACGTCTACACCCGCGCCAGCAGTGAAGATGATCCATGCGTTCCTGAGCGTTTCAACTGCTACATGGAGTTACTAACTTCATATATTCGACGAGCCGCCACTGTATTGGAGCTTCATCACAAGTACCGTGAACGCTGCAGAATCGGACAGTACGTAGCTTTAGAAGAAGAGAAGCAGGCTGTTGAAGAAATGTACCTCAAGTTAAACGAGGGCTGGTAGCAACAACCCCACCAATCATTTACCTCTGGGTAGTGGTTGGTGGGGTGCTTTATTTTTTCGCGTTATGCCTATTCCTATAGGCCACTAAAACAATTGGGAAACGCATGAACAAAAGACGCAAGGTAAAGGAAATACTCCGCGCCAACCCAGATGGGAAGATCGTCAACTTTGGGTTCTTGATGGTTGGGTTCATTGCCAATCGACAAGTTCTGGCTTCACGTGAGGTGCTCTTGTTATTGGGCGCCCGTATTACTCAGGATAAACCTGGCGACTGGTTCTACTATGACGAGTCGTTGCTTGTTCGTGCTGAGCGTAATGACTATCGTCTGTTCACCGCTAAACGTTCCGACCTGGTTGAGGTCGGTAACTACCTACACCGCTACAAGAAGTTCCCAGTGAAGAAGCAAGGCACCTTTAACAAAACGGTTCTGTTCACCTGGGGTGTTGATGACGTACTCCCAGAAGAAACTCGCCCACCTCATCGTCATACTGTTTACCAACGCACCCCTCCCCCAGTGAAGCGTTCTCTTATTCGCCGCTGGATGGATATCCTCTTCTCGAAAGGAAAGAACAATGAGCACGCTTGAATCCCGGATGCAAACCCTGCTTAAAGAAGCCAACAAACGTAATGTTTGTGTCGACATTACCATTGCCCCTACAGGGTCTTGGATGTTCTTGGTCAATGACACCTGGGTGATGAACACACTGAACTTCGAAGAAGGGATCACCAAGCTGGAAGAACGCTTCGGTATTGAAGTTAATGAAGGTATCAACCGCGACGAAGAAAACGCTGAGCGTTGGAAACGCATTCGTGAGGTCGCCAAGGACAAACGTCGTGAGGCTACTCTCGGTACTAAGGGCGGGCAACCTTCCATCCTGCTGGCTGGTCAGTTCGGGATACCCTGCAGTGTGCAAGGTGATACCTACGAGGAGACACTGACCCTCGCTGAAGAAGCGCTGGGTATCAAGACGTGATAGCGGGGCTACAAAGTAGCGGAGGTGTTGCTTTGCCTAGTCTTCCTGCTTTGCTGCTCAGAAACGATGCCCGTGCACAAATTTACTGCCGTATTGTTGAGTGTCGGCAGCGACTTAGTGAGCTACGTCACAACTGGGTAATCGGTCAAACAGAAACCATAATTTACGCACTTGAACTTGAAAAAGAAGTCGAGTCACTGTGGGATTTATATCACCGCAGTTAGGAGAAGTGATGAGTGAACTGGTACCTGAACTGGAACTTGCGGAACTGCAACGTAGGGTAAGCCAGCTATCCGGAACTCCTCCGGACGAAACACTGGTTGAAAAAGTGAAGGACCTCCAGATCAAAATACGTGAAATGGGTCTAGAGGCAATCGTTCGTCACGAAATACGGTTGGTTGGTGGAGCGCCTCTAACGTGTTCGGCGGGTGCACAACGCCATCAATGGAATGTCGGTGAAGTAGGTTGGACCATTCAAATCGGTGACTCTAACACCTTCATGGTCAAATCCCTGGAAGACGTAGTCAGTTTCATGGAACGCTGGTTGCATTATTAGTACCTCTGCACCTTCAATACTACCTCTTGCCCCTGATGGGGCAAGAGGTAGATGAACTAAATCTTTTTCTTTAAACCCAAACAACCGATTTAGATACCTTCTTCACTAGGTAACCCAGCCAGTTACTTGCGTTACCGACCCAGGTGAGTGCGTCAGTTAACCCCACGAGTTCAGTTTTAAGGGCATTAACATCGGCGCTCAATTTAGCGCGGTCGCTATCTGTGTCTAATCGACCGCCAATCTCGCTAATTGTTTTCTCCAGCGCGCTCTTCTTCTGATACCCAGCTTCACGAAGGGCTTCAAGTTTTTTCTGAGGAGTATAGATATCAGACAAGAATTTATTGGCGGTAGCCACATCTTTAATGTTGTGTTTGTATTGGTATCCAAATACGGCATCAACCGCACGATGCGTCGAACTAATCTCGTTTCCGAAGGGGTTACCTGATCCTGAAAGAGTCTGACCAGTCGCCGCCAGTTTCTGAAGGGACTCGCGGATTCTTTCCCACCCTCTCTGAATATCCTCGTTATTTTCAAGAGAGCATTCGAATGTCTCCTTAACAAGCTTTTTAGTTTCAGCGACCTGGATGTTTTTATCAGTTTCCGCTTTGACATCCTCCAGTCTCTTTTCCATACTTGTTCTTTGTGCCGTCTGAAACTTCTTGATGTTTTTGTCGATCCCATTTAAGTAAGCCGTAACATTACCAGTAGTTACCTGCGGATCATTAATAGTTCCTACCGCCTTTTTAGCCTGTTTGACCTCTTCTTCCAGCGCTTTGCCTTCACTTTCAAGGTTGCGTCTGAAAACAGTATTAAAAATGTTCTTAAACATTCTGACGATGTAATCCCAGGCCTTTTTCAAACCGTCTTTGACCTGGCCTAAAAAACTTTCATTACCCATAACGGTTGATAGATTTACGGATCCGGAGGCACCTAAACAGAAGTGGAGGTAGCGCTGTGAAGAAGTTAATGATTCGGTTCCCTGGATTGTATCTATCATGCCTTGGAACGCGTTCTCTACGTGTTCAGGATCTGGCAGACCAAAGGAGTCTTCAATGTCGTCATAGATGTTCATATACGCGTCTCGTATGGTGATAATTACATAGTATTATTTAAGTTACGGAATTTTTCAGACCTACATAACTAACATGAATAAGGTAGACAATATCGTCTACCACTTCTCTATTTAAGGATATTTATCATGGCTACTCGTTCCCTGCTGACCATCGAAAACTTCAACGCTGTTGCTGCTGCTATTGTGGCAAACAAAGGCGTGGTCATCGACACCCACAACAACCGTCGTACTGAAATGCAAGCAGCTGGAATCGCTGCGCTGATAAAGGGCGATCGCGTTACTCCCGTCCTCCTCTGCCAAGGCGCCTACTTCTCCCTCAATACGCTCTCGGTAGAAAAGGACGGCTCGGTAGAGCTGTCGACCTGGTCCACTGGCGGCGTTGTAATGGTTGACCGTCACGGTGGGCTGCAAGAAGCCATCCTTGCCTACAACGAGGAGATCGCTGACCTACCAGTCCACTCGGGCACCCTGGAACACGTAAAGCTGTTCTTCTACGATCACGACGAGGCAAAAACCCTGCACGTTGTGGAGATGGATAAGGACGGTAACCGTACCGGCGAACAGGCACTGATGTCGTCCAAGCATCACGTCGCCTAACTTCAAGGAGTTCATTATGGTTGATTCAGTTATTCGCAAAAACGTTGACGGCATTGAAGTCGACTTTGGTCCCCTGGTTATCGCTGAACTCGATGGCGTTAGATTCGCCATCGAAGATTGGCGTGCCAAGATGTTGCAGTTCGCCTATGTGGAGGGTGACATCCCGGATTTCTACGATGACCTGAAATTGGTTATCAACTTTGGTCAGGCGCAGGTCTATGTCTACGTCTTCAACAAAGAAGACCTGCGTACACTGGGGATGGCGTTCTCTAAACTACATCGCGTGGTTCGTGTTGATGTGGTACACAAGAGCCGCAACCTCATGATGTGGGTTGAGGGTGTGGTGGTTAGCCAGTCTGTAACCATCGACAAGTTCTACGCCGGTTGCACGCCTGAAGAGATCGAACACAGCCGGTTTTAAAACCCTACCTATCTCTGCCTAAGGCAGAGATAGGGTTGTCCTAAGCCTTTATTTTTTTTTGTGTCAGTGCAGACATAATCAATAACCTCCCCAGCCGAAGCCAGGGAGGTTATTTGTTTGATGACGTCTGTGTCAAGAGCCTTTCATGGCATCGATCTGGTCTTGGAGATTTACCAGGGTAGACTGTGCACTCTCCAAGTCAGCGACCACTTTAGCCAAGGCATCCTTGTCCGCGGTGGTGTAATCGTTACTACTGAGACCCTTTCCCTCGACCTTATCGACCTTGCTCGAGAACAAGGCCTTGACGTCGGCGCCCACCGCCGCAGCGAACGCCGCTAGCCGTGAGCCAAAGCTCATGGGTTAAGCTTTGGCTGCGTTGTAGGCGGCCACCAGGTCGGCATCAGCGTCGCCAACGGAATCAACCAGGAGCGCCAGGTTGTCGCTGACAGTGGAGATTTGTTGGGTGACGTTTTCGACCGACTGGACACTGGCCGCACCGATGTTGGTACGAGCGGTGTCCTTTTGCTGATCGGTCAACGTTTGGGCTTCGTCGAAGCGAACAGCTTTGCCGATCAGGGTGGTCAGCACCGCCAGGGCGTCGTCTTGGTCGACCAGCAGGTCACGCAGTTCCTTGAAGGTGTCGTAGGCTTCGCCAGCGCCGTCGATCAGCTCGTTCTTGGTTTCGCTCTTGGCCTGCAGGACAGCAGCTTCGAGTGCAGCGGTGATCTTGCTGGCGGACCAGGCTTTGTCGGTATCGTCGGCACCAGCGGTGTCGTCAATCTCAGCGCCGGAAGCCTGGCCGACGAGGATGTACAGTTCGTTGATGGCGGCAACCAGGCTGCCTTTGGCGGTGGTGCTCAGGGTGCTCAGATCGCCATCAGCGGCGCTCAGGGCTTTGACGTCGGCGGCAATCGCTTGAGCCAACAGAATCAGTTTAGCGGAGATGCTCATGTTTAATTACCTTTTGCTTCGTTATAGGACTGAACGAGGTCAGCGTCGATGTCAGTGGACACGTAAAACTTACCGTCCTTCCCGAGAGTGAGTGCGTTACCCGGGTCGGTACTGATGGGAAGATCGGGATTAGACCACGCGTTACCGTCCCAGACGAACAGACTACCTTGGATAAAGTAGGCTGACCACTGTTTAAGTGAGGTGGTGTCAATCGCTTTCAACGCGTCTGTGTTACTCAGAGCGCCCATAAAATACATCCCATGCTCACGCAGATCATCGACGATGGTCTTTATGTGAGCAGTACGCTGTACAAGAGCGGTAGCTTGCTTGTTGGAGCTGGATTCTTCACCACCCCCTTCAATCTTCAATCCTCTCTCCAACAGCGGAACTGGGGGAAAAGAATCCGAAATTTCACGGATATTCGTCATTACACTAAACCTCTTTTTAGCGTTAGAAAAGTGAGAGGACGCTGTTGCTGCTGCGCAGTCTTTGCGTGGCAGGTTCATCCCCCATATCAAACATCTCTTGCCCTGTTACGTTGCTCAACAACTCGTGACCTTGTTGCCGACTCAGCAATGAATCCACCTGCTCACGAGACCACTCCATGATGTTGATACTGCGGGTGGTGATGTTGAGTTTGTCCCCAGTGTCCATGTCCAGCAGTTTGTAGAAACAGGGTGCGTCTTGACCTGTCCGCCACGTCCGTGCTTTGACCTGGATCACCTCATTGTCACGGTACGGTGCGTTCAACAGGATGGTTAGGTTGGCCATGAGCAGCGGATACCCTTCCTTCAACGAGTCATACACCGCGATCAATCCACGGAGGTTGTCGTCGTTGGCAAAGCGTTTAACGTTGGCATCTCGCTCGTTACTGTTTTCACCATACACCGTGACCACAGGGTAGCCCTTGCGTTCCAGGTACTGCTCGCATTCCTTTAAAGCATCTACGTAGGAAGTAAAGATGAGGGTCTTCTTCTCTACGTTGTCGATCATCTCCGGAATACCCGCATAGGCAATGGTGTCTCGGATCGCATTGATGCGAGCACGTCCCAAGACATTCCCTAGTGCTTCACCACGAAGCTTCAACCCCAGGTACTTGACAGCGGATTTGATGTTGCGGAAATCTTTAAGGTTGTTGCCTTTCAGATCACGCTCGATCTTTTCCTCAACTGTTTTGCAGAACATGCTGTCAGTGTTGTCTGTAAAGCTATTGTAGCCCTGCGTACGGAAGCGGTGAACGATAGCTCGATAGCGAGCCAACTCCTCGAGCTCCCGTGGGTTCCGGGCATTAGCCTTTTCATAGTCACTGATGACTTCGTTATAGAAGGTCAGGAACGCCGGCATGTGCTGGGTGTAGAACGCGATTCGCTCGTTGATGTAAATCTGCATCTCTAAGCGGATTGCATCAAGGGTGTATTTCTCCGCATTGGGGATCTTTACCTTGACCAGTTCTAATGGCGGTGCTTCGCCCATCCCCACTAGTTCAGGAATAGTGAACTTACTGCGGCCAATCCTTCGAGACAAGAGGTCCAGTAACGCTGGGCGATTCTTCCCATACGACGCCAGAAAGAACTCACGGGCTTTGTTGTCGAAATACACATCGATTAGACACAGTGTTGGGTAGACTTCACTCCCCAGGGCCTTCAATGGCGTACCGGACATAGGGAGGGTATGGGCAAAAATGTCGCTGTCACCCCACTCGATCAATTTTCGAGTACGGGCGGCTTTGAGGTCGTTGAAGTTGTGGCACTCGTCAATGATCAACTTCAACCCCTTGTACTTCTTCTTCAGCTCCAGGAGGAACTTCAGGAAAAAGGCACCGTTAGGGGTGGTCATGTAGTCGTAGTGGACGAGGTAGTAATCATAGCCCTCTTTCAAAGGCTCACCTGTCGTGGACGACCAGGTCTTGGGCACTTGCTTGTAGTGCTTGCGCAGTTGCGTGAACCAGACTTCGTCAACCAGACTCAAAGGGTGTAAAACTACTGTCGGGTCGTCATTCAGCAGTTTCGACCATGCGATCGAAGTAAACGTGTTGTGGGTCACCACGTAATCATCAACGATGTAGAGCTTCTCTGCACTGTCGATGGAAATGCACAGGGTCTCCTCAGGAGGTCGAGACTCAATGGACTTGATTTCAAGACCAGCCTTCTTGTGATACCCCAGCTGGAATAGAGAACCACTCTTGGGACCAATGAGGTCTAGCAACAACTCGTCGGCTTCACGGTGGGTCCATTCCAATGCATAGCCGTACTCCTGCTGTTCAGGAAGACTACACGTCCCACCCAGGCTGTGCATCAAAGCCCTGAAGCTTTGCGCACTGCAGATATTTTCTAAGTACACCGTAGCCTTGTTATTCTCAAGACGGCACATGGTGTTTTCGAGGACTCCTTTAACAAGCGCAAAGCGCTCGTTATAGGGGAGTTCAAGCAATGTCGAAGTTACCCCCTTATCACCGTAGAGGATCGCGTCTAGCGCCTTCTCTGGTGTTCCGTACAGGGAAATGCCGTAACCTCCTAACCGACCTACCAGCGGAACGCGGTAATTGTACTCGTCGAAGTAGTTAACAATGTCCTGTGTCGTGGTAACATGAAACTCTCCGGTGCGTGTTTCTTTACAGAAGCGGGGATTCTCTAGTACAGACCAGAGGTGCTCCGGGTGTGAATCCGCATGACGACCATCCTCAAAGTGAAAACGGTAAATCGGTGTTTTGCCCTGTGGGTGAATGCCGATTACTTTGCTGATCTTACCCTCGGGGGTCAGTACCGCATCCCCCATCTTGAGGTCTTTCAGCGCACGCCATCCACCGGGTGTCTTCACCCGTGTATTCAGTGGCATGGCCTTGCCCGACCCAACCTTGGCATCCAACAACAGCCCTTTCAAATGGTAGCTGTGCGTAATAACCGGGTACTGTTGGAGGAAGTCGAGTTGCGCGGGGAAAGGCGTTGTGTTGAACAGGTTGAGTTTACGCAGGTCCAGCGGGCGTCCGCTAGGGTTCACCGTATCCTTTAACCAAGTCGACGTTTCCAATACCTCTTTCAGCTCTGACAAAGCACGGCGACGGCTGCGGAGGTTACGTACCTTCAACAATTCCGTAACGATATTGGATAATTCTACTAGGAAGAAATTGTGTACCTTTATGGTGTCCCACGACTCCTTACGAATTTGATGACGAGTTAACAGGCTCGTGCTAAAGAACTTTTCAATGTCCTTCGACAGGTCGTAATACGAAACGCCTGTGATGTGAACGAAAGCTCCTGTTTGTTTTACCTTTACTGAAAATAACCCTAACATTGCGCTGTCCTAGAAAAGGAAAAGAAAGATGCAAATTGAAAAACAAATCGTTACCCTTCCTGGTCGTAGCGTAGAAGAGGGTATCGTTCTGGCGCACAACCTGGAGAAGGTGCGTCAGGTAATCTGGAAAGACATCGAGGCAAAGAAGAACCCCAATGAGGTCATCACGTGGGAGACCTTGGCGTTCTATGCCAACACCGTAAATGGCGACCTGTTGAACGTTCGGTATACGCAAACCTTGAAGGTAGAGGGTGAGGAAGACAAACAAAAAACCTTTACCTACAAATTTGCGAAACACCTCACCAACCAGGTCCTGGGGCGGATCAAGTTGTCCTTCGACGAGCGCATCCTTCACGAAATTACCCGCCTTCCCATAGAGTTCCCGTTGCCATGGCTGGAGCCTGCTGAGTCACATCCTCACGACAAACTCACCCAGGACGATCTGCGGAACACCGAGAGTTATTCGCTCGTGATTCGCAAACTGATGATCGCGGTGATCGAGAAGGTCAACATCATCACCAACATCTTTGTGAACAACTGCCCGAAGCGAGACCATGACCTCATGCTGTCCTACGTTTTGGGTGGTGAAGACAAGCTGAGCTTCGGCATTCGTTTGGACAAGGTTCCGCACAAATACCCAGAAGAAGGCATTGTCCTTGGTGGTGGTGACCGTGTGGAGTTGGACTACGCGGAAGGTAATCAGCTCGTGACTATTGCCTTGAACCGCCTGCGTGCCCTTGAGAAAAGGGTAAACGGGGAAGTCCGTCGCTTGCGCAAGCTGGGGGGCTTCACTACCCCGGGGTTGGCGTACTTCGATAAAGAGGTCCGGACCCAATTGTTTGCAGCCTGTCACTTCAACCGTCAGGTCTACAGTTTCGATGCTGCTCACGGCATGGAACTCTTGGACAAGGCCGTAAACGACATCTTGCTCACGCTCGACAATGTGGGTGGCAACATTGCGCTGGACATCAGCAGCTGGGTTGTCTGGGAATACCACACGGACGGCACAGAACCTACCCGCGTGAATCGTCCGGAGTTCAACTTCGAAGAGACCATCCTCAACGCGCATACACAGAGCTTTGTTGATGCCTTGACTGGCGCGTTGATCCGGGTTCCGTCTCAGTACCTCAAACCGTACAGTCACCGTGTAGCCGCAGACGCCAGTGATGGCATTGCGATTGGTACTGTTCGCCGCGCCTAAGCCATAAAGCATATACCCTAGGGAGCCGCATGGCTCCCTAGGGTAGTGCCTTACTTTACGCCCAACCGACCTTCGAGTTCCTTGATGTACGCTGCATCGCTTTTCTTTTCTTCCAGCAGACGGTTGTATTTGACAAGCATGCTGTCGGAATCACGGATACGGTTTTTACGCGTATTTTCCATGATGTCACTTTCACTCTGCGACAAGTACCCGATGACTGGCACTGTTCCCAGTGTCGTATTGGCTTTTACACCAAAGTTGTTGAACACGAGGTCATCGATATCGGTCAGCAAACCCTGAAGGGCGACTTTCGCCGAAGGGGGTAGAGCACCAATATCACTGACGATACACATCCGCTCGTAAGAAACACCGTCCACCAGCGGGAAGGATTCCAGGTACGTACTCAAGACGTACACAGGGCTCCCCACTCGCGGGACCAAACTAACGACCACGGTGTTTTCAGCAATACCTTTACTGATCACCGCAGGATAGTCTTCCTGAGCCAACCCGATCGGCTTGAACACCCGATCATAAATGTTGATATTCAGTCCTTGCATTTCCGGAAGTGTCCGGATGGCTTCAACTGAATAGAAGACAGCAGGGTCAACCACACGATCGAAAGGAGGCAGTGCAACAAATTTCCCCGCCGCACGAATACTGGGGATAGGATTCTTATCCGCCATACCTTACACCTCTGGAATCAGTTTGTCCTGCAACATCTGCCAACGGGTAAACATCACAAACTTGACGCGACCAATACGCTTGGTAACGCAGAGTTTGTTCAAACGTTCAACCCGGTTAATCCCCGCAGGGAGCAGGGAAATGGGGGTAACCACTTCGGCCGCTGCGATCAGATCTTCCATCCCACGGATGAATTCCATGGTGGCAGGGTTCATGACTTCGAAGTCACTGTCCTGAGAGGGGATTAATTGCAGGTCTGGGTAAACCGCTGACAGTTTGTTCATTCCCTTGCGGTTGTTAGGCTTCGCTACAAAGCCAACCTGGATCGACTTGTACAGCATCGGGACGACCTGGAGGGATTTTATGATGTGATCTGACGCCATAGACGGCAGGAGGTACTTGTTGGTGATCTTGCGTGCATCGTCGTAATCAACGATCGGCGAATAACTGCGCGCACCCGTGGTAAGGTTCTTGATGCCCAGCATGTCAAAGCGGGGCATGGCGTACCATTCCAGCGGGTTAAACAGATCAGGGATCTTTTCTTCCCATTGAGTTCGGTTATATTTCGAACCCTTCAGGATTTCAGCTTGGAGCTGTTCCGCCAGAATATCTTCTGACTCGACATTGTTACCCCAGTGAAGAACCGACCACGAACCGATGTTGACTTTGCCAAGGTTGATGAGGTCTACGATCTCGTACTCGGCAATGTTGCGTTCGGTAAAGGGCCATTCGGAGCCGTTGGTGGCAGCGTGTTCGCGTGCGCTGACAACAGCTGGTGTTTCCTTCAACAGTCGCGCTGCGATCTGCTGATAATCGGCATTCATCAGCCAGTCCATCTCTGCCTTTGGCAATGGATGAACTGTCGTGAAGACAACTTTCGGGTACTGTATCCGGAAGTAGGCGTCAGCGAACCACAGATAGAAGTCGTGTTTAACACCACTTACCGTGTGTTGGCCTCGGATAAAGCTAGGGAGCCAAATGGCGTTGTTCGTGACCATTTCACCAACTTGGTCGAACGTGATATCTTTGGTGAATTGGATCTGCAACAACTTCAGGGTGCCAGAACTGCTACCGGTAATGTTCCCGCTCAGTGCTTGAGCGTACAACCAGTTAGCAATACCGATCTGAATGTCGGCGATGGATTGCGCCATGGTGGCTTCGACGCCATCACGATCAGTATAGAAGTTAACCAGTTGTGTGGCACTGGCGGTTTCAACAGCGAGCGAGTACCGACCCGGATCTTTCGCATAGGTGGTCGACTTAATGGACAATTCGCCCAACGTCGATACCGCGCGTAGACTGTTGTTGTGTAGTTTGGCAATGCTCGCAAATGAAAGATAGGTAGTACTCATAAATAGCTCACCGGTGATGTAAGGAAAACGGCCATGGTTTACGGTATCGCAAGGGAGATGGCAGACAGATTCATAGAATTTGTACTAAAGTTCTTCAAAGGGGAGTCGGTGGAGGTCCAGTTAACAAAGGCCCTCCGTATCAGTGTGATGTTAATCACATTGCTACTTTTCACCAGTTTTACGCTGCTTTCGACTATTCTTAATCAGCGCATTGAACTGGAGGATGCCGAGATAGGGTTGTCTAAGATCAACGTGTTGTTTGATTCGGCGTCGGGACCGGGAGGGCCCATTTCGCAGTTTGTACGAATCAACGATGCCTTGACCCGACAGCTTGACACGTTGAAGAGCCAGTACGTTGTTGTGTCAAAGCAAGCCAACACTTATTCGGGAGAAAACAAAATTCTTCGAGGCCATTTAGTAACGGTGCTCGAAGAGAACGGGACGCTGAAGAAGAATAATGAAACACTGCTCAAAATGTGCGTGCCAAGGAAGTAAATTTCAACAAGGGGGTGTATGTTAATAGACGTACACCCACCTTTTACGAGTTCAAGAAATGGAAGCGACAATTCCCTCAGTAAACTTTGTAGTTTACTTACTGGCCGGGGTAGCATCGGTCAAGAAAAACGCTCATTGCTTGGGCGGGCATGGCTATACTTACGACATCAACGAGGTTGGCAAGAAAAAGCTCGTTAAAGATGTCCCGACTTCTTCAGGCTACTACGTGGGTAACAGCCAGCGAGCTAACACCGTAGTGGTCGTACAAGACATTATCTGCTTGACCATCGCTTCTCGGGCCTCTTTGGTCGAAGCGCTGCTCGCGGGTTACCTGGAAGTGCTTGAGGTTATGCTGGCGGACCCGAAGGCTAAAAACCTGTGTGTGGTCACGCCGCACAAAGAGCTGGACGCCTTGGTGAAGACTGGCAAGCTGGGCAACAATGAGTTGTCGGCTGAAGAACTCGAGTTGCTCGAACGTGTTCAAGGTCTGGCGAAGACTCTCGAAGCCAACGACAGTAAAGTCTTCTTCGACTTGACAGGTGCGGTTGAAGGTGGGATGGGGAACCGTCAGGCCTTTAAACAACTTGAACTTGCTCAGGTGGTGACCGACTGGTCTTTCAACAAAGAAGTCAACATTGAACGGATCCCGCGTAAGCAGTACGAGGAGCCTGAAAGTGACTTCAACAAGTTGGTCAACGCCAGCCGTTGGTACTTCGATACAGCCAACCGTGAAGCGTTCCTAGGGTTGGTCGATGGGTTCCGTGTGTATGCCTTTGGTCGAGTCGAACCGGATAAGAGCTACTACGGTAAACACACACCTGATGTGACCTACTCGAAACTGTACACCAAGCAGCCGATCACTTTGCTGGACAAGTTGTTTGAAGTGGCAGGGAATCTTCTCCCTAACACAGACGGTTACCTGTCGGCAGGTGACTTGAACACCATTACCTCTAAGGAGATGGCGCGGTTGATCAACACGGTTCCTGGTGTGCCGATGGAGAAGAACAAACTCCTTGCGCCGATGACCCGGCAGAACGACAACCGTCCAATGGTCCTGGAGCTGATCAATCCCGTGCACATGTCGTACCGTATCCGCGATTTCCATGCGGGAATGGATGTGATCTACGAAGCGTTTAAAACACGCAACGAAGAAAACAAATCGGGTTACTCGACGTTCTATGACATCACCGATCAGATCTACACGGTGGAGACGAACGGCAAGGGTGTGGAGAAACTGAAGATCCACCCGGACTTCACGCAGACCCGTTCTATTTTCACCCTGAAAGTTGTCCACCCCAATTCAAAGCGGTTGGTTCCCATCCGTCTGTCGATTGGCTATGATCTGCCAGACCGCAACAGCTTTAACAGTGTGAGCGATCCCAAGGTCAAGGTTTGGGTGGTCACTGACACACGAAACCCGCAAGGGCTTCGCTATGCGTCGTTGGTAGAGACTGAGGACTTTATCTACATCCAGAGTGCTGCGGTTAGCAACCTGCGTGTGTTGACACTGTCGGAGTTGGGTAAAACCTCGGAATAACCCTATAACGCACTTATAGCTACTAGGAGGGATGTCCCTCCTAGTAGTCTATGGGTTTATGCTGCTTTGTTACATCTTGCTGACTTGGTCAATCTGTGCTTTGAACACGGCACAGAGTTCGTTCATGAGGGTCATCAACGCACCACACAGGGTCACCAAGTCGACGAAACGATTCAGGATCGACTCGACCTCGATGATGTGGTTCTGATCCAGGATGATGTCGTTGTTTTTGATCTTCTTCACCAACAGTTGACCCAGTTCGTAGACATCGGTCATTTGACGTGAAGTGAGTTCGACGTCACGTGCACTCAGCAGGTTGGCCTGGGCGTTATAGCCGGTCATGATCTCCTGCATCTCGCCGAAGTTCAGGTAGACCTTACCCATCGGGAAACTCTTGGCACGGCCTTCTTCTGGCAGCGACTTGACGAATCCTTCAGCACGATCCACCGCGGTGTCGAAGTTGGAAATGGACCAGCGGAAACTGGTTTCAGGACGACCCAGACGAATCAGTTGCTTCAACCAATCGTATAGTCTTACCGATTCGGTTTTCAAGCTGCTGATGAGGAATACGCCCGAGGTAACCCCTTTGCTGTACGCCATCATGCTGGCAAGGCCGGGTTCGTACAGATGAGGGACAGGCAGATCGACCCCGGCGTTTTTGACGAAGTTGATCGTGCGTGAGGTAACGGCTTTACGCAGGCGATCGACGTCAACTTTATGGACCGATCCGGCAAAGCTGGCAAGACGGCGATCCACGGTACGACCGAATTCGGTCAGGAACAAATCGAAGCTTTCGGTAACACTGAGTTTCTCGTTGCCGATGATTTTCATCAGCTCGCGTTCTTTGACCAACTGAACGTAATTTTCCATCACTGACCTCGGTATCAATATAGTTGGGATGGGTTTGCTTTTGACCCACTATAGACGGGGAATAACTCCCCTCTAGTTAAAGTTCATAATATACACTAGGGCATTGCACAATATGAGCACACCTCTCGGGTTTCTTAGCGGTTTGGAATCGTCGGATTCGGTGATCCCGGACCTCCCGTTTTCACCTGTGTTCGACATGCTGAACATGGCAATCGTCAAAGGCAACAACGACATCTCCTACGGCAACGGCGGGACTTGCCGTAACGAATCGGTTGTCGGTGGTAACAACACGCAAAAGACCGGCATGGCTGTAAAGAAAGTAGTACGCTTCCTCTACCGTTATGCAGGTTCGGCGGTGTTCTACATGGACATCGAAGCTACGCTGGAAGTGGATCGTATTGCCGAGGCCTACGACTACGAGTGTGGGATTCCTGGCTACTTCATGGAACACATCCTCGACAAACGCTTCTTCTACTTCTCCCGCAACGACATTGACAACCCGTGCGACGGTACCTTTGTTCACGAGAAGTTCAAGTGGCTGGCGGCACAAGTCAAAGAAGCGCGTAAACGTGGCGATGACATCATGATGTCGACTCCTTACCTCGGTAAGGATGGCAAGCGCATCAAGATCATCACACCGATCATGGTTATTGTCGATTCTCTTTCCGAGATGCCTTTTAAGAAGGTGTCCGAACACTTCCAGGAAGGTAACGTTGATGACGGCGGTGAAAAGCGCACCCGTGACCTGGCCATCGGCAATATGCGTCGTGTTGTCTATGAAGATGCGGATATCCTGGGTGGCGGTGCCGGTGTCTACCAGTGCTGGCTGGCTCAGGTGGTTGACAAAATCAACCTGACCGGTCGTCCAGAAGAGAAAGAGTCGATCTTCATTCGACCGGGTAAGAAGCTGAAAGCGCCAAGGTCACTCTTGCGTCTGCCACAGATCGGTCATGAGATCATCAAAGGCTCGGTACTCAAAGGCGGTACCGGTGGTCAGGAATGGCTCTATCCCAATCCGTTTGGTAAGGATGCCGATACCTCCGCGGACGCCAAGGAAATCCCGGACCTCATGTACTACAACAACCAGCCCTACCGTAACAAGGCAGGGATGTCGGGTGTCAGTGCATTCTTCATTGGTTCCCAGTCCATGGGTATCCAAGAAGGGCTGACGATGTACCATGTTCTGAAGACCTCCAAATACTACGGCCTGGATGGTTCTGATCGTAGCCACAACGTGGTCATCTACCCGGAATGTAAAGTGGGTCGTACCACGGTATGGGAAAAGACCCTTGAAGACCGCAAGTTCGTCCGGGCGCTGACCATCATCTACCACCTCTGGTTCATGAACACCTTCTGGCTGACTCAACCCGCCAAGTACCGCCTGACCCCACAGCAACTGTTTGAAGGGGTCACTGCGAACGGTGGTGATTGGAACGACATTCTCGAAAACACCGTTGACTACTGGTTCACCAACCCGGAAATCGACAAGTACACCGTGACCACGTACGAACTGATTCGTATCGCCATTGGCGAGCGCAAGCCCTACTGGATGGAGCCTGGCGCGCCTAAAGCTGTGGTTTAATACATTAGGAGGTGGGAAGTCTCCTGAGGCTTGACTTCTCACTTCCACCTATAAGGACGTCCGTCGATGGAACCCATTGAAGACAGCTTCATCACTATTCTGCTCGTCGCTGACCGTAACTTCCGCAACCTCTGTGTTGACCCACAGACGTATATCGAAGACCTGAAGGAACGCATCCCTAAGCTGCGTCAGGGGATCGTTACCTTGTGCACGGTGAGTGGTGCTTACGGACTGAGTAGTGTGGACAACACGCTGCCTGTTATTGAAGTAACGGACCGCAATAAAACCCTCTTCAGTCAAACACTGGAGAACTCGTCTATTCTGTTCGACGAGATGATCACCATCAGCATCTCTGACAAGGACCAGTTCATTGCAGCCGCACGGGATGTAACGACCGGAATGAACAAGACCTACACCACCTACAAATACAGACGCCGGGATTAATGCCATGCTCGGTAATCGAAAAGGTTTCGAGGCGTATGTCCTCAAGCACTTTACACCTGTTACACGCGGTGGGGGTAATGGCGTTATTTACAAGCGCCTGTTTGCTGCCCTGAGTGACGAACAACTGGAAGCCCTGATTGTGTTCTGCGAGAAGGGTAACTCGCTGGCATTGTTCGCCAGCAACTATGTTCGCGAAGAAAAGTTGGTCTTCAATGACCTGCTGAAGCTTTGCGAACAGTCTGAGATCCCGATCATGCAACGTCTGGTGATCTACGACGAAGACACCAAGATCAAATCCCTTTCACCTCACAAAGTCATCGTGGGCCGCGCTGAGGCACGCAAGCAACGGCAGATGCAGGCCAAGAAGTTCAGTGCCGCTCGGCACGACAATGACATTGACGACTTGACAGGTCAGCCGATGGGTGATTCGCGCGCCACCGGTATTTCGGGTCCTGAGATTGCAGTATTGCGCGGACTCGGATTAACATCCCTTGCCAACGAGCTGTACAACGTCAAGGGCGGTGACCACGACGCCTTGAAGGCCTACAAGAATGACCTGCTGACCACGGGTCGTACCACTACGGCGGGTAGTCTGCGTAAGGGATCGGGGACCAAGGTTCTGAGCACCATTCATCACCTGCTACGCGGTCGCCTGATTGACACCAACCTCCCTGAGAAAACCATGCCCTCTCGGTTGGTCTAAGGAACCCCTACCATGATGGAATTTATTGAACCCGCTCAGGAATCCCCACTGCAATTGCTCCAACGGGTTGTTGTTCAAGACCTGCTGAGGATTACTAAGGCCATTGCTGATGGGGATGAACGCGATCTGCAGATCGTGGTTCGGTTGCGTGCCATGAGCCGCCGTCCTTTGACAACCTTTGTTGAAGCCTACAACGGTTTCATGAGGGAAGTTAAGGCAAATGCAGACATCTATAACCGCTGGGTGTACTTGCAGATTCGTGTTCTCACGGCGCTGGGTGATAGCGAGGATGCGCTGATGGAATTGCACAAGAAAATGGTCAGTATCTTCAGTCAAACACCCGACGGGGACATTGCAAATATCGATGTCCCTGCGGGAGAGGCTCGCAGCTTTTACGTGGCATTGGCTTTTCAGGTCTACGGGGATGTGTTGACACATGAACAAGACGATTGAAGTGTACGCGGAGATCGACACCCTCTTCGATGCACGGCGGGCCATTATTCAGAAATGGATGACCCGCCACCTTCACCAGGACGAGGCCAACCTGTCGGATGCCCAATTCGAAGCCTACATCACCGATCGGCGGATGCAGGGTGACGACCTGTGGGAAATGCACATCGCTAAAAACTACCGCGAGCGTAAGTTCGATCACTTCAACTTCCCATCGTTTGGGTTGACACGCGCAGTGTTCGAGCAGTTGTTTAAGGAACGCTCGGTAGCCGACTGGCGATACGGTTTCTACCCTACCAGCTTCACCCAGGACATGATGAAGGTTATTATCGATCAGGAACAGTTGACCGATAAGCCTATTGAGATCAGCGGGGTTGTCCTCAACATCAATACCCACCCGTATGTTTGCGACGAAGCCTTAACAGCAGAACTCGTGGGGTGCGTACAGGACTGGTTCGGGGGTCGTGTTGAAGTTAAAGCATCAAGCGTGGACACCAAGACGGTAACGCCTCGGTTCTATCGCCCATTCGACTACGTCTTCAAGTACGACTTCTTCCTGGGTGATTACAAGGTCTTCGCCGAAGCGCTGGAAAATGAACCCATCCCCAATGTCTGTTTCTTGGTGCCGGATATTCAACGGGAAGCAACTGATGAGCTGATCGGGTCTCCGTACGAGATCTTGTTCGCCCAATCGTTTGCGCTGTTGTCTCATCTGAGAACGATGCCGGTGCGTCACTCGCTTTATGACTACGCGTAATCTCCTAATACTAACCGAACGGGTCGCCCCGTTCGGTTAGTATTATAATTGTACTACTGGAACCATGCTTATTGCTACCCACGGGGTTAAACACGATCGCCGTTGACATCCACAGGAATGTTGCCTTGCACCAGCTCATCGTCTTTGATGGGTTCGATGTTACGGCTTTCCTCCGGCGTCAGCAAACTCTTGCTTGGGTCCAGAATAAAGTCTGTGAAATCGAACTGTGGCAGTTTTACCGTTCCGTCCTGAATATGCTGCATCGCTTCAAGCATCTGGTTAAACGCCAGCCGGTTGCCCTCGTTCTCTTTCTTCTTGGCGCGTTCTTTACGGTCATCCCGTACCGCTTTCTCGATCTGGCCAAAGATCTGGTTAACCCCTTCCAGCAAGCTGGCACTCTTAGGGTTATTCAGATATGCAGTCATCGCATATTGCAGGATAAACGCGCGGTTCTTCTGGATGACTTCGACCAGCTTGGCTTGTTCTTCGTCTTCGAGGTTGGGGTCCATAGCCATTTTGAGGGCGTCGAGCAAAACGGTCATCTGGTCCATGTCCAACCCGGACGCTTTCTTACTGTCTTCAAACGATCCGGTGTCTTCCATAATTTTTTAAACCTACATTACTAGTGTGAATAAGGCAAGAGCTTAGGAGCAAACGCCAATGAGTTTCTTTAGTGGCAAAGTGTTGCGGGGGTTGTCACGCTTTCCTCTTATTGGAAAGCGGTACCAAAAGAAGTTGGATCAATTAACCGTTGATCGCCTGGCGTCGATACGTGAAGGCTTCAACAAGCAAGGGTTTACCTTCCAGGGGCAGGTTCATGCCCTATACGATTGCTTACAGGGCTTCCAGGTGCCCTCTGAGATGAATCCAAGGGATTACCTTGGCATACCCATTACCGCCAACATAAAGTCTTCCAGTGATGGCGTAGAGATGCTGGACGTCTTGTTGAGAGGTGTTCATTTCTCACACTACTTCTATTTCAACCCCTCGCCGCAGGTCGCATACAGAAGTTTTTTAGATTGGTGCACCAACGTAGAGAGTTTGCAAGCCTTCATAACAGACGGCACCAAACTGCTCGCGGTGTACTGCCTGTATTTCCCAATACCCGGAACCGCTCAAGAGCAGATAGACGAACAGCCTGAACTCTCTGAATCCACTGAGACGTTCTTGGGTTCTGTTTGGTTACGTTACCTGGTCTTTGACCTTATTGAAGTTGTAACTTTGCTGCTGCGCCAGCGTCTTGGAGAGACCGATGGAAAAAGGACAGCGTAAACTAAGATCTAACCGCCTTGAACAAATATCCCTCAAAAAGTATGTTCCTGATGAGGGGTTACTGGACCCATGCGCGCGCTTGTTTCGTCAACTGCTGAACAAGCTGGACATGAACCCTACCAAGTGGAACGCCTACCTCAGGAATTACTTGTCTTGGGTAGTAACCACTGAGGATCCTGAAAAGGCTAAGATCGAACGCACCACCCGCCAAGGTAACATCAAGGAAACGTTCTTTCAGAAACCAACCTTGACCTTTCCTAAACTCTTGGAAGGGCTGTCAATCCTACGGGCACGTACCTGCAAGATCACCATCGAGGTCACCGACGAGAATGGTGAAGTGATCACCGTGAGTGAAACAATCCGGATCGTAACTGAGTCCCGATTGTCTAAAAAGGTGGATACCCCGCCCTCTGAATCATAATGCTGTACGCAGGTGGGCTTCGGCTCACCTGTGACAGTCCTTTTTATTTTTGTTTTTGGAGTTATCCTTATGGGACTACTTGATGGGTTTAGCTTGGGTCCTGCATTGGACGCCTTTAAGAACCGTACTAACAGCTCCATGCGCGAGGTGCGTAGCAACACGCTCACCCCTATCGACCAGACGGCAGCACGGTTGGAAGAGGGCCTGGCATTAAAGAACCCCAGCGACACTTCGCTTAAAGAAAACATCACGGCCTATAAATCGCAGATTGTCGAATCCCTGGACGGAATCATTGGTGCTGTCTCGGGTGGGTTGCTGAATACCAAGGCCATCACTCGGGCTATTCGGGTTGATGGGAACGGAGTGCGGTTAGACACCGACGCGCTCATCACAGCTGCAGGCAGCCAGCTCGGGTTCAACGTCTGGGGCAAGGCCGGTGTGCAGAACCTCATCGCTGAAAAGCTTGGGGCTGAGATCAATCGACTCACCGGGTTAAACCTTACCGGGTTGATTCAGGTGCGCAATGCCGATGGCAGTCTCGGTGGGTTTTCCGTTAATCGAAATTGGCGGACCCAGATGGGTCAGGCTACCATGGACATGGTGCGTGACATTACAGATGTCGATGAGTATATCGACCTTACCGTGCAAACGTCGCTTTACAACACCATCATCTATAACTCCGCTCTGTTCGGCATGCGCGACAGTTACGGCGGGTTGTGGGACAAATACCCTTATCCTGCATTACGCCAAGACGCCTTCATTGAAGCCATGCAAGTCATGATTGACAATGGCGATATCGAAAGCATCAACGACGTCCTCAATAGACTCAACACAGAAGGTAAGAACGTCCTACTGAACAAGTACCCTGACTTCATTGAGAAGTTGTTCTCTAACTTCTCATTCGCCAAGGATCTTCACCCAGAAGACTATCCCGCCTTACGGGACAAGTTGCTGATTATTCTTGAAACAATCGGGGGTAAGGACTGGTACAAGGTCAACACCGGCTTTGGGTCCGCCTACAATTTGGGGTTGGTGAGCGACGTCAGTCCTGATATGAAGACGTTACTGCTCCCCGTGGACTACCTCATTCCGTTTCTTTGTGCAGCAGGTCTGTTCAAACGGGAGAGCGCCTCATTGGTATTGAACGGGGCATTTGAGTCACCGCCTATCCAAATCACATAACACCCACCCTCCAGACCTTTAGGGGTCTGGAGGGATGAGGTATTTTTTTTTGCCTTATCGGGCGACGGGTTTTGTGGTGATTCGCATGAGGTCACCAATGATGCTGTCGTTGATCTTCGATGCCACGTTATCTGCACTGAAGGTTCGCGCCATGTCGTTGGCCGCCATGGTAAGACCGCGGTTAAACCGAGACCACTTCAACACAGTGTCCAGGTAGTCCATACCAGCAGCCCGTGAAGTGAAGTTGTTGTACCCTGAATCATCGCTCAATATCCTTGACAGTGCGTTGGCCGGGTTAGTCAAGTCAAACAACGACATCGAACGGTCAATCGGGATCGAGACCCAAGGAGCAAGGTCTTCAATCTGCAGGCTGATCGAGATGTTCAGGGGCTTACGGTCCTTGGTCCACCCGTTATCACCATCACCGAACTTAAAGTCCATTCGGCTCACCAAGCCGTGGCGAATGATCTGCCGAGATTTACAGAAGGCTTTCACATAGAACGGGGTGGTCGACGCTGCACCGCCTGCACTGAACCCTGCCACCAAAGGGAGGCACAAGGAGAACAATACCCAGATCTTGGTAATGAACTCATACGGGTGCGCGTAATTGCAACGCCCTACGATTTCGTAAGACTCGCTGTGCAGCTGCGCACCCGATTCAGCCCAGTGGTTCGGGATCTTGATAAACGAGTTACCCAGGATCGCCAACGGAATGTTCCCAATCACTGAACCCGACAACAGCCCCACCGCGCCTTCCTTGACGGTGTTAACAATGCCATCAATGACGTCAATGCCCGTGTTACCACTTGCAAAGTCAAAACGAAGGTCATTCGCTTGACGCACCACCCCATTGAGTTTTTCTGCCATTGGGGAACGTGCGCTGGTGTTACTGAAACTGTCAGTGACAGGACCCGTACCACCCTCAACCCTGAAGGTAATGGCATCAAGCCCGCCATTGACCGCCGTGTTGACCAAGTCAAAGACATCACCCGCCCACGTCCTGTCCTGGCGATTGTCTTCGTAATAGATCTGATCAGGCGTGGAGGAACTCCCTGCATTCGAGGGCGTAACACCTGCGGGACGCTGCGCACGTTCGTTAGGATTAAACGGCGGCGTAGGTTGCGTGCCATAGCTTGTTGCATCTGACATACTGACCATGGCTGCTTCACGTACCGAGCTGAAGGTTCTGCCATCACTCGACACCGCACTCCCGACGTTCTCTACCCCTTCGCCTTTGTTGTAGACGTTGAGGTAAGCACTTTCGGATAGGTAGGCACTGTCTTGTTCAGAGTAGTTACCTTCATCATCCCCTCGGTATTTCCCGACCGAGTTCATTTCAGCCGCCACAAAGTCTTGAGACGGGTTACCTGCGGTGACGGACTGGTCGAAGGTGATCTCCTCGATGATTTGCTGCGCGCGTTCTAGCTTACGTTCAGCCGTTGTCAAGGAAGTGTCACGGTCCATCTCGGCGAGTCGTTTCAACATGACTCGGTGTTTACGAACCCCTTTGGTAATCCAGCGAACCAGGTCTACGGTACCGTCAGCGTTGACAGCATCAGGAACAAGCGAACTCAGGTCACGCAAGACGTTGCTGTTGTCGTAATCGGGTTTGAGGCCGTGGAGGGGGTCGGTTTGCTCTTGATCCCGTTTAGGGAGGAGAGGATCGATGTAGTTCAGCTTGACCAACATGTCATTCAAGACACCGTTGGCAGCCATGGTGTACGCGCCCATGGCAGGTTTGACAGTCCAGAACTCGTGACGAGGCGAGTCCATCAAGAACGCCAAGAACTGAGTACTGATGCTCAGCAGCTGCATCGGCCAGAAGGCAGTGGCGCCGTAGGCCTGACCTAAGTAAAAGGCTACGCCTGGCGCTCGACCTTTGTTGGCGATAATGGCAGCGGCTGGAGAGAACATGTTGGTGATGAAACTCAGCAACCCAGCGAACTGGGCGGTGCCCGGGGTCAATGTCAGCAAGGTGACATTATCCTCGTACATGAGTTTGTACATAGCACCAAAGCCACCTTCAGGGGTTTCCATGAGGCGACCGTATCGGGGGTCCGTGGCCGGACTCCACTGAGGAATAGGGTTCACGTAACGGTTATCACCCGTTGCGCTACTGAAGACATTGAAGTACAGACCCCAGTTGAGGATGTCCAGTGACTCACTTGGGGGGAGGCTTCGGTTTAGCAGACGAAATGACTTCGTCATGATATCCCGATCGCGCGTTGTTATCTGAGCCATGTAAGCCTCGCGTGGTTAGAAAAAGAAAGGGGGTGCTCCCACCCCCTCTATCGGTTACCGCATGTCAACCAATCCTTCCGGTCCTGGTCGCTGACTGGAGGCTTGATTCATTGCAGTGATTTGTTGCAGGATGCCCGCCAGCAACTTGTTGGTGTCGGCGCCTTGACTTCCCATACCTGCTACGACTTTAGCCAGCTCAAGCAGTTGGGACATCTTCTCCGCTTCAAGTTGCTGCTGTACCTCGAATCGACGCTGATCTTCCTTGATCTCTTCCGCACTGCGCACGAGGGTAGTTGGCGTATTGGGAACCGAACGCGTTGGACTACGACTAGGTTCAACAACCCTATCGTTGTCAGGCTCGCCCTTCTCACTGATGTCGTCCTGGAACTGTTGCTTGACTTGGTTCAGTGAAGGTTGCAACGGGGCGTAGCGACTGCGCTGCGGATTCGGCGCTTCCTGAGGGACGTTACCAATCGGATTAACCGGTTGTGGTAGAATCAGCTCGGGAACCGCTGGTGCTTCCGGCGCTTGTGGGGGTGGCGTAGGACGTGCTTGAACCGGACCGCCACCCGCATCAGTGGTGTCCTGCCCGTTCCCTTGCTCATTCCCGCCCATCGCGTTAAAGTACTTATCGGCGGCTGCGTTCGACTTAAAGCCGACGTGCACATGCCCGCCCGTTCCCAATGCCGTCTTGCGACGGTACTCGTTCAACACCAAGAACTCATTCGGGGCCATCCCTGCAGAACGCAGGATTTCCGTGACAATCGAACAAGCTCGATCGGAACCCGCAACCCCATTGGTCAAGGTGAAGTCGCAAGCCAGCCCTTTAGGGTGTCCGCCCTTAGAACCGCGGTCAACATGGTAGGCGTCGTTGATGGCAGAGAAGTACACAAAGCCAGGTACACGACTCTGAATAACCCGCATCAACTTGTCCAAGCCTGGATGATGGCCTCCACCGGCAACAGTCTCATCTGACTTCAGACGAAGCCCAGAGCCCGCACTACCCGTGTTGCTGATGAAGTCAGTGCCATCACCAGTCGACGGTGGATTGATACCCGGCTGAGTCCCATAGGCCGATACACCACTGCCGTTATTACCACCCATGGTAGGTCCAGCGAACCCAGGGGTTCCCATAGGAGTACCGGCACCTGACCCACCACTGGTTCCATACAGGTCAGTCCCCGTTTGTGAACCTACGTTATCCGTGATGTTCCGATCATTGGCTTGGAGCTGACCGCTTTCCAACTGTTTCAAGTAACTCAGGTAGAGGGAATACCGCTTATCCATACCCGGCAACGGCTTACCGCCATTGAGCCCCACAGCTGCCTTGCCGAAATCACCATCCTGGCTGATCGACTGCATCTGTTTAGAGTTCTTGAAGAAGTTAACGGCAATCGCCGCCATGACGTTTGGATCGGTGCTGGCCAACTCAGGTTTGTTTTCCAAGTCAATGCCGAGTTGATTACCAATGTTCCGGTAATTTTCACGACCTGTCAATTGAACAAACCCACGCCCCCGATACTTCCACCCGTCACCCGGTTGAGTGTTACCGATCGACCGTCCCTTATCACCCCCGTACACCGTGTTGGCAATCGCCACTTCACCCGCATTCACCAGCTCACGGGCCTGGCTGATGTTGGTGACTTCCTTAAACAACTTGACCAGTTGCTCCGGGCTGGAGTACTTCATGTTCTCCGTGGTTTTCGAATAACCGCCCGTTTCATAGTTGGTTAAGGCCAGCATCTCCGCGATCTGTCGAGGGTCCGTGAACCCCTGTTTCAACATCTCGCGAATCACCAATTGCTCTGCCAGTTGTTTCGGGACCGTTACACCGTTGTCATTACCGTCATTGGTTTTAAGCCCGGTCATGTCAAGGTGGCTAGTATCTGTATCCCCCGAAACAGGCTTGTACCCGTACTGGTTTGGCGGCGTGGTGTAGGCACCCTCGCTGTTCCGCAACGTACCCGGATTCCCGCCCATGGTGCCGTATTGGCCACCGGTGGCTTGGTCACGACGGTTCCTGTACTTGTCAGGCAATTCGACGTTTGGCTGCTTCTCAGTAAAGTCGCCCCCTACCTTGTGCGGCGAGATCGTCTTCGCCCAGTTTTGAGCACTGGTTTTCCCTGCTTCCTTTTCAGGGTCACGTAAACGACTCTCGGTAGCTGCCTCACCCAAGATGTTGAGCAGTCGATCGACCTTGTCTGGTTTGCCGGGGGACTTCGAATCCGCAAAGGGAGACGCACGGACATTCCAGATCGGGACAACGAAGGCACTGGTGATCGCGGCCTGGGTTTCCACTAACCCTTTGGCAATCTCATAACGCGCAGTGGTTGACAGAGTCTTCCACACAGCACCCGGTAACCCGCGGCGATACTGACGGATCAGCGTCATGTAGTTGGTCAACACCGGCAGGAAGCGGTCACGGCACCAACGGCACCAGTTCTCCGCCATCCCATCCCCTACACGGAACGCGTCCTTGAACCGAGTAAAGAGTTCACCAATGTCGCCAGTGAACTTCATCCGGTCCCCCTCTGCCGTGAACAGCGGCTCGCAATACCGTTCTAACTTCAGAACAGCTTCGACGCGCCACGGGATGTCATCCTCGTTACCGTACGCCGCTACCCGGATGGCGGTCAGGACATCCATGGCCTTGCCATCAGGCATCAGATCCTTGATGAAGACCAGACTCACCGCTGAACCCGCTTTGTAAGCCGTGTTCAATCGGTTGATTTCGGCGCTCACCTCTTTCAACCGGTTCTCTGCCTTGTACTTAGCTCCCATGTCCTTCCACTTGGTGTCAGGATTCTGAAGCTTGGTTTCCAAGGCCTTCTGCTCGCGGATAAGCGTTTCTGCGCTCTGTCCTACCGGTGTCTCAACTGCAAAGAGGTTCTTACCACCCTTGGTCACGTCATCTGCAGAGACATACTTCTTCAACTGTTCAAGCAGATTGTTGACACGAATTACCGTGACCTTTTCATCCAGTAGTGGATTGTCCTTGTCAATGTTCGCCACCACGGCGTACGGGTAAGGCATCAAGGCGCTGATCGCGGCGTGAGCTTGTTTAGCGACCTGGTAGACCTTTTGGTCAGAGGATTCATCGTACTCTTTCAAGGTCTTCATCTTGACAACGTCCAGGCAAGCCATGTACGTCATAAAGACAGGTTTGAAGCGACCATTGAACCAAGTAAAGACTTCACCAATCTCCTCACGGTCTTTGGGATTAACCGTAAACAACTGGAGGACCTGCTCAAGCGGCGCCGACTTAGACAATGACGCACGGCCGTTACCAATTACCACGTACTCCGTCAGCACTGCCTCTGCTTTGAGGATCTTGTCGCACAGCTCACCATCGGGCTTGGACAGACCGTATTGGGTCATACGGATCTCAAGTTGCCGTCCTTTATTCCAAGTGGCCAGCTTATATATCCCATACGCAGCCAGACCAGCAGCACCAATACCCAGAGTGATTGGGTTGAACAACAGGGCTGCTCCCGCAGTGCCTGCCGCTGTTAGGCCCGATAGGACAGTGGACCCTGCTGCTCCCAGAGCAGTGCTCAACCCTGTCATCCCGAGCGCCGAAAGGGTTGCGGCGGTCATTTGCACACCACCCACTACACTGGCAGCAGTCCCCGCGACATTCAGGGCGGTTCCCATCCCACTATCAGGATCAATAATCCCCCAGTCGGTGAGTGCGCTCGCACCTGCTGCGACAGCCATACCAGCGCCTGCAACTTTGGCGCCTCTCAGGAAACGATTGCCAGGACGAGGTGGATTACCACCCCCACCGCGTCGGCGACGAATGGTATCCATGAAATCACCGGCCGCCGATCCGATGCTGCGAGTTCTGAGCAGCGTCATCAATCCCTTGCCAACCGCCAAGACGCCGGTCCCGATCATGGGGAGCCATTTGAGTCCTGCTGTTGCAAACGAGAAGAGGGTTTGGAAACCTTTGGCGATGAATCCGCCTGTCAGCCAATCCTTGAGTTTACCGAAGCCTGCTCGAATCCCACCCAGCAAGCCAAACAAACCACCTCGGTTCTCTTTCTTCAACTCGTCGTCAGTTTTACCGAAGCCAAAGTTTTCAGCAATCGAAATGATTGCATCTTTAACGCGGTTGTTCTTCTCCTCACGTTTCTGCTGAGCCTGATCCGCCAAGGAATTCAAGCGAGCCGCATCCCCTTCAGGTGTGCGTTTGGTTTGCTCTTCTTTCTCCTTGAGCTTCTTCTCGAACGCTTCACGTTGCTCTTTCAAGCGACGACCGAGGTCAGGTCGTTTTGCACTCAGCTGTTCATCCAGGTTGAGCTTGTTGGCTGCCTCTTCTTTAGCAGCGCCCTTGTTCTGGATATCCTGCAGGTGTTCCTCCTCATTGCGAGGAGCGGCAGCTGGGTTAGGAGGTGTGAAGGGGTTGTTTTCGAAGACAGGATCACCATACCCCCAATGTTTCAGCAAGAGCTCGTAGATCCGGTCGACCGAGCTTACGATGGGTGAATAATCTGCCGTGAACGCCGCCTTGGTTTTATCTGCAGCCGCTCGTGCTGCAGGAGAGGCTTTCTCTTTGAGCTTGCCCAGTAAGTCCAACCCCCAGTCCTTGGCTTTACCCACGGCACTGCCAAGCTTGGTGATGCTGGTCCCCATGGACGTTTTCAGACCGCGCTCAAAGTCTTCCTCGGTGATCAGCATGTTGCCTTGCCGATCGTAGACAGCGCCCTTGATCTCATTCCAGCCATTCAGCTGAACGAAGTTGCCTTCAGCATCACGACCAAAATACTCACCCTTACCAAATCGACTTCCCAGCAGCACTGGATCTTTGTCACCTTCTCGGTAGACGTCCATCTGGTAGAAGCGCGTGCTCAGTTTGTTGCCGGCTGCTGAAAGGCGTCCAATGGGATCGATCCATTTAAACGTTTTGATCAGGGCTTCGCGGAGTTTACTGAGACCTTTAATGAAGACCTCTTTGTTATCCTGCGTAAACAACTTGCCTGCCAGACGCTTCGCACCGATCACCGCGCCAGTAGCCATGTCCTTGACGCTACCCTTGATCTCCTGCCAGCTACGAATAACGCGCTCAGACAAGACATCCCAGTATTCGCCATTCTTCAACTTGAAGGCTTCCAACAGAGGAATGGTCGAGCCTTCTTCGTACAGGTCTTGGCTGTCCTCAGCTTCACGCGCTACCGCCATACCACGCAGTTTGCCGTACAGTGTTGCAGCTGCGAACCCGCCTCCTACCAAGGCTGCCGCTTTAGGGTTATAGATCGCCATCCCGGCGATACCACCCAGCAATCCACCCAGGACCAGGGGTTGATGATCAAGCAGCTTATCCATGCCCTTGTTGAACATGTCCTTGAAGGAGGTTTCCTTTAGACGGTCCAACAGGGAACGTTTTTGCTCCTCCACTTCAGGATCGACGTCGGATGGCGAAGCACTGCCCTCTTTCTTCTCCTTCGTTGCCTCTTTCCTTTCTGCAAAGTAACGAACCTGCCCGTCAAGCAACTTGGTCAAGATTTCGTTACGGAGACCACCTTGCGCTACAAGGTCAAGCAGGTGCTTGTTGCTCTCGCCTGCCAGTTCGTTGTACCGGTCCATCAAAGGTGAGAAATCGACCGACATCGATGGAGGAACAGGGTTGCCGCCTTGCGTACGCCCTGTGTTCTCCTTGATAGCGTCCAATACCTTGAACAGGGTCTCCCAACTGGTTCTTTCGAATTCGGTGGGTTCCAGTCTCGGTACCGGAGCAGGAGGGATAGGAGCAGGAGCTGGAGTGGGGGTCGGTGGCGTTGGTGGTGCGAACGGGTTCCCGCGTGTCGGCAGAGGGGCAGAAGGCGTCGGATTGACACGAGCAGTCTTCTTGTCAGGGTCCGCCACAAATTCACGCAACACTGAACGGAACAATTCCGCATTACCGGAGTCATTGCCGTTCTCAGACTTGATCAGTCCCGCCTTGACCATTAGGTCGTAATAACCGGACCCGCGGAGGTTGTCCAAGTTAGTCGACATGTCCTGGCCAAAACGACTCAGCAGGTTAGCGTCATCAACAAGGTCAGCCGCCTTCTTCCGAGCTTCTTCACTCGGCAGGTAAGCCAGCCGGCGGGCCCTGTCAACGTCTGTCCCTTGGACAAACTGGACGTAATCGTCATCCGTGATGTCGAACTGCCGCTGGAACACCTTGCGAATAGCTTCAGCATTTTCCTTACTTGCGCCCTTACGCTCCAAATCCATGTAGGAGTAGGGACTGATTCCTTTCTTCTTGTCGGAGTGGTCGATAAACTGCATCGCCAACTCTTGCCGCGCTTCGGCGGACAACTCACCCTTGGTGTCGAGTTTGTCCACCATCCGCAAAGCACTGTCAGCCTGCGAACGGAATGTGGAACCGTCAATCGTGCGATTAAAGGTATCCGCCATGGCCTGGTCATGGGAAACCAGTTTACCCCGAACGTGGTCATAGCGACTCGCTTCGAGATCATCCTTGCCGGTGCGCAACTTTTCAATCGACAAGTGGATGTGACTCAACCACTCGGGAATGGTTTCATTCAGGGTGCGGTCTGAACGTTTATTCCAAGGGGTGACTTCCCAGCCGTCCGCCAATGTACGCCGTTTCAGGTGGTACGTAGTCCCAGTACTTCTGTACATCTCGCCCAGTACAGCGCCCGTCCCGGCATTAGCCGCTTTTTTGGCGTTGGTCAACAAAGTCCATTCGATCTTGCCCATGGGGGTTTGATCGGCAGGCAGGGACGCGACATACTCATCGTAATCAACTTCGTTAAGTCCGAAGTCGCCTTGGTAGAAGTCAGCCATGGTGTTGACCATGCCTTCCATGTTGCCAAGGTTGTACGACGCCACGTTACCCAAGTCGCGAAGGCGTTCGTAGGCATCAGTCGCCCACTGCGCTTGTTCAGGGAACTTGTCGGTGAACCGTTTAAGGTACTCCTTGCCCTTTTTCGACTTTGCCATGCGAGGGACGTTGGCGATAAAGATGCTTGCCGCCGCCTTGCCGAGCATGTCGCCGTAATTCATCGGCTGACCTTGGGTCATCTCGGCAGCCATGCGCATGGCGCCAATCAACCCACTGGCATCGCTTATAGCGTCACCGCGAGCGTCCTTACCAAAGCGTTCGGTCAGGTATTCGCGAATACCGCCAAACTGACCCTTAACGGTATTGAACACCCCCTCACGGATGCTCTTTCGCATGGCTTGCGAATGGCTGGTTTTCTCGTAGTCACTCTTAGCAGAGCTCTCGGCAATCTTCCTCAGTTCGCCAATGACACGATGCTGCGCAGCCTCTTGGAACTTGTAGTACTTGGAGCTGACCAGGTACTGCCGCGCTGCGATGTTCAATTGCAGGGCGTCGTTACGGCGTTGCACCGTTTGCTGGTAATGCAGGGTTTGTTCGACCAACTGGTTGGTGCGGTTGATCGACATGTTCAGCAGGTTAAGACCGCCCAACTGACGACCACCCACTTCCGCCAGCATGTA